TGTCAAACTTAATGGTATCCGAAGAACGCTTTAAAGAATACATAGATTACATTAAGAAGCTTTACGACAACGGAAAGATCAAACGCTTTGATATGACAGCCAGCATTGATTGTTGGGGACCTGAGCAAGAGTATGTTCGCATGGGACTTGACTTAAATGTGTTTGAAAGGAACATGGAATACTTGCTAGCGCAAGACGAAAGCTGGTTACGCATTAATGTGAACCAGACAGTAAGTGCGTTAACAATTAAAACAATGCCTGCGCTAATAGAAAAGATTAATGGCTGGAAGGCAAGACGTACAGAGTTCGGACATTACTTTCAGAAGTTAGTTGATCCGGAAGTAATGGCACCTACTATATTCCCTAAAGGTTATTGGGCTGAAGACTTTGAAAAGATAATGTCGTTAATGCAAAATGAAACCTGGGATGAAAAACATGCTTACAAAATGATGATAGGCATGATCAAACAAATCGAAGACGAGTCAGAGCTTGACGGCACGTTAATAGATAATCTAAAAGCATACCTAACTGAAATAGACCAACGCCGCGGCACTAACTGGCAACCATTGTTTCCTTTCCTTAACTCATAAAAAAACACTCCTAAGAGTGTTTCTTTGTGTATGGTGCCGGCAGGAGGATTCGAACCCCCGTCTGAGCCTTACAAGGGCTCTGCTAGACCAACTCAGCTATACCGGCGTTATAATGTGTATCTAAAATCATAGTTGAAGTTGGCTTGCTCACGCATGTACTCGGCTTCAATTCTATCTCTTTCTTCTTGGCGTTTGTGAAATGCTTCAATAGCTTCTTTGCTAAGGCTTTTCTCTTTCAATGCATTGATTAAATCTTCAACTGTCATTTGTGCCATGTTTTTATTTACCTTCTGTATCCTTCAACAATAAAATTGTTACTTCGGGATTGGTGTATGACGAAATCTCTGTTACCGTTGTTACGACTTTCAATAACCTGCCTGTTCCGTTACAGTCTCTGCATACTGTGTTCCACTCTTTGTATTCGCCTCTGTGCGGATCCGATAGTTCACTATGCGACTGAGTGCCGTAGCCACTGCATGTATCACATAAGATGACATTTTGTGATGTGTGTTTATGCATTAATCCCAAAGCCCCTGGTAGTACTTGCCGAACAGAACTAGTCCTTTAGCAATACGTTTTTGATGTGCTTTGTAACCTTTCTTATCGAATACGTGTGTATCCTTAGGACCAGTTTTCATTTCACTGTAAGTTTCACCTTCGACTTTCTCAAAGTAGATATCGTGCTCTCCAGTGTGGAATTGTGCATCGTTATCTTCATCGTTAAGTTGTTCGAAAGTCCAGATAAGCTCGTCCATAACCCAATCCCAACGCTCGTGGATGTTGCTATCGCTATCCCAATCGTTTTCTTTTTCGTCAGCTTCAGTGCTACGTAGTCCTAGTCCTTTTGGAACATCTTTGTCCTCTACCATCGGGCTGCCGTGCTTAGTAGCTTTTAACTGTTTAAGCATTGGGAGGATAATCATGCTTAAAGTACCGTCCATGTTCCATGTATCCCATGGATCGATTTGGATCTTAACCTTGCGCTTTTTCTTGGATTCAATCCATTGTAGTAATTTGTATAGAAGTGTTTCGTGGCGCTCATTTCTGCTTAGTTTGAAGATCTTACCTTTCTTCTCGATATGACCGTGTGCTAGCCATTCGCCAAAGGTGTGAACCCATTCAGGCTTTTCTTTAAAGCCATTTTCGTCAGTGACAGGTTTAGCCCAAAAGCATAGCTTTTCAGCTAGCTGATATGGTCCAAGCCACGTAGTGAATTTTCCAATTTTAACTTTCATGCGCGTATTGTATTACAAATACGCTGTGAGGTCAACCTAAATTTTGCCGTTTTCGGTAAGGTAAGTGTAGTTTTCTAAATGAGATGCAGCAATGTCTGCCTTGCTTTGGCCTTGATATTCAACAGCATAACGCTCGTTAATTAGGAATTGATTTAGGTTTAATGTTTGGTTGTCTACCCAAAGAGTACCAAGTATACGACCAAATTTGCCTTTGCCATCTAGCTGTGTTTCAACAAGGATACGTTCGCCAACTGGGCAAAATCCATCAACCACAGATTTAGCAAGTAAGCCAAATTGTTTTTCTAGATCGTCACGTGTTCTGCATTCTGGTGTGTCTACACCAAATAAGCGAATACGCTGGTTTGCGTAAATAACACCAAAGCCTAAGTCGATATCTACATCTACTGTATCACCGTCGACTACGCGAGTTACAGTTGCATTGTATATAAAAGGTTTCATAATGTTATTTATCAGGTTGGGCAACAATAGGCGAGCTTGAACGTACTCTGCGATCGATTTTTGAATTATAATTAGTACTTTGCTCGGCTCTGCGGTTCACCGCAATGTTAACCGGCTTACTAGCGGTAGTGCTACAATAGACATTCATAGCAGCGGTGATCATAACAAATAAACAAGTTATTATTCCGTCTGGTGGCGGATGATCGCTGCCGCCAATTGAAATAAAGTGCCAAACGGCGAATAAAACAATTATCAAACCGAACGCACCATTTAATGTGCCGAGGTTCTTAGTTAGTCGATATATCCATAACATACCTAGCACCGGTATTGCCACTGCTAGAGATGTCATAATTGCCATTAATGTTTCCATGCTTACCCTGCCCCCGCTGCCTTAATAAAGTCTTGTAGCAAGTATAACGCGACTGTAGTTAGAAGACCAACAACTGCCCATATAGCTTTTTCGTTAAAGTTAACTTGACGGTCAGCACCTGATTGTGTGATGTATAAATTTTGCAATGACTTGTGAATTGATTCAACTGATGTTTCTAAGTTAGTCATATCTTCTTTGAGGTCAGCAAGCCTTTCGCGCATGTCACCACGAGAGCGTTCGATATCCTTGCCCATATTATCATTGATTATTTGAATATTTGAAGACAATGCCGCCATGCCTTGTTCAACTTCCCTAAGGCGTTCCTCTAGTCCTTCAAATCTTCTATGTTGGAAACAATCTTCAGCCATGTGTATCTCCTTGCTTTATACTATTTATTTTTTAAAGCAGAAGATTAATGTAGGTTTAGAACTTTTACGTTAATATTGATAGTGCGTGAAATCGGTAACACTTAGCAAAGATAGCATTACCATATTGATTTGGTGTTATGGAAGCTTTCTGTTCGTGTATAGTCCAAGCAAACTCGATTAAGTCTCGTAGCTTTGCTAATTCACTGGCTCCGATGTATTCTGCATCTTGTGATAGTGCGAACCTATCCCATATTTGTAACTGTACCTTTAGCTTGACATCACCTTTTGCATTTTGTAAAGCTTTAGCACCGATGCCTGCGCGTCTTTCGCATGTTAGTTGATTTTCTTCGGATAGTTGCGGACTTCTTACTTTGAAAGGAATAACCTGCATTTTAGGTTCTTTGAAAGTTTTCTTAAGAGGAATATTAGCGTATGCAGAGTGCATCCCTAAAGAAAATATAAGTAGTATCCATACCGCAGCTATTCTTCTCATAAAAGTACTTATGAGTAGAGTTAGCCGGTTACTGTAGGGTTATTACTTGCCTAGTAGCTGATGTACCAAGTAAGGAGCTTCCATGTTCATACCACCAATCATAAACTTAAATTCTTTGGTTGGATATTTCATTGGGTCGCCTTGCGCTGCCCAGTCATAAATTGTTGCAATTTCGTAATCGAAATCATCGTCATCTTCTAACGAATCTGGGACGCGGAATTGAATGCGCCATTCGTTATATATACCGCTACCATTGCCACGTTTTGGTTCGCCAAACACTCTGACAATTTCACTGAACGTTGCTGTAATTGTGCCACGCTTGCTTGTGCCTTTGATATCAATATCGTTGTCTACTTCAAATGTTACTTTATTCATCTTTAATTATTATCCCATCATTGCGGTAGCGTTCGAACAGCTCCATTTCCATTGGGTACCATGTATCACCTTGGTAAATGTAGCATCTTGATATTCCACTTTTGTAAGTACGTATTTCAACTTTCTCGCGATTGCTGTTAATAGTCTTAAATTTTTGAACGCTTGTTGATATATATTTATGGCTCATGCAATTATGCTATTGTTTCCAAGACTCTCCATTCTTTGGCTTCATACTTTTATCTGGCTTGCATGTCACATCACGTTGTGAACCGTTAGCAAAGAAACGTGGTTGATGTCCGGCAGCTAAACATTCGTTATAAACTGTCGCTTCCGGCTCGCTCATTGGTAGTGGACCGTCGCAACCTGCTAGCATAAATGTAGCTAGTAAACCCATTAAAATTTTGATAACACTGCTCCTAATATTGAAACGCATAATCCCATCATTACACTATTGAAATAAGTTATTGCAACAGTGCCGAAGAAGTTAACTACAACTAACATGATCCAGCCAATGAATGCAAAGGGTAGTGATACGATTAATACCACTACCACAATTAGCATTATAATAACCCCAAGTATTCCGATTACTTCTGCTAAGTCTCTCATTAAAAGTCTCCGTAGTTAACTTGGAATACAGTTAAGCCCAAGTGACGCCACATGTGAACAACTTGATCACGGTCATCAAATACGCCCAACACATTGTAATTGTCTTTAATGTGTCGGTAGTAGATTTCCTCTTTGATCAACGTATCCTTGCGGTTATCACCTTCTGGGCGGATGTAGAAATGATCGTACTTTACGCCGATGTCGGCTAACCACTGAACAGTCAAGTCCTTGCAAACACCGTCACGACCACTTACCATAATAACTGTATGACCAGCGTCCTTCAATGTGTTGACAACGGAGATAACATCCATACGAGGCAAGTCGGTATCAACCTTCATCCACTCAAATGGACCACGTCCGTTCATTTGTGCAACAGTACCGTCGATGTCTACTAAGTAGCAACCAGGCAAGCTTTCGTCCTGTGCAGGCGTAGGCCACCAATCTTCTTTGTTGCGTTCGTACATGCCCATGATAACTTTTGAACCAACTGGGAATTCACGACGCGCATCACGCTGGATTAATTCACCAACAGTAACATCGGTGAATAACTTTTCACGGTAAGAAGCACCCATATCTTTAGCAAGTTCTTTCCACGCACGGTTGCGGTCTGGGTTCAAGTTAGTGTCTGAGACAATAACTGACTTACCGTTCTGCAATGCAGCGATAACAGAATGACGTGCGATTTCACTAACAGTGTTTTCACGCCACTTGCTGAACTTGTTATAACGATCACGACCTTGCAACATCAATCGGATGTCGTCACGATTAACATTCACATATTCAGGATGTGTTTTGATGAATTCAACTGCCCAAGTAGTTTTGCCACTTGCTGGCAATCCGACAGTTACGACTAATTCTTGTGTCATACTTTTTCCTCTATTGTTTGAGCTATTGTCAGAGCGAACAATAATTCCTCTAACATACAATCTTCAAAATCTTTAACACAAATGGCACAGTAAGAATCAGTTATGATTCCTGTTGATGTGAATCCTTCAATTCGCATTCCAGTAAACTCATCAACGTGTGCAAATGTCTCGCCGTCTTCTGTGTTATCAAATGTATAAAGACGGGTATAAACAGTGTCCGGTTTCTCGCCTGCTGGCGCATTAATTAGTTCTGCGGTGTTTTCAATATAGCCACTTTCCCACAAGCGTGGTTCAAGTATACGTTTGATTTTCTGTGTAATTTCAAACTTATGGTTATTAATTTGGATTAGGCCAATCATAAAAAACCCCTGCATTACTATAATCTATGTACTAATTATAGCAATTTACAGGGGTTAGGTCAACCTTTTATTTGGTTATTTGGAGCTGTAAGTCATTGATTTTGGTTAGAAGCCACCAGCTATCGCAGCACGGCTCCATATATCAGCTACACCATCTGTCCATGTTGTGTGGCAGATGTATACAAAATTAGCATCAGCGCGTACCATGCCTGCTGTATGACCTGCCACGCCCTTGGCATTTGCTGGTATGCTATTGGTTCTAACTACAGTACCATTACCAGCCTCGATAGTTGAGATGCTAGAGTTAATTGGCGATACAGTGTTATCTACATATGCTTTGATACTTTGCTGAGTTGCTAGAGCGACATCACTATTGCTGCCCAACGAATCTTCATCATATATGTCAGTAACATTAAAGCCAGTTAATGTTAAGTTATTGGTGTGGATTGTCTCGCCGTGTATTTCGTTGAATTCGTTTGTGTTGTCAATGCCTAAGTTCAAGCCTAAGTTAGTATGTGGATATACTGCCGAACCATCAACCTTTAGTTGGTTTGTTTTAACGCTAGCAACATCAGTTGAAAATATAATAGTGTCTGTAACGCCATCAACTTCGACAACGTTGAGCCCGTCTGCTGTGCTTATTGATGTGTGAACTTTGTTATCTACATAAGCTTTAACACTCTGTTGAGTTACTAAAGCAGTGTCACTATTTGCAGTTAATGTATCATCATCTAATATGCTTGAAACGACAACACCTGACGCCAATGCAAGTATAGCAAGGTTGGAAGTACCAGCAACATAAACGTCTTTAATTCTTGCGCCACTGCTGCCAAGGTCGATATCGTTAGTAAGAGTAGGTAAAATAGCTCCGTCTACGATTGTAAGTTGCGAAGTTTTAACGCCAGTGTCGTTAATTGAAAATACAATTTCGTCGCCTATGCCGTTAATCCTAACTTCATTTAGATCAGCTGTGTCAGCTATTACCGGAATGTATGCGCCATTGCCAACAGTCCCATCGTGTGTGTGGCCTGTAGAATTGTCAAATGCTGCTTCAATCGCAGTGTATTCCTGCTCAAATAAATTAACGGTAATTACTTCACCGTCTACACTTGTAAAACCTTCTGTATAACCTGCCATGCTGAACTCCTATGTAAATATAATACATATTTATCTAGAAGTTCAGTGAAGTTATACTTCGATTATGAGGCTTGGGTCGTACCCGCTATCTTCGTATATAGTTGTACCGGAATGGTAGTCTTTACGTGGGTAACCTTGTTGGTTGCTTATAACTTGAGTTCCGTTTATATCAGTAACATGTGAATCGTGTGTATGACCGTAAACCCAGTATTTTGCTTTGCTTGCTGCAATAGCCTCTTCTAAGCCAGTGTTACAGAAACCGTATGTAATGTCACTGAGTGGAAAACGCCTGTGCTCTAATACAATAGGACAATGGTGAGTAATAATAACATCCGCATCGTAGTTAATTTGTTCTCGTGTGCGAGTGTTAATATCAATAGAATGATCAGCAGTAAACGGACCGATTGAACCGTCTTCTTTCTCTCTGGTTATAACATAGAAATCATTCATGCCGTGCCCGATCTTTTTCTTAACAAACCAGTCCCCACCATTGAGATCAGTCCATAGTGTGCTACCCCAAAAGGTAACGCCTTCTAGTTCTAAATCAGCAGTTCCTAACGCTTCGTCAAGTAAAAACACACCTTCTTCTTTAGCAAACTTGTCTGCCATGGTAAGTGCTTTATCGTAATCTGAATGATAAAATTCGTGGTTACCTGGTACCCAGATAACGTGCTCTGCAGACTTGCGTAAGTTATTAAAGTACTTTGCAAGTGCTGGGAGATTGGATATTAACCCATTATCGCCGCAGCAAATGACAGTATCACATGCTACGGCAGGGTCTAGTGCGGTGCCCATTTCTATGTGGGTATCTGATTGTATATGTATTTTCATTAAGCCTTCTCTGTGTACATTCTTTGGTCTGCAATGTTGATTAACTCATCAACACTGTCAGCTTCATTGCTTAGTGCAACACCGATACTACACGAGATTTCAACAGTGTGTTCGCGTATATGTATCGGTTCCTCAACAAGAGCTTTAATCTTCTCGCTTACGATAGCGGAAGTGTTGTGGTTACCGTCAACGACAATAACAAACTCATCGCCACCGTAGCGACAAAATAAATCAGTCTCACGTATAATGCCTTTGATTCGCTTCGCAACAGTCTTTAACACAAGGTCACCTGTAATGTGACCCATTGTATCGTTAACTGCTTTGAACTTATTCAAGTCAATAAACAACAGTGAGTAATCTGACTGCATTCGATTTAGTGCAACAAAAAACTGATCTCGGTTTAGTGTATCAGTTAGCGTATCGCCGGTTGAGTATTCAGTTGGATCGTGGAATATACCGTACGCCATACCTTCACTCAGTCCTTTAATTTTAATGCACATGTTTATATGCCTGCCGGACTTGGTAACACCAAATACGCGAGCATGTGAGTTCTCGTCCATTACTGCCCAAGAGTCATCGCTGATCTTGCTATGCAGAATGTAATCGTTTAGATTAGTATCTAACAATTCTTCTGGGAGGTACTCAAGTAACCCTGCGCCAAATGTGTTTATGTCGACAATATTAAGATCGTCATCGAACATAACCATACCAATTGGGCAGGTGTTAATAAGAGTGTACATTGTGTTATTGTCAATATTGGTCATAATCCTTACCATTCAATTTTCTTGATTGATCGTAACAGGAACTCTTTCCAGTTAGGTTCTGCAGCCTTGCTATAGTACTGCATAGCTGCTGGGAATTCTAACGAAGTTAGCACATCCTGGCCTTTGATTGCATACTCTTTGCGCGACAAGTCTTTATTTTCTAACCAATAAGCTGTAACTGTGTTAACAAGCAAATTAGCCTTCTGAATAACCTTGTGTTGCAATTCCTGCATTTCCTTTAATACTTCCGGTTGGTCAGCAATTAAAGTAAACACATCGTCTGCCTCGTCCTTAAGTACCAACTCGATAAAAGCATTTGGTTGGTTTACAAAGTCCTTGGCGCGGTGGCGTTCTAAGTACCAATTGCACTTTTCTTTCCACCAGTTCCCCAAATCATCAACTACAACATAACCTTCTATGTTGGTAACTGAATCCAGTTCCAGCAATGCATCGTGATCAGCAGTGCCGGTAAAATAGTTATCTGGCATTGATTCAATTGCCATGTACTCACCTGTGATGCGGTGTCGCACATTTAAAATAATTAATTGTGGTTCGTTGTAATACAACACAATACGGTACTTAGGGTCAGGTGACACCAGTTCCATATTTACTGTATAACCATCACGCTCGCACCATTTAACAAAGTCAAACAATTCAATGTCAGCGTACATTAATTCTGTTGCAAGTTGCGCATATTCAGAATGGATGCTAGTCTTAGACTTCAAAAGAAGCTTACCATCTGCAGACGTAAATGAACTAATTAGTGAACCGTCAGCCTTAATCATAACGTGCTGTGGGTTACCGTAATTGATAAAGTCCACTTCACCTTTGTTGAAGAACTTTTGCATTGGGCGCGAAGCTATACGAATGAACTCACCTTGCTCGGTTACTTCAAACATAATACCACGTGACTCTAACGCTGATGTTAACAACCATGAATCCTTATCAGTAAAGTGATAAGAGAAGATGCGATAGTGCTCATTTTCCAGTTGTGTGTCTGCATGGAAAAATGGAGTATCGTCATTGTTGCATAAAAGCATTAAGTTTTCGTAAAGTTCTTTCATTCTGCTTCCTCTAAATACCCTTGGTATACAAAAACACTGCGGTAGTCGCCGTTCTGTTGTCGTATACAATTTCTTACTAAATCTGATTGGTTTGTAAATGTTGCCAGTCCTTTATCTGCTAATTTTTTAGCAGCTTGCACTTCGCGATTTCCAAACACTGAAGTCCTAGAATACTTGCTGTGTTTCATGCGTTCTAATAACTTCGTTTCAGTTTTATTAAGCTTCATTACTCGTCTGGTTCAACTTGGTTTACAAAAAACATCTTGTATGTTACTACATGGTCGCCTTTAATGGCATACCCTGCATGTTTATCTTTGCGCTTCCATTTAGTAACGCCCTGCTCTCCCGTTCTTCCTAGAAACTCTTCACATGTATCGATTGCGGTTTTTCGACTTGATGTCACGCCAACGATATTAGTGCTGTCCTCCTTGTCATGTGCTATATTATCTAAAATTACATAAGCTCTCATTTGACCTCTCCGAGTTTTAATAGCTCTGAGCTATATTACTTTTCATACTGTAATTATAACAAACAAAGGGTAGAAGGTCAACCTTTTTCGCTGCCTATCTACCCTTTGTAATCAATGACTTACAACTATTAGCATTATAGTAAAATCAATGACTTACGTGTCCTGTGTAAGTCATTGATTTACAAGCTATTAGTCGTCCCATTCCCATCCTGGAGGACCACTGTGACCGTGGTTGTCATCGCCATAGCCGTGTCCTGGACGGTCATCGTCGCCATCGTCGTGATCGCCTGGGCCGCCACAGTCATAACCGCATGGTGGTGGACCTGGTGGGAACGGATTAGTTGGACCTACTGGACCTTGTGGACCTACTGGACCTTGTGGACCTACTGGACCTTGTGGACCCATTGGACCTACTGGACCTTGTGGACCCATTGGACCTGCTGGACCTTGTGGGCCAACTAAGCTATCGAGGAAGTCCTGCTCTGTGCCTTCGTTACCTTGGTCAACCCAGATATCGTAAGCTGAAGCACCGTCTTGTCCGTCTGCACCATCAGCGCCATCTTGGCCGTCTGTAGCTTCGTTCGCTTCATCGTTAGTACGATTGTCATCTAAGTCTTTAAGTGCAAGACCAACAGTCAGGAAGTTTTCACCATGTTCTGGATTAAACGTACCGTAACGGTGTACAGCAATTTCCAAGTCAACGTCTTCATCGCCATAGCCAACAGCTACACGGTTGAATACCTGGAAGTTACCAGTGTTACGCCAGTTAGTTCCATCTTCGTCTTGACCTTTAAAGTCTTTGTTTTCGCCCCAAGTGTAAGCTACACCAGGTGTCCAAGATGCATGTACGCTATCTTTATCGCCTGCTATACCTTCGTCTTCAGTGCTTATAACATAGCCAACACCAACAGCCATCGCGTCGCGATCACAGTTTGGAGCACCACCATCGTCGTGCCACCATTTAGCTACGTGAGCCTCAACATCATTACGGCGGTAACGAATTGCGCCCATAATCATTCGACCCTGGTTACGATTTTTGCAGAACAATGCTTTGTCGCTTGCATCAGATCGTCCACCACTTGAATCACCGAACCCAATACCGATCTCAAACATAATTGATTGATCAGCTAATGCCGGGATTGGCAATAAAAGCATGAGTGTGAGTAATAATTTCTTCATTTTGTTTTCTCCTTCATTTGATTTAAAAATTTTATCAATTTACCAGGTTATGTCTTCAAATTTCTTGTTGACTTTATCGTAAGTTGTAAACTTCCCATTTTTAATGTCCTGGTAGTTTACAGGTTTACCCCTGGTCATTTCAACACTGACGTTAACATACAATTCGTGCGCAACTCCTGTTGAATGTGTGTGCCCATGTATTACAGGCCTATGGTACAATTCACTTTCGTGAATTGGAAAGTGGCTAAGCCAGTGCCGTTTATATTTGATAGGCCCGATAATATCATCAAATATTTCTAAGTATTCAGTTATATGACGTTCGTCATGGTTACCAAGTAACAACTTCTTGCGCCCGGGTAATTTACCTAGTACGCTTAAATCGTATCCTAGATCGCCTAGGATGAAAATAACATCATTTTTCTTAACGGTGTCATTCCAATAATCATAAATCTTTTGATCGTGTTCGTCTATATTTTCTACGCCCATACACTGCGCACGAAAGCGGTCATGGAACTCAATGACTCGTCTGTGTCCTAAGTGTAAATCGCTGTTAAAGTATACTTGACTCATGTTTTTGTTTTTACTCTTTTTGTGTTTGCTTTATTAGCTCTTTGTCTTATTTGGTTTAAAATATTAGACGCACTTTCTTCTTTAGCAGGTTCAGCTGCTGGTTTAACCATTTTATAAATTAACTGGTACCTTTCCCAAGCTTCTTGCAATGCTGGATGTTTTTCACGTAACAACTCATCCTCGGACTTAGGAGGGAGTTCGGCCCCGCTCTCTGCTTTCCTTTTGCGTATCTCATTGAGCAAGTTTTGTGCATTGCTTGTACCGCTGATCATTTGTTAGTCCGCTTTTTTACCTGGTGAAGACTGAATGGCAGTAATTGAATCAACTCTAAACGAACGGAAACCTTTTGCATCCATATCCCAAACGGGCATAACTTCTTCGTTAATTTTCTTTGCATTGGTTCCAGGTTCTTTCTCAGGAACTGCTGGAAGCAGGTCTTCACGTAATGTACATTTCATCACACGGGTGTCACCATTCTTTTTGGTAAACGTAACTGTGAGGACATCTACGTGAAGTAAGTCGTTTAATGTTTCGCGATCTATATCAATCATTTATTATATTTCCTAATTTGTAAAAGCATTTTAACATGCGGTATTTAAAAGGTCAACCTTAATTTACACATAAATGTCAATGAAATTGCCCTTTCGCTCAGTGATGTTATTAGCACACTCGGTAATCTTTTCAACGTGCTTAACTGCGACTGGCGTTTCGATTTTGACACTTGTGACAGTTCGGTGTTGATTGTCGTGCTGGATATGAGTATAGTTTTCGATGTAGTTCATTAGAATGTCTCCAAGCTAATGTATTCGATTTTATCAACTGACAGTTCACAGCGGAAGGTATTAACTCTGCCATCAAACCCATCGTAGATGCGTGTCATGTCAAGTAACGCTGCTGTCATGATTCTGTCGCGCCATTCGAACTGGCTAATAGCGCCTGACTGATTAACAAACACATGCTCGACGCCTTTTGCAAATGCAGGACCACAGCGGTGGGTACCGGTTACTTCATATACTTCACCGTACGATGTTTTGATAGTAATGGTTTCTGTTACTCTGGGTTGAACGTCTGGTGCAGCTAAAAAGATAATTGTAGAAAATACAATAAGTGCAATAACACTCCAAGTTACTGTAGAAAGTCTCATATTAAATTACCTTGTTAGCCATAATAGAGAATGAAAGATATTTTTCAACATCTTCTTTGAAGTACGGGAAAATAGTAAACAGTTGGAACGAGTCAACTTCGTCGTAAGTTTTCTTCTTGGTGCGCATTACTCTTTCAACGCTTGTCCATGAATCGTGCTTTTTAAAACGTATGGACTTACCACGAGCACCCCAGCCAGCATAGTAAGTATCACCTGCTTTGAATGCAGTCCACACCTTGTCAGATGTGACACCGTTTTTAGTTTGTTTACACCAACCAATAAATTCAAAGTCTATGTCACTCATATCATTCACCTGTGTAAGGAGTGCCGTCTGCATTAATGCGAACACGGCTTTTATCAAACATGCCAGCTTTGATGTAATGAACACCAGTTTTGTGATCGACCCAAACTCGCAAACCGCTTTCGCCCTGTCCGAACTTATGCCATTTGGTCTTAGGCTTGTCGGTGCTGTCACGACCTGTGGAGTAATACATTAAGGCTTCGATAAACAAAACCATGCCTGCAATTGTAAAGAAGAAATCCATCTTAGTACTCGTACTTTAATTCAGAATGAGCGTGGTTGCATACTTCTTCAAGATCAACTACAGAACCAGGGCGGGCTTCGTTTTCAGCCTTAGCCCAAGCGTCAGCAGCTTCTGCGCTTGCAAACATTAGGAAGTCGTCATACAGTTCTTTGCCAGTTGCATCTAATCGTACTACTTTAAATTCGCGCATATCGGTATCCTTAAATTGCTTCGGGTAATTGATAAATGAAACTGTTAGCCGCTGTCTTTTTAATAACAACACCTAGTTCTTCTAATTCTTTGTTGGTCTTGCGTACTGCTGACCTGTATTGGTTCTGCCCAGGTTTTTCAACTTTAATAGCTATGAACTTAGCACGGTAATTTGGCGGATAAACCTTAGCGCCAAAATATGCGTTATCAAGCAGACAGCGTATATCTTGCGCCCTTCCTTTTTGGTCCGATGTATACAGCCCTTCATACTTTGCATTATAGCGTTTCGCATCAATAGCCGCGAATTGTGGGTTTTGTGTGCGCTTTGCCTGTTCGTCTTCTGTATACATCTGCTTTACCTTTTATCTAACTATGTACTAATTATACGGTGATCTGGGGTAAAGGTCAACCTTTTATTGCATTATTTGTGGTATATAAATCAATGACTTAGCAGTTTTTTGCCTCTTTAATGGATTTTCTGCCAGGAGTTTTACAGTCTCCGAACATATGGGTTTTAACTGTATGGCAGTTTGGGCACAGAGTTTGCAAATTATCCGGGTGATTATTATCCGGGTTTCCGTCAATATGATCTACCTGTAAAAGTGCTGAAAATTCTTTGAAGGGCTTTTTAGGATATGTGCATTTAAAGTTCAGTCGCCCGTCGATGTTTTCGCAATAATTTTTTCTGTGTTTTCTATAAGGATGAGTGCTGTTAACATAATCAGCCACACTATCGAACCCCGCGTTCATTGCCACTACCTGAGCAACATTTTTTAAACCATGTTTTGCGCCAGTCCGTGTATCGTGGCATTGGCGACACCATTTACGATAATGTGTTCTGCCTGTGCCACGATAATTATGGTTTGTTGCAACTTGTAAATTATTGCATCCCGGAGTGAAGCATGTCGCCTGAGTATACACATCGCGTTTCGTTGTTTGCACGGTTATTTCCTTTTGTTGGGATTCTTCTTATTACTCATTATAGACGAGTTAGTGTAGTTTGCAACCTTTTTCGCAACCCATTTGCCGAATTTCTGCATCCGTTCATCTTGCATTAATTTTTCAACAGTGTTGTAATCACGTGCAAGTTCTTTGTCCGTAAAGGTTGCATGTATGAAATCGTGACACACTCTGTGGATCCGTACTGTCTCCTTGCCCTTCTTACATTTAGGTATAAGGTGATGTTCCGACATTGTGTTGTCGTAAGGGCGGTAGCATATCGGACATAGGTCTTCAAAGCTATCGCTAAAATCTTTAAGGAATTGGTGTATGTTTTCTTCGGATTCGATTGTGTGCTTTAAATCGTCGATAGCATTTTGCTTGTGAAAGTATTCGCCACTTTCGACTACGTCTCCAGAAGGAGTGGTGACATTAAAGCGCCACCACCCATCTTCATCTTCGTATACTCCTGATACTTCAAACTGCAACATTAGCTCTTACTTCGTTAAAAGTAATTTCGTTGTATAAGTCACCTTTGTAGTACACTAGGTTCATAATATCTTCCAAGTTATCGTCTAGAGGTCCTTGGTCCAACCGTGCTGTAAACAATTCACCAGTTAGAATATCACGTGCAAGTGATAACACACCTTCCTTAGACTTCTTGCCAGGATCTGTAACAGGATCCTTTGCAATGCCAACCCATTGATCGTCTACTAAAATAGCACACGCCTTTTGAGCAAACTTCAAAGTATCGCGGTTAACTTTTTGCAGCAATGCACCACCGCTACCAAATATAACAGTGTCAGCAGCGTAGCCTAACTCTTCGGTAACCATATCAAGTACTTCGCTAATGATAGCGCGGTCGATTCCGTCCCCTTGAATTATGCCTACATTGTTTATCTGCTTGTAACCTTCTGGAGTGGTAGTAGTACCAAACGCTTCAGCTTGTAGCTTTAACAGCAATGGAATGTTTACCATCATGTCGCCACTGTCCGGACGGAATACAATCTTTGCTTTACTAGCAATGATCTCATCTTTAAGAACGGTACAAAGCAATCTAGCTTCACGCTCCATGTCGTAACCATCAATTACAATTGATACAACAGTGCCTTCTACTGCTTGACTTAACTGCTGACGTAAGTAACGCAATGCATCTTCTGTACCGCCACCGAACGAACATTGTATGCTGTGTTCAGTTGCGTAAACGCTGAAGCCTGACATTGCTTCTTTATAAAAGAAGTTTGCAGCTAGTACGCCTTCCACAGTGTCCGATCCTAAAAAGTTAACAAGGTGAGCAGCACCGCCAATTTCAGCAGTCTCAGCACTCGATACGCCACGTCCACCAAAGTCGTGCAATGCGAATGGCAGTAAGCCTTTGTCCGCACCAGTCTTATCGTAGTACGCTTCGATCTCATTCTTAACAATGTAGTCCATTGTTGCAATAGTTGTGGGATACCAGATAGCACGTTGGATGAGAGTTTCAAAACCCGCTGACATCCAGAACAGATCTTTGTCTAATACAGTAACGGAATAGATAGGCTGGCTACCATTCATAACTGTACCTTCTGGAACTGCTCGGATTATAAGTGGAAGCTTACCGTTGTATTCGTTAACAACTTTCTCCCACGCTTCACGTGCAAACAACTTGCGACCAAAGTGAGCAACACTGAACTCTTCAGCTGCATCCACATCCGCCATTGTGATTGTTTGTGTAAGGTATCGCTTTAATAGCATCTGCATACCAAATGGTACAACAGTATCTTCAGGAGCAACACGGGTCTCACCGTATGATGTCATGCCTGCAATGCTAATGTCTGTTGGGTATGCGAAAGGGTGACTAAACTTATAGCTGTCAATTCTGCATATAAGACTAATGACAAATGTCTCGTCTTGTGTGTATGCGACATCAGTCGCCTTGGGTGTAAATATATCAGTATTCATAATTAAACTCCTTAATTATTTTGAAAAACTTAACATTCTTTGGATTGGCTTTCTAGCTAGCTCAATTTCATCGTCTGTTAAATAGTCTATTGCGGTACCACCAGTACCGTTAATTGCTGCCCGAACAGCCTCTATTGTATTCATCTTCATGAAAGGACAAATATTACAAGAACATCCATTATACCCTAAAGCAGGTCTAATGTCAAGCTCTTTTCGCGCTTTTCGCATGTCATTTAGTAGGCCTTCCTCAGTTGCTACCCAAATTGTGCCAACCTTATGGGGGAAATCCTTCACCCATTGTAGCATTTTATTGGTAGAACCAACGAAGTCCGCCATTTCTAGTAAATCCAGTTGAGCTTCTGGGTGGGCAAGGACGTACTTGCCTCCATCCGTCCACCCACGCATATCCTTCTTAAGCTGGTCTGCATTCATCATATCGTGTACATCGCATACAGAAGTATAAACTCCCATATCGTAACCAAATTCCTTATTGATGTATGATCCCATGTTAGCATCAGGGCTGAATATAACGTCATTACCGCTATCAATTTCTGCCTCTACAATTGCGTTAACATTTGCAGATGTAACAATAATGTCAGCCATGCCTTTCATTGCAACCGAGCTGTTAATGTACATGATGTGAGTTGCGTCGTGATTAGCTGTGCGCCATTTACGTAACTCGTCTAAGTCAGTCTGTTCAACTAATGAACACGTTGCCTTAAAATCAGGTATAATAACTTCAGTGTCCGGAAGCATAACCTTTGCAGTTTCTGCCATAAATCTAACACCGGCAAAAACTATACGCTTAGGATTAACTCGTTGCGCTTCTTCTATTAAGCCTAAGCTATCACCAACAAAGTCAGCCATGGCTTTAACTTCTTCAGGAGCGTACCAGTGTGCTAAAATTAAAGTATCTTTATTCATCGCCCACCTCCTGGATTATTTCAAATAGCCTTAGGCCTTTTGCTTCGTCAGTTGCGTGATCAATGCCATCAATTGCATTTTGTAAACTAGTCTTAATGGACTTTAGTTTCTTTGTGTCCATAGTACGTACAAATTCAGCAGCATTGTTGGCTTTTCTAATATCAAACGAAGCACCGCATACAATGGAACTTTTGTTAAATGCTGTATCGGTTGCATTGCGGAATCCTAGTATCATTGCAATCTCTGACATTGATACGTCAACTAAGAACCCACCGTGTGTATCTGCTATGATCTTCATTTTGCACCTCCTACGATACCGTGACGTTGCAATACAGCAATCTCGTCTTCGTTAAGTTTATCAAGTGTTTGCTTAAGAAAAATGTCTTCCTCTTCTTCTTTAATTTCCTGGAAGACTTGCTGCATACGAACGACACGCATTGTACCAAAGTGTACTTTCTCTTTACCGTAGTACGATGTCATTTGTTTTGCAGAACGTAGCAATGCAAATGCCTTGCCTATTTCCTTAAACACGTTGCGGCTTTCAACCCGACTACTAAAGAAAGGATAGCCACCGCTGTGATCGTCAATACCAATGAAGCCGATGCCACCATCGGAGGTATCATAAATTACTGTATAACCTTTATCGATTTTGTTATTCATTTTGGCCTCCGTACTTTGTAGTCTATGATTTTAACTTTACGCTTTTTAGTAACATCTTCTAAACAAGTGTCTAGCTTTATGCCGTAAGCGTCAAGCTTAATGTATGCCTTGTACTGGTTTACATAACGTGGAATACCCATGTCGTAGTATTCCTTACTTTCAAGTTTCCAGGTAACTTTGAAATCTTGTACTGACTCATCTGGCATCTGTAGTGTGATGCGAGATAGTGCTGCGGTTACGTCAGTCTTATCGATTTCCCAATAAAGGTCTTCCCAGTTGTTAGTTATTTTAAGTCTCATCGTTCTGCTCCCATGGTGTCGTAGCCTGAACGCTCGTAACGTGGAGCTTCATCGCGCTTCTCAACTGCATTGCTTGCGCTTAACTCGTACAATGCATCGGCGCTATAATGTGGACGGTATATAGGTTGTCCCTTCCACTTAAACTGTTCACGCGCCTCGTGTTCTACTGCGGCGAGTACAGCTTTAAGACCTGTGCTAAGAATCTCTTCGTCGCACATATGAAAGCTCAACATCCATTTACGGCAGTTCTGCAATTGCATCTCACCATCTGGATTCATGTTGTCTTGTGCTAAGAACTTAACTTGTAAGTACGGCACATCGTTCGTATAACGTAACAGGATGTTCCAGTCGTTAAATGAAAGTTCGTTTACTAATTTTTCTAATGATTCTTTTGTTTGCATGATAGTCTCCCTACGCTCTGCTTAACATGTTCTTTATGATTGAGTAGTGATCCTCAAACATAACGCCTTGCATTGTTTCAAATTCTGCAAGCGATACCCATTTAATATTTTGGGTTTCTTCGTTACCTTTTACTTTTGGTAACACGGCTGCGTTATCTAGTTGAAACAGAAATGCGTGTGTAATTGTGCGACCACGTGTTGAACGATTAGGATCATCAAAGTAGTCCTGGTGTGCGATAGAACCGCGTAGTACCTTTTCGGGTACCTTCAGTCTAGTCTCTTCACGTAGTTCGCGAAGTACAGTATTCTTTAACTTCTCACCTGGGTCAACAAAGCCGCCGGGCATTGCCCACAAACCTTTACCGGGGTAACCGTTACGCTGTATAAGCAAGATGTGTCCGCTTTGTTCTACTACGGCATCAGCAGTAACGAAGGTTGGCTCGTATGGTGCTGCTTTCCACGCTTTCTTGTAAGCTTCAACGTAATCCCATTCTTTTTGCAGCCCTTCAAACACATCAGACTTTAGAAAGTCACGTACTTGAGTACCTGGAACTACCCCATCAACAAACGATAATTGATTAGTAAACATCAGTTGCCTGATCTTAGTTGAATCAATTGTATCGCCTACTTCTGGATAAGCTGGCATTTCGATATATTCCCATTGGGGGAAATAGTTTAGGTAATAACTGCTGTGGTCTTTGTCGTGTCCGATAACTGCAACACGGATACACTTTTCATCACGTAGACGAATATCCTGTACCGTTTTAGTAATCTTCTCACCTACTTGCTGGATCCATTCGTTATCGTTGTAACTGTAATCATTAAGACCATCAGTATACAAACTGATATCATCAAAGCTTGATTGAATAGCATCAGAGCGTTCGTCGTATGTCCAGGGGTTTCGTATGGTGCGCGGTCCGTTAGCAGAACCTATTAATACCAACACGTTGTTGGCAATGTTGCTAGCTACACGAACAGTTTCGCGGTGGCCTTTGTGGAATGGTTGAAATCTGCCAATGAAAACTACTAAATCATATTTTTTATCATTCATTTTATAACTCCTATAAAATTTTATGAATAAGTTAAAACCGATAAATAAAACTATGTTTATTGAAAATAAGTATAAAACATGGTATTATAATATCATTGACTCGGCGCAATTTAGAAAAGTGCCGAGCATTACTGAAAAACATCATATTATTCCGAAATCGTTGGGCGGTAGTGATGCTCCTGAAAATCTTGCGTATCTTACTCCCCGAGAACATTATATTTGTCACGCTTGTTTGACAAAAATCACGCAAGGAGAAGCTCTGAACAAAATGATTTATGCCTTTTGGTGTATGTCCAATCGATTTAATAAATCGCAATTTTCTAGGTCTAGGCTGTATGAGCAAGCCCGCAGTGCATTTGTAAAAACTAAGAGCGAAGCAATGAAAGGTGCTGGTAATCATTTTCATGGCCGCACCCACTCAAAAGAGACTCGGCGTAAGATGTCCGAAAATAATGCAATGCGTCGACTGGAGGTTCGAGAAAAATGTAAAGGTCCTCGGCCTGATTTCTTACCGCATAACCATTTTACTGGATGGAACGATGAGGTAAAAGCAAAGATTTCAAAATCACTTAGTGGTCGTAAATTATCTAAAGAAACAAAAGATAAAATGAAAGAATCAAAAGCTAATTTGGTTTGGGTGTATAAAGAGCATACCAAACCAAAACAAGTTGATAGCTTGAATTTATCTACACTATTAGCTAGCGGTTGGTTGCGTGGACGAGGACCACGCAAATATTGGTAATTTGTATTCATCGTATTAGACTCCCTAATTGATGTTTCTTGTGCTAATTATAGCAAGGTATAACTACTTAGTCAACCTATATGTTACCGATTTTTTATTGTAAACTTCCATTTTGTGGGGAAATCGATGGTCCCGCGTTGCTTCCTAATCTCTTTACATAGCAATTTTGCAGTTCTAAAGCCTTCTGCGTATGATTTCTTGAAGATAGTTAAGGTATTACTCTGCATACCATGCGCAAATCCTGCGCGATAGCTCTCTTCATTTAAATAACTCGGTACTGATAATCCAAAGTCTTCTAACTGCATTAATTTATTTATCAGCAGGGCGTTTTAATTTCTTCCACATTTCCTGCTTTTCAGCTATTTTTCTTTCACGTTCTTCACGCGGTAAATCAACTCGCTTTTTGCCCCAAGTCTTGCCGCGGTACGAAACACCAGTTGCTTCTAATAGCGCCTTGCGCTTTGCATACGGTCCTTCTGTTTTGGGCTCTTCAACAGTTGGAGCTGGTGCAGTTGCAACCAACATAATTGTTGATCTACTGCCAGTGGAAGTACGAACTCGTTTTACTAGCTCGCGGTTGAGAAGGCGTTTTACCACTTTCTTCTCAACACGGTCAGCACGAATCGAATCGTGTTTCCATATGTATTCTAATGTTTCTCGCACTAGAACTGTCATTGGCTTTTGTGCTGCTGACATGACTAGTCGCCTTTATCTTCTTGCTCGCGCATTTGCTTGCTGTGTAGTTCTATGTTAGCACATTCCAAATTGGTTATTACCGCATTGGCAACAGCAAGTAACATACCTGACAGTCCAGCTACCATACCCCAGATTATTTCTAGTGTAATAGGTGCGATATCTATGTAGCTCCATAGTGGCATTGTAGTAAAAATAAACACACCCATTCCCCATGCAAAGAATATTAAGGTAACAAGGTTACCGGTAATACGTCTGCGAGTACAATTAGTATTAATCTTCATCACTCTTTTCCTTTTCGATTTCTTTAAGTCTTACTTTAATCTCTTCAGCACGTTCTGGTTTACGTACACATCTAAATGCAAGTTCCCAACGTAACTGTTCTTCTTCAAATGAAATTTGTGATGGTCTGCGCTTATCGCCTTTGCCCATGTTAATTCTCCTCGTCTCCGCTATCACCTTTCTTTATGTAACTCTTAAACCAAGGGTTTGGTACTACTTTTTCTGTATGTTCGTTTTCTCTTGGAATACAGTGTTTAAGGTGATGATGATGTTTTTCATCTAACCACAAAAAGTGTGGCCATTTAATAAATTTAAATCTGTTAGTTCTGCACCAGCGTATTACTAAGTATCCGCCGTCGTTGTCATATTTCCTCATTGCCCAAGTAAGGCAGTTGTGTCGCTTCTTTCTAAATGGTGCAATAAAGAACCAAATGATCAACCACAATACCGCCCAACATGTTATCTTAAAATATGACCACATTATTCCTCGCTTCTAATTTCTCGGATCCCAGTTGTCAATCGTCGAAACTGTAACTAGGTTATTATTTTCATCGTACGCCAATGAAAGTGGACCGCGCGTGTCCGGGTAAGTGATGAAGTACGGTAATTGTTCAAAGTTTTTACCCTCTGTCCAAAACTTAACTTTTAACAAGTCACTCATTCCAGTTGTACCTGTTTCGCCAGTCCAACGGTTCTTAACTACATTATACTCGGTTCCAGTAACTTCTACAACCATATCGAAGAATTGAATTACTCTATTAGTATTACCATCGAAACCATCTTCTGAGCGATACCACGTGCCTTTATAATTTACTAAGAACATTGTTACACCTTTATTAAATTGTTAATTTCTATAGGTAACCAAAAGTCTTCCGAGCGTTCTGGATGCCAAACTACGCCAGCTAAATTGCCGTCGATCCATGCTTCAACGTTGCCATCCATGTCTGTTGCCAGTGGTGTTGCTGTACTGTGCAACTTTTTAATATTTAACGTATGATAGCTATTCACTAATATTTCTTCGTTGTTATATAAAATTGTGTGTTCTGTGTTATGATGATTGTCGATTTCGGAAATTGTACTACCTAATAGGTCAGCTAGGAAAAAACACCCGTGGCAAACACCAAGTACCGGTTTATTCTGTTTAAGCATTTCCGAAGCTAGTTTAGTTTCGGTAACTCGACGTTTAATTGAATCGTCGCCACCTGTAATTATTAATAGGTCGATAGACTTTGCAATTTCTTTAAAATCTTGTGTGGGGATATTTGAGACAAAAAATAACGTATGACCCGTTAAATGATTGAACCAATTATGTTCAATCGAGTCATACGCTATATTGTTATGATAAAGGACCCTCTGTGTGAGTCCGATATTCATTTACACGGCAACGGCTGTGTTAGCGTTGCTGATGCTCATTAAGTCAGCGCGGATTTGCGGAGCAAGTACATTAACTTCTTCGATAACTGAGCTGTCAGCTTCGATTAAGGTAGCTAATTTGCGTTCACCGATAGAAGCATGGAAGCCTTCATCACGTGCAATTTTAGCATAACGTGAAGAAACAAATGTATCTTCGATGCAGTTAGCCATTTCGTCCCAAACTGCTTCAGCACGACCTTCAGCAATGAGCTGATATAAAGCTAATGAAACTGGGTTTGTAGAAGCTTCGTATTTTGTTAATAGTGTAGCACCTTTTGCCGCTGAACCAGTGTCTGTAGCTTCTGCTGCTGCTGATTTCATTTTAGCGTCAAGATCAATCTCATCGCCTGCAATGTGCTCTATAACATCTTTAACCATTTTGAAGTGTACAGCTTCGTCAAAAGCTTGCTTAGAAAGTAATTCTAATTCTTCAGCAGGTGTATCAAGCGGCATGTTAGCAACTTGCTTTGAAATTTCTACCATGTTCATACGTTCGTTAACCATACGGCCAACAAAGTGATCTACTAATTCTTCTTTTGAAGGATTGCTTGCGAAGTAGTTACGTGCATTTGCACGGCTAGCTTCGAATAATGTGTTGTTATCTTCTTTAATTTGTGAAATTACTGCTTTTGTATCCATTTTTATATTTTCCTCTGAGATTATTATACAAAGGGACGTCGTTGTTAGTCGGATATCCCAAATGGGTAGTAACATACTGGATATCGACTGATATCACAATCTAAATTCTTGAGTTGTTACTAACGTTTATTTATTTAAAAATTCACTTTACGATATTTTTATTAAAACTTACCACCGCCGAGCATTTCGTTAACAGCTTGCATGTCTCGCCCAGGCTTATAAGATTCCATGTATGCGTTGATATTTATAGAAGCATCAACATCATGAAATGAAAATACATTCATCTCTAGCTGACCAGTTGTGTGATTTTTGTGGATTATCCACCTGTTGACGTCACCGGCTTCTACTTCGTCTGTGCGTTCGACAGCACCCCATTTGAATTTATCAACGTCTACAGATAGTTTAAGATAGGTTTTAACGGCATCCAACTCGCCGTCAAAATCCATTATAATGCGTGGTGGATACTTCTTGACGCCATCGGCGTCAAGAGTTCCTTCGTTTGAGATAGTGATCTTGAACTTCATGTTACTGCCCCTTAGGGTTACAAATTACAAGTAATCTGAGTTAATGTCAACGATATCGTATGGTGTTACGTCTGCGTCATCCATTGCAAATACAAAATCAGCTTCGTCGCGCTCTGTTACAAGTGTACCACGTGTCTTACCGTGGATCTCGAACAGCTCACCTAAGGTGATCTTATTGTCTAAGCTAGTGAATGCTTCAACCATATCCTGGATAGTAGCCTTGTTGTTTTCAACGTTGTTGCCACTGCGACCCCATTTCTGAGAATCATAACCGGTATCGAAACGCTTGCCGTTTGTGCTAATATCAGCCCAAATTGCCTTACGTTCTTTAAGGTCGAATATTACAGGTATAACATTCTTGCTTGCACTGCGTAGGTCAATCTTCTGAGCAACAGTCTTTGGTTCAAAGATTTCGTTACTCTTAACCTTGTCGCGTGTCATCCAACCTGCGAAACATTCTTCATGCTCTGCAAATGTAGGACCACTGTACACTAGCACGTTCATTGCTACGTAGCGGTAGGTGCTATCGTAGTCAAGTACAGACTGAATGTCAACATCCACAAACTCACTTGCACCGCTAGGCGCACTGGTGATGTCACCTGAGTGAGCAGACTTGTAGCCACTAGACTTAAGGTTAGTGTATGATACGTGTCCAACTTGATTAAAGCTTTCATCGTGGAATGTAGCAGACAAATCAATGTCTTGGCCTTTCCAGTAGATGAAGAAGCGAAGTGCTGCTTTATCACCAATTGGCATACGTGTACCACGTGCTACTTCTTTCAAGCCTTCGCTTGCAGAACGCATTGCAGTTGGCAATGGGCATTCGTACAATGCTGGGTCGATGTAAACTTTACCAAGGGCGTCTAACGCGCTGAAACGTGTAGTTAGAGAAGTGGTAATAACATTCAATAAGTGTGTGCGAACCTCAGGTGCAAGACGTGCAACTTCATTACGAAGTACGTATGCACTTTGAACCATACCCTTAGGGAATACAACACGCTTGTCAAGAACTTTGTCACGTGACTTAGTCGCGCCCCAAAGCTGTGTTAAGTTACGCGCTGGTACTTGGTCTACAACTTCTGCAAATGCATCAACAATACCTGAGTGGTCATGCACATCTTTATAGATCAAGTCAATGATCTTACGTGCAAAGATACCTGGGCGAGTCTTAAGCAATTTAATGCTAGTTGGGATATCACTCACTTGCATAGCTTCTTCGATCTTACCATTGAAGGTTTCGATCTTTTTGTTCTCACGAAGCTTTGCAGCGATATCATATAGCTTTTGGCTATAGTCGCCTACGTGTAAGTTGTGAAGTAATTTAATCCACTTGTTGCTGTGACGTACAAAGTCTTCTTCTTTTGCTACACGTTCTAGGTCTTTAACTAATACCTTGCGAACTTTACGTGGCAATGATTTGAATTTAGTATTCTCAGCTAGAGAAATGTCGCCTTCATTTAAGAAGGTAACGATACGTAGAATGTCAGTTGTGTCCTTAACAAGATCACTGTTCCACATATCATTCTTAAGGAACAAACCTGCTAGTAAGCAAATGTTTTCCTTAAAGGGAATATTCTCCGGCATAGAAATATAACGGCCGGAGTCAACGTACCATTCTACTGTTTCTTTGCTAAATCCTGAAATAGAATCTGCAGACTGAAGTATTTTACCAAACACATTATCGAGGTCAGCCTCAGTAACGACACCGAGTGTTTTGAATTTAACATTTTCAAAACTAACTGGACGCTTGTTGATAGCGAAGGCAGGTTGCCACTCGCCGTGTGTCCAATAATGTGCCTGAGCGTTAATGAATAGCTCAGCTTCATCAGCCTCCATGACTTGGTCTGGAAAGTTTGGGTAGAAAGGTTTGTGAACCACGTTTGCGCCCACCAGTTCCTTTAGGACTGGCATGACGTCTTTATATAGAGATGCAATATCTTCACGATCAAGCTCGCTTAACTCGTCTGCAAGTTCCGCAGTAGGCATGAAGCCATAAGACATCATGTCAGAGATGAACGCCAGGCTGTAGCCCTTCTGCTCATCAATACGGTTTTCAGGCAATGTAATACCATTGCAAAGTTTAATAGCGATTTTCTGTTTCATTAAAGCACCTCTGTTAAATAAATGTGGAAAGTAGAAAGACTAAGTTTTTTTCAAATAAAAGTTAGAAGGAAGTCAATTCAATAGCCACAAAATCGTTTGTTAGTATAGGAAATTAGGGATAGTAATCCTAGTAGAATTTATGTAATCTACATAACATTGTTGGCTTGTTCCAGTTAAGGAGTTGCCAACATCATTGAGTTAGAAGGAACTACTGTTTCGGTATCTCACCGTGGCCCTATAGCCTATGTCGTGTATTATACGCTTTTTAATCTAGTTGTCAACCCTTTTGGTTAAGCATTTATTGCTGATTCGTCCAAAAAGGCCAACAACTCATTATCATTATGTTTACCTTCAATGATGATACTTAGCTCATCACTTGTAATCTCGCAGGTAGTACGCACTAAGCAAACCTTAGGGTACATATCCGAATTGAACCTTAGGCGCATTGACATACCTTGTAATGCAGAGTTATCATTGGATATCTCTTTCTTGCACCAGCTTTCGTCAAGCTTCTTCATAATCTTAGCTTGGTCGCCTGTCAAGCCGGATGGCACAGTTAACTCGTAAAATGAGTCAACGGCTGGAGATTCGCCGAAACGCTGTCTCACTGTAAACAGGTATCTATGTTCGTCTGATTCGTCACTCATCCTAATTCGCTCTTATGTCTTATGCATGATGCACATTCACCACACGGCTTTTTCTGTGATGCTTCGCAGTACCGTACAGTGTTTAGTATTTGCTTATAGTACACGAAAGTTTCCATGCGGTCAAGTATATGTTTTTTCGTATACCACTCGTACGGGAATTTAAGCGGTACAGTATCGCCATCACAAATTAATGAGTTCATTGCTTTGTACGCATTAACTATTTCGGTTTTATAATGCCACGCATCATCATACTTTACATAGGCGATGTTAACGCTGCTATGGTCTTTGATATTTGCTATATCAGCAGAAGCATTAATCCAAAGAGCAGGCTGTCCGTATACTGTTTTGTTCACAACAATATTACCGTAACTAAAGGTGTGTTCGTTTATGATCTTGCCCTTTAGGTTAGCGTCGGCAATAATGCATTTTAGCTTAGTGATTGCCTTTTTCTCGTACCGTTGTAACTCTTCGCTGTTTTCAAGGTTGACGTATAAAATATCAACGTCTTCCTCTATTAACAATTCAATTAACAAAGCAGTACTATCAAATCCGCCTGACCATAATACCAATGGACGCTTAGACATATTATTTCAACTTTGGCAAGTAGTCAGAAATCATTTCGACTAACACTGGAAAACAACCTAAGATAACACTACCTGTCATTAAATATGCGATAAAATCATGCATTGTCTTACACCTCTTCTTTTACTGGAATAACGGATGGAACGTGTTCTAACTCTTTTAACTCTTCTAGTGGATACAAACGCTTTCTACCTTTTACACTTACATAGTATCCGCCTGTAAGTTGTACACGGGTACCGTCTTTAAGTTTAAACAGGTACTGGTGCATGTGATTAAAGTGGTTAGGTCTGTGGAACCTTAAAGGCTTAAGCACACCGTCGACTTTCATGCTGTACAGCTTCTCGTCTTTAATATTAAAGAAGTATCCTGGATACTTTGTTGCAATAAAATCCGGAGTAAATGTTACAAACGGTTCGGTAGTCATTACTTGTCTCTCTGTGCTTGTTTCAGTTTATACATTGTAATAAGTTGCGGGTCTAGCTTAACTAAGTCACTTGCTGTTCTAAGGTTTACTGAATCAGTTCCGACACGTTGCACTCTAACCTTTAGGCGTGTAAAGTTTATTATCTGGAACAATTGCGGGGTCATGTACTGCTGGCTTGAACCGAGCACATAATCGCCTTCTTCAATTGGTTGTCCTAGAAAGTCTTCGTGCTCGGCCATCTTAGTTACCTTTCTTGCGTTCCGCTGCACCAACGTAAGTCAATGCGGCCATTACACCAAGGATCGTAATATTATAAAAGACCCATGGCATTGATAAAACGGTTATTCCTAGTGTAGCAACATTTAAAAATATTAGGTAACTTGCTTTCATAATTAAATCCAAGGTTGACTTAAAATGTGTGTACGAAGCATGAATTGATTAAAGTCTGTACCATCATCAATTGTAACATCGAACAGTGTTTCTTTAAAATTTACTTCCAATGGGTTACATTGAAAATAACCGTTGTACTGACCAAGCAGTTTTTGAACATACCGGCCGCACTTTGTCGGAGCATAAAATGTTGCGCTTGCCATTATTTGTGGTCCTTAGTTAAGCAATGCATTGTAACAAGAAGCGGATCAACTTTGATTAGGTCAGTTGGAAATCTTCTTGCTTGCGCAATGTGCGAATTGCCGTATATTTTTTTCAATTTAACATGCATCGCCGGAAATGCTACAACTTCAAACACGACTGGATCTACATATGTACCGTCGGAGCCGTATACATAATCACCAACTTTGAGTTCTTGTCCGACGTGGTCGAACGACTTTTTGATTAACGATGCTCTTACTGCTGCTGCATCAACCTTGACAAGATCTTCGGCGAATTTCAGTAGCGAAGACTCCGGGCTATATATAGGATGCAATCTTGCTTTCTTAGCAGTGAACCCATATATCTCGTACACCTCTGGCGTTTCATTCTCGGATTTTAATCCAGCAACATAATCACCAATAACTAATTCTTGTCCGATACAGTCTTTCATGCTTTGGCCTTTGCAATTAATCTAGCAATCTCTGCCTGCTTAATTCTAGCCAAATTCATTGCGGCATTTAGTGAGCCAAGGTGACTGATAGCGCGGTCTGAAATACCGCCATCACCGTGCTCGAAGTCCAAACCGTCCATCGCATCATCCATATCTTGGATAAGCTCTTTAACTACCCTAAGGGCAGCACGGTATTCGTCTTTGTTATATTCGCTCATATCTTGCCTTGTAATTTAAGTTCGGTTTCGAGTTCTTGCATAACAGCATAATTATCTGCTAGCCCAAATATATTGTCAGGCTGCTCCTCGCGCATCATGTGTAGATCGTTGCGCATTGATTGAAGCCTCCATGCCAGCATGTTTCACCACTGGCGCATTTGCCGCGTAAACAATTCTCACATTTTTCTGGCTTACATTCTGAGTTTTTCATAATCATTCCCTTGGGGTTGATAATTGTTTATAGTGTAGTCTTACGACCGGTTAAAACATTAACTACAGTTGAGCCAGCGCCAAATGCTGCTCGCATTTCGCTCTTTTCTTCTGCGCTTGCTTCGCCTGAATGGTTAGCAACATATTCAGCTAAAAACTCTGCTTCATGTTTTCCGCGAGCTACTGCTGTATCCATAACATGGTTTTGAGTTACAAAACCTTCGTTGTATAATTCATCCATTGCATCTTGCATTAGTGGACGGAACTCACCATCATCAAATTCCCAGCCACATACCTGTCCGCGTATTTTAACTTCGCCTGCTTCGAATTTGTCTGTCATGTAGCTCATATATCTTGTCCTGTTTAATTAACCTATGTACTAATTATATGATTATACACCCAAAAGGTCAACCTTTTTGTTAATTATTTGCCCTTTAAAAATCAATGACTTACAAATTAGTTTAAAATAATACAAAATAGGGCGGTTTTGTGCATTGTTGGGGGTAACTACGCACATCTACAAATTACAAACAAATTATTTTCCACTATTCTTATATAAATCAACGACTTAGCTCAAATCTACTCAGTTAATACATTTATAAAAAGTGCTTATAAATCAATGACTTACAAAGCTTACGGTATATACTTGCGAATATTGCTGTTTGCATAGGCACTTGGCAGAACTACATCAAAAGTATCAAATACTTTGCTATCTGGAGAACCCACGTAATTAAAGCCCAAAATGTACAGATCATCAAAGTGGTTAATATCCAGCATATATCCGCTAGAACCTGGACCCATGCTATCCGCTTTGTATGTCTTCATTTTCTCAGGATGCTTATCAATCATGTACTCCATCCAGTGACGTATTTCTGCTGTACGGAATAAGATTGCTTTGACGCATTTAAGCCCTTTGTCCATGCCGGGTTTTACAACTAAGTACAGATCACTTTCGGTTGTAAATATCCCAGATAAGTCCCCATTGCCTTTTAAGATTTCTATATAGATGCCTGTACTGCCAGTCACCTTTATTTCAATTTTGGAGCGATTAAGTATTTTGTCGTAACGTGGGTCGAAGCCTGTAGTTCCACCGTTTGATTGGAGTTCGTGGTAATAGCTTACTGCATTAATGATAGCATCTTCGGCGCGATCATTGTACGAAAAGTCCGTACCGCCTTTGGTTTGGTTTAGTTTGCTAATTTCAATTTTCATTGTTTCCAATCGCCATTTAGTATTCTAGGTTGAAGAGGTCTATTGAATAGTCTTGCTGTTATGATTTCTTTTTCCATGTACGCGGCGAGGTACCTGCGGGACTCAACAAGCTTGTCGTGGAACCGAAATCTGTATTTTTTGATATCGCTTAACACTATGAGTTGCCATTCGTCGTCGGGTAGTTCGTGCCACGGGTGTCCTGGAAACTCTGGATATCTCTGTTGATATTCAATCATAAGAGTAGTATATGATATTCTTACAGCAAGGTCAACTAGATTAGATAAATATTGATATGGCACAATTAAATGGTTACACAAACTCAGATGGCGTATTCGTAGATAAGGTTCCGCGTCCAGTGGATAGATATTCACCAAACGGAATTGCTCGAATCACACCTCCATTAAGTCGAGGTTATGCTAAACTAGCGTACAAAGCTTGGGTAGAAGGTGGAATGGCTAGTCCTTGGGACGGCACATACACAGATCATGAAGGCGCCCAGGATTTACAATATTTTGACGAACCATAACACAAGGTAAATAATATTATGAAAGATCACAAAGAAACTTAGGTACACCCTTCACTATCACTCTGGAAATGGGGCAATGATCGCTTCAGCCATCTAGGGTATAAAATATTTACAATAGCCTACATCAAAGGCATTTTCGATTGCTACCTTTTTTATTACAAGAAAGGTTCATACATTCCAAAGCACAAAGACCCGCACAAACACGGTAAACAGTACAGGTTTAATATTGTACTGCGTAAGCCTACCTCTGGCGGTGAATTTGTGTGTAACGGAAAACATTTTAATTTATGGAATCGGTTTATCTTATTTAGAGCAGACCGTGACTATCATTACATTAATAAAATTACCCAGGGCACAAGGCTTATGCTTAGTTTTGGGTTTTATTTCAAACACAAAGGAGAACATCATGTCAAATTTTGAAACAAAAGAACAATACCTGAACTTTATTTCCGCCTGGAAATCATCAACAAACGCTGAAGAATGCAAATCCAAAAGGGTTGTGTGCAACCACACGCAATACAGATGGAATAACAGTTTCAGCGCCGAAGAGAAAGCACGGTTCGAAGAACTAGGCTACATTAACATAAGCAATTACTCGTACGAAGTGCCAGATGGCGGCCATTATAAAACTAAAGGCTGGCTCAATGCATCACATTACATATTCCGTAACATGATGCTAGGCAAAGATCCAATGCGTGGCTTTAGCCCTAAATCAGAACGTAAGCTAGAGTACGGTGAAAACCCGTGGTCAGCATTTGAAGCTGGTGAATGGGAATTGCGAATGGTTATTAAGGATGCAAAGCTTTATGTAGACGAGCTTGGTAAAGGTAAAACACCAGCATACGGCAGAAGGGCAAAAGCATTCCTTGAACCATTCCAGGGCAAGATTGCGATAGCGGACTTACTAAAGATCGAAGAGCCTGCTCATCGCTAAGGATGATGCTGTTCTTTTGGAACCTTTGGATACACTTTGTATCTTAGGATAACTAAGATAATAACAATGTTGAATGCGTAGTTAGCGACTAATGGATACAGAATGGTTGGTTGGGCGAGTACATATATTAATACGAGTACTTCGCCCCACAGCCACATTTGGAGGAATGGCATATTGACGCCATGCGTGTGTCCTTCTTTGCAACTCTGCCAGGCCATTGGCACACCGCAAAATGTTAACAAGAAGCTACCTACCCATCCAATAATTTCCATCGTGTTTCCTCACTACTAAATATCACTATGAATGATATAATCTCAAATTGGATACTTGAAACATTAAGTGTCAAACATCCTGCGTTTAATAACATGCCACCTTGTCCGTACGCAAAGAAAGCATTGTTAGACGGTAACGTCAAAGTCCTTGAAGTAACAGACTTTGAAGAACAATTCGATCAACATAAAGATGTTGAGAAAGGACACGTCGTTGTATTTCTATTTAACCCAACAGACATCACCCCGGAAGAATTAACTGCCCTAGCTGGGACGTATGCTATTTGCCAGGCCAGTCATGGGGTAAGGTACAAGAATTTACTAAAATGAAGCGCAAGGTTGGCGGCAAGTGGTGGGTTCCTGGGCAAGAGGATAATGACGAGTTTACTGACTTTGTTGAAACATGGTTACAGGATTGGGTTGGATTCTGCGAGGAAACAGTATTTGATGTGAATAGCTTTGTGCTAGACGAACACCATGTATGTGTATCGCAAATGAATCCACAAGTTAATGAGTTTCTTGCAAAGCACGATATGACACCAATTCATATTCCATGGCGCCACAGGTACTTCTGGGATGGTGGGTTGCATTGCATTACACTTGATTTGGAAAGAGAAGGCACACAGAAGGACTTATTCATTAACAGAACAGGTCCAGTCACATGTATGGGATATTAATAATAAATACTGTTACATTAAGGAACCCATCATGAGATTCACAGAGATAGCAAAGAAGAAGCCAGTTAAATCAAAACCTAAAACGAAAGCTGAAATAGAAGAGCTACGTTATTCCATCCAAGCTGGCACAGTTACACAGCGCCAGGCATTTAGTATAAAGAAATTACTTGTTGGTATTATTGGAAAATATGCTACAGGAGATGATTGGGCTGTTAAGCAGAACTTTTTAGATGCGGGATTATATTACGAAGGTGAAGACCTGAATGAGGCTAATCGTATTGGAAAGGAAATAGTTGGTGCGCTATATGGATTCTTCCAAGATGGAGCGCGTCGAAGTGTTACTAAGCTGAAGCGTGAAGAAGATAATCAAACAATGTCATTTACTGCTATACCTATGGATGACCAAGGTAATAAAGCACCTCCTCAGATATCATTTACATGGTATAAGAATGCACAAACAGGCGGCCCTGTTATTGCTATCAACATCAACGCTCCGCGTTAATTGGATCTCCGGGTAGGACTCGAACCTACATTCCGGCAGTCAAAGTGCCGTGTCCTGCCATTAGACGACCAGAGAATAAATTGGATACCCCTACAGGACTTGAACCTATAACTACTGAGTCAGAGTCAGTCGTTTTACCATTAAACTAAAGGGCATTAAATTAAATTGTTTAGCAGGATTCGAACCTACGCTCTCCACTGCGGAATTTACGTTACCATATTCAAGGAGGAATCGAACCTCAACTACCCTCGGGCGGATGTACTAACCGCTATACTATAAACAAAGACTTACGAGAAACGCTTAACAGCTTGGTCTCGCGCTTCACTATCATTTCTTGCAACAACCCAAAGACTTCGTTCAACCCATTGCTTCTTAACAATAGCTTTATAAAAGATCTCATAAATGCGTTCAGGCCCTGGACCTCCAGGGGACAACCTAACGTCAGTTATTTCGAACTTTCTCATCTTCATGATTATTCCTTTGCGTTATTTTGTGCCCAATCTAAATCAAGCACTTCGCCGTATTCTTCCACCATCTCAATAGGACCTTCGTAGTCTGGAAGTCCATCTATATCCATATCGTTTATGTCATATGAGAAAGTGATGTGTGTTTTGTATTCTGGAAAATCGAATGTAGCATTATGCTCATCCATTAAGTAATCATGTCTTTCGTTTAGCTCAGGACAATCAAATTCTAAAACTAAACATTGCGGGCAATGTCCGTCATCGTCTGCTTGTCCTTCCCAAACATGCCATTCACCTGGCGTACCATGTAGAGCAGGATTAAGTTCACCCTGCGGCTTGTAATTTGGACATCTTCGTCTGCTATACAATAAAGTAGAATGTAACTTATCTACTGGTGTAGCATTCGGGATATTGTTATTCTTAATGTATTCAACAATAGCATTCTTTGTTTCTTCACTAAAATGCACACCTGCGTATGTACCTTTGTGATGTGTCTTTCTTATAAATTCATTTGACTTCATTTGCATAAACGGTAGGAATTTTTTCCTGCCTCCTTAACTTCGTACATTGCAATATCAGCACCTTCGATTAACTCATTGGTGTTGATAATACATTTCTCTCCGCTACTAAAGCAGATGCCTACGCTTGCTGTTTGTATTATTTCATTGCCATCATGTACACATGGCTTATTAAACAGATGCACTAAGTCAGCACATTTTTTAAGTAGGTCTTCTTTTTTATTATCTAGGCACGATACAACAAATTCATCACCGCCGTAACGGGCAACAACATCTGTTTTTCTTGAAAACACAGATCTAATCTTTTCAGCAAAGTCTACAATAATTGCGTCACCTGCTACGTGTCCGTATGTGTTATTGACTACGCTAAAGTCGTCCATGTCTAATAGGATTAACCCAACTGACGTTTTTGTTCTGTTTGCATTGTGTATTGTTCCTTCCATTTGTTCTAAGAAGAAACGCCTGTTGTACAAATCAGTGCCTGGATCTCTAAATGCTAATGCTTTTAATTCTTCTTCGTAACGTTTACGCTCTGTAATATCAGTTATCATTGCAATGATAACTGATTCGTTACCATTTACAAACTGTAGCCTGACTTCGATCTCGTAAGTTGAGCCGTCTTTTCTTAGATGCGTAGTCTGGAATCTTAGTATGTCTAACTCAAAAGTACGTAACGGCTGAATCATTTCAATGAACTCTGCTCGCGTAAATTCTGGCTTAACATCAAGTGGAGTCATACCTTTCATTTCATCTAACGTGTACCCAAGGTTTTTAAGTGCGCCTTGACTAACTTCTGAGAATAGTAAGGTTTCACAATCAAATACATAAATCTCCTCAAATGAGTGTTCGAGGATCCTTTTGTATCTTGCCCTTTTATCATTAACTTCGTCTGTGATATCACATGTGGTTCCATCACGTGAACAATCGATTTTAGGCAACGGGGGGAATTTGTTTTTCTTATCGTCCATAGCGGTATTTATACGTACATTATTACATTAACTTAATACCGTGCTCTATTTATTGTGGGGCAAATCCTACTTCTGTATTGCCGCAGCAAGGGCATATTGCTTTGGCATTTTGCTTAACGTACTTCTCGTACGACGAGCGCCTAAGCACTGCGGTCCAAGTTGTTTCACATGTAACACAGACCGCGGATAGTATTACATATTGTGGTGAAAAGGATATTACATTTGACATAATATTACTTATACACTTTAAATTTGGAGCTGGTGAGAGGTATCGATCCTCCGTCTGAAACTTACCAAGTTCCTATTCTACCATTGAAATACACCAGCTTAATAACATTAATATTGCACACTAACTAACATCCATTCTGTTAATGTGCAAGGTTTAATGTTACTCAGTGAGTAAACTTACCACGAGCACCACGGTCACCTGCGTGTGATGCAGCCCAAGCGTCTGGCTTAGGAATACCGTCGATACCAGTCATACCCTTAACATAACCTAACGCTTCGCGTAAAACAATGCTAGAGTTGAACTGTTCATCTGAGTTGATGTCAATGTGGATTTCTACAGGCAAGTCTTCCAAAAGCTCTGCGAATTCCATATATACGCCAACTGCTTTATACACTTCGTTCATTAAGCGCATACGTGGCTTTTCTTTCTTAGGGTCATAATCACGTTCTACTTCTGTAGTGTGGAAAATCTTACCACCGTGCTTTGACGCAATATGTATGATAAACGCAACATTATAACGAGCGTACCATACACCTTTCTTCTTGTACTTTACTGAGTCAGCACCGATATATACCGTGCTTCCTTCTGGCATATCGTTCAAGTACTGTGTGATTTCTGCTTTTTCTACTTCAGTGAACATGGTCCACCCCCTCTTGGTTATGTATTACTTATAGTAATTTGGTGGTTACCGAGGGGTTCGGACCCTACCTGGCCATCCTTATGAGGGACGGATGTCTCCGCTGACTGTAACCGTTATGCGGAGGAAGGTAGGTGTAAGTTGCTACCTTCCGTTATTCTATCCTGCTTGTGGTACCACTTCCAAACTTACCGTGGTTCCAATTGCCTGTTCCTAATTCGTCTAAACTGTGTATATGGATTTCGCAATACGCTGTATCGTGGTCTGCACCATTCCATGCGTTCCAATCCCATTCACATTTATACCATGCTTTCTCATCTGCACCTAAATCCTTGTACAGTGAAATTGCTCCGCTTACTGCATGACCCCATGGCGGAATATTGTGATGGCTAATTAAACCAGCATTTTCAGTTACCGCTGTATAGCGTTGTCCTTCGTGCCAGTAAATAGCTTCTACTTCACCGCCGGATGATCTCGGCTCGCTTGAGCAACCTGCAATAAATGCACCTGCAACAAACATAACGACTAACGTGTTAAATGCAGTTGATATAGTTTCGAGTTTCATAGGATTCCTATTAGTTAGTTTACAATTTGTTCTTTCGATTCTGCTAACTGGCGGGCAATGTCTTCGGCTACTGCAATCTCTTTGCGTATCCAACGCATGAACAATATAGCCTTGTCCTCTGCGTTCATTGCTGCGGTACCTACATCACTAACTGGAACTGGAAATTTAAATCCACATTCTGTAGTGTACCATAACTCACCTTCTTTGTAAAAGAGAAACGTCACTTTCTTATCTTTAATCATATCTTTAATGTTCATGCAGTTTCTCCTTTATTGCATTGTTGCTAGCGATCAGGAGTCGAACCTGAGGTGTGACTATTAAGAGTCTAATGGTGTCCCCGTCCTCGGGGTCACTAGCGGTTATTTTAATACGTCTTTAACGATACCTGACGCAGACTTACCATCGTATAGACCATTGTGTCTGGCCTTAAGCAGTTTCATAACTTCGCCCATCATACGTGGTGACTTTTCAGGAAGTTCAACGTCTACTATGTCAACAACTATAGCACGTAGTTCTTCATTAGTCATTAACTTAGGCATATACTTTTCAAGAATATCAATCTCTAGTTGAAGCTCTAAAATCTTTGAAGCTTCGGGACTTTCAGCATGGGTACCTGTCTTTATTAAATGCCCCATAGTCTCATTTGCATTCTTGAGAAACTTCTTCATAACTGCTTGAACTTCAGCATCGGTAGATTCACGATTGCCGTCATTCTTACCAGGCATTGAAGCTTCGCCGATAAGGGTTGTTAAAATGCTAGCAGCCTCTTTATCTCTAATCTTGCGAGCCGTTAGCTGATCTGCTTTTACCGTTGCCATTAATGACATATTGCTTCTCCTGGTTATTGTTTGGTACGTCTGGAGGGAGTCGAACCCTCAAGGGATCGGGGTTTAAACCCGTTAGCTGTGCCAATTTACATAATCCACAGACGCATTGTTAATAGGGTGATTACCATAGGATTCGAACCTACAAGACGACAGTCTAACAGTGTGACCAAAACTAAGCTATACAAAGTTCCAGCCTAACCACCGAATGTGCTACCAATACACGTGATAATCATTGTTTGGCAGGGGAGGAGAGATTCGAACTCCCAACACGCGGATTTGGAGACCGCTGCTCTAGCCATTGGAGCTACACCCCTTTAAATCATACTCCAGTAATTAGTACGTGGAGTTTCTACATTCTTTGCAATGAAAATAAACTTGTCTGTTTCGTAAACTAGCTTACCTTCTTTCTCGTAAGCTAAGTCTTCGTCCTGTACGTAAATTTCATCGTATAAATCATCTGGATCAAGCTCAGGAATATCAGCTCTACCCCTAACTTGGTCTGTCCTGGCTACTGCCTTGATCTTAATGTAAGTATATCTGTTAGCACTACCTGGCTTAGAAACAAATGGCGTTTCAAATATTTCACGCTCTGTGTCTGTGCCACGTTCGATAATTTTAACAATTTCAAGCATTGCACCTGAGCTTTCACGTAAGTCAATGTTTAAATCTTCTGTAGTATCTGCAATAGCAGTACCGAAACGTAAATGCTCTTCAACAATTGATTGTAACATATCAAAGCTGAATATGTTCGAGCGTCTTGATACATCGGTAATATCTTTAACTATTTCTTTGCTTACTCCATTGTCTTGGCAGTAACCAACAATGCTACCTTCATCCAACTTCTTGTACTTGAAGTGGTAGTAAACACGACTTGGGCGATTCAGCATAAAGTCGTTAATATCAAGTTCGCTGTTCTCAGTCAATATGAACATACGCTTTGTTTTATCAACACCGTCCATAAGTGACAACAGTGCCTTTTGTGGTATTTCACCTTCGTTGTTATGTCTATCTGACGATGCATACATTTTACCAAATTCATCAAATACAACAGCGCATTCGCCAATTGTTTCAATAAAGTCTGTAAACTGTGAACCAGCATATGCATCTTTAATTAACAGAACTGGTAGCTCTAAATCAGTGACTACTTTGTTTGCAAGTAAAGACATTAGTAATGTTTTACCTGTACCTTTGTCTCCTGTCAGGAGAATGCCTGTTGAAGTATCGCGATCCTTGTAAGTGTTTAAACACTTTTCAACGCGACCTGGAGTTTTACCATAAATCTTTTCAGGAAGCTCCAGCTGGTCCTTTGTAATTGTAAGGTAAAAACCTTGCAACTGACTATACTGAACAGTATAAATTCTTGGAGGCAAAGCGTCCAGCGTTGTTTCTTCATTCATATTGAATACGTGTACGGTTGAACCGCTTACAAAGAACTTAGTTTTCATGTATTAGCCTTAGGTATGTGTTTATTAACTTTTAAGTATTATATGACACTTTTGAGCATTGAGCAACTATTTTGGTAAAAATTGGTATTCCGGACGGGAATCGAACCCGCTAATTGCTTTCGCAAAGCCTGAGTGAAAGTCAGGTGACCGACCGTTAGTCATCCGGAATATAATTTGGAGCCAAGAGTGAGATTCGAACTCACGACGGGGTTACCCCTCCGGCTTACAAAACCGGTGCAATCGTCCACTATGCGACCTTGGCAAGATAAAATGTACTTTGGGGTGAAGGACGAGATTTGAACTCGCATCTGACTCATTCACAGTGAGGGGCTTTACCAATTAAGCTACCGACACCCCAAAATACACTCGTAAAAAAGCAGACCGGAGTCTGCTTTATGGTTGTGGGACGCGGACTTGAACCGCTGGTAGATTTCCTTCCCAACTAATTTAGCTATGGGCTTCAACTCCACAGCCCAAGACAGTAACTCAAATACTTGCCCGAGGCGGTCGACTAGGTAGTCCCCAAGTTATGAGCAAGGGCGATTTATTGTGTAGTCGATACCACACCGAAGTGCCTAACTAAAATTCTAAAATGGTGCCTCCCGCGAGACTTGAACTCGCATGACTTTCGTCGGGGGATTTTATCGAACACCCTTATTTAAAGATGCTCTGTAAAAGTCCCCTGTGTATGCCTGATTCCACCAGAGAGGCTTTGTTTTTGTTTATTTATTATAACATCATGTGCTTCAAATAAATACCGTATAGGAGAAACACAATGAATAGAATACAAGAATACTTACCAAGCTACTGCTACAGTTCATCTAAGATGAAAAGCGTAGATGGTATTGTTATCCACTATTTCAGTGGTAAGTATCAATTTGCAGATGATCCGTTTAACACTGAAAAATGTTTAAATCTTTTTAAAGACTTAAACCGTCCCGCTAAAGAGCGAGAACACTTTAAGATGAACGATGTGCAAAAGCGTATGTACGCTTCAGCACACTTCATGATTGCACGAGACGGTACAATATATGATCTAGTTCCACTTCCACAACGTGCATGGCATGCTGGTAAATCCGAATGGAACGGTAAGTCGCATTGCAATAACTGGATGGTTGGTATCGAAATGGTTGCTACTGGTAGCAGCGGATACACAGACGAACAGTATAAAGCACTTATTAATCTTACTGAAGAACTAATTAAAGAACACGATATCTCTTGGGATAACATCACAGGACACGAAAATGTCGCTCCTGGACGTAAAAGAGATCCAGGTTCAAAGTTTGATTGGGATCGTTATCGCGCAATGAAAGAACCAGCTAAGTTAGCATATGCTGCCGCTATGGCTGAATACATTCCGTGGGCTGACGACGAAGACGACGATTTTTAATTTGGTGCGCCGGGTGGGTTTCGAACCCACACGCTCTTTCGAGCACGAGGTTCTTAGCCTCGCATGTCTGCCATTCCATCACCAGCGCATTGGTACGTCCGGTGGGATTCGAACCCACAAAGGTCTGGTGTTTGAAACCAGTAGCTGTGCCAATTTACATTAACCACGGACGCATTACATTTGGTACCTGGGGCGGGAGTCGAACCCGCAAGGGTCTGGAGTCTAAATCCAGTAGCTGTGCCAATTTACATTAACCACCCAGGCATAATTTGGTAGGACGACAGGGCCTCGAACCCTGATCACAACGGTTAAAAGCCGCGTCTCTGCCCACTTGAGTTACCGTCCTATAATTTGGTGGACCGCCCCGGCAACGATCCGGGAACTTCTCGGGTAAGAGCCGAGTACTCTGCCAATTGAGTTAGCAGTCCATAATTTGGTGGGGCGACAGGGATTCGAACCCTGGATGTCCTTTCGGATCGTCTGATTAAAAGTCAGGTGCCATACCGCTTGGCGACCGCCCCGTAAAAAAACCTAGCAAGCTAGGTTTTTGTTTGTATGTTAGTTTTATCCTTCTTCAAAAAGGACATCCAGGGTTCGAACCGATATCATAATCTATTGTTTACCAACATACGGTATAAATTGTGGTCGCGCTAGATTATGCGGTTGCTACTGTGTCTGTTTCAGTTAACTTTGCAGTAACTTCGACGCCACGGCATTTTAGAACTGTTAGTGCTTTCTGATGAAACTTCTTCTGGCCTTTGTTGCTCAGAACTTCCATGAGTGCTTCTGTTGACATTGTGTGTGCTGATTTACCACCTTTACGTGTTCCGATTAAGAACTTATGTGCTGGTGCTGCAACAACTAGGCCGCTTTTAGTTTTCTTTGTTGAACGATTCTTTGGCATTACTATTTCCTCTGTTAAGGGTTTAAACAAAAACAGCGACAATATTGCCGCTGTTTTTAATTACATTTACGTTACTTTTAGAAACGTTGTGAATACGATGCTTGTAATTCGTACTGGTCCATTTTCAATGATACAGTTTGTGCATCAAAGCCTGTTGGTCCAGTAATAGTATTACTTGGCGCGTACATTGCAGCTAGTGAGAACTCTGAAGTGTCACTTAGCGGAGTTGTGAAACCAGCTGTGTAGTGGGTTTCTATTACTGCTGGAGCTAAAATGTTGAACATGTTCTGTCCATCTGTAATAGGCTGTTCAGCGTGTGAAACACCTAAGCGGTACTTAGTAGATGTACCAAACTCATAACCGAACTTGTAAATGGTCATATCTTCCCAACCAAATCCAGCACCGTTCTCACCGCCTAAGCGACCTGAACCGTCTTGGTAAGCCATTAAGTTTTGAACACTATTACCAATTGAGTCAACATCACCATAAGCGATATGTTGTGCATCAAATACTAATGTAGTTGTTGGAGAAGTTTTAATAGCTACGCCTAATGTCGCTGTAGCTGGAATATTAAATTCACCACCGTTAGCAAATAAACCTGAGTAGTCTTCTAACAAGCTCATGTTAATTTGTGACTGGTAAGAAGCACCAAATGCTATAGGACCAGCGTCACCCTGCCAACCTACTTTGATGCCAATACCTGTTGAAATATCAGCGTCATTGTTAGTTAGTTTAGATGCGTCTGTTGACATCTGACCAAACATTTGCAAGCCTTTAGCTTCGAATGTCTGTATAGCTGTTACAGCACTAACGCCAATTGCGTGATGCTTATCGACTTGATGTGATAATGAAGCGTTAATGAATAACTGTTTCAAATCTACACCAGCAGTACCACCGCCAAATGTACCAGAAGCGCCTGGAACCGTCATTGCCATTGGAGAAGCAACACCTTTGTATTCTGTGTTCATGCCACCGCTTCCGTAAACAGAAACACCAATTGCTGTTACGTCGCTAATCATTTTGTTATAACCAAAATGTGGAATTGCAAAGTAATCGTTGTCACTTTCGGCTGTACCTGGCATTAATGGGAAAGTACCTGGTTGTCCGGTTGGATTGCCTTCTACCGTGTATTCACGACGTGGGCTAAAAATAGCTAAACCAACATCTAGTCGCGTACCTACTTTGACCATGCCTGCTGGGTTAGTTGCTGATGCTAATGCATCCTGTGAGTATGCAACACCGGCGCCAGCCATACCTTTTTCTTTGGTACTGTATCCGTGTGCAAAATATCCGTTTGTTGCAAATGCAACTGATGACGACATTAATGTAGCTGCCGCGATTGCCATTGTTAGTTTTTTCATTATAATTGTTTCCTCAATATTGATTGTTAACGTAAGTTAGTATACATATTGAGAACAAGTAAGTCTACTCGTTTGGCTAAATTGGTACCCAGTGTTGGAATCGAACCAACGTCTCCGCCTTGTAAAAGCGGCGATAATCCCCTCAGCTAACCGGGTGTAAATTGGTATCTCCAGTAGGAACCGAGCCTACAACCTTCGCTATGTTAAAGCGATGCTCTACCAGTTGAGCTATGGAGATATTGGAGCTCTTACCCAGAACCGAGCTGGGATTTCAGCGTTACGAGTGCCGTGTTCTGCCTGTTGAACTATAAGAGCAATTTGGTATCCCTGACTGGATTCGAACCAGTATTCCAAGACTTAGGAGGTCCGGCGTTGTCCAGTTGACTTACAAGGATATTGTTTGGCGTCCCCGGTAGGATTCGAACCCACATTCTTCGGCTTAGAAGACCTAGCGTTCTCCAGTTGACTTACAGGGACATAATTTGGCGCCCACGGTAGGGTTCGAACCTACATTTGCATCCAATTACCTTACTCGACGTTCGTAGCGCCGGGGGTTACGTGGGCAGTATTTTGGTACCTCTACCAGGATTCGAACCTGGACTACTCGCTAATCTGGCGATACGACCGTATAAAAGTCGTGTGCTACCGTTACACTATAGAGGTGCAGTGCTGGTGGGCCTTGTAGGATTTGAACCTACGACCAACGAATTATGAGTTCGCTGCTCTGACCAGCTGAGCTAAAGGCCCGATGTTTGGTAGCGAGAGTAGGAGTCGAACCTACGAAACCTTTCGGTATAGGGTTATGAGCCCCATCACTTTATCCACTTGTATATCTCGCGTCAATAAGTTACATCACTTACTATGATTCGGCCGAACCACGGATAGTGATGCTTTCCCGGCAAGTATTGTAAGCGGCCGCTTAATTTCCTTGCCTTGCATACCAGGTGGGACTCGAACCCACATACACAGCCTTCAACGGCTGCCGCTGTTCCAATTCGCGTACTAGCGTACTTCTTTAAATTTGGTGCATCCTGTTGGTAACGCTCCAACTCCTATGGGGTTTCAATCCATTGCTTCTACTTAGTTAGCTTAGGATGCATGTTTGGTAGTTCCAGAAGGACTTGAACCCTCATAGACCGGTAATCGGCCGGCAGCCTTACCATTAGACGATGGAACTATTGTTTGGTACTACCGGTTGGAGTCGAACCAACTGTAAGGAATTACCCTTGCACGGTTATCAGCCGTGTGCTTAACCGTTCAGCGTCGGTAGTATAATATGGCGGAAGAGGGCGGACTCGAACCCCCACAGCGCAGGATCGCTACGCTGACCGGTTTTCAAGACCGGGCCGATACCAAATTTCGGTTGACTCTTCCATTAATTCGTTCGCGACGTTCGATGCAATTGGCTCCGTCCACGACACTGACACTAACCGTTACCATTGCACACGGTTGACGTGTTTGTAAAATTGGCGGAAGATGTGAGATTCGAACTCACACAGCCTTACGGCTGTACTCCTTAGCAGGGAGCTATGTTACCAGTTGCATCAATCTTCCAGTAATAGTGTTGGGCCATATAGATTCAGATTCTACTGTAAATTGTTTGACAACACTACATTTTAAAATGGGGCAATGTGTTGGAGTTGAACCAACTATAACTAACGACAAACTTTACGTATCATCGCTGCAGGCTAGTTACGCTCCGCTGTAGCTACTAAACCGTTAGTGCATTAACCAACAATTATGCTATACACCGCCATTGAATTTGATTGAGGAAAGTGGAACCACTTTTTATGGCGGCTGTGCTACCGTTACACTACATGCCAGCATTCCTGGTACATGGGAGGAGTCGAACCTCCACTTGCTGCTTGGCTTATTTTAGAAGGAAGTAAATCCCATAGCCTCAAATTTTTGTTACTTTTTCGATTCATCTATTAGGTGCTTAATAGCCCTTAGTGAACGTAAGTCTACTTCCGCTTGCTTGCGAAAGATTGGATTTTTTTGTGTTTTTAAAACTTCAACCAGTAAGTTAATTTTCTGGTTTAAACGTTCTATTGTTATATTAATGTACTCATGTTAATACCCTCTATGGTAAGTGTATTTATGATTGGTGCTGCCTGTAGGATTCGAACCTACTCATCCAGTGGAATCGGGTTTACAATCCGACGTGACTCTCCATCTTCACCGCGACAGCGTAATTTTAATTTGGTGGATCTAGTTGGATTCGAACCAACAATGCCAGAAGCGCCGAGTTTACAGTCCGGTGGTAGCAACCAGTTCTACCATTAGATCCATTGTTTGGAAGCGACGGTGAGGGTCGAACTCACAATGCCCGAAAGCGCCAGATTCAAAGTCTGGTGGGGTTACCAATTTTCCTACATCGCTATAATTTATTTGGAGACTCTACTCGGTTTCGAACCGAGGCTTGAAGATTTGCAATCAACCGCACTACCAATTATGCTACAGAGTCAAAGTGTTTGGCACCGCGACAAGGTGTTGATCCCTGCAAGCCGGGGGTTGGAATCCCAGCACCTCCCCGGAGGCCACGGCATTAAAAAGGTACCTTGTAAGCTCTCGTTAGACTGATTAACTACCGCGTGTAGTCGCGTTCTAACAATAGGCGTGTACTGACGCCTCGTTTTACTTGTGATGCATTGCATCCTTCTTACAAGCAGCCCTGTACAGGATTCGAACCTGTGTTTCCAGCCTTCACGGGCCGGTGTCCTAACCACTAGACGAACGGGGCATAAAAATCGTGGAACTGATCATATTACAAAACAGTACCTAAACACTGTTACAATGCAATAAGGGTAGCGCAAAGTTCCGTAGCCTATATTCTACCATTTTCTGACTTCACTGCATATGCATAATTAGGTTGCACATACATCACATCAAATTGGCTGTGACAGTTGGGTTCGAACCAACGTTACCGGCTCAAATCGCTTATGCTGGGTGCCGGTGTTTTGCCGCCTACTTGCTTTCATTGTACACTTTCTTGATAAGTTTCTTTTAGCTTTTGCACGTCTGGCCTGCTCAATCCTTTCAAAAGAGTCTGGTAGTTTTTATAGCCTAAGCGATTGTTACCATTGGTGTTACTAACTAAGGTACTTCTCAACATTACTAATGCAGTCTTACTAACTTTCGTCTAAACTACATCACAATAAATTCTTGCAGTTTCTCCGACTCGATCCGTTAACTAGTATGGATGTCCGTACAATGCCTCGTAGAAGTAAATTGGTGGACACGCGGAGAGTCGAACTCCATCTTCCTCATTGCAAAAGAGGTGCTTTCCCGTTAAGCTAACGGCCCATGATTTGGAGGAAAGGGTTGGCTTTTCACCAACTATAAACGGTAACAGAGAACGTTGTGTTACCTCACTCGCCATTGTTTGGTGGAGATTCGGAGAATCGAACTCCGATCAAAGCGTTGCAAACGCCCCGTAATCCCGTTATACTAAACCCCCAATTGTTTGGCTTTATAAATTTGGCTCCGGTAGCTGGAATCGAACCAACCTGCCACAGATTAACAGTCTGCTGCCACACCTTGCGGCCCTACCGGAATTATCCGTATTGCGGTAATCCCCTAGCCTTGCGACCTTTACCTGTGTTTTTTGCGCCAAATGTTTCTTGTTGACTATCACAGTTTGGACATACCATTTGAAAATTGTCTGGATGATCGTTTGATGCATTGCCGTCAATGTGATCACACCATAGTGAAATAGGTTTATTGTTCCAGCTATCGATGCCACAGATATTACATTTATTGCCATCCCGCTTAATAACAAATTCTCTGATCAGCTTTCTCGGAGTTTTTAATCCTAAGTCACATCCTGCTAACCAATCCTGATATCGTTTCTCAAATAACTTTTGCGATTTATCTTTTCTATAATTTATATTACACACTGTACTACAAAATTTATGATTATAACTATAACCTTTGAACTTAAATTCTGTACTACAATGACCGCATATAAAAGTTTCGTCTTTTTTCCTTTTGATGTTCATATGGTAGAGCCTTTTAAAATAGTTATATTTTATTTATCACTCTACCACCTGAACAGAAATTTTAAACTACTTTATCACGACATTGATCGCCACCACAGCAACCCTGTTTCGTTCAATTTCGTTAAGGTAGCATTACACAACTTCACCGGTTAAGATCCGCCTTCATGTAACCCTTAATTGGCTCCGAGAGTAGGGATCGAACCTACGTTGTTTACACAAGCCTATGGTTAACAGCCACGCGCATTACCACTCTGCCACCTCGGAATTATAAATGCTCTTACTGGGGCAGGCTGGGATTCTAACCCACAACGACTTGACTATTGTCGCGTTTGCATGTAACGCACCGAGGGTCAACTCGTCAAGTTCCACGCCTTTACATACCCGCGGTATGCTTCTCTGCCCCAGTAAGAACACTTTTAAAATTGGAGCCTGGTAAGGGACTCGAACCCTCATCTGTACGTTGGCAACGTACGGTTCTACCGTTGAACTAACCAGGCGTTATTCTTGTTTTAATACTCTACCTTTTTTAAAACCTTCTGGTATAGTATCATTCTTTTTGATCTTTTTATTAATTGTTCCGTCTGTTATCCACATCGTTCCGTACTGTGAATTGCCACTGCCTTGCTGACACTTAGATGAATTTGCACCTATAGCATCTTTTGTTTCTTGTGTATGCTTCTTATTTTTAAATGTACCGTGACCGTAGCGTTCAAGTATAGTTGCTTTAATCTTTTGTCCTGCTTGCTTGAACGATTCAGGCGTTCTATTTTTACCTGACATTTTACCAATGATACTCTTGAAATCATCACCGTACTTTTCTAGTAATATACTATCTGTTATTTCTCGTGCCCTGCGATTCTTTTGAATACGTGCCTCTTCGTTAGAGTTTATATAATCCCATCCACCAAAGCCACCAACCTTAAGATTGTATGTATTTTCTTCTGCAATAAAGTCTTTATTAACTATTTCGGCTTCTTTATTAAACATATCTTCTGGATTGTCAAATACATGTAAAATTTCTTTGCTAAAATTTTCAACACCGTGTTTATTAATTGCATAGTTAAGGTACTTTCCTGAACCTAAATAACCATCGTTTAAGTTACTGGTCTTATGCGCGCCTATATAGACCTTGCCTGTAACTTTATTTGACGTCTTATAAATTGTATAGTAAACCATACTATTATTTATGACGTTCGAGTCCATATCGAACTCTAATGAGCGGGTGACGAGAATCGAACTCGCCATGCTTTCGCGTCTGGTTGGAAACCAGGTTCCACACCTTGTGGACTCACCCGCATAAATTAAATTTGTAGCCTTGCCCATTACTCGCAAATGTCACACTGGTCCTCAGAATTGAACTGCCACGGGCGGGTATATTCTGCCCCGCCCTGCAAACCATTGCTAACCAGCACTACAAAATTTGGCGTCCAGCGTCGGTATTGCACCGCACTCCTACTCCAGTAACGTTATCTCTGGAGCAACACGTCTCATGTTGACTGAACATATAAAGTAGAGGAAAGTGAAAACACTATTCGGTTTGATTAAAAGTCAATTTTTAGAAGGAAGTGAACTTTCATAGCCTCTTTATTTGGTGCCCTGTTACAGGGCGATATTTGGCGACGTAGAAGGGAATCGAACCCTCATTGTACTGATAGACAATCAGCTGCATTACCAATCTGCCACTACGCCGTAATTCTTTTCTTACATCCCCAAGTATCTGTTTGTCTATGACAGTTAGGGCAAAGCAATCTTAAGTTAGATGGAAATGCATTTTCTACATCTCCGTCTATATGATCTAAATCTAATACAATTGGCTTATTTTGCCATTCGTTTATTCCGCATATTGCACAGAACTCACCGTCTCTTTCCACGACATACTTTCCTGCTTCTATCAGTGGTACTTGTACAGTTTTCCATTGATAAGCTTGCTGACATGTGTTGTTGCAAGGCGCTTATTACTCCTTTTGGAACCCTTCGCATTATATCGCAGTTGATACTATTTAAAATTGGTCTCTCTGCGAGGATTTGAACCTCGGACGCTCCGCCCCAAACGGACCATGTTACCAGACTACACTACAGAGAGATTAAACTAATGAGGAAATTGATATTACTAAACCAGTTGCCCTAAGGGCATCTTTGGAGTCGAACCAAAATAGAAGGAAGCAATATCATAGCCTCGAAATGGTCAGGGTGGCGAGAGTCGAACTCGCTTCTTGAGTGTCCAAGACACACGGATTGCCGTTTTCCCACACCCTGTTAATCACACGTCTTACGGCTCTAATGCCTGCGCTATGTTGGTATCCCGAAGGGGTATCGATCCCCTGTTGCCAAGTTGAAAGCCTGGAGTTCTACCATTAAACTACCGGGATATAAATTAGTTGGGCCTATATTTTGTAACCGGGCCTTACGGTTACTTCTTTTTTCAAAAACAATTAAAAGGTTGAAGAAGCCAGTTATGTATTCACTGACTAACCTATTTCCTTTCCAGTGGATGCATACTGTGTATGCTTGTACCCACGTGCCTGGCCGCTTATCTAGTGTTTATATCTAGGCGGAGTTGCTATATACAGGGAGGGGGCTTTCACCACTTGCTCTTACTGTATACACCGTCTTTGAAAATCTTAAAACTTTTACTACTTCATAAAAAAACCCGCTTAACTTTCGTTTTGCGGGTTCTTTTTAAACTGTTTGTATGTGCTGTTTTACATACAAGTTCTCCAAGAACCCTTCGTATCATAACCTCGTTCTAAATTAATATTAAAACTTGGTGTCCACGACTGCATCGGTGCTGACGCCACAATACATCCGCGTATCCCTGAGGCTACTAGTTGTTTAAGTTGTATTGTAGTATGTCTTGAAGTCATTGTCTCTTCTCTTCTCTTTAATTAAGTATGTAGCTATTATAATGTAGCTAACTTACTGTGTCAACCTCTATTTTAAATTAATTTAAAAATAGTGGCTAACGCCGTGTTGTTTATTAAGTATGTAGCTATTATATGACAGCTAATATACTGTGTCAACTACTTTTTGCATTTTATTTGCCAAAATAGGCAATTTTCGCTAAGTTGTTGATTTGTAAAAGGTTACCATAAAACGTGGGTCTTTTACTGCTCTTCAGTGGTTATATTACTAACATTTATTTCTATTGTCAACCTATTATTAAGCTGAAGTGCATTTATCTTTGTAACATTTTTATTTATGCAAGTATAACAGAAAGTAAAAATAAGTCTAGTTTTATGGTATAATTCCTTGCTGTACCTGCATATAGAAGTATTTCGCTATTGCAGCATTAACGCGCTCGGACATATGATACCCATCCCTGTTACATAATAATATTCTTTTTGCATAGCCTAAGAATATAGTTATTAGTCTGTGGTCACATGGCTGGAAGTGCTTGTAAACATTTTCGCCCATTACGCAAAGCTTACAGAATTCCATGTACGGCATCCAACTCTCGCCTGCGTTGTGATTGTACTTTTCTAATAAGAACTCTGACGATAAGAAAGAGTTTATATTAATGTCACGGAAGTCAGTCTTTACTAACTTCATGTAATCATGTACATCCGGAAAGTGTTCGTATATACACTTTAGTTCATCTTCGCGGAAAGTCCACGGAGGTAAGAACTGTGTATGTGCGCCATGTATCCAGTAATTTTTCTTAAAGCTAACTATAGTTCCGTCGATGCCTGCGTGTACGCCTGCACCGGTTTTAGTTAACTTAATTCTAGATTCTACGTTGTTGTCTTCGTATAAGTTCTGTAAAACAAAAACGTGTTGAACATCAAAGAACTCTTTTGCTTTTTCGAGTAGCTCTGGATAATACACAAATGAAGTTCGACTAAGGCCAAAATTCAATGTTGGTATATCAAAGTACTTTCCTAGTTGGTAAGGCCAACTGTGTTCAACTGGACCACCTACGTTGGAAGTAAAGCTATCGCCTAAGCAAATGTTTATCTTCTGTCCGTACAGTGATTCAAAATCCCTATCCCTGGCACCCCATGAATTAAAACTGTAATCAAAATCGGTTAATGGATAATGATCCCAATATGATTTGCCTAGTATACATTCCTCGGGGTTGTCTCTACTGAACGGAGCTTGAAAAACTTTGTTTGCCCTACGTGCGGCCTTTATCCAGACTGAACGAGGCAAACCCCATTTCTTTATTATATCATTTGATATTGTTGATTTCATTATACCAAATGATTCAAGTACGTATGACGTGCTTTCTTTTCAGCATCGGTTAATTTCTTAATACCAAATTCAGCTTCGTAGATATCATCAATGTCAATGCCAAGTGTATCACAACCATCAAGGAAGTTATCCCAGCTTAAGCCATTATCAAATTCAACTTCAATCCACTGTCCTTCGGCTGCTACAGTATCTGCTCTAGGATGATCCATTATTTGCTTAATGTATCTACAGCTAGTATCGTCATCAACGGCAATAAACTTATCACCTTCTTTGCTGAATTGCTGCAACCACCAAACAATTTCACTACCTCTAGAGCTAGTCATTTTCTTTGGAGTAAGTATTTCATCGTGGTAATCAAACCCAAGACCGTTGTGTAACATGATTGCCTTTAGCTCATCAACTGAGTAATTATGTGCCCACGCTGTGCTAAACACAATCTTAGCGTTGCCGTACTTTGCCCAAAGGTTAAACGCACGAATAGAGAACGCATCAAATTGAGGATGGTTCTCTTTACCTGTTTTACGATTCTGATGGAACATGTGCATCTTACGAGGTATCAGTGGTCCATCAATGTCTACAAAAATTATATTCATTTTCTTTCAATCCATAGTCCAAGTTCGTTCTTCATAAAGGTTTTGCCATGTTCATGTTTAAACACCGAACTATGTGTTGGGCCACGATTGTCAAACCCTATGTTCATACAGTCCTGACACATATGATGACCGTTCCACCATTGTGCGCCGAAATGAACTGAGCTTTCCAGTGTTTCGTCACGTGGGAACGACATAGTTGGTTTTGATTCTTTACACCAATCACATGTACAGTTATCTTCAGTAAATACAACATCAGCCTTTTCGTTCAATTCTTTCTTAGTACATTCTGGGCAAATGCCCTGAGTACTATTTTGGAATATTAGACGCTTGCCGTGTATCTCTGAGTCAAACTGAACAGTGTTGAAGTTAGACTTCGAGCCACATTTGGTACATGAAAACCCACCAGTGAGTTTAAACTGTGCAATCTTTGCCCAGCGTATAAAGTCACGCTTTTCCGGAATTTCAATTTTAATCTGTCTCATCGTCTTTGCTACTCGTTGTGTTAGTATCTACTATTATACTAGATTTATTAAATTTGTCAAGTGAATTCAGATCACAAAGGAAGTTTTCTGGAGGATCTAAAAATTCTGGGTCATCACCCGTTAACACAGACATGGCAAATATCATTCCATTTGCCATGCCGTGCATGTACGGACTATGATCCCAATTACCGTCTTGGCATTGAACTTCTAGTAGGTCCTGGAGTACTGCTAAGTTTTTAATTTTGGACATTTTTCCCTTTCGTGAAATCCTGTCGCACAATAACCATTACAAAAATAAAGGCGCGGGTTACCCTCACGCCAGTATTTAGTATCGATGCGTTGCCCGTGTGCGCCGAGCACTACACCAATGTTCTTACCGCAAAATGCACACGTAACCATTAGTCCGAAGTAGGTGTTAACTTATCAATAGCATCTGCAAAGGCACCATCTTCAGTTAAACTAACCGCAGCTGATGCAACTAGACCGCCACTGCGATATGCTGTAGTAGTGCTGCTGAAGTTTGCATACGTATTCTCTGTACCGAATACTGTGTTAGATACATTTGCATTACGTGTGAAACCTAAGTTACCACCAATTGATTGTGCATTAAGGTCACCTGCTACGAAAATAAATTCCCATTTCTTTTTAAGTGAATCTACCATTTCCTTAACGTGTGAAGCATTGTACTGTGTGCTTGAGTTTTCATCGCCGTCTGTATGAATTAATACAATAGCTTTTTCTTTGTCAAGCATCTTAGTAAGAGTCTTGCCTATTGCATCGTTCATTGCAGTACAGCCCTGGATCTTAAATGTGTCACGGTTAAGTGGCTTAATGTTTTCAAGCTTAACTCTATCGTAAACCATTTCGTAACCGCTATCAAAAAGTACTAAGGTCATTTTAGCCTTGCCTTCAATTGATTGCTGCTCTTCTAAAAACTTGTTAAAGTTGCGGATAACCTCATCTTGTAGGCCGCCCATTGATGTTGATCTATCTAGTATACATATAATGTGTGTTGTTTTTGACATGTTTAATCCTCGTCGTTGAATTTCATTTTACGGCCGAGTTGCCATCCTTCTGGAATTTCATCAGTTGATCTGATCTTTTTACTTTGTTTTTCTTCCAGCGAATGTATCCAGCGTGTACCGAATTGCGAATTTCCTTCGCCTGCTTGGTGTACTGAATTAGCCGCGCCTATCGCCAGTTTTGCTCTGTCAGACATTCCTGTGCATTGCGTATAGGCTCTAGTAACATCGGAAGGATGGTATGCTGTTATGAGATCCGAATCATATAAAGAATTCACACTGTTAAATGTCGCTAGTACTTCTCCGGGTCCTGCTGCGGTAGTTGAAAAATTAATAGCAACTCCACCGTCTGGATAAGTATACTTTTTAAGTACAATGTTCCTTGGTCGCATATACGAGAATTGTGTTTTTAAACTCTCGTATATGCGACTTGACCTAATAGGATATCTTTTTGAATCGAGCATCATGTTTATTGCATATAGCATCTTTTCTAATGCGTTTCCTGTTAAGAACTTAGTAAGCAATACGTGGGCAATATAATGTTCTCTCAGTGTTAGTGAGGCAACATTAGTATTGGGTACAATTGAAGATGGAATATAATGGTGCAATTCGTATTCATCTAAATCTCTACTTTGGAATGAATTTTCAATAATCGCACAATAGATATCCAAATATCTATTTTCAATAATACCTGGTATTTGCTCAAGTAATTGTTTTTTAATGTTCATACTTTTATTTATCTACTATTGAACTAATCGAACTTTTTATCGTACCAAAGTCGAACCATTTCCTTATCCAAAATCACTTTCTTGTTTTACGTATAATAACTCGCACAACTGGTTCGAAAGTAACTGCGTCTGTGCTTGTAGAAATATCGGTTACTGTGTATTCAGCGTCTAGCTTGTCTTGTAAATCAGCAATTATTTCACGTACTTGATCAGACTGACTTTCGGGTGTTGGAGCAGTTGAAATCTTTTCCCTAACGTAGTCCGAAAGTATTAATTCTTTCTTAGCTAGCTTCTTCCAAACTTTTTCTTCGGGCTTCATGGCTTTCTAGTTAACCTCCACCATGTAGGCATTGCGTCTCGCTTGTGGTAAGCTGCATCCCATGCTTCTGCTGCATAGTACGTGCTGTCGTTGCCTTCGATTACGGTAGGACGAATAGGACGTTCAATCCAACATTCGCATATTCCATGTTCACTCCATTCACTGTGATAACCTAGGAATGGCTCTGCGCATATATAACCGCGCGTGTTTGACATTGGTTTTCCATCTGTGCCTGGATGAGAGCGATCAACATAACGCCATTTACAGGAGCAACAACATTGGCCCCATTGTTCAATTTGGCATTCTTCGCCCATTACTCATCAGCTCCAAATGTTTTGCGTCTTGCATCAAGCATGTCGCCTATGTCGCCGTCTAGCACAACCTTCTTATAAGACTGTTTAAGTCCAGACGCTTTATCAAGCACTTCATTACGTACTCCGTGATAATTGCGTATTGTTTCGTTTGATATTTGCCTTTCGGTATTACCTTGTTCGTTGTACCATGCAATAACTAGCTTGGCAAGTTTACTGAATGCTGAACGTTGGTTCTCAACACGACTGCGGCTTTCAGTGCCGTTAACAGTAATGCCACTTTCGATGTGTGTTATGCGGCAACAATTTTGATGTTTGTTCCTGTGCTGCCCGCCAGCACCTTGCCCGCTAAACCACTCCAGCTTAAAGTCTTTCTTAGTTAGATGTATTTCTTCGTTCATGTCGTTTATCCCAGTCGCTTTTCCAGCACCAGTGCTTTGTTAAATATACTTCTTGATTTTGAGTTTCGGGTTCTTCACCGGCAGCTACATGTCTTACTTCAGCCCTACCAATTGGATGGGCTATGTAGTAATGTACTTTCTCTCTGCGTTCGGTCATGCTGTTAAGGCCTTCCAAATTGCATCTCTTGCATTCTTCTTAACAAGCAAAAGAATACTAATGCCTACACTAAACGATACGAACGCAGAAGAGAAAGTCCACCATGTAGGGTTTAGAGAAGTGACGTATAACCATAAGTTAAAATAGCCTACAATTATATTAAGGCCCGCAGCATACATCATTGGTCTGAGGTTACTCGGTAACATCAGGCTTCCTACGATCTTCAGGATCTTTTTGTGCAAGTATTAGACATGCAGCTTGATTCTGTTCGCTAGGGTTATACAAGCATGATATCTCTAACGGGTCATAACCTTTCTCAACTAATTCCTTAATGATCAGATCCTCTCGGTGTCCTGCGTGTGATATAGTGGTTATCAGTATTACAAATGCAGTACCGATGCCACTCCACATTATAATCCAAAATTGCTCTGTTGAAATATCTTTAAAGAGTTTCATTTCTGCCTTTCACTTCTAAGTAGTTGTTAAGTAGACCAGTAATGTTTCCTGCGCCTACAGGGTTCGCGCTATGCACGTGGTATTCAAAATCTTTAGGAATAAACGCACCTTTATCATTAAGGTCACGCTCAACAAGCCATTTAGCTATATCGAATCCTGTTAGTTCATGCGCATCACCTAAGTCGTGGTCAAACGAAATAACTGATGGGCAACCGTTTTTACGAATGTACCCAACTGCTTCTGAGTACGATCGAACAACAACAAAGTCAGTATCAACTGGGTCTCTGATGTCATCGATGAAAAGTTTGTTCATATTAATTTCAGTAACTTTAGTTTCGCTAGAGTTGAAGCTGGATCTGTGTGTAGTATGCCTACGCCGCCGTGTTCTATCCATAGTTTAATGTTGCGGTCGTAATCATCTATTAACAAAGCTCCAGGATTCTTTTCAAGGAATTTGTATTTGTTCTTACCGCCTTCGATAGTGTTAACAACAATCGAATCATCCACGTATTCATGGAACCATCTACGTTTGTCATCACACGAAGTGGCAAGCTCCTTTGTTGGCAATGGTGCACCAGTAAGTACCTCAACAACTTCCGGACCGTGAATATCTAAAACTAGCTTAAACATTTCATAAGCATTTGGAAGTAGCTCCAGAGTATAATAAAACTCTGGAACTGTGTCGATCAGGTGCCAAAACTTATCTGTGGTACGATCCCAATAATGCATACCGCATTGTTCAACAATACCTTTTTCAAAGTTTGCCATTACACCATCTAAATCAAAATATATCTTTTTCATTATACCACCGGGTTAATTAATACGTCAGTGTAAACACCAACTAACCATTCGTTCCAGCTGTTAACATCTACCCTTGCAGGCAAGTCACTTACTAGTACCAACTCGTCAATTTCTTCAACAAGTGATTCAAGTACATCTGAAACTTCTGTTTTGTAATCACAGTCACCGTTCTTAACATTACGCAAGAACTCAGTTTCTGCAAGAGGGTACGCAAATGAGCCGTTCTTTAAGATCGAACGCAATTGGTAACCTGCACGTAACGCATGACTAACTGCCTTCCAGTCAACGCCTTCATTCTTTTCTGCAAGTAACGCACGAGCACCGTAACCAGCTAATGCCTTCTGAACACGATCTAAAACATATTCAGTAGTATTAGTATCTTGGTACTTCTTGCCGTTAACTTCGTAGAACCTGTTAACTACACCAGTCTTCTCTTGCGCCAGTTCGATCTTGTTAGCGTACTCGTTTTCAGGAAGCTTATCCCAAACGTCACTTAAAGGGTATTCGCCTTTAGGCATACCTTCTAAGAATTCAATTGAGTCACGCATTGCTGAAATACGAGAACCTTTAAGGCCGTACTTTGCTGCCTGTCGCTTAACGTAACCCATGTACGCTTTCAAGTTCTTAGTGTAGAACAGTTCGCGAATGCTAACAAGGTGTTCCCAAATCCAACCGTACTCTGGATCAATTTCGACTGCAACCAAATCAGGGTTAACATGCAACATATCTAATGCAACCGTTTCACCTTTGGTAGCAAGCTTAATGAACTCGGCCAGAGAGTACCAATCGTCATCAATGTCACCAGCACCGTTCTTGGAATTATCATCACCAGTTGAATGGCTGATGTTTTTCGCAGCGGTGCCCAAAAGCAACTCGTCCAATTCGGGCAAGTAGATACCTTTGTAGTCCATGTCTGAGTTTGGGGTGTTAAGGCCGTACATGTGAGAGCCAAAAACCATTCGTACAATCTTTTTCATTATGTGTTCCTATTGTTAATAATGCTAGTATAGCATTTAGAATGGTGGGTTGTCAAGTACTTTAAATTTCTTATCTTTCAGCACGTTAAAGGTTTGTTCGTGCTCTAGTGCTAGTTGTGCTTCATTTGCTACTTTTATAAGGAAATCCCTGATATCTGTGCGGTAATTTAGGATAAAGTTCATGTATGGCTTCCAGCCACCACATTCACAGTCTTCTGCAAAGTGCATGCCGTTTATCTCAATCATCCAAAGATCACTTTCCGTTTCATTTATGACTACATTATCATCGGTTTCAGCACGTTCTCTGAAATCTGCTGCCATTAGCCTATCTTCGTCGTCATTGTCAAAGTAATAAGAATTGATGCATACATGCTCACGACCGCAGTTACATTCTATTACAGCACTACCAGAGCGTGTAAAACACTCTTGAAAAGCACGATCTAAGTCTAGGTCTAAGATGTTCATAAGTCTGTAATCCATTTCCCACAGTGTGGGCAGTCGGGTGGAACTTCTCTATCAAGCTCGTCTCTTAGGTCTTCTAATTCGTCCTTGTACTGACAGTGGTGATCACGTCCGTCGTATTCGGTTGGCATATCTAGTACACGTTTACCAAGTTCAAGTAATGCTCCTTGGTCGCCTGCTATGCCCCAACTCTGTAATTCACTAAATGTAAAATGCTTGTAATCCATGGTGATCCTTTATCACCGAAAAAGCCCACACGAGGTGGGCTTTTTCTATTGCTGGTAAGTTAAATTACTTCTTAACTTTCATATCCAGTGCAAGGTCTTTAGCAGCCTTTACACCTAACATTTCGATAATGCTCATTGCTGCATTACCACCGTTAGTACCACTGGTACCCATTTGTACTTCAGCTACCCATTTCTGCTTACCAAATTCACGAGCGTAGTTCTCGTTAACTTTTACATAAGCATCAAGTTTCTGTTGTAACGCGCCATCAGCTTCGATAACTTGCTTCTTGTATGCTGCATCACCTTCACCACGTAAAGTTTGTTCCTTCTTGTAGTGAACCGCTGCTAGCTGCTTTTCAAGTGCTTCAAGTTTACCTTGTGCTGCAACATCAACTAACTGCTCAGCTTTGATAACTGCAACTTCAGCAACTCGCTGTGCAACAACAACCGCTTTCTGCTTGATAACTTCTTCTTCGTACTGTGCCTTCTTAACGTTAGCAAGACCTTGCTGCTCTGCTGTAATCGCATCCTGCTTCGCACGTTCTGCGTTAGCTTTAGAAGTGATGATAGCCATAGTAGCTTCACGCTTGTCACTGATCTGTTTCAAAGTTTTATCTTCGTAACCCCAGTCAACCATGTTAAAGCCAGACAGTGTGATACCGTACTGCTTCAGGTCGTTTGCAACATGTACTGGCACGCCATCTTTTGTTGCGATGATTGGAATGATCTTTTTAGTTTTCTTAACATTGTGGCACTCTTTCTTAAGTTCCTTAGTTAAGTTTTCACCTAAACAAAATTCCATACCAGCTTCAACAGTAGTGATTTCACTCTGTACAGTTGAGAACTTACCGTTGTTAAGCTGTGTCTTAGCACGTTGCGTATATGTACCACGATCCGTATAAGATTCTTCAGAGCTTACAAGACCAGCTGTGTGGTTCATAATTTCTTCAGTTGTATTCTTAACAATCTTGTGTGCTACACCAGCATTGCTTCGGAATTCCTTATGGATCTTAGCCATATCAACTTCAGTTGATGGTAGGCGGAAACGTGCAATACCAAATACTGTACCAGTACCACCATCTTGGTAACGTACTGCGATACCGTTCTGGTCAAGTGTTGCGCCTTCTGCGTTTTGTGACTTATCAAAGTCGAAAGTAATGATATCGTTGTAAACTTCTACGTTACCAAACCATTGCATGTATAAACCTGGGTCAAACTTGTATGACAGTGTTCCGTTTGGAAACTGGATAACAGTTCTGTGACCTGCGTCATTAATGCCAATTAGTAATGGTGATACCAATAGTGTAAGTACTAGGACTGCTATTGCTGTCACTGATTTCCAATTTAAGTTCATGTTATATCCTCTAGGTTGTGATGGTGGTTGAGTTGAGTCATTATCGCCTGCGCCACCGCCGCCTGCATTAATGTTTTCTTTCTTTGAAAAAAGGTTATTAAAAGTAGCTCCGATAAATGCCGCTGCTTTTGCTATATGATCTGCAATAACATCTTCCCACTGTATATCGCCGAAGCGATCTTTGTATTGATCAAAGTAGGCTTTGTTTTTGTTGTCATTGTCGTCTATGTTAGAACCATAACGGTTCTGATAGTCGTTTGTTTCGTTACGAATTTTGCGTAGCAATTCTTCGTATTCATCTGTGCCGCGGCTCATTACTTATCCGCCGTTGGTGCCGCTTTCTTTTTAGCAGGCGCTTTCTTTTTTGGTGCTGCTTTCTTCTTAGGAGCTGCCTTTTTAACAGGTGCTTTCTTAGGTGCTGGTGTTACTGCTTCTGTGCTAAGTACTACCGCTTTATCAGCAATTTCAGCTCTACGAGCTTTTAACTTAACTTTAGCATCAACAACATCTTCTTCAACATCTGCTTTAAACAGGTCCTTGTTAACTGCATTCAGTTCGTCGCGAAGCTCTTTACCTAGCTCTTCGCGTTCCTTATCTTTCTTGCTCTTTCCAAAAGCTTGCTGTATGATTACAACTATGCAACCAACAATGATCAAGCCTATTAGTAATTTTGCTAATCCCATCTGTTTTGTCTCCGAAATGTTTTATTTCTTAGTGTGTATATTATACTAGTTTCTAGGCCTGCGGTCAATTTTAATCTTACCGAATTTGCCCAAAATGACCATAAAAAAGCCACCTAAATGGGTGGCTTTTTATCTATCCTAGCTCTAGCTTACCACTTAAATGATACGCCTGTGCTGTGAATGTCGTTACCGACATTGATGCGGCCAATGCGACCGCAAGTATTTTCTTATTCAAATTAGTTCCTTTAGATTAGATTAGAGTTATAGTTCTTTAGTACAATGCGTATGTTATATTGTTTGGTAAGATTTGTCGACTATTCTGGCAACATTAAGAAATGAATTCGTAAAGCTTAACATTCTTTCGCCAAACATTGAACTTGCTCATTGGTACTTTAAAAGCTGTAGTCTTGCCTTTAGTTGATTGATGCACTGGTTTTATTCTAGCGACAACGTGCATGGAATCGTCACTGGAATCGTACTCAGCACTTACCAAACCATAAGCATATTTCGGTCCGAAGTACTTGGTAAAATGAAGTTGATGTTTGAGTGCTACATGATGAGCACTCAAACGATCATCAGAGTTAATAGGCATTGTGCTAGTGTCAGTCATTAAGCTTCTACAGCTTCTAGTGACTGTTCAACGTAGCTACGATCGCCTGTAAAGATAGGTATTTCTCTATCGATTCTAATTTCACGATTTGGAGCAGTTTCCAATTCACGACGTGTTACACAAGTGCCGCGCTTCTTCCACGTTTCGATATCGTTCCAATTAACACCGTGCGTAAGCATAAGCATATCTTGCACTTGACTAACATTTTTCCCATGTAGTTCTTTGTGGGAGAAGTAGTGCTGTGCCAACATGTTAATGCTGTTACGGGTTGCGTCCTGCTGGCGCCATACGAAGTAGTTAGTAACTTCTTCTTTTGGCAAGTTCCAAACACGCGCATCAAATAGAGCAGGAGCTGCTTCTTTAGTTGCGTCAGTTCCAACAAGGTGCGCAAAGGTTTGGTTGAAGTAAGCCGTTGCCATACTTGCTGCAACAGATACAATCTTCTGTACGTTGTTACCAAACCACTGATCAGTTGTTAACGTAGACCAATCGTTTAATAGGATTGAAATCTCGTCAGACTGGGTGTAGCCAAGAACAGCATTCTGGATATTCGCTACCAGTTTCTCAGTAGTAATGGCCATAGTTTGGTTCATTACATCGCTGAATGGATCCTGTTCCAGACTAGGATCAACATGCTTTAAGCATTTGGTCCAAGTGTGAAATGCCTTTCCATCAAGGCGGATTATTACTGGAGTTCGTTTCGTTAGGGTAGTTTTAGATACATGTTCGTATTCCTTCATTCGTGTTCCTAACGAATCTTTACTGTACTTTTGGCTCATGGCTCCCCCAGTTTTGGTGTACGTTTCTGTGACACGGTCTACATAATGTAATACCGTTTTCTAAATTTTCATCGATAATTTTGGGTTGTTTTAATAACCAATCTACCTTTTCTATTTTTGATAAATTATTTTTATCTATAAGTAGTTCTTTAATAATTGTTGCCAGTGGTACAATATGATGCACATCTAAATTTTTTGTTGCTAGGCAATGCTGGCATGTTTTATTGTCACGTTCCATGACTCGGTGAAACCAATTATAAAGACGTTGCGTACCAGACTTAACCATTTTGTTAACACCTGCTTTTCCGCCTTTCCAATTTGTTGCTTTTGGTCCGGTTCGGTTCTTCCAAATCTTCGCACGTTTAATTTTGGATGCAGTAGAAAAAGTTTTGCCGAACATGCCGTTATTGGAACCACTTGTATCCCTATTTTTGATTGCTTCGTAGTATGCTTCGCTCTTCATATTGTCTTGCCAAAATTCTTTGCTATTTTGTGGGCGTTTCGCGGCCCCAGCCTTTCTCGCACACTGCAAACATAAATCAATTTTACCTTCTTGCCGTCTTCTTGCAGTTTTAACATTCTTTAATTTCCGATCAAATATCGTCGGGCATTCATCGCATTGGACGGTTACTATATCGTTATTTGTTACTTTGTCTTTTGTAATAATCATAATATTATTTATGCTTATTTCATTCTATCACCTAGGCTATCTTTCTTCACGTGTGCCATCCCATTTTAAGTTTTAAATTGTTGAAAAAGTTCCAATCAATTGGCTGTACAAGGTTAATTGTACGCTTCTTGCAAGTAATTACAACCTTTCCTTCTCCAAAATCATCTAAGCGACGACCGTCTGCAAATATGTTGACTTTGCGATCCCAGCTAACAGTTATCTTATCCGAATCTGGAAAGATGATCGGACGCGATGTTAATGTATGTGGGAGCATTGGTACCACTTCCAAAACGCCGCTGTTTGGCGAAAGGATTGAACCACCTGCTGACAATGCAAGTCCTGTTGACCCAAACGGTGTAGAAATTACTATACCAGAACTTTTAGTTTCAAAGTACGAATCCTTGTCGCCGATTGATACCTTGAAGTCTGCTGCCGAACCATTTGCTGCTGGAACAAAATAGAAATCGTTTACAGCATCGTGACAGCCACGAAACTTTCTTCGAAAGTTAAGCAAAGGTAATTCGTAATTGGTTACCTTGTATTCTGCAATATCGTCTTCTGTAATTAAATCGTAAATTAGTCTATCTAACTTACCTGTTAATTGCGCACCTGTCGTTGCTACGTCTGGTACTAAGTACCCAAGGTTGCCGTAGTTAAACCCTGTAACAAATGCACGACTTTCAGCGGCAAGATGTATAGCTGACAGCATAGTACCGTCACCACCTAATGCAAGTATTAACGTGCTGGCATCAATTTCATCAGTGTCGCGAATAATGTATAAGTCGCGCTTACGAATAATGTCGCCAACTTCAACTAATAGCGAATCGCTAATGCCATTATCACCCGGACGGGTGCGTATGTAAACATTCTTAATCATTACTTAATCCAAACCCCTGAAAGGTATAGTACTCGTGTGAAGCACACCAATAAAAGATATATCATGCCACCTATTGCTACTGCGATGTTCGGCGTTCCTGCTGCAATGATCCCAGGTATAACAAGTCCAAAGAATAAAAGGAAGCGTAGTGGTTCTTTCATACCATCGTACTTCTTGTTCCAACGGTACAGAAAATTGTGTTTAACTTTAGCTTCATTTGCCATCGTCGTCTTCCTCTTCGCTACGTCTGTAAATTTCGTCTATCTGTCTGCCTAGTTCTTTTGCTACTGCATCAGTGCCGAACTGTGCGATACTGCTCTGCAACCTTTTTGCTGCTTCTATAACATCCGGGTTAGCTTTGCCTTCTGTTATAATCTCGCCGTTAGCTTTAATAGTAATAGATGAAGCGTTTCCATCCTGGTCTGTCATACGAACGACAGCGTCTGGCTTTTCGAAGTTTTGTTCTTTAGCTTGATCGAACAAACGTTTAAACTCTTTCTGGCGTTCAGTTTGTTCGGGCTCATCACTCTCCCGTTGAACAGCTGGTGTCTCACGTTTGAACATTCCAAACAAGTCCATAATCAGAAACGATACTGAAAATGCAAGTGGAATAGCACCGCCCGGAAAGGTGTCGGAGGTCCAGTGTATAATCCATAAAGCAATACACGATCCAAATATAACGTTATAGCTTTTCATATTAATTCCTTATCTTTTTAATCGGGCTACTGTGTTTTTCAATTGTTGAACTTCACTCTTTGCTTTACGCACATCGCGTTCAGCTTGATCAAGACGTTTACTCAACGGACGTACAGCATTATTAATTAATGCTAAAATTCTTTGTTCTTCTTTTGTTATCATTTTTGGGTTCCTGGGTTGTACCACATCATCTCCCAGTACGGATAACCGTTGCTGGCGTTACAATAATCTGTTACTTTTAATAATACAATATCCGGACATTCAGTCCAATCACGCATGAATGCTTCAATTGCTTTTGGATCGCGATCAGTCCAGTACTGGCCTTCGTTGCCAAAGTGCTTTCGCATTAGGCTGTTACACCTGGTCCAACTGGTCATTATTTTATCTGTGTCAGTATAACATAGTTTATCGTTTGCAAGTTTAGCCCAAGCTAATGTTTTATCATCTGCTTGCCACTGTACATGCGGACTATAGCTATACGGATGTTCATGCTTAGATCGTTCAACCGCGTTACCGTAAGCGTCAGTATTAATCTGGACGCCTTCACTATAACGATATACTGCACCTGCTATATTGTACATTGTCTGCATGATATTCCTATTGTGCTAATCTAAATTTGCCCAAACGCTGCATCAACTCAACTTCCCATTCATTGTATTGGACCTCTGCTGGAGAGCCCTCAAGAACAAGAATTCGTTCACGTTTAAACAGTTGAAATTCATCAGATCGCTTGTCGCGTCCAACCTTTCTCATTGCATTGCAACCTTCGTAAATCTTAGGTGGAAGGATGATACCAAAACAAGTAGCAGCACCACAAAGTGCTTCGTCACTTTCATGGAAGATTCCAAATGGGTACGGTGAGTAACCATCATACACTTCGCTTAATCTTGTAACGCCTGGCGCGCCAAGTGTGCCTTCAAAGAAAGCTTCAAGCTCATGGATGTTTTCACCGTAGCCTGCATTAAGCAGTATCATCGTCTTGTGGTTATCGGCCCAATCGTATAACATGTCATACTGACCGCTAGAGTCATCGTTGAAACCTGGGCTGTACTTTACGAACATTTCAGATATAACGTGACCGGATTGTATGCCTTGCTGTATGCTTGACAGGTACATGTTACCGAAAAAATATGCTCTCATTCTATACTCCGAAATATGCCATTAGGCCAAAACCTAATGCGCCGATTGCTATTACTATTGTAAACCAACCTATCCAGTCTACTAACGTGTAGTTCTCAATGTCTGGTAGTAACTTCATTACCATCTCATCTTAGCTTCGAATACTATACCACCGTCTTCTGTAGCACGTACATCGTATTCTATGTCGCTTTTAAATTCATATTGTATTGCTTTATCGTAAAAGTGGAAACCACTGTCTTTGATAAGCAATACAGAATTCTCTAATTCAAATGTTTCGCCATCGTATACTTTAGCAACTCCATAAGCTCCTGTGTATCCTATTAGGAGTATAATTGCAAGACCAACCATTACTTTAAATAATCCGTCTATAAATCTGATACCCATGTTATTTTCCTTGTAGTTCGCTATTGGCCCATTCTTTGAATGTCCAGGAGTTAATAAATTCATCGCCTACATCGAGGCTAACAAAGTCTTTACCTTGCATACCTTGTTCACTGTAACCAACGTCAACATCGTTAAGCTCGAGTACCTCGAGACATCCACGTAAATCATCCATAAACTGATCGTCTGTGTAAATTAGTCCGTCCTCATTGACGTCCCAAGTTGCGGTATCAAAGTACACGCGCAATTCACCATACTGCTCGTCCATTGACGAGATATCAAGTTTAATTTTAGTTGCCTGCACTTCTTTGCAAACGTCCGACCAGTATCCAGTACCGTCTGTGTTAAGAATAAAATTAAACTTCATTTCTCGTACGTCGTGATGCATGTTATTCGCCTTTAAATTTTAATGCTTGTAACCTGTAAAATTCGTCTGTAAGCTCTGTTATGTTTTCGTCGCTTACGCCTTTGCTCCAAAAGAACTTTTCAACTTGATCACGTTCTTTGCAGTTTACGTGGTCCATTGCCATTAACTGGCAGAACGCTTCCCTGCGGCTAATTGATTGTGATGCTGATATCTGTGCAACTTCACGATCCAGTTCTACCATTGCGAGCATTTCGCGTTGGTTAGCTACGGGAGAATACATATCCTGTATAATATCAGGTATGGCATCTTCTACAGCTTCGCATATGTCGCATACTGCCTCATTGGCTGTTTCGTTCTCGCCAGTGAAGATCTGGCGTAGTGTGCTAAGTAACTTCATATTAGTTTCCTCGTGTTGCACTCTACTTATCTCCATAATCCTACCATCCTAAAGATCAATACCAAGCAATGCGACATAAAGCTAATTGGGCCTAATGCTAATGCAAGTACTGAACCAACAACACTTGAAAAAGTGCTGCCTGTGCTGTACACAAGGTACAATGTACCAAAGCCAGCTACGTACCAACCAAGGATTAACTGCCATACACTTACAAGATCCCGGTTAAGAATAATGTTGTATTCCATTGGGGTTATAGCTGTACCAACAACAAATGCAAATAATGAAAGTAAAAATGAAATAGCTGACAGACCTTGATTTTCATCTGCGTTTGGATTGTGATGTGTTTCAATCATTACGTGCTTCCTCTTCTAGTTGTTTAGCTCTTTCATTGAATGCTGCTACTGCTTCGTCAACTTCGTCGCCATTATAGCAAACTTTAGCACCAGACAATACTCTAATATTACCAAAACCATTTGCTTCAATTGTAACATGTCTAATAGACATCTTGCCTTCTATCATTCTAAATGAAACAGAACGATATTTTGATTTTTCAAGCAACATGCTTGCTTTAAGTTCTTCAACGTTCATTCTGCATCTTTAAAATATGGTTGTTCTTTAATTGCTTCAATTGCAAGTCTGCGAGTACGCATCCAAACTTGAAGCTCTTTGCAATTCACCGGCCCAATCATTTCAGCTATTTCATTTACCTCAGCAAATATAGCATCGAGGTCATTTTGATCTAATTCGTACTTGTCAACTATGTTAGCAAGTCTTGGATCAGTAATTTTAAATTCCATTAAATTACTGCCTCAACAGTTAGGTAACCATATGGAAGGTTAAACGTGTATTCAAAATAACCATCATCCATGTATTCGTTATCCTCTGCATCACGTAACCAACGTAGAGCAGTTTCACGATCACCTGCGCCTGCTGCCTGTAGCTCAACAAGCTTACTTTCAAATTGTTTAACGCAAAGCTCTTGAGCAGCTTTTGATTCTAAATACGCTTGTTCAGCAGCCTTACATAAATCATCATACGCAACTTCTAATTCATTGAATGTCATGTTACGTGTATCAGGACACATACTGCGAGTTCCGTATGCTTCCTTGGCCAGGTTGGACATTACAGCTTCCATCTCCCAACGCTTGAAATCTTCGATAGTGTGGATGCCTTGCTCATTCCACCATTCGAATGATTCAGCTAACATACCGATAAAAGTACCGGGGTTAGCATCCATCTCAGCTTGTGATTTAGCGTTCTCTGCTTTAATGAAATCGATAAGTTCTATCATGGTAGTTCCTACTGGTACGTTGGTACGATAAAAATGTTTTGGTAGCCTGAGTCTAAATTTGCAGCTCTTGTATAAGCTGGAAACCACTCAGTACGCAAAGCAAGTCTAATAGACTTTTTGCCTGGTGCAACTAACACACCATCTTCTTCTACCATTCCAATCTCTTTAAGGGCAGCAACCAATTCGTTCATTAGCGTATCGGTTTGTTCGTTATGTGCATTGGTAACAGTTAGAGGACCGTAACAGGCAGCGTATATACCTCTAACACGCTTACCAGCTCCATCTGTGTAGCACTTGCTAGTATTATGCATGTAACTACCTGAGCTTAGTTTAACAAAGCTTAAACCTTTGCCCTTTAAAACTACTGCTATGTCTGCCTTTGTAACCATTGCATCTACCCTTTATCTAACTATGTACTAATTATACGGGGTTCGAGCACAAAGGTCTACCTTTTTCTACTCTTTTTGCCCTTTATAAATCAACGACTTACAAATTAATTGCAACCTTTTAGAATCAATGACTTACGTTCGTAACAAAATCAATGACTTAGCTCAGGGCTAGACGCAATTTAAGCGTCTCTAAGCGGTTTAGGTGGTTTCTGGGGTATTTGGTGCTGTTTGAGATGAATGCTGCTTATACTGGGGTTCTGTACATGGTATCGCCGTAGTACTGGAAGTCCTTATTGCGTCCTTTGTTCTCTACGAACCCAAAACGTTTGTAAAACTGCACCAATCTGCTGCGAGATGTTGTGCCGTGTTTATCGTCCCTTTGTCCCGGAGTTAGCACTATTACCTTATTGACCTTATCAGCGTACTGTATCAGCTCGTTCATTACAGCACTGCCTACACCTTGCTTGCGATTAGCCTTAGGCACTTCAATCATGCTTAATGTTATAGTGTCTGCATTCTCGTACGCCATAAATGAATTAAGTTCGTACTTCTTTTCAATTTGAGTTGCTAGTGCTGATACGTCTTCTGTAAGTTGATAGCCTCGCACGACTATTCTCCTGCGAATGCTTGCTTAACTATGCTCACACCTTTAGCGATCTTGTCACGCAATTCCTGGACTTTAGCTAGCTCTGCGGGTGTAGTAGCTTTGTCTAATTTAGCTCCACGTCCTGCTTTGTCAGCTTTGTCTAAGTAGTGCTTCAGGTATGTATCAATCAGCTCTTGTGCGTTATTGTAATCTTTAAGAACATGCTTTCCATAAAGACCATTAAGTTCAAAGCTCTTAGCTAGTCCTTTAACTGTATGCACAAGGTCTGTGATCTGTACGCTTGCTGTCTTTAGTCCTGGATACTGCTGAAGCTCGGGATCTACTTGCATGCCACTTGAGTCGCCATTGTTCACTGCTTCGTAAACAAACTTTAGAATGTCAAGTCCGAAGTTTTCGATGTCGCTTGTAACTTCAATGACTTGGTCTGGCTTACGACCTTTCTGGAAGTTAATAGGCTCACCGTTTTTAATTTTCATTAATACAGCTGATTGCAAACTCATGTTAATTACTTCACCTAGTGTAGAATATAAGTTGCCTGTAATCAAACCCTTTATACCTTGCATAGGTGTCTTGCGCCATCTATCCCATTTAGCTAAACGCTGCACGGTCCACAACATATCAACCTGCACATATACATCATCACTTAGTTTAAAAATTGGATGACCGTTAGTAGGCTTGCCTTTGTCGTAAATGTAGTCTGGTTTTGCTGTAGCGATAAATTGATCTATTAGCTCATTATAGTGTTTGGTAATTTGGAATGACGACTTACCTTCAATGTCAGGTGCAATCATCTGCATATCAATATCACCGTACTCTGTTTCCGGCTCGTCAACATTAACGTAAGCCGTACTACCTAGTGGATGACCCATCTTAACTGGATCAATTCCTTGTGAATACAGGTACTTGTTAAGACCGTTAACGAATACTTCAACAGTCCTAAGAGCTGCTTTCACAATCTCTGGGTTAAGTTTTGTTTTTTGGGTAATCACGTCCTCCCAGCCGCCCTCGTTTAAAATAAATTCATTTGCCCTCATTTTTTCACCTTTCCTAATTTCCATCCTGTAGGTTGTTCACCCTTAACAAAAAATTTTGTAATTATTCCGTTGTTATAGCCGCATTTACCTGTGTTGCCTGGCGTATGCCCTTTAAGACTTTTTGATATTTTCTGTCTTGTTTTGTCAGACACTGAGTGACCCAATGTAATAGTTCGCATTATTTCTTTCGTAGCATCTGACATTTTCGGACGATCGAAGTGTCGCTTGCCTCTGTTGGCTTTCCCTATTTTCTGTTTAGTTTCTTCAGTTTGTGGATGTGATATTCCTTTGCTTGAAATCGACATTTTTAATTTAGATTCGTCTGACCACTTGCACCCTTTATTCCAGCTTGGTTTGCCGTATGCAGGATTATTTTCTCCCATTTTAGCTTTGGATATTTTTTCTTTTGTTTCAGCTGATGCTTTGCGTCCGTTTATTGATAGGATTAACGATTCTTTGATGTATTTGTCGCCACGAAGTTTATGTATGGTCCAATGATCATCTGGATGCAATGCTATTAAATTAGATGGGTGATGAATACGTGGATCGTTTTTATCATTGAATAAGCACTTTGGCTTTATGTGATGTACATGATAACCTTCCGGTATTGAATACTCAGGATAGAACTGCTGCCAGTATAATTTTAAATTCTTTCTGTAATCTTTAGAATAGGTCATTTCTCGTCCTTTAATTCTACAGCATCAAATGCTTTGGTATCTTTGCCCGGAAAATAGATATTATCCATTGAAACAATAATTCTATTTCCGTTGATTTTTATAATCGTGCCAGGACGAATCGGGGTTATAACTCTGTCCCCTACTTTAAAGTTATGATCTTTTCTTACATACCGTGGTGGATGTTTAAGTGCTGGATGGGTGTGTCCTACGTTATCGTCGACCCATTTACCACCTTCATTTAAGTTTTTTAATTGTGATTGGGCTTTACGTAATCGTTTGACTTCTGGACCGGACAACCCGTCTGATTTCTTTAAGGCTGTTAAGTAACCTATTAAATCTTTAAGCTTACTAGCTTCGTTCTCTACTATAAATTCTTGTGCTCGCATAGATATATTTATCGGTTTACTTTAGGGTTTAAAATTTGAGGAATATCTCCTCTATGTGTCTGCTATCGTCACATGCATATATTTCAGCGTGTTCGCTTCCTAAAGGAACTCGTAGTACTAAATCCTTTTTGGTTGCCACAATACCGTATATACCCCTTGACTTCTCGCCAGGTTCTAAACGCTTGCCTCGTATGAAATGTGCTTGTCTAAGCTCGTACCCAGTTGTAGAATCTACTATAAGGGTAGCTAGTGACTTTGAAAATGTGGCCCTGTGGATACGGTTGGTATCAGGGTCGATGATGCAGTAGACTATTGATGAGTCTTTACATGAACATAATTTAGCGTTCTAAGTCATTGGTTTATCTCCTTTGTTAATCCAGTGTTTCAATTTTTGTGCGTCTAATTCGCTTTCGTCTTTAGCAACGATATAGCCGTGTTGTTCTAACATTGCTCTTGCTTCTTTGATCTTTTTCTGTATCATGTCGTCGCGTCGCATATCTTGTAATCGATCAGCCCAGTTTATAAACGTTGCAGGATCTAATTTAAAATTAGGATCAGTTCGTTCAAGGTATTCAATAAGATTTGCTACAAGCTTATCTTGTTCCTCTAAACGCTTTCTGATATCTTCTAATTCGTCCATTTAAAATCCGAATATAATTTGGTACGAGATCAATAACGTTGTTATGTGTATAGCTTGATCAAAGCCAATGGTTACAAAGAACCAATGTACTTTCTTCTCAGCCCAAAGCTTTGAAGTGATACGCGATGTACACCAATCAGTTATAAAGTGAGCAATACCGTTTATAAGTGCAAAGTACCATCCTAGCCATAGGAAGAATGGAAGACTGTATGCAGCAATATGAAGGCCAAGCCACTTATTGCTTGAGCTTTTCTTAGTAGCCATACTGTCGGACTGTAGTATAAAGTCAGCGAAGAAGTGCATCCAAACTAAAATGATTGCAGGATGCATCAAATATACAGTAATGAAATTCCAAATTGCATCAAACGTTTCTAACATATTATACCTTTAAATAATGACAGACTTTAATCTATTGTTATCACGCATACAACCCACACCACTCCGAAGAGAAGGACCTAATCCTACGGTAGGAGCTTCGCGATCTGTCGTGAGCTCGATTGCCAAGTACTGTACGGTCTGAGTCTAATGCTTTGTATGCTACGCTTGCAACGCCTGCACATTAGTCTCGGATAACCACCCTTCCTCGTTTGTCAAATACACCTTCAGCCTTTACGCTGTGGATGCCGAGTTTAACAGTACAAATTTATTTATGCAGGCATTCCACCTGCTTGCTGGTTTGAGCCACGGCGGTCCCGGCTTCGGACTTCCCCATTCCTTACGGCGCACTTACAGTTTCATAGCTCAAGGGCCTTTGCTCCACTGCTTGCGTTCTTTGGTCCACAGACAATCATTTATGTGTCTTAACCGGGTTCTTAGCTATGTTTTCAATTTAGCCGTTTCGTCTCCACTATATAGGCATTCGGGCACATAAACGTATTACAAGTACATAATAACACCAAAATTTTAGCGTGTCTAGAGCTTTTGGTTAAATACCATTATGGGAATTAAAATTTATATTTACTTAATCATATTTGCATTGCTTGCATCAGCAGTCGGTGGAGCCGTTTGGTACTACAAATGGTCACAAGCTGAAATCAAAGTGCTTACCGCAAACAATGTGAAGCTTAACTTAGCAGTGGATACTCAAAAAGAAACCATTGCTACTATGGAAAAGGATGCACTTCTTCAAATTGATATTCTTGCAGAAGTTAATGTAGAGTTTGAAGTTGCTCGTAGCGAAAACAATGCATTACGAAAGAAGCTTGCAAAGCACAACATATCTTACCTTGCTTCCAAGAAGCCTAAAACAGTGGGCAAGATACTTACCAAAGCTACAAACAATGCCGAACGTTGTTTTGAAATATTAAGTGGTTCACCGTTAACAGAAGCGGAGAAAGCTGCAACTAAAAAGAGTCAAGCTAACAACGAATGCCCATCTCTTGCTAATCCAAACTATGTGGTGAAACCATGAAACTTATATTAATTGCATTCCTAACAATTACCCTAACAGGCTGTTCTTGGTTTAATACAAAACCTATTGTAATACATTCCAAGCCAGTAGACCGAATCCCTTTGATACTGCCAAATGTAGATCGTTTGTATAAGCGTGAAACAAAATGGATTGTAATTACACCTGACAATGCAGACGAAGTATTTGCATCGTTAAGAAAGTCAGGCTTACCAATTGCAATCATTGGTGTAACTGGAGAAGGGTACAAAATCTTAGGCGCTAGCAATGGCGATAAGATGCAACTCATCAAACAGCTTCAATCACAAATCAACGCATACAAGAAGTACTACATTGCAGTTGAAGAGCGTGACGAAGCCCACAATATAAAAGCCGAAGAAGAAGCCAAGTCCGTTAAATAGCCAAAATCCTATAAATACTTGTAGATGTTTTATGGGAGTTTAACATGGAAAATAAAGAAAAGTGGCTTACCCTAGCCGAGGTTTCTGACTCACTCAGAATAGTTCCTCGCGCCGTTTTAATAGCAGTTCTGTGGTTTGCAGGAATGTACATTTATAATATTTCAACTTGGTACATGGCGCTACCAGCACTTGAGCGAACAGTAGAAGTAAGTGGATTTGCTGGCGTTACTATCCCAGCAGTATTTGGTCTTGCAGGCAAGATGATTGATTGGTATTTAAAGACTGGTCGTTCTTGGAAAGAAGATAGCGAATAATAACGCACTCAAAGAAAAAGGACCTAAGTCCTTTTTATAACTTTTGTCCTTTTTGTTGTACTTTGTCTTATCTTTGTGTGTTGCTGGCCTATTGTATGTTTCCATAGTCCTTGCAACAGGATTCTTAATCCTACGCTTCTTAGCCATAATAGTCTCCTAATTGTGATTTATAATCTTCATACGCTTTGCGTTCTTGCATTGTTTTAGCGTCTTCTGTCCAACCATTTCTTCTTGGGTTTCCGCACATATAACAACTACATGGAGTAGGCGTATTAACTACTCCACCTGCTACCCTTGGTGGCATATAATTAATTTCTCCGGCCTCTGCAGGGGTTCTGCCTGCCCATGCACATATATGTCCGTAGCCCCAATGGAACTGACGTTTTACTTTTAGACGTGCTCTGTCGTGACGACGCTGAGCTCTAGAGTGCTTTTCTATCATATTATAATCTCCTTTGTTGCGCCTACCTAGCTAATAGATAGGCTAGATAGGCTTGATTATAGTATTCACACTCTCTCCTTTTTGTTTGGGTCTAATTCTGTACATCTTTCTAAATTGTCTCTGTTCTTTCGTTTGTTGTAACTTATCGTTGCACAATTAACACATAAGAATTTTTGTTTACCTTTCACAGTGTGACCAAAGCCACCCGATACAATTGTGTGGCAAGTGTTACACCACGGATAATGTCCTAATGCATTCATCCACAACCTATAAGGAAGTGTTAACAAGTTGGATATTATTCGTCTCATTATGAACGTTGTTGACGTTCTAATTCTTTAATCTGAGCAGCAATTTTATCTGCTGCCGCGTAACTGCGTACTGCACTAGATCTGTTATTTTGTGCAACCATTTCTGCTCTGTACGCACTTTGCAATTCTGCAATTTTAACTTGTATCATTGGGTCTGAGCCTTCCATTGTACGATCGTGATACGTCTGTACCTTATCGTCTTTATGTGGTAACGCAAAGCGCCACGTTTCAGTAATGTTGCCACGACGTCCATCGTCAGATACATTCCATTCAACATCATTAAATGATCCTGATAAAACTTTACCTACCGAAGGGGAATTAATTACTTCGCTCTTCATTCCAGCGTCTTTGATATTTAATTTAGTATTCTCAAGTCCTGCAGATGGTTGTATTTTAACAACCACCATATGAGATCCTGCTGTGTTGTACGCTTCGACTTTGCCGTAGCGATCAAATGCCATCCAAGCACCGGTGGCTTTGAAGAACTCGTAAATTTCTGGATGATTTTTCTTAACATCATCTACAGTTTTATCGTCGCCTTCAAATATAAATTCTGTTGATTTCATTCTACCTACCTACCTTTAATTAGTAGTATTTATGATTGATCGGGGTCTGTCTCGCCTTCGTATTCGTCGTACTGTTCGTACTGTTCGTCAGCCCAATCAATTGGACTTGGTGTTGGATATACAAGCTGTGATGTTAAATGACCACGCTCTTCGGTTATTACTGCTTTTGGTTCTGGGACTTTCATTGACTCTGGGACAAAGCGCATTTCTCACCTTTAAGTGTTATGACTTATGATTAGGCTGTTGCCTAACAGGACCATCAATAATATATATCTAAGAAAACAATAATACAGCAAAAATGTACTCAAAGTCAACCTATATTTTTTCTATATTCCAAGCGTGATATCCTAGGTTATTTCCCTTTGGTGTATCAATACGGACATAATATCCAATGGGCTTACCGCTGCCAACTTCTGTCATATCCGTTACATCGTGCGGGTCAACCACAACACATTCGCCTAATTCTTTTTGGTGCTTAACAATAACTTTATCGCCCTTGCTTAACATCTACTTTCTCCAAACGTTCATATTCTACTATTGAAAGAGTGTTGCGCACAAATTCGCGGAACTCCTCTGCGGTTATATTTTTATTGTCAACGTTTGCTTCTAACGTCCTCATAAAATGTTCTGCTGGTACTGGCCTGCTCATGATTTAATCCACCGTACTAACCTAATCATTCCGTACCCAACACAACCAGCACCGAGTACAGCTAACAAAAATACCGTAAATGCAATTGTAAGTTCAATCATAAAGCGACTCCATACATGCAATTTGACTTGTGAAAGTTTCACCACAGCGGTTACTACCATTTGGAAAGTATGCCCAACCACCCGGCACTTCTTTTATCTTGCCAACTACTGTGTTGTCCAGTTTGACTTTGATAATACTTTCATGCTCGAATTTTATATCACTCATTGTTTGTTTCCTTTAGTTTCTTAAAGACATAATCTTTAGGATCAGCTGTTGCATTAATTTCATTAAGCTTCCTCCAACATTCTAAATGTTACTTCTTCGTCTGTTATGATGTATCCGGAATCCAAAAGGATTTTGTTTCTTTCATCGTTAGTTAATTGTAACCAACTCTCAACATGTGTCCAAGTACCAAAGCTGTCAGCTGGCGCACACGCTACAAGCCATTTCATCATCTCTACTATTGATCTCCAATCATTGGCAGGATGTGTGTTTCGTGCTGCACCAGCCATATCATTAGCAAAACATGCAGAATGGAAGCTGCCCGGAGGGAAGCCGCAGATAACATAATTGTATAACTCTTGCATCCACTCATCATTCACAGGCCAGGTATAAAACGTTTTGAAAAAGCCTGATGCTTTGAGTCTGTCTGATTTACTAATATTACCCATTATGTTGTCCTGACAGCATTGTCATCATCTTCATGTATTCTTGATTCGCTTTGCTGAATATCGGTACCTCAAGCAATGCGTCCTGAGATTCTGCGTCTTCGGCTATTATCGCTAGTATTCTCTTTTTATACATTGTTGATAAAATTGGTATCAACAATGTATACATGAATGGTATAAAAATTAAGAACATTAAAAACAAGAACCATTCTTTAAAAGTCTTGTAATCCAATTCAAAAGCCGGAGCAACTACTGTATATGTCAATCCAAGCCACATCTCTTTAAACGCGAAAGAATATGTAAGACCTTCGATAATTTGTGGCTTTACATTATAAAACATCTTAGGTCCCATTATTTAGATCCTTGTAAATGTTCGATGAGTTTCTCTTTAAATTTCTGGAAACCATCTGCAAATTTATAATCTTCGCTAAGTGCTGCACCAAGTCCGTACAGTATATCGTCAATTAGCATTTCATCTGGATACTTCTCGTACCCGTGTTGGTTGTTATACGTGCCAACATAATCCTGCAAGCTTGCAACAACTTCTTCCATTGTTGGTAACGGTGATTGACCGTTAAGCCTGCGCCATGTATTTTCTTTTGCCCTGTTCATTATTCTGCATCCGGAATATGTATACGTGCAACTGTAAACTCTTCTTGACAGCGAGCACATTCACCAACTACTCTAGCATGGACACGACCAATACCATCAGTAGCACCAATCTTAACTTTAGCATATTCTTCGCCAGGTGAGTACAAACCCTTAGCGGCGTATACTGGTGGCTTATGGCCAAATACTTTACACAGTATGTTCATCACGTTCCTTTTTAAGTTTAGCTAAGTCTCTCTGCTCTTGCTCTTTAACCAACTTTATTGCATTCATAGTAGAACGAATTAATTTAGCTTTTGACTTATTGCCAGTTAATTCGTGATACGTTAATTGGTGCTCAAGCGTCATGTGCTTCTTCTCTCTGACGTGCAATGTAATGGAATGGACGTTCGAACCTGCCATCTGCATTACGGTAAACAGAAATGTACATATTCTGTCCAAAGCTATCTGTTGCATGATACGAAACAGTTTCACCATTTGGTATCTCACTGGATGTATTATCCCACGTACCAGTTAGACCTTCTGAAGCAAGTGCTTCGTCAAGTGCATCGAACCAATTTTGTTTAGAAACTATCATCGTCATCCTCGTCGTCTTCTATTAGTATTTCAGCTGAGCCTGTTTCAGTACAGAATTCAACATAAATGTTTTCATCGTCTGACTTCAGGAACTTGTTAATTAAACCACGCATAACATCACGTTGTTCGTCTGTTATATGTTCTTCAAACAAATCGTTTGAATAAACTGCTTCGGGCTTTTTAAACGATGCAATAAATTTCATTGCGCCTCCGCTCTAGCTTTATGATCTAATAGAGCTTCGTTCTTTAATCTTTGCAGCACATTAGTTCGTCCTGCAATTGGTGCTCCGGTGCGGCTTAGTTTAACACCGTTTATAGAAAGTAGTCTTACTTCGTTGCCATCGCTAACGACATATTCTACTGTCTGTCGTCTGCTAGCCATTATAGTTTCAAATGTATTAAACATATTAGCCTACCTTCTTTTTACAGTTTTGGTAATAACCAGCTGCTGCATGACGATCACAATTCATAACATCAGCTAATACGGTAATCATCTCTTGACGAGTAATGTCTGACTTCAATTCTTTTGCTGCTTGGTACGCGGTAACAGCGGTAGCAATTTTAGTACCTGCTTTAGGAGCTGCCGCCTTTTTAGCTGGAACATGCACTTCAGTCTTCTTACCTGAATATGATGTTACGGTTTTTGTATGACCTTTAGGAGCTGCCTTAGCTGGTGCAGCTTTAGGAGTCATAAACTCTGGAGTTTTATGGTCCATTGCTTCCGCAGTAGTCATCTTACCTAATGCTTCTTTGTGTACTAACTTAGCACCTTTGCACTTGTTATGTGAATAATTTGCGCGTCCACGTAACATCTTGTTATGGCGAACTGAGCTAAGAACAATCTCTTGACCACAACCTTCACATACATAAATGTGTTTCGCTTTTGGCATTGCTACCTTGCTCACATCCATTGCATGAGTGCGATCTGGGTTAACACCAATCGCTTGCATAACCTTCTTCCAGTAGTAACCATGTGCTGAATTGCGACCTGGGCCACGACCGTAAATATGTTCTTTTAGTAAATGAGCAACTTCATGTGGGATAACTTGGTTCATGTATTCGTCCCAGTTATCAACCATAAGACCTGCGTTGAAATTCAACTCCATTTGTGCGTACCATGCAGTGCCACCACATGTGCCACGCTTATCAAATTTAACATAAGGACCTTCAAGATCAGTACCAAGTACTTCATTACCTAGTGCAACAAAGTGATCAACTCTTTCGTATACTTCGCTTTTTTGTGCTAATGTCAACATGTATTGTACCTTTGCTCGTTATCTAACTGTTATATACATTATATGATTTTATAGCCGAAAGGTCAACCTTTTTAGGAAAATACATCCTTAAGGATTTCAAGAGGTTAGCAGTTTTTGTGAAAAAAGATTATCCTACTGTAAAATCAATGACTTAGCAGAATAGTGAAAATCAATGACTTACGTCACCTTTGTAAGCTATTCGTTGATCAGTTCCAGATATCTGTCAAAACTAGGGTACATTCTGATCATTGTTGCTAGCTGTTCGCTATATATTGTGATTTGCGATGCTGAGTAATCAGCATAGAACGGAGTCCTTAGCTTAACCAAACGTTTAAGCCCTGCTCCTGTGTTGCTTAGTGTACAATCAAAGGTAAATGGTTTTAGCACTATCCCAACTGCCGCATTGCCTGCGCTGGTTAAACGTGCTGATTGATTGTTACCGTAGTCGCGCCACCACCATACTTTGAGAGCGTATTCAAAACTAATGTTTACACCTAATTCTTCGAGTACGGCTGCGGTGATGGCCTTCTTGTCCATTACGGATAGACAGTGTCGCCTGCGGTTAACTTAACAACACTGAAGTCTTCCGTTTGGAATTGCCTGTTAAGTTTCTTGGCAAGGTTGATTGCGTGTCCTGGGTTACTAAACGAAACCTTCTTGTACTTAGGACCAGGATATTGGATAAGCATGTTCTGCGTTTTTATATTAATTGGGCGGTCTTGAAAATACACAGCCCATATGCCATCGCTCGCTAATACTTGATCTGTCTTGTAAGTAGCCTTGTTAGTAAGTTCTGTTAAAATTGTTGGTCTTGGTCTTGCCAATTGTAAATCCTCATGCTTATACTTTATTTATCTTAAAAAGTACGTACATAACCATTTACTTGAAATCACCGCCTGAAACTTCTATTTTCTGAATAGTATTATCATCGGATTTATTAGATTGTAATTCCTGCAAGACAAGAAGCAACTTAGTGATGTCGCCGTGCAAGTCCTTTGCTTCCTGAATAGATAACGACACTGCCTTCATTCTCTTAGACTCTGCCATCTTTATTTTATCAATGAATCTGTTTATATGAATGCTCATTCGAATATAGTGTTAAATTGGTTTAAGCCAGGATTCGTCTTGTACGGTCCTTTGTATTCATGACGCTGCAATGTAATAAGTTTAGGGCAGTACTGCACAATCCAAGTGCCATTGATACTAACTTTATAATAACCAGCAGCGAACCACGACTTACTATCATCAGTCTGTGTAAACAAAGGCAAAGCGTATTGCACATTCCATACAGCATTATAAGCTAGTCCATCTGTAGGAAATCCGTGTGCATCCTCTGAGATGGTTGCACGTGGCTTAGGTAATTCACTAAACTCAAACAGCCCAGACTCTTTTACATCAGTTAATGATTTAAAATCTCTTGCTGTGCTACCATGTATCTTAACTTCTATTTCATTGTTGGACTTTGTTTTTATCTGTCCAATCTTTATATTATTTTGTTGTAAGATCCAGAACTCATCCTTTACGACTGATTTTGCTCTAATCTTCTGTAAGTCTTCCATTCATCTACCCCTGTTAAATTTGTAATATGACCCTTGTACGGTTTCATCATCCACTTAATAATATCGCCTGGGTGTTCCGATAACTTAACTAAGTCATGTACACCGCAGAACTTCATAAACTGAAAGTTGATATCTGTTGCTGGGATATGCTTTACTGCACTAATCAATAATTCGTTAATAATAGTCTCGTCAACCATGTCTTTAATTTCATCTGGCTGTAGAGTTAAATCGATTAACCTACGATTGCGTTCGTAATCGTCAAGAACTTTGTGTTCAACATCGTTGTGGTCTGTCCAACGCTGTAGCATTAAGTTATTCCAATTATAGCCTTTCTTATCTTTATCAGCGAATGCTTCTAGAAGGCCTGTTTTATTCTTTGTGCCCTTTTTACGTACACCTGGATATGCACTAAACACGTTGTCTGACTTATCACCACGGATACATTTTTCAAATAGTAACCATTGTGGGTCTCCAATAACTTTGTGCTCCTGTGTCTTCTTATCGATAACGTGTCTGCCGTTATCGTCGAAGTTACCCTCAGGTGTAATCATTTCTTTTGTTATACCATTGTACATGTGTACCTTATCTGTGATAAGCTGGTAATAGTCTGTGTCGCTGCTTAGTATAACATGCTCATCGTCTGGGTGCAATGCAATGAATCTAGCAATAACATCATCAGCTTCAGCGCCAGGTGCTGAAATAACAGAACAGTTAGTCTTATCATTTAAGTAAGTTACAAAGGCATTGTATACTTCAAAGTACAAATCATCTTCTTCAATTTCTGTTTCTGTGCGCTTCTGTCTTTCAGCTGCACGTTGTTTCTTGTAAGGTTCATAATAAGTCTTACGCCAGTTATTGCCACCTTCTAGTGCAAACAAAACGTGGTCAGTGCCATCGCGCTTTATTAGCTTGTTAGCTGCGGCTAGCATCATGTGCATACTAAGACCTAACTTATCCGATATATCAGCGCCACGGTGTACTGTGTGTCGTGCGCGGAAGAATAAGTTCATTGTGTCTACTAAAATATATTTCATTGTTATACCATCTTGTTATCTGTTATGTGTTGTATTAAACGTCTTGCCCATGCTGCATGAGCTTCAGCGCCGTAGTGTTCGTTAGATGTAATAACGGTACTGTAGCCATTTAATTGCAACCAGCCATCAAATGATTCTTCGGGGAGATATGGGTTGATGTAACACTCTCCAAAGTCATAGCGTTCATCTTCTGGAATGTCTAAAAAGTTATCCTTGCCATTAAAGAAGATATGCTTAATGCCTAGCTTCTTCAAGTACAAATGAAATCCTTCTATTACCTCAAGTGTATTGAATATATCTAGCCTCCAATCACACCACTGGATAATCATAAACATATCCGAGGCTGGAACGATATCAGCTTTCTCTTCGATCCATTCCTTTGTTGTTTTTATAATACGTGCATTGCTACTTTCGCTTTCTGCGTCGGTAACGAATGTCATCTTTAATAAGTTTGCAAGTACAGCTCCATATGATACTTTGATATTCTCAGGGTGCGGTGCATTTTTCAGATGAACATAGCGATGTTCATCACTAGCATATGAAAATGAATTAATTGCTTCTGCTGCCGCTGTATGACTACCACCGTTTACGTAGAGCATCATTTGACTAATCTCCGTACTTTTCCAAACGAGCAATTTCTGCTTCGATGTAGTACTTGATTTTCTTAGCGTCACGGATCTTTTCTGAATGTGCTACTTGTCCGTATCTGTACCATGCGCGACCAATCTCGCCCATCTGCGCGTTCATGTTCTTGTAGCTAATTAAGTCTTGTAGTTCTTTAGCTTCTGCTGGTAATTCATAATAGCTTGCTGTGCTACCGTCACTTTTCACCTTTACGAGATTATCGTTTTCGTCTGTTGTATGTGCCATTTTATTCTCATTTGTATATATTCTTCAACGTATCTACATGATACGTAACTCCGCATTCTCTACAGAATGTGAAGCCCATTGCATTATATGCAAACCTATGATTGCCGCATACACGGCATTTAAATCCTTTTTCTATAAGTAGATCAAGCTTTAACCCAACGGTTTCAAGATCCGGATTCGCTGCTTTCTTTGTCATTTTTTTCGTTTTCCTCGTCGAGGTATTCCTGAGCTGGATCAGGACAGTATGTTTCCATTACGTCCAACAATGCTTTAGCAATATCAAATTGTGCTGCCATTGTTGAGTACGTAACAAGCCGACGAATCTCATCAGCTATACCAGTACGTGCTGCGCTATTTGCTAGATTCAGCTGAACAGTAATACCAGCTTCACGCAGGCTGCGAATGTGTTCAGTGTATCTAGGTTCAAGAACAGTACTATGAACTTTTATAGTTTCTGCGTGTCCTGGAGTCACACGTTCAACAAGATCCTTAGCTTCTTTAAGGCCAAGTTGAGCAAGTCCGCGAACTGCTTTAATGCAGGCTATCTTGTTTTCCATATCCTTAACGGTTCTAACTGAAAGTACAACTGTTCTCATAATGATACCTATTTGTATTCGCGACGTCCGCCGCCTAAGTCTGTTCTGTTACCTGGATCTGCTTTATCTTGTTCGAATGTCTCAAGTACTACATTTCTGCATACATCAGTAAACCACTGGTCGACTAAGTCTGCATCTTCTTTACCTTGGTATCCAAATCGCATTAACTGTGCAATGAACTTTTCATTCCAGTCTAGCTCAAATGCGCCATCGGATAAGTTATTATAATCTACGTCCATAGTGACAATAGCAACCCACGGTTCGCCACGTGTTGTTGCTGCTGCTTTTTCTTTTTCAAGTTGTGATAAATGATCTTCGATTTCTTTCTTTGAACGCTTTTTAACTTTAACTGGTTCTGGACTGTTAACATCCTTATTTCGCAATACCTTCCATGCGGCTTTAACTGTTTTAAACATTTATTCTACCTGACCTTGTAATTTTAAATATGTGTACTGGCGTGGAGTCAACCAGTAGGTATCAGTTGGCCACTGATACAGTTCTTCACCTGTTACCATTTTCTGGAATGGCCAAATGATTTGTTTTGAGTCTGTGCATCTTTTAATAGTAAGACCGTTGCGCACCATTTTCCAATGTGCATTATATTTGTATACGTTAATTGACATGTCTAGTCCAACATCTGCAGATTCTGTGCCCCAGTACTGTGTCATTATATTTCACCCTTTAAACGCGCAATGATAAATTCATCTTTATCGACCCAATGTTCACAAAAGTTATCTTTGTAAACATACGCTTCGGACATCATGTTTATTTGTTTACCCGATAATATACACTTCTTTGGCCATAGCGTTACTGTTAGCATCCATTTATTATACGCTTCTTGGCGTGGTTCGTCAACCGATCCCATCACGAGTTTACTCTATCCCAGCGCCTGCCACCTTCGAGCTTTGCAAATAAAAATTCTTCTTTTGAAACTTGACGTACTTCTGGCGGAGACCATTTAGATTTAAGTAACTTATGTGTTCGTGTACCTATGTACATTTGTGGAAAGAATCCAGTCCAAGTTAATGTTGCATAGCACACACGAGGTAAGATGAATCGTTTTAATTCCCACTCAAACTCACCTTCCATTTCTTTTATAAATGCATTTAGTTCGTCTAAGTCATGATGTGACATTGCCATTACAGATTACCTCTTACACCTTCAAACATAAACGTTTCTCGAGATACCCACTTCTCAATGAGTAGGTCTTCGTAAGGACCTCGTATAATCTGATAGCCCCTGTACGCCTCGGAGAACATTGGCAGGCGCTTGCCTGTAATGCAATCCTTACGTGGCCAAGCAGTCCAAGTCTTTTCCCACGTAAACTCTTTCGGTTCCCATTCTTTGCGGATTGCTTCGATGTCGAAGTCACACACTTATAAATTGCCTTTTAACTTTTCAAACATATACGATTCTGATGATAACCAGCGTACAAGAAGTAAATCCTCACCCGGGCCAGAAATAATTCTATATCCTCTGTAAGCTACTGAGAACCATGGCATGCGTTTACGTGAAAGACGACACCTGCGTGGCCAAGCAGTCCAAGTCTTTTTCCATGTGAAACGTGACATATTTCTAATAGCTTCTTGAGTAAAGCGGTCACCTTGTATTACAGAATCCACTGGCATTATATATTACCTTTTAACTTTTGTATAATAAACTGGTCTTCGTTCAACCAAGCAATTGCATAGCTTCCAGCCGCCCTTTCCGTCCCGTATCCGTATGCTGGATCTGTGGTATGTCCGATTGCAACTACACCGTACCAGCACTTCTGCAAAGGCCAAATCCATTTGCCACTTGCATTGCATCTACGGAACCACGGGCTCTTCATTGTGCGCCACCGTTTGTGATCGCTGAACAGGATTGACATTAGCATCCCGTCAGACGCCGGTTCCATCTTAGGTATGTACTTCCAATCCTCAGGACATTTCCAACCCATTATATTCTATTAGTAAGAGTCCTGAAGGTGTATGCCTTTGCAGACAACCACTCAGTCTTACCATCGTCCGGTGAAGGTCGAGTATGCAGTTTTGTATAGGCTTTAGTTAAAGGCCATATAATTGCATTAGTGTCAACACATCGATGAAAGCCCAAAGCAAGTGTTTCGCTCCAAGACCATCTAGGTTTGTTTGTGTCTTCTTGGTCGCAACTGCAACCACCGATCCATTCTGTAATCATATCACCCTCTTCTCTTACAGGCATTATATCTGCCCCCTTAGTCGTCTTATTGTAAACTCTTCTTTTGTTAACCATATCACTTGTGGATAGATAACAAATTCTATTTGGTCTGCTGGCATCTCTGGACACAGTGATTTAACACCTTTGTATGCTTTCATGCCCGGGTAAATTGTTTTACCACATCCAAAACAGGTCTGCGGTGTAAACACACGCTTAAATGTCCATTCGAAATATTCTACTGGCTCATCATTACTAAATTTTTTCTGTAGCGTTTCTCTAGCTACGCGCTGTTTAATTATCTTCATCTTCTCTTGAAGAATAAGATTCATGCGCTCTATACGTTTATCGATATCGTTCCTGATCTTCTCAACTTTAATCTGGACCTCGTCACGACTGCTCACGCTTCACCTTTAAGCTTTAACAGCATATAGCCTTTGTTAGACACCCAACTAAAATCTGTTACTATGTTGCCTTGGTACTCGTAGTTCATCCACCTGCGATGTGCTTTAGTAAGGAAGCCAATACGTTCGCCTGTTACTTTGCACTTAACTGGCCACAATGTAATACCTTTTGACCAAATAACAATTGGATGTAACTCAACTCTTGTCATAGTTGTATCCTTTAAGCTTCTGTATAACAAGTTCTTTTGGTGTTGTCCAGAAAGCAACATATTCCATGTACATTATGCTTGTTGGTCCGTAGCTAGAAATAGGACGACTCCTGCATACCTTTGTAAATGGCATAAGCCACTTGCCAGTAAACAGGCACCTGTGCGGAAACAGCATTACTGGTTCATCCCACACACGATGCGCGAGAGAGATATCACCATAGTATGTAGAGACTACGTTCCCCATTCATTCTTCCAAAGATCAACTTGTAAACGTGGACTGTAACGGAAACCATATGACATTGCTAACTTAGCAACCTCTGGCGCATTTAAATTATACATGTCAGGATCACCGCCGCATGGCATAAGATACACTTCACCATCCCATCCAGCTTTTCTGTACTCTTCAACAAAGTCAACAACGTCTGACATGTCATCGCGCGTTGCAACTACAAATTTTAAATACACTGTGCCGAACTTCATGTAGCTTGCAACTACCTCTGGCTTCAGTGCATCGCTCGCGTCTTCACCAGACATGTACAGCTTAGGACTAACACTAAACGTTAACGATGTGCTTGCTGTAGCATTTTTGATTTGACGTAGCAGTAGGTAGTCTGCAAACTTATCTGTGATCTTCTGTGTGCCGTTTGTTTCAAAGGTAATGTGTTTGTAACCTTTTTCATAAGCTGCATCAAGCAACTCAGGATATGCACGTTGCCATCCTAGCAGTGGTTCACCACCTGTTATAACAAGATGTGTGTTGCCGATGATGCCTGATATATGACCACCGCCTCTACGTGCTTTTTCAATCTCGTCCATTACTACAGGAATATCCATAACAGGACTTAATGATTTAAACGCTGGATGCCATGATGCATAACTATCACAACCTGTCTCTGCAAGTGGTAAGCTAGTGTAATCCCATTCCGGGTGTTGCTTAAGTTGTTCTGCAAACTTTTCTGGCTCGCCTGTGTATTCACCGTTCGGCATACCAAAGCCACGACATTGGAAATTACATCCAAATGTTCTTAGGAATACGCTTGGTACTCCTGTCCATAATCCCTCACCTTGGAGGGAATAAAATATTTCTGCTACTTTAAGTTTTGCCATTATTAATCCATAAAAAGTAAATCATATTCAGGCCACGGACTAACGTCACCATTGATTATACGTTGTTCTTCGTATTGTACATGATCTCGTACCTTGTTGTCAATCATTATATTAAGCTCTGGAGCTATAAACTTTTCGAAATATTCGTATTGACAGTTTGGTGTTGGGTGCATGTCATTTGAATCAAAGCTGTGTTTGATCTTTCGTAACTGTTTTGTTCTTGTTTGGTATTCTAATAGACTTTCACGTTGCAAGAAGTTATTGCTTATGTCGTCTTTGTACTTGTTGTATATTGCTAACAGTTTGTCAACATCATTGCACTTGCCCATCTCTCCTTCAAACAAAGGAAAGGCGCTAAAATTATATACAGTGTATCCGTTTTGCTTGGCATGTAAGTTTACCAATCTTATGTAGTCCATTGTAGCTGTAAAACGTTCCACAGGTGAAAAGATGTTTGCAAAGTATTCCATGTTGGATACAACTGATCCGGTGTAATGCCATTTCTTATCGTAATGATTCCAGCGATCAAAGCCAGTCCACATCACTACGACAATATCATTTTCCTTAGCTGTATCTATTACACCACGTGCAATAGTTGCGTTATCGGCTCCAACCCTTCCTGCACGACTGAACTCTGTGTAGTGCTTGCTTGCGTAGTCAGCCCAAGTGGGCCAAATATAATTTGTAAAACTGCATCCACCTACAACTAATTTTAAGTCTACCATGCTGTATTATAACACCTTAGGGCCGGAACGTCTATTATTCAGGTTTAGCTGTCCACCAGTCTTCCCAAGGGAAAACAATCCAAACATCGTGCTCGTCTTTGTAAATGGTTGTTCCAGTGTATGAGATTTCTTTGAAGTTACTTGAATTGTTATTAACGATTGTTGCTATGCGTACATTATCGCCGAATACAGTATTCCATTCAGGACTTGCTGGGCGGTTAGTGCTTTTCCAATCATCAACAATCCAGTCTAGTGTTGCGCCTGAGTCATTAATATCATCTACAATAAGAATTCGTTTCTTACCTAACGCATCTTCTGCCATCCAACAATTTGATTCTGGTCCCATTGTATCTTTGTTGTCACGTAAACTAACGTCTAATGAATACATTGGTACGCCAGTGTATTGACTGATTAATGTAGCTGGCAAAAGCCCGCCTCGAGTTAGGCCGACTATGTAATCTGGACGCCAGTGACTTTTCTCTAAATCATGCAGTATGCTTTGAACGTGTCCTTCAACATCTGCATAACTTAAATATACCTTTTCTGTCATTTTTATCTCCGTTGTGTGGTTCACACTATTTATTGTGGTAAAGCAACTCGAGCAGTATAAACATACGTGCCATTGTTACTGTTTACAACATCAACCATGCCGTCACCTTTAAGGTCGATTATTGTAATGTACTGCGACAGGTCTCCTAGTGTAGCAACCCTTGTAAACACTTGGTTCACGTTAAGGTATACGCCAACATCAGTATTGCCTGTGTTATCGTTCTTAGCAACAATCATATCCTTAAAGCCATCGTTGTTAATATCTCGCACAATGAATGATGGATTGTAATTGTGTGCCATTACAACTGGGCTAGGTAGGCGTGTTGCTGTTTCGTCTACGAATTGACCAGTGGTGTCATAATCATTAATTAACACTTGAACAACACGGTTATCAAAGCCTGCGCTAGTGTTGCCAATAATTAGATCTTCACGACCATCGCCATTAACATCAGCTACATGAGCTTCTTCAATCTTGCCATCAAGTTGCGAAACTGGCATTGCTATTGTACCTGCGGTGAAGTTACCCTCACCGTCGTTTAGCTCTATGGTACTTACTGAGTCGCCGTTACCTATGAACAAGTCAGGTGATGTATCGCTGTCTGCTTTAACAAACTGAACCCACATTTCTGCCTGCGGCATAGATGTTTTAACTGTAAATGAACCCATGCTGTTGTTTTCAAATACGGTTGCACCTGCCCAAGCGGTATTAATAACTAAATCAATATCACCATCGTTATCAATGTCTGCGCTGTCAATACCGTGCGTATACCAATTACGGGTTAATCCCACACCACTAACATTGATCTCAGGCATGTTGGTATCCATTGCATCGTTGTTAAATGTACCGTATGGATTCGAAAGTAATAGTACATCTTTCTCGTACCACGTTGCGCCTGTTGCTACGCCAATTTCAAGTCCGTGGTTACCAAAGTAAATATCATCAGCACCATCACCATTAAAGTCTGCAACTTCAATATGACGAGCAAGTGCTATGGCAGGAACGGTAGCTAACATTGTGCTAGTTTTATCTTCTAGCTCACCTGCTGCACTTTGTAGGTATATCTTAATTGGAACACCTAACCAGGGCTGAACTTGATCATCGCCTGGATCACTGCCTGCAAATGTAACAACTAAATCTTCAAGCCCATCACCGTTGAAATCGCCTGTTGCTGAGTTTGTATATGATGATGTATCAAGTTGCGTTGCATTATTAAAGTATGTATCTGTTATTTCCGATGGTACTAGTGGCTCAACTGGTGCTGTAACTGAAGCTGGACCGCCGCTTCCACCACCACATGCTGTTAGGATCGAACACGTTGCTGCCACTACTAGTATTGATTTAACCATAATAATTACCTGTTTGTTTACTATGTACTAATTATATGGCTATTTGGGCAAAAGGTCAACCTTTTTGTGCATTATTTTTGCATTATTTTGGGTAATAAAATCAATAAGTTAGCACCCCGTAGGGGCTATGTTTTTGATTTTATAAGGTTTTCAAACCCAAAATCAATGACTTACAGTAGCTTCAAATCACCGGTGATTTTGTCAATTTCTTCAGATACGCCAGGCCCTATTGCAACTGCTGTATAGGTAGGAACCCCGCCAAACTCAGTAAATCCAGCATCCTGTATCAAACTGCATGGCAAACCAGCGTCTATTGCTTCTTTGTGTACTGATCGCAACTTTTCTTCGCTGTCAACGGATACGCAGATTTTAGTAAAGCGGCCGGTTAGCCATTCCTTTATGTCTTCATTTAAGTAAATACTAAAATGTTCGCTATCAGACATCTCGCCGCGATTTAGCAGTACTGCCATAGATGCATGAGCACCTTGTGCAACCATCTTGCCTTTGCGCATGTTTAAATCTTTACGCAGGACAATAACTTGCTTAACTGCTTTAGGGTTCTTTGCCATCTTCTTGGTCCTTAGGGTTTGGGTCGTTCATAACTGCATTGTCGACCATTTCACATAGCATTTTCTTAACGAACTCTTTACTCATCATTTCGTTATCGCAGTAAATCGTATTGTCACCTTCCTTAGTATAAAAGTAAAACTCACCAAAGCCGCATCCCTTAGCAGTCCATTGAAAGGCAGTAGTACCATTTGGGTAGCATCTATCTTCTAGTTTTTCAAACATTTCGTGTAGTGACATATCGTACCTTTGTTATTCAGTGTCTTCGGAATCGCCTAAGCAGTAACTCTTCCAATTCATTAATTCAAGTGTGTAAAGTCTAAGTTTTAGCTTTGACCTTGCACTACGTTCATCAGCTGGAATAGCTTCGTACTTTGCAACTAGACCACTGTAGCGTTCAATCTTAGCTTCACACCTTGCTGACATTTCGGGTGTTTCTTTTAACTTCTGCTGCACATCATCCAGTATTATAACCATATTTGAGAATGCAGGTGTAGTGAACATTAGCATTAATGTAATTATAATATATCTCATTGTCCTACTCCTTTAATCTTGTCAATCCTAGCATTTAGCTCTTTGATATCGTTTAATATTTTAGCAATAGCACCGTCGGTGTCTGCTTCTTCAAGCTCTTCAACAAGCTCGCTCTTACGTATTAGCAACTCACCTATAATTGCATTTCTGGTTACAACTGCTTCTTTGTGTATCTGCGTTATAATCCTATTCTCAGACTCTTCTAGCTCTGAGTTAGTTACAATATACTTTCCTACTGTATCAATAGCTGTACCACCAAATGTAACAATAGTAATAAGACCTGTTACGATACCAATTAACATTGCTGCCGTTGCGAAAGGGCGGTTGTTAAACTGTGTCTTTAAATCTGTCATTTCAATAACTCCGTATAATGTACGTATTTATTGAATTACTAACAAATTTTACACCTCAACCTTGCAATGCGACTTAGGTGTTTCCCAGAACTCAACAGCTACTACCTTAACATCCATTGCAGCCATCTTCTTCTGCGCTATGTCAAGTAACCATGCGCTAAGGTTCTCAGAGGTTGGAACAAAGTCTACAAATACCATACCTTCGTACTTTTCAAGTACTGCTGGTGTTACTGCAAGTTCGAGATCTTCTAAGTTTGGTGTCCAGTATACTTCATCGTGGAATACACAAGCTGCTATATTAAGTTCACCGTCTTCGCAAATCTCAGGTACTTCGTGTGTAATTAGTGGATCGTTAATGTCCATGATGAACTTGTGATCAAGTACATCATCAATGAAGTTCTTCATCCAACCTAAGTGTTTAAAGTCTGTAACCATGCCACGCTCTAGCTCATCGCCTTCTAGCATAACTTTAAGTTTACCCTGGTGACCATGTAAATGCCTACATGCTAAACATGTGCCTTCGCTACCTGTAAAGTCTGCATTTAGTTCCTGCGACCATACGCGATGACCGTAACACCAGTCAAAGCTTTTATCAATTGTCCACTTCATTTATTTTCCTCTGTTTGTCTTTTTAGTAGTAAGAATGTTATCTGTTCAGAGTTCTCTAACATAATCTTACGTATATTCTTTTGAGTTAAACCTGTTTTACGATGTATGTCCATTACAGATAAGTCAGCACCAAGTCCGTTTACTACGTTGCCTATACGCGCTGCTTCGCGGAGCCTCTTTCGCTCACGCATTAATCGTACATGCTTATCAGTTCTTCTACGTTTTCTCATAGCCATATTATAACATCATTTATATCTTAGTGCAAGGAGTAATGCATCGTTTTCATTGTTCGTTCCTGCGAATACAGCATCCTTATCACCGAACTCATTGTGTTCAAATATCTTTGCGTTGTTGGTGTAGCTACCGCGCATCATTGTGATTACGGTGTGGTCACCTAACTCTCTGTGCGGATAGAAAAACTCTTCCCTAAACGCGGCTGGAACTAACCATCCATGCATGCCGTGATGTTCTGAGTACACTTTCAAATGATCAAGCTCAATGATGTATTTGAATCCGTGTAGCATATCCTTAATAGTGCTAGCACCTTGGCTTATGTTCTGTTTGTTCCATTCTTTTTCTACTTGTTGGTCTTGGATACTTGTGTTCGCAAATGAACATTGCACCCATTTATCTTTAATTAGACCTAGTAGGTTCATTAGTCTCTGTATCTCTTGTTGAGTTCACGTACTAATTCTAAAAGATGTAACGGTGTTCCACTGTTAGCTGCATACTTAACGAACTCGCTTGTATCCTTTGGTAAACAATGTCCACCAAAGCCGTACTCACCATCTGGGCCTGGTACTTGCGTATGTGAAAATCCTACTCTTTTATCTAACGCTAGTGCTTCAACCATGCCATCGTAGTTTATACCAATGGTAGTACCGTACAGTCGTTTAAGCTCGTTAAAGAACATTACCTTAGTAGCAAGGAATGAGTTTTCAGCGTACTTCAAGAAGCCTGCACTTTCTAAGTCTAAGAAACGTACATCGTTAACTGTCATTATTTGACTAAACACTTCATGCCACCAACGTCCACCTGTGCCACCGTAAATAGCAAAGTCACATTCACGGAACTCTTTAGAAGGGTCAGCACTTATGCTACCTCTAAGGAACTCAGGACTAAATGTAACACGACTTAAGTTACGAAAGCCTTGCAATGTTGATACTGACGTTGTAGACTTAATTAGTACCTGAGCGTTTGAATGGTGACGACCAATCTCAAACACGTAGTCTGTTACTAAGCTATCATCGCAGCGACCATTGTCGGCTTGCGGAGTTGGCACACAAATAATAAAACCGTCTACGCCTTTTATATTTTTAATGTCATCCAGTCCTTGATACAGTATGCCAGTGTTTGGGTCAACTATCTCAACCGTGTGCTTATCGCCAAGCACTGCGGCAATTGCTTTACCTACAAATCCGTTTCCTATTACTGCAAATTTCATGCTACTGTTTCTGCCTCTTCTTCTACTGCTTCGGGCTCTTTAACTTTGTTGTATTCAGTGATGCCCCATACAATTGCATATAGTATCCAAATGTAATGGAATGTATATTCTGTGCAACTGTAGTCCCAGAAGTCACACATATCAAACTTTAATTCTTTATTGTCTGATTCCCATCTAAAAGACATAGCTGCATCGTAAGCTCGCATCTGTCCATCATGTGAACAATCAATAACTTCTTCTTGCAATGCTTCCTTAAGCTCTTCTAGCATCTGCTTGTATGTTTGTGTGTCTTCCGGGTACGCTTCTGTAACACCTTCTTCGTCTTCATCTTCGTACTGTTCGGCAAAATTCTTGTAATCGTTCCAAACATTTTCTTCAAACGTTTCTTGTGAAAACTCCTCGTAACCATTACCGTCACCGCGAGCACCGTCCCTATCAACTGACTGCAACTTCTCAGCCCAGTAACTAGGATTAATTACATGCTTCTTGTTAAAGTCGTTGTCGTTCATAATAAAGAACTCAAACATATCTGATACACGACTAAACACATAGGTGCCCATGTCTTGACAAATACACAAGTAACCTGGCCACGTGTGTATGTCAAAGCGATAGCACTGCGAACCATTGTTTGTAAACTTTAGGTGTCGGTACAGCCCATCATCCTTTATGATTTCCATGGAGTGGTTTTCTGTATCACCTAAGAATCTTTCTTTAACTCGTTTTTGGTCTAACATTATATTACCTCAAAATAATCTATCTTACATTCGTATACTACACCATCCCAGACCACACCCTTTGACATTTCAATTGGTATAACTCCGTACAGCACTATGTTCTCTTCTGAGAAATCCAGTCTTTCAATTTTCTTACCAATTCTAAAGTCTACTTCGAAACCGTATTTTAGTTTGTTCCAAACCTCGTCCTTGGGATTTTCGGTTGTGTAATAACAACCTATTTCGACATTACTCATAAACGATGGACCAGCTACATGGAAACTATGCCCTTTAAGGCCCAGTGTTTGCGTTTGATTTATTGCAACTGGTTTCTTTAGTAATTTCATAATTTGGCGTCTGTGAAGGGGTTCGAACCCTTGTCCTGGGATTTAGAGTCCCGTGCTAAACCGCTCAGCTACACAGACAGTATAAGTAATATTAACACAATAATGAAGCCAATACAACCCCAACATATCTTGCAAGGTGGCCGTTTTCCAAGCCCCAGCATACATTTTCTAATAACGGTTTATTAAAGAATGCTATAAACTTTTTCAAGCCAATAACGCTATTACTAGAACTACCGCGGTAAGCACCACTACGCTTACATAAGTTGGTACAGTTTTGGTTAATATGCTCATTTCATTTCTCATTTGGTTCGTTAAGTTTTTGATACACTTCATAGCGGGTATGAAATGCCCGTTGTAACTCCAACACATCATTCCACGGAACTTTTGATTTTACCATTTCGTCCGTTTCCATCATTGTGTTAGTTGCAAGATACGCTTGCGACTCGTCTAAATATACATGTGAATGATAACCTTCTTTAGTCAGGTAACCAGTCACTGTATCTCTAAAGCTTTTGCTTAGATTGTTCACTAAGCCTGTCATTTCGGTTCTGTAGTCTTCGTCTAAGTAAAAGAATGCATGTGCAAATTCGTGATCGATTGTATTGTCCTGGCAGTGTACGCCAATAACATAAAACGGTTCGTCATTGTATATCCACTCAGATAACAAGTCTCGTAACCTTTTTTCTTTGTCTAGCAGTTCATGTGGACACTCTGCAAAAAACTCACGCACTACATCACCTGGAACATTAAAGCCATTCCAGTCTGAAAAATATGTAAAGTTACCAAACGCGCTAGCATACCAATCCATGTATTCTTCAAGGGTTGGAAACTCGCCGCAGAACTTAGGTGACTCGTAATACTCTTGCAACCGCATAAATGTTGAAGCTAGCTCGTACTGGTTCTCACCTTTAAGGAATATAATATTCTCTGTGCTGCTTTGTATTTTCATTTAGGTACGTGCACCTTGCCGCAATCTTTACAATACATTTTAGCATAATCCCAGAAACCATCTAAGCCACTGTTGAGCTGTTCTTGCGTTGCTAGAATGCCTTCATCGGCTGCACAGGTCCAGTTGTGTAAACCTAGTACCTTACAATTAAAGAATACTTTAATCTTTTTTAGTTCCATCTTGCATCAACTTTTCTATCATTTTGTATTGATCGTATGCATCTTTAAGAGCAGGATACATTTCGTGTTTTTCAAAGTCCGCTTGCAATATACACATACGTTCTTGCATAGTTGCAATAAAGTCGCCAACGTTGACGTCATTAACTATTAAGTCACCGGTGATTTCCATTGCTGGGTCACTATCATCGACGCTCTCGCGTATAGTGAATGCTTCATTTTCAGGTACACCCACTGTATTCGAAACCCAACTAGCAGTGATCTGCTTAGCCATGTTAGCTGCGAAATCTTTAGAAGTTATTCCTAAGTTAGTACGGTCGTAATAACTATCTAAAGATCCGAACTCGATGTCGAGGTAATCGTCATCATCATTCATTTTAGTTCCTTAACATTTATTGTTATGGAAGATAGACATGAACTCCGATTTTGTTGCTGGATCGGATTTAAACACACCACCTAGCTTGCTAGTAACTGTGCTACTGCCTACATCTTCAACACCACGAGACTTAACGCAGAAATGTTGTGCGTCAATTATAACGCCTACATCGTCTGTGCCAAGTATGAAAGAAAGTGCGTGATAGACTTGCTCAGTAAGACGTTCTTGTATTTGTGGTCTCTTGGCAAAATATTCTACCACGCGATTAATTTTACTTAGGCCGATTACCTTATCTTTTGGAATGTAACCAACTGTAGCAAAGCCGTCGATAACAACAAAGTGATGTTCACAGTTTGATTGAACATTAACATTGCGCTCAACAACCATTTCGTCGTACTTCATTTTGTTTTCTACTGCTGTACACTTTGGAAATGCATCTGGATCTAAACCCCAGAATACTTCATTAACGTACATCTTCGCTACACGGTTTGGAGTATCTTGGAGACTATCGTCTTCCATATCCAATCCTAGTGCTCGCATTACCTGGTACATGTGAGAGCTGATTGTTTCAATTTTCTCAGTACGAGATAACTTGTTTTCTTTCATAGGAGTTTGTACTCCTTTCTTTACTAAGTGTTCTTGAACTTTTCGACCCAGATCAGGGTCCGTTTTGGTTTTATTATATGACATTTATTTTCCTTCCTTACACGGATATTATACTTGGATTGACAACGTATTGTCAACATGCTTTGTTACCTTTATGTAACAATATTATTTATCTTTAAGTAGGTCTACCCAGTGTTTTATTGTTGCATCAAGCCCTTCGTCTAACGACGTAGTTGGTTTCCAGCCTGTATGTTCTGTGAGTAAATCGTGGTTACTGTTAAGCCAATATATTTCGCCGAAGCGTGGCTCTTTAGTTCCCCAGTTTACTTTACCTTTCCAGTTAAGCTTCTTAGCAATCATGTCTACTAAGTCTGCTATTTGGGTAGGATGATTTGGTCCAATGGTATAGATATTGTTTTTAACTTTTTCTGGATTTTCGATTACAGTCTTCCAACAGTTAACCATATCGTCTACATAGATAAAGTTTCTGTACGGTGCACCATAACCCAGATTAATTTCTTTTGGGTTCTTAATCATCTGTGTGATGATCTGTTCAATAACGAAGAAGTCGTTATCTTTGCGTCCGTAACAGTTAGTCTGTCTAAGACTAGTGTACGGCATGTTATAAGCCCTACCTGCGTACTGCAAGTATTTCTCAGCACCAAGTTTTGCAACTGCATATGGTGCGTTAGGGTTAGCTTCGGTCTCCGGATCAAACGCAACAAAGTCAACTGGTCTACCAAACTGTTCAACTTCGTCACTAATTGGCTGATGGCCATATACTTCCATAGTGCTAGCAAATATAAAGTTAACAAAATCATCACAATGCTTGTTAACACTCTCAATGAGATTCACAGTTCCTGTGTAGTTAATTTCACTAAATGTAATTTGCTCGTAAAAGCTTTTCTGTACTTCTGTACGTGCTGCAAGGTGCAATACCATGTTAGGATTAAATTCCTTAACCTCGGCCTCAACATCATCGTAATCTCTAAGATCACTTTTAAGTTCATGTATTACGAACTTATGACTTAGTGACGGTATGATATGAGAACCGAGAAATCCATCTGCTCCTGTTACTAGCAATCGGGTATTAAACATTTATTGTTATCTCTCTAAGGTCAGGGTAGCTCTTGTACCCTTTATCACCAAGGTCGGTGATCTCGTTATTGGCTAATTTGTTTAAGCCAATAACGGCGTCTTCTGGGCGCATCATATAATGATACCCAACAACGAATTCTTTCTGGTCTATCCATCGATCAAAACTTAAATCACGTCCATCGTATGATGCACGTTTAAGCCACTCGTATGCTTTCTTATCATTAGTAAGTATAGCACCACCGTGGCCAATTTCTAATGGCTTACCGTGTCCAAATGATAAACACACAATCTTCTTTTGATTAGGATTATCTAATTGGAACATATCTTTTTCAAAACGTCTAGCACTATCGTAAACAATAGAACCTTCAATCCTGTAATCTTTATCCCACTCTTCATCTGTCATCATGTACTCAATGCCAAGTTTCTTCAATGTCATTGGAACACTAAGGTAAGTGTGTGCTGGAATTGTTGCGTACAGCTTAGGCATTGTATAACGCAACCCAAGTTCAATTGCATGTGAGCAACTGTCGGTAGCAATAACACCACTGGCGCCTGTAAACTCAGCTAGCTCTTTTTCAAACTCTGATACTGCATCATATGGGTTACTGTAATCACTTATTTCTTTTTTCATAATAATCCTTAGTTGACATAATAATGGTTTCTAAATCGCTAAATGCTAATTTCTGGCCTTGCTCTTCTTCAAACTTACTAGCGTCTGCTACTAGTGAATCTGGATCGCCTGCACGTCGTGGACGATAGCAAATATCAAACGGTGTAACGTACTTAAAGAATGCGTTGACAACTTCTTGGTTACTGTAGCCTGTGCTAGTACCAAGGTTGTATGTTTTTGATTTGCCACCACTGGATAGAACTTCACAGGCCCTAAGGTGTGCTAAGGCTAAGTCGCATACGTGTATGTAATCTCTTACACACGTACCGTCTGGTGTATCGTAATCGTCGCCGTAAATAGAAAACACTTTGCCTTCCATTTGTGCTTCGAATATGCGCGGAATTAAGTGAGTGTCACCTGGCTCTGGACCGAGCTCATTATCCCAAACGTCCGCACCTGCTGCATTAAAGTATCTGAAACAAAAGTTTCGCATACCGTACGCTGCATCGTAATCACGCAGTATATGTTCAATCATCATCTTTGTATTGCCATATGGATTGACCGGCTTGGTGATCGATGATTCCTTAATAGGTAATTCCGTGGGATTGCCATATACTGCGGCACTGCTACTGAATACAATGAATGGTTTATGTTTCCATTTCTTCATGTGGTCCAACATGCGAATAGTTCTGACTACATTGTTATTGTAGTATTCGCTTGGATCTAAAACACTCGGACCAACGAGACTTGTTCCAGCACAATGCACAACTCCATCTACTCCGAACTCTTCCATCATATCAAGGATTTCATAGTCGTCGTAGTTTGACATGTAGAATTTTGTACCTTCTACTTTATTTTGTTCGACATAACGATTGTCGATTGTATAGACCTTTGCTCCTGCTGCTCGCAAAGACTTTGCAGTGTGGCTACCTACATAGCCACGACCACCTGTTACTAAAATTGTTACACCCTCTAATCTCATTTCTTACTCGCTATGTTGAATACGCTACAAGTAGCATTATAGCGCGATTCACGAGTAGATGCATCCGTTATGAGCAAATCTTTTTGTGTCTTTAACCGAAATATAAGGCCACGTAGCTCTTCTGCTGTCCAATTATCCTGTTCAGCAACTTTAGCCAAAATGTCTATGTCCATGCAGGTTAACGCTGCTACTTGTTGGTACTCATCCATCGTAATCAAGCTCGTCGATTATAATGCCATTGCTTTCACTTGCATAGCCACGTACTCTGTCAAATGCATCGCCCCATCGTTCTTCTAATTCTGGAGGACATTTTGGTGCAACAAAACGAGTAATACCAGATTGCAACATGTGAACATAACATCTGTCACATGACAGGAAAGGGTATGTGTACAGTGTGTAACCTTGCAGTGATTGATCTTGTGCAAAGTTCACAGCATTCATTTCGCAATGAATGATACGACTGTACTTTTCTTCTCTATTATTGTAAAACTGATCCGCGTCCGGCATTGCACGTGGAAAACCATTAAAGCCTACTGACGCAATACTTTTGTCAGGACGTACAATTACCGCACCTGTTTGTGTGCTCGGATCCTTCGACCAAGTTGATGCTAACTTAGCCATGTCTAGGAATCGTTGATCCCATTTATCTAATTTACTCATATCTTTATCATCACTGCCAATGCCAGCCAGTAGTATTCTAGCATCATTCATGGTAACTCCTACGGTGTTTTTGAACGTGTGACTGTTGCTTGCTGCACTGCATCGTCTTCACATTCTGCGTACTTAGGCACATCTCTATTATTAGTAAGTGCCATAACTGTTAGCATTTGTTCGTATGCTTCTTTAACAGCTGGGTCTTGTGATGCACGGACCTTATTCATTACAGTCATATCACTAGCAAACTGTTCCAAGCTTATTGTCGGAGAGTGTGACATTGATACAATGTTAACCGTTGTTTTCGTTAGACCAGGAGTAGAGAATTCATCTCGCTCAATGTTTACTGCTTGAATCCAAAGTCCGTAATGAGAAAGGTCCGCGTCAATCATTTGAATTTCGCTCCTGCTACTTCGTCTCTGTAGCGCATGTCGTTTCGCTTCCATTCTGCACCGTTGCCTTCCATGATGTCAATGCAGCGATCAATCGTACCGTTGGTCCAGTCACTAATCTTACCCATGTTCGGATGAGCTTCATCTAACAATGGTAGCATCTTGCTAATAGCATCGTCTATGCTCCAAGGCACGTATAAACGATCTGCGTCGTTTGCAAACGTTTCAGGAAATGATCTGTATGCTGGGTAAAGTACATTACAACCTAATGCATCAGCTTCACTTACTGTGTTACTAACCCAATCCTGCAATGCACAATTGAACATTATACGACTATTGTTTACAATTCCGTAGTACTCGTTCTTCTTTAAGTTTTCGTGTATTTCTAACTTGCCTTCACGTTCAAGGTGTCTTGCACGAACAACGTACTTTTCGTTATTACTACGTAGCGGACCACCTTGCATAATTGCAAACTTAACAGTTGGATCTATGTCGTGCATCTTTTCAATTAAGTCCATGTAAAAGTCTGGTTGCTTTTCCTGGTCCCAACGTGCGCCAAATACTACACGGCGTTCGCGATCTTCAAATGATTTTATTTGCGGTACACGAATTTGTACTTCGTCTTTACCAAATGCAAGTCCGCTAATGTTATACAGTGGAGCCTTCCAACGTGCTACTTTCATGTTCGCAATCATTTCTTCATTGGTTGCAAGTACACTAACGTTAGGCATAGCATTGATCATATCTTCGTAATGATCCATCCAGTCCATACCCCATACGTGAACAAAGTCATCTGGGTCAACGCGCTGTGCTAATGTACGCACAAATATCTGCGGACGATCACGTTCTGGAATCTGGCACATAATGTAACCTAATGACTCCATGCCAGGACTAAACATATCCTCAAAAAAGATACAGTCTTCGCCTGTCACTTCACCACTACGCATCATCTGAACTAAGTTCATCATCTGCGACATACTGAAAAATGATCTGCCATGTGCATCGAGAACCTGTCCGACTTGAATGGACTTCGTATTGTCTATTTCCTGACCGGGGACAATTACATAGTCGATCCCACGCTTTTTAAATGCGCGTTCACTCCAGTCCTGTAATTGTAACGTGTAACGGCCTTCATAGCTCTCCAGGCCCATGTAGATCAATTTTCTCATGTTTGTTTCCTATTATAATTTTGTAATGCACGACCTACTAGATCGTCATTGTCGATATCTGTAGATAGTGTAACATATCTAAAGCTTTCTTGCAAGTCACGGTATTCGCAATATTGCCGTTTCAGTGCATTAGTATCTGTGATTTCCGTATCTAAAAACTGTGCAATCTCTTGCATAGAATTCATAAAAGTATCAACGTTAACAAAGTCTAAGTAATCTAAATTGAATACACGACTATCGTTAATTGGTTCTTTGTATTTGCTGTGGTATTCACTAAACTCTTGTTCAAGTGTTATAGTAATAGCATCAATTATCTGCTCGTCCGTTAACCCTTTTATAGTGTCATCGTTGAGTATTGAATTTTTATACGTGAACTTATTGTTCTTGCGTTGTACATTATACACTGCCATTAACTCTGCTAACACGCTAGGAGTATAAACTCTAACTGCTTTAGCATCTGGGTATCTATCTAAGAGCCAGGTAGTGTTATCGTTTCGTGTGCCTTGATCGCATAGTACGACAAGTGTTTTGTTTAGTACGTCTACGTCTTCTAATAGTTCTAATTGGAAGTCGAAGTCTTTGTATGTTTTGCCTGGATTCTCTCTAAGAAACCTAGGTAGGTGATACGTGCGAATGTACTTTGCGCTGTGTGCATTGCCCGTCTCGGCAATGGTTGTTGTTTGTGCATTAACTGTACTGCTGAAGTAATCAGTTAATATTTTGTGCAAAAAGTGACCAGCACCACCCGACGGGTACATTATTAGTACAATGCCAGGCGATGCTTGATCGAGTGACACTACTTATTTGTTACCACGGTATGGACGACCTGTTGGACGTCGGTGGAATCTGTTTAAGTCAAATTCCCATTGATTTTTACAATTCTTTCCATTGCGGAATTTATTGTACTGCTGGAACGGATATGTACGCATGTTGTACAAATCTTGTTCGTTAAACTTATACCCGTGACTTACGCAGAATGCGCGGTAAGCTTCTAGGTCCTTCCATACCTGTTCAGTGCGTGGGTTCTTTTTAGTAGTGTTTCTGTATGACTTAGCCATAGTGTTTCCCTTGTGTAAGGTTTATAGTTATAATGTGTATTGTGTTGTTGATCCGTTTTCATTATCTTCGCTTACGCTAATAATGATCTCACGGCCGGGGTACTTCATTGCAATTTTCTCAAATAGATCATCGCTAATCATCTCGCATGACTTGTTATCAAGCTGCAAAATTCCTTCTTTAAACAATCCTTCGCAGTATCGTTTAAATTGTATAAATTCAATATCTCGGTCGTCATGCACCACTGCTATGCGTACCTCGAAATGAAATATATGTCTGTGTTCGTTTGCTAAAAAGCTAACGTCTTCTAAGTTTGTATCAGTAGCTGCTGCTGGGTATGCATGTATGCCTTCTCTTTGAAAGCGTACCCAAATACTTTTTCCTGCACGATTCAATCTCGATGCCACTGTGTCAAACTTTGCTTGTATTCTCTGTTCTGTATCCATAGTATATTATAACATACTCTTAATGTAATGTGTTAATGTTTAGATGATCTTGTCATCTTTGTATTTCTTCCAGTTAGTGTACTTGGTGTGATCCATTAAGTCGTGTAACTTATGGCACCATACACCTGGGTTGCTCGCCTGGAAATCTTTGTCGTCTATCTTAACTGTTGCGTTGTAACCAAGTTGGTTAGCGTAAGGAATCTTAACACTAATCATTGGAATGAAGTTTGGATGTTCTGATAAACCTGATTCAGCAAATCCTTCAACATGTTTAACATCAAAGTCAAGTGTACACCAAAAGTCATCTGGATGATCTAAAACTTCTTTTATCATTTTTTCCCAAGGGATCCATGATTCATCGTTGCCAGTTACATCAAAGCTCATGTTAGCACCGAAGTATACTGCCTTGCATCCGAGTGTATTTGCACGTTTAAGGATTTCACTTACAGGTTGAATGCCAACAACAAATAAAGTCTTTAACTGATATGCTGGAGTGTGTTCGACTTCGTACCCAACAAAGAAATCTGTGTTTTCGTTATGGTCTTGATTTTCGTATTCGCGTTTCATTTACTTTCCTCTATTCCTAAGTCTACTAAGCGGAACTCAATATCCCCAGGGCCTATTTTAAATGCTTCTTCACCTAGTGCTTTGCGTAAAACATCATGTCTTTCATGTGTTAATGCTGTACCGATGTATTCGCCTTTGTGGTATATTTCCCAGTTAAACTTTGAATTGTCTAGCTTCTTAGCTTCTTCAATTACCTGTCTGTTCATTTCACGTGCTGTGTTTAATGTTAAGAAATCTTCAGCACACAATGCTGCCTGCGCCCAGCCAATAAAACGATTTGCCTTAGCGCCAGTAACCTTACCGTAATACACTTGTTCAAGTATATCCTGTATATGACGTGCGCTTAATGCATGTTTGGTTTCAACGAATTCAGTTGATTCCCAGTCTACTAAGTCTAAGCACTTCTGTGCCATTAATTGTTCTTCAGTCATACAAACCTCATTTTTATCCAAGCATTAGATATCTTACATCTAGTCCACTTTTCTTCCCACGATGCTTCTGTGAGCCATTTTGTTTCAATTATCCTGCTGCCATCTTCTTGTGAACTTTCAATAGTTAACGGAAACAACAAGAACTTTGTTACTGTCCTGTATGTTCCTAATGGCGGCTCTACTCTTTTGCGTTGCATTAATCACCAAAGTCAAATAAGTTAGTAGCTTCTTCCGCAACTTGCGTCTTGGTTTTGCTAGGTTTCATAATTAAGTGAGCTTCTTCTGCAAGCTCTGCTTGTGCCTCATCGAGGTCAAACATAGCATCAAAGCTGGCTGCGGCATTAATAGCTTTCTTGCCACCCATACCACGCGCACCGCTGATGCCCATAAAGAACTTAGAATACATATCAAGTATTGCTAGGCGTTCTTCGTATACATTAGTTGAGAATACTGCATCTATTATATTTGTTATTGTGACACCAGTATTCTCGTCTACTAACATTTTAGGCAGACAACCACTATCGTATTGGCGGTTCGCTTCCTGTACACTGTTAATGTGGTGCCAAACATTGTGGCCCATCATTAATGCATACGAGAAACTATCCCAAGAAGTCTTCCCTTCCTTACCGACCTTATTAAGGTCACCTGGAGCATATACACAGACGTCTTTCATTTGTAGGTGTTCACTAATAGGACTATCTTCAAAGAGGTCGTGTATTCCATCTGCAACTGTACCATCACTGAATTTGCGTGTATCTTTTGCATACGCCTTGTTATCAGCAGTGGGGTTCATACGATATGACCATTTACCCGATTTATTCTTCTTAGTTAAGGTTCTATAGTCTGGGGTGACGGTCTCGTGATATATCTGCCCGTTGGCAGTAGCAAGGAACGGGCTTGCACAATCGAAACTAATTGTAAAGTTTGGATTATGTGTGCGTCGTACAGCTCGTTGCAATGCTGTTAGTAGTACTGCCCACTCTAGTTTACTTGTTCCTAGGAAGTGCATCCAATCCTGTTTGCCTTCTTCAAGTAAACCATCATGTATCAATGTTACTACTCTTTTAATAGCCAGGTGTGGGTCTGCCATGTTAGCACCACCCATTGCCCAACCTTTAAAATAATTTTCGTGCTTAGTTGGATCGCTGTATTCTTTCATCTCTTCGTACCAACGATCCGCATCGGAATGATTTGAACCTTGTAATACATTTAAGAACTTAGCATTGTTCGTTGCATGTTTCATAAAGTATTCGTGGTTGTATTTTGTTGCATCAACTGCATCTTGATAAGTTTTGATGTTTGTCTTTTTAACAGACTCAGCGTTGGTGCAAGTCCATGTTGGAATATCAAGTGTCATGCTGTAGTCGCTAATGTTACACAACCATTTCAGTACAGTACTTCTGTACTTCTCAGCTTTAGGACAATTAGGATCTGCCCAGTCTGCTTCCCATACGCCTTTAGCAATCTGGAAACCACCTGAGTCAGCTAGCAATAATGTATCACTGCTACGCTTACGAATCATGTTTTCCTTTGGTACGTCCTTAGTTAAATCTAAGTTAGCATGACCTGCTGAATACAATCCCCATCTGTACTTAAACAATCCGTCCTTGTTATTAAAGAAGTTCATCATTTCCATATCCGGAATGCCTGTTGGCATACGCGAAGGTGGAACATAGTTAGGATCGTCTTGCTGTTTGCCTATGTAAGTTGAGTAAAACGAACTAATAGCAGGTAAGAATACTGCATAATCGTTCTGTTCATTTGTTAAATTTTTATTCATCGTTACCTGTGTCTTTTAATCTGTTATACGTTTGCAACATACAAAACTGTTCAAACGCTGCCTTTATATCTGGAAAGGCTTCGTGTACACTTACACGATCATATCCGCGTGTATCTGGATGTTGGTCCAAAGTCCATTCGTATATGTCCCAGGTTTCTTGTTCTAATTTAGTAAGTGGTCTGCCGTCTGTGTACTTGCTCATAGTTTGTATTTTAACATAAACATAGTTTTATTACTATCATTATGGAACACTACATCCTTAATGCCGTAGCCTGTAATATCTTTTACAAGCTTGCAGCCGTACTCTTTTTCAAAGTCTTCTGTTGTCTTGTCATCAGCTGTAAAACTTTTTAGAGCTTTAGCTAGTACTATCAACTCTTCCCTGTCTAGCTTGATGTCAAGTTGACCGTGATATTGTGCGCGTTCCATTATCTAAAGAACAACCGTTTCATTGCTTGCTTGGTATAAAACCAGCCGCCGAAGTTATGTATACTAGAGTACACAATAAGGCCACCGCCTGCAATTGATAATATAGAACCAAAGAAGCCATAAAAGAATAAGTTGAATGCACCGTATATAACAAATATCACACCAAGTATAAACCAGGCATGCTGTACACTAAAGTTATGCACTAAACGGTTCTTTGAATTATAAAGACCATTTACAATGCGTTGCATAAAACTAGGTCTGCGGTTCTGCCTAAAACGATTTTCATGTTCGTATTTCATGATTTGTTTCCTGTTGTTAAAAGTGATTTTAGCACGTAGTATGCATTCCATGCTTCTTTTAGTGCCTGGTTGTCTGTTTCGACACCTTCAAGTAATTCAAAGTAATGCCTTTCCCACGATGGTCTGCGGTCAACTGCTTCCTGCTGTGTTTCTGTTAATGCACGAATAGTTTTAATCTGTTCCCATGCATCGTTTAATGTTGGATTGTCTCTGCGAAGTTTTTCCATTGCCGACAAAGAGTTTTCTTCAATCTCAGCTTGAATTTTAGCTTCAATTTCTTCTTCAGTTAATCCTTCAAGTGAATCTATTTCTGCCATTACTTTTTCACCAATTGTTTTATTGCCTGATACTTATCCCATGCATCCTTTAATGCTGGATGGTTCTCGTGTAGTATCTTTTCTTCGAGCTGTTCAATTTGTATAGTTTGAAGCGCGACTTTAAGTTGCATTAACTCTCGCTTCTCTTCGTCAATTGCACTTTCAACAGGTACGTTGTTCAACCAAGGTTCGTAGTCAGACATATCAGGCATTTTCCACAGTCCTTAAAATGATTTGGTACTTCTCCCAAGCATCTTGTAACGCTGGGTACTCTTCACGTAACTTGCGTTCTTTGATTTCTTGTTGTTTGTACGCTTTGTTTTTACGTTTCGCAGACCTAAGTAAGTCTGTACGCTTATCAATAAGATCGCCATCAATGCTGTACATAAAACCTTCCTCTAGAAACTCATCATTCATCTGCTTTTGTCAACTTCTTAGTTAATTGGTATTTGTCGTATAAATCCTGCAATGCAGGGTTCTGCTTACGTAACTCTTTTTCAAACTCTAATTGTTCTTCTAATGCTTCAATACGAGATTCTAACATTTCAAATACGCTCTCATATGATGAGCCTCGTGGAACGTCAGCTATTCTCATAAAGTCAACCGCCACCGTCATTGCCTACGTTGTCGTCAGCTGTCTTTACTAATGTATAAACAACTTTGTACTGATCGTATAATTGCTGCAAAGCAGGGTTCTGCTTGCGTAACTCTTCTTCTCTCTTCTGCTGAGCTAGTAAATCGTTGAGCTGGGTCTTCATTAACATAAGGTCAGACTGCATATCAATAAGCTCGTAATTACCTTGAACCATAACCTGAACCTCAGGCTGACCCATGTTGTTGTAACCTTGGGTGGTGGTTATGTCTATCATTGGGCCAGGCTGAATCTTCAACATGTTATTTGCTCTGCGCTGGTAAGATGTATGTGTATTCTGCTATGCCGCTATCAACAATAATCTGTGCTGCACCGTCATCGCTGATGCGAAGTACTTTATCGCCTGGTAAGCTAAGAATGTTAATAACATGTGCAATTGGCCAATGCCAGCTACGCTTTAAGTCGCCTGATACGTCAGGTGTAAATACAAAGTTACCTGCGTGAGTGCTGTGATCGCCAAAGTAAAATACTAAATCGCCGTCTTCTGTTTTGGCAATGAATGTGCTTTCTGTTGGGTTAGCTGCTGCCTGGAACTTCAAACGCTGAATGCTTGCCATTGATGGTTCAAGCTCAACATGCCATGACACGCCTTTAAACTTAACCGTCTTAAGTTGGTCTTCAACGATTTCTTTAGTCATAAACCTGTAATCGTTTGTGAAGTCACCAGTGGTATTTAAGAAGTTCATACTAACTGGACCTTTAACTGCATCCTGCTTTACTGTAATAACAGCATCGTTTAAATACTCATCGATACCAAGAATAGTTTTCAATGTTGACATGTTTGGCATACCAAACGTGCCCTTAAACTCAGCAATCGGTTTATGAAACGTTGCTTGGATAACTACACTTTTATCTTCTGCTAGACCTTCAATTGAAGTTTCTGTGTCTGTACCAGTAACCTTAACTAAGTCAATGCACCCTAAATCATGTGTATGTGCAATTAAATCTTTTAAATTATCAATCATTTTTATTCCTCTATTGTTTTACAATTATACTTGAACTAGTAATAAAAATCAAGTATTTCGGTGGCTATTCGTCTACAATTTGTCCTAACGTCTTGCCACCTTTAAGTGATGTGAGTGTGCCTGGCTTCTTAAGCGCAAACCAAGAGACTCGATCTGTTGTTACTGACTCGACAATTTCGAAGCCAGCGCATTCGCATACCCTTCCTAACATAACTCCAGGTGTGTAACAGTACAAACCTTCTTCAAAGTTTCTTGCTCCAGCTGGTAAGTCACAATTGTTATACGTAAACAATAAGTGACCGCCCGGCTTTAACAGCTCAAACGATTCTGCTAGGTACTGCCTAATAACATCCATTGGCTTGAAATTTATAAAGTGCTCCATGACAATTAACCCAATCTGTCCTTTCGGAACTAAGTTAGTTAAGAACTGTTCTTTATTCTCATTAATCTGTTTGAATCGAATTGTTTCGTACAGACTTCCGGGTAAGTTTTCTTTAAGCCAACCAGTAACATCGCATTGTTCCATAACATAAAAGACATCACTCGCTTTAAGTGCATTAAAGAACCTAAGAGAGTTAGGCCTAACATATACTGTTGCATGATGCCAAGACGAAAACTGTCGGATTGTTGAAACAAACTTATGTTCGCTCTCCTCGTTGTCAACAAACTGATCAAGCGATCTGTACTTTGCTGCTTCCTCTAGATTGAACCAATCCTTGCGTTCGTCATACATGTCGTAGCTAGTGTTAAGTGGTTCCTTAGATAACTGTTGCATTAATGTATTTGCAGTAATTTTTATTTTATCTATGTCTTCGACTAATGATGTGGTATCGTTCAGTATTGCAAAGATGTCCTCATCAATTTCGTCTAAGTCAATTGCTAAGTCACTGTCTTTCAAGTCGCGTATATTATCCCTAATATCAGAAAGTTTTTTGTCAAGAGCTATTAGCTCTGGAGTGATATTCCAATTATCGATTGTTAACTTCTGTGTTAGTAAGTCGCTTAATTTCATTTAAAACTCAAATAGGTTACCGAATGTACTACTCGTATCAGTATGTGCTTTTAAATCCCAATCCAGCACACCAAGCAAGTTGTCAACCTTTTGGTCAATAACTGTTGCTTCCATTGTTGCATCATCAAATGGTAAATCCTTAAACCACTGCGGAATATTATTCTCATCCGTAGGACGAGCGACACTTGTAATGTTCAGCGGGTTGTCTTTTAACCTACAAATAATTGCCTTACTACCGTCAGTTATTGCCATAGTAAAGTTATCATTGTACAAGTTGCGAAGATTATTGTAGTTATAACCAGCACGTACATGACCGGGCAACCTTGCCTTTTCACCTTTCTTCTGTGCTGCTCTTTCCTGTGCGCTGTACATTGTTAGGTTGTTAATACGCTTAGGAGATCCTTTCTCCCATGATGGTAATGCACCAAACTCTTTCTTAAACTCAAGTATTTGATCAATTACTTTCTCTTTACCAAGTTCGTTAAGTGTAGAGTCAAGTATGTCCTTTAAGAACTCTTGTACTACAGGCGGAGTATCAGAACGTTTTAAGTCTAATCCCATTGCCTTAACTTTACCTGGCTTACCATCAACATCAAGTCGCTTGCCTTCATTATCAACAACCATAATTGCATAACGTTTCTTGGTTATAAACAAACCATTCACGCCAACAACTTCTCGTCCGCACTTAATAAGTTCGCCGTAGTGGGTAGGACAATTAAATGCCCTGTGCATGTACGGTGGAAAACTTATATTACACTCTTCTGCTAAACTGTCGTAGAGTGCAATAGCGATGTCTACGTCCCATTCCTGCTGTCCTGATTCTACTGCGTCTTTAACTACAGGCCATGCTGTAAAGTAAGCTGAGTCAGTATCACCGTAAACAATGCATTCACCAACATGATCATATTCGCCGGTAAGACATTGGTTAACTTGTGCATCCATGTGCTGTGCAATTGCTCGTCCTGTAAGTGTTGTAGACTGCCCGATACGTTTATCAAAGAAACGACAATGCTCGTTTAAGATAGCGCCGTACAGTGAGTTCAAGTTGATCTTTTTAACTAACTGTCGCTTATCCCAGTACTCAACATCTGCATCTAAGCCTGCTGCAATAGCTTGCTTTAACTTGGCCTGCATTTCTTTACGCTCTGCGTACCAACGTTTTAACAGGTTTGGAATAATACCGGGATTCTTTAAACTAAAGATAGTACCGTTCGCAGATACAATCCAAGGTTGATCACTATTGAATATTAAATCATGTGCATCCTTAGCAGTCATTGTTGAATCGCCTGCTAGTTTAGCAAACGTAGATAGGTCATCAGATGTCTTTGGTTCCCAGTCAATGGTAACTTGTACGTCATCGCGACGTTCCATGACTGCTGTGTATTCTAGACTACCGAACAAACCTTCCCAAGCTGCTGCAAATGAACAACCCTTTTTCTTTTTAGACTTACCGTTAGCTGCCTGTATAACCTTGTCGGCCATTTTATCAGCAATGTACTTGTCTGTTTCAATTGGTCGTAACTGTCCAACAATAGTTTCAGGAGCCATGTTACATGCTTGAATAGCAGATGGATATAGACTGTTAATATCGACTGAGCCAATCCACTTATGTAAACCCTTCTTAGGATATGCTACATATGCGCCTGCTGCCTGTGTATTTTCATCTTCTCCGTAACGTACTTTGTCTGGCACAACAAAACCTTGTTCATGCGCTTCGTTGATAATTGCTTGCTCTGTTACTGCAACCGCACCCATAGTCTTAGGAATAAGAACTGTGTTTTCGTGTGCAACTGAGTTAGCTAAGTCAATGAACTTTAACTTCTGATCCAGTTTATGCAGTAGCATGGTATCTTGTTGGTTGTATTCAATGAACTTCGGAAAGTCCCTGTTGTACAATGCATCAAGCGAACCTTCGTATGCAACCTTAGTTTCGTTAAGTTCGTATTCGCCTATTGAATCTAAGCTGTACGATGGCATTTCGTGATATGTGTACTTGCGATATAGCTGCATGTAATCCATATGGATACGACCAGTTAAATCGTACGTAATATTCTCGCCACCAAAGCGTTCAAACGTGCGCTTCTTGGGAAGTTTATCCCACAAACAAAAACGTCTTGTATCATCCTTAGACAGCACTCGTGCAATACGATTAACCATGTACGGAATATCGTAGCCTTCACTGTTCCATCCACTTAGTACATCTGCATCTTCGATAATATCAAGGAAGTCTTTAAGCATTTCCTTTTCGTCTGTGTACAGGATTGTATTTTCGTATCTGCTACATATCTCTTTTGCTTCAAGCGGAGACATGTGCTGTGGTGCGATAACCTGTGTAACAAGTTGATCAGTCCAGTTAAGGTACGTTGAAATAGCTGTTACTTTGTTGAACGGATCAGTTACGGGACTAAATCCTTTTTCAGTATCAAAGTCTACCTCGATATCGAAAAATGCTGTTTGTAAGTCTGGAAACTCTGCGCCTCTGTAATTCCGTTCAAGGCAACGTGCAATAGGTTGGAAGTCGCTTTCGAACAACTGCGAGCCGCCGTGCATACGCTTTTCTTTTTGATACTCTTTATGTGAGTTTGATGTAAACTTATTAAGTTTATTGCCGTACACTGACTTATGCTTGCCGCGTGGATCGCTATAGAAAAACGTGTACTCTGCCGGGTACTCGACAAAGACACGCTTACCGTGTACTCTTTCTACAACAAATACCGTGTCTTTATCTTTATCGTATCTAGCGTCTACGAAACTCATTATTCAGTGCGGCCCACTGATTCTAAGATGTTTTCCAATAGCTCAAAGTCTGTAGTAGCTTGATGGAATGTTGACTTGTGTGCTGTCTTAATAGCTTTGTTAAGTACAGCTGGCTTGATATCCATTTCTTCTGCGATTGCTTTTACGGTGTCTTTTAGACCACCGTTTAGTACTTCAATTTCTGATAGTACTGATAGACCTTCACTCATTAAGTGCTTTAGTTTGGCCTTTTCTTCTGAATTAAAAACTTTATTGTCTGACATTTATTATTCTCCTATGAATGTGTATTATAGTGTAGTACTTAATAAATGTCAATGCAATAGGCAAAAAAATAGGTCCCTAAGGACCTATAAATTTATTCTGTTATTTGGAGGTTATAAGCCTAGTACTTTACTCGGCGCCGGACTTAATTCAAAGCCACGTTTTTCTGCTGCGGCAACTACTTGCTTCAGGTAGACTTGTAACTTAGCTTTTCCGTGCGGATCTAAAGTGCGTAACTTTTGGAGAAGCTTCTGCCACGTTGCGTTTAACTTTTGGTTTGCTTGCTGATGTTTTGCATCAGCTGCGGCTTTGTTGCCTACGCCAGTGTCGCGATTGATACCTTTAACGCCCGCAAATGCTGGGTCTGGCTCAAAGTCAAAACCACCGTCTGCTTCAAGTAGTGCAACGACTGACTTACATAGCTTAATAGATTCATTAAGCATTTTATTTTCGCGTAACGGTTGTTTGTCGAATAATTCAAATAATTTCATAATAATATTTATCTCTGTTTTAGCGTATTAACTGAAACTTCGAGCCCAGTCGTTTGCGTTCTTAAAGCCCTGATCACGTGCTAACATATTAATTTCCTTCATGCTCATGTTATGCATAACCATTAAATGGTCAATTGGGTCTCCGCCGCCTGCTGCAATATCACCAAACATGCTAATAGCATTATGGTCAATTCTTTTCTTAGGCTTTTTCATTTTCATTTCTAATTCCCAACCGTTCTTTTGGAAATCAATAAATTCTTTTGCTCTGTCGAACTTGCCATTTGGATATATTGCAAATCTAACGTTGCCGTTGCGACCTAATAAAGCTACTTCGTCACCTTTCACTAATGTAACATCGCTGTATAAGTGACCGCCGGACTTTTCTAAACGTGATACTGTGTTGTTCTGTTGTTCTGTCGGGCCTGCTGGAGCTGCTTCGCTCATGTATTTTTCAAAATCCCTGTATCCACGACGCCTTAATTCACGGTTAATTATTTTGATTTGAAATTCACGTGGAGTACCTTCGCCTGGTGATTGTTGATCGTCTATACCTTTGCCCTGAAGCCTAAGTAATGTTTCGTCATCCATATCTTTAACGGCTGCCATCATGTCTTGTGGCTGACGGTAACCATCCCACCAAAATGCTTTATTCCATCTTTTGCCTAGGCTATCGGATTTTGCTTCTTCGACACTTTCATTCTTTTCATTGTGCTGTTTCCAAGCTGTAGCATAAAGCACTTCTTCCCACTTATCGCCGTACTGGTCTTTAAAGTCCGCTTTGCGATCTTTAATCCATCCTTCCATGCCCGGTGGTGCTTTCTCGTTAATCTCAGCTTCGCCTAAAATGTCAATTGGTTCTACTGCCCCGGCTCTATTTCGTTTACCCATATAACCTGTAAATTCCGTTTTATTTGCTAGTGGAAAGTACTGGTCGCTGTCGTCTGTTTCAACAGGTGTTTCATTTGATAACCAATGATAAGCACCTGCTGGAGTTTGCCCAACGTGTGTTGCCCATCGCGGTGCTTGGCTAGCTTTTGGTGCGCCGGGTGTTGTCTTGACTCCCATCTTGCGGCCAATTGTATCGATTACGGACCCTTCGTGGATACGTCGTGGTGTTTCAAATAATTCAAATAGTCTCATTCGCCGTCTTCTATTGTTAATTGGTAGTCAAAGATATCACCTTTGTACTTGTCGCTTACGTGTGATTCCTTTGCAACAAGTTTAATCGTTTTGCCTTGGCTCATTAAACGTTTCATATCATCAGCCATACTATCAAAGTTTGATGTTGACATGCCTTCGTTAATTGGTTCTTCAGCTAAGTTAAACTTGCCGTTATCGCCTTTGCTTAACTCACGTGCTTTGCGTTCGTCGTGTAATTCTTTCTTAAATTGGGTTGCTTTGTCTTCTTCTGTCTCGTCCATTGAACGGAAAAGGTCTGCTAGTGATTGCTTCTTGTTCATTTCAGTACGCGGTGCTTCTGGTTGGGTAACTGTGTCTTCAAGTATTTCTGCGTGTGCTACTGTAGCCATTCTATCGCCACCTGCACCATCACCTAAATTAAAACGCTTGCCAACTGCATAGTAATCAAGCATCTGCTCGTCGGATAGCCCAGCTGCCATGTTAGTTGACATTTCTTCGCCTGTGTCAAATGTAACTTTGATTGCACGTAAACCGCCTTCTGTAACTGCGCTTTCGCCTACGTTAATCTTTTCAAGTTCATCAACTACTTCTTTACCAGCTTCTGGTTCACCCTCTTCGCCGCCTACCAGGAAGTTACTTGCTGGGTGTTTAGTATCTGTATTCTTTGCCATTGTATGTGTACTTGGCATTTGGTTAACGCTCTTTTGCTGTGCGTCTAACCCTTCTAACAATGATCTCATTGCATTCTTTTCAGCGGCAGCGGTACTTTCTTTCTGCTCACCTGTGTTTGCATCCGTTACTATTCCAGTGCCGCCTTCAGCATTAGAAAAGTTCTTTAGGATGTTTGTCATATCATTGTCAATCATAATTAGTCCTTGCTATTAGCGTATTTACCTGTTTTCTTGGCTTTTTTCTTTGTTTTTGGCGCACGTTGTACAGGTGCACCAAGTGGTGCTACTACTGTTGCCATACCGCCTGCACACGTTGTTTCGTTCAGGCTATTCTTTTCAAGTTCAATATAAGATGCAGTAACATGACTTAATCGGTAATCGCCAAACTCTGCTCTACGTAGCTCATCAATTAGGTCTGCTGCTGTTTCACGCCACTCAACGTCCTGTCCTTCGTAATCCCAACGTTGTCCTGGCTTACGATTCTTGTTCCTAGGAACTGATACAATAACGTCCATATTTCTTTTAGCAGATGCTTTGTGTGGCTCGCCTAATTCATTAGCAACATAGTTGTCCATGAAATGCTGTAGTTCTTCTTCGGTGCGGCTGTAGTCAGTGTCCTGTGGATAGTAATCATCCTCAGTTATAAATTCTGTTGCTCTCATGGTAATATCTCAAATTTGTAGTTGTCTATCATTTTAGCATCACCTAATTCAATATGCGGGTTGCTAACTGTGAACTCACCAATGCTAGGTTCTAACCTTTCAAGGCAAAATTCATATACACCTGGTACCGCTTTTACCTGGAGCATTTCTTTAATATATGTGTTGTCGTTGTACTTAAATGTGCGTTCGGTGAACAATTCATCGTTTAAATAGATTCTGTACTGCGGCGGAAAGGCTTCCCACTTGCATCTAACTTCAAATCTAACTTTGACAAATTTTGGTTCCATAACACTATTTAGCGTTCCATCTTAGCTAGTCTAGTATAATAGTCCGGCAACTCATTTAAATGATCTAGCGCAATTTCTCTTGCCGCTGCTCTGTTTGTTATGTGCTCTAATTCAACACCCGTACCCTTATCTAACTGCGCGTTGATTTCGTCGACAGTTACACCGTGCTTTGCAGCAATCTGCTCAACTGATGGTGTGTCAACACTTGGCATTATTTCTTCTGTTATAAATTCTGTTGATTTCATATGTTATCCGTATATCCAATCGTTAACTAGCTTGAATCGGATGTTAAATGCATTCATAAACAACTGCATTTCTTTAAGACATTCGTGCTGTCCTCCGCCACCAAGTAACGATCCACTAAGTGATTTTAAATCACCAATGCTGATGTCTGGAATGTAAATCCCATCATCGTACATCCACTCGCCGCCATCATCGCCAACAAGTTCTTTGAATATTTCTTCGCCGTTTTCTTGTCGCTCGATAATATCTCTACTATCGGTCATGTCATTCATAACCATGTAACGTACTACTTTAATAATAGTGCTGTCATCTACACCTTGGTCCATCCATGAACGTAACCAAGCATATGACTTCTCTTTAAAATTTATGTTGTGTGCTAGATCTTCATCTAGGCCGTGTTCCATATAATGATAAGCTACTTCAGACGGTGTGTCTTCAATGCCAACATCTTCGCCGTTAAAAAATGCAGTAACGTTTGGACGTTTTGCATTTATGTAGGCAATGGCTTCTTCTATAGCATCATTGTATCCAAAGTCGTCGGATTGATATGCTGGTTGAAAGTCTATTAAAATAACACTATTGCCACGCGCTTCAAATAATTCCATTAGTCTGTCGCCTTAACTATTAAAACTGGTACTTCTGATACACCAGCTTGTATTGCTGCCATTGAGCGATGCAACCCTTCTTGTGATATGCGTGGTCCTTTTGAATAGTCTAAAGTAAGAATTGGAAACTTCTCTCCACTCTGCATTTTCTCTGCATAACTAGCAGCTAATTCTGGATCACGTTGGCTGACAATTTCGTCTGGTGTTTTACCAAAGCCTTTTGCTGCACGTTTTATATATTCTTGCGGCGACATTTTAATTAATTCAGTCGCTATCCCTTTTGCACGTTCAAAGTATTCTGGGTTCTGCATCATATTATCGTAGTACGGCATGTCTGTTGTATCCGCATGAAATGCGTCTATGCTTTCATTCAAACCCTTGGGTACACCGTTTGTTTGTAACATAGGCGGTATACCATCGTCAGTTGTTTTAAAGCCTAACTTTTCAGCTTCGATACGTGTTTGTGCTTCGCCTACGTCAGGAGTAACATTACTGCCTTTACGTATTAAGCCAACACCTTCTGAAGCGAATTGCTTGCCTTTTAATCTTGTATTTGTAACTTTCTGTATTAGCTGCCATGCTTCTTTATTCTTATTAGCTGCTATTAAACGGGTAAGTAAATCAACTTGTTTCTTTGGTGCTATTTCATAGAACTTCATAACTTCCATTACACCAATGTTGCCATTGTACGATGCTTCAAACACAGATAAGTTACCTGCTGCTTCATGTATGTAATCGTAATCAAAATCATCAAACAAGCTGCTACGTGCTGCAAACAAACGCTTAATCATACCTTCAGTTGCATGTGTTGACTTGCCTGTTTCGAACTCTGCTTTTAATTCTTGTGCCAATGCCTCTGGCTTTTCCTTAGTGTGTTCTAAGCTTAAGTCGCGATCGTCATGTGCGCGTTTCTTTGCCCAAAGCTTTGCAAAATATCCATCTGTACGTAACATCTTAAATGCTAAGTTCTCTGGTCCGAATTCACCGTGCTTGTCTAGGCCTGCTTGTCTGTACTTCTTAACTAGATCCAAAACATCGTTTAAGTATTTACGGTTGTCTGATGCTAATGCACGGATAGCCAGGTTCTTTAAATTTTCGTATTTTAATAGCGTTGCTGTATCGTTAAGGTTTGCACGTTGCTTCGTTGGAATTCTATTCCAATCGTCCTTCATAACACTATAACTACCTAGCGAATGATGTGCTTGTACTGCATCTTGTACGTACAATTCAACATCGTAGCCTTTGATTTTAATGTCGTGCATATCGTTGTATTGATACTTCTTAGAATCAAATAACTCTCTGTATATGTCGCTGTCTGGAAGTTGTGTGAAGTCCACTATTAAGTGTAAGTCGATGTCTGAATGTGGTGTGTAGCTGTACGCTGCATTGGAACCACTTACTTCGATATCAACAAGTGCAATGTCCTGTACACCAAGGAACTCGCGGAAGTGATCGGCAATCTCCATTAGCTTATTACGGACCATCGGACGCATCTTATTGCCCATAAAGACTTGTGGGTTTAAATCAGTATTAAAGTCAATAGCTTTTGCTAATTGAAAGTTGTCTAATTCTGCTAAGTTCATGACAGTATTTATGATGAACTACGGACGCACTGGCTGAACGAGCTTGTGCGACCATACATGGCCGCCAATATCTTGCCAACGTTGTGTAAATTCCCATTCCTCTTCGCAGTATGTTCCGTTACGTACACCAGTATCAAAGTAAGTCCTCAAAAATGGGTCTTCGCCTATTTGTACAATCTTCTCGTGATCCTGTAAATGTATCAGTGCCTCACGACTTACTAGCATAAAGCCATTGTTTATTCTACCAACCTCTTCAATATCGCCTTCGCTCGCCATAATATCGCTATGGTATCCGCCGCTGCCGATTATATGTTTCTTAGATGATAGTAGTGCTAGTATATGGAATGGTTCAAACAATACGTCTCCGTCAATTAATAACATGTGGGTAGTGCCTGGTGAATTCATAAAGCCAGACGTTAGGATGTTACGTGCTGTTGCACCTTCATCTATTGCTGATGCTGTACTTGCTATGCCCATTTGCATTGCAAGTTCGTTCCATTTTTTAAAGCTTTGGAATGTGCCAACAGATACGCCAGCACGACATGCTATACAAACATGTACGCTTTGATCTTTAAGGTAGTCTAGTGGTGCTAAGTTTATGTTCATGTTCGTGTTCGTATTTAATACGATTATGAACGTAGATTAAAATTATTCAGGAATTCTGCAAATTCGCGGACTAGGTCTTCTGTTTGTACCATACCCATTGATTTATCAAACTGCTTACGGACTTTGCTTCCTACCTCTTCGCCATAAAGGTCGGTAAGGATTCTGTTACGTGTCTTACTGTCTGCTACTGCATACATATCACGTATCTCAGTTGCGCCAGTAATCTTTTTGCCAGCTACAGGGAAAGTAACTGTTGGAGTTGCATATGCATACATATGCCCTGATGATACAGGTTGTGCATCTTTACGCAACCATTGTATAGCTGCTCGCTCACCATTCTTTTTAAGTGCATACCCTTCTTCGTCAGTGTTAGTACTAACTAAACGATCGCCGTCCTTTTGACTTAGTGCAAGAATAAGAACAGTGTCTGCGGGATTGAATGGAATAGCATCTTTAATGAACTTATCAACGTATACATTCTTAACTTGAACAAACTTTCCAGTAGGTACGCCCATTGCTACTGCAATACGCTTCTTCTCTTCCCACGTAAATGGATCCTTTGGCCCTGGTGCTTTATCAGCAGATGCCATGTACACACTATTACCACCAAACTTGTTAACTAACCAATCAAACGATGCCTTGTGGCCTTTATGTGGTGGCTGAAATCTCCCTCCAAAAACTACAATTTCTTTCATTTCTTAATTCTTCCTTTGACCCACCCGGCTGGCACATCATCTTTTTTAAAATACTTATACTGTCCTGTAACAGGGTTATGGTAACCAACTGTTCCTGTAAACATCTTAGATTCTTTTCTTTTCTGAGCCTTAATAACTGGATCATCTTGCTTTTGTATATTTATCAGTCTAAGTTTTTCTTTTGTCTCTTCGGTTATTATCTGTTTAGCTCTTGTTTCTTTCATTAACGTTCTTGTTTCTTTAGAGTGTTTGTACCCTGTCATTCCTGATGTTTTGCCTCGTTTAATTATTGCTGCTTTGTGCCTCTTTCTTACTTCTGGGTTATGCATAGGATTATTTTTGGTAGCCATCGATTTTACGTATTTTAGCACGATCAACTATTGAATTATAAACTTTAGTATATTTGTTATTATTAAACATACTGATATTTAGTTGGAATCGGCCGCCGTAAATTACTTTTTGGGAAAGTTTAAAATATTTGAATTTTGTTTAGCTTCTGATAATACTTGCTGGAGTTCTACAGCATTTTGGAATTCAGAGACTTGGCTCCAAAATATACTGACTATAGCATTGTACCTTGCTATTGGGTCTTTGAATTTGTTAAGTTGTTGTTCTAACTGCCATTGAAATTGCAAACAACGTTCTAATCTATCTGGACAATCAGCGCATAAGTCTGTGATGTGTTTCTCGATGGTTTCCTTACGATAGGTTTCGTAAGCTTCTGGATCTGCTTTGTACAGTTCCATTAATTCGTCAAACGATTTCTCGTCGCACATTTAGTCACCTTTATTTGTACTTGTCATAGTACGGATTAGCATTTTGTCTTTTCATGGCGTTTACTGACCATGTATAGATTGTCTTTGCTAAGCCAGCAATATCTGCTCGCGTAAATTCTTTGCCTTTTCATTTACTGTCCTTAGTATCCGATTGATACTTTGTTTATAGTTCCAGCTGTAAAGCTCGATACTGTGACACGTAGCCATGTATAATTGCCTTCCAGGTTAACAAAGTCATTTTCAGTTAACGGGTTAATACCGTCACCTACAGTTTGGATTGGAAAATAGTTGCTGGTGTCGCTTGATTCGTCAAGCGTAGCTTCTATAGTTAGTACTCCAACAAATCCAGTTAAGTACCAAGATGTAGTTTGTACACTCTTGTCCTTGCTGTAGTATGCTGCTGCCTTCTGTGGGATTCCACTAAAGGTTGCGGCACTGCCATCATAATTCTCAATAGCAGTGCCGAACGTAGTAGACGGTAATAAATTATACGATGATGTTTTCATACCTGTATTTATCAATCTTTAGGCTTGAACTGATCAAGTACAATGTAACCGTCATCGCCTACTTTACCTGGCTCTGCAGGAACGATTGGACTTGGCAGTGATGGCATCGGATGTGACTTGCCTTCCTGGTCAAGGAACACCACTTCATCGTTTACATAATCAGCTGTGATTGTGCAATTGCTTAACGCTTCAAACAAGATACGCTTACTAAGTGGTTTCTTAAATACTTCAGAAATCTCACGTTTAATAGGTCTTGCGCCAAGTGTTGCATCGTAGCCTGTATCCGCAATATGGTTAATTGCTGCTTCGGTTACTTCGAGTGTAATGTTCTTAGACTTTAAGCTATCCTTAAGTTCGTTAACAAACTTAACAACAATCTTCTTAACGTTAATGTCTTCAAGCTTGTTGAACTTAGCAATACCATCAAGTCTGTTACGGAACTCAGGCTTGAAGAAGTCTTTAACTGCTTTGTCTTCTTCGCCGGTACGTTCTAATGGAGTACCAAAGCCGATGTTGTTGTTTTCGTTAGCTGATGCACCTAAGTTAGATGTTAATATAACAATGCAGTTTCGTAAGCTAACTGACTTACCTGAACGACTAGTAATCTTACCTTCGTCAAGTACCTGTAGTAATACATTCATTACATCAGGGTGAGCCTTTTCAACTTCGTCTAACAATAGTACAGAGAATGGGTGTTTGCTAACATCCGATATTAGCTTACCGCCACCGCCTGACTCTTCAAAGCCAACATAGCCTGGTGGTGCACCAATTAATGATGCTACTGTGTGCTTCTCCATGTACTCAGACATGTCATAACGTAACAGTTCCATATCTAAGTTTTCACTAATTAACTTAGCAAGTTCAGTTTTACCTGTACCTGTTGGGCCTAAGAATAAGAAGCTAGCAACCGGCTTGTTTTCTTCTGCAAGTCCACTGAAGTTAACATAGATTTTATCAAGTACTTCGTCAACTGCTGTTTCCTGGCCGTACAGTTTGTCATCAATGTTATGTCTAAGTGACATAAGAGTCTTGCTCTTTTCATTGCTTAAACGTTCTGGCGGAACACCTGTTACTTTGCTTAACTGTAAGATAACTTTTTCTTCAGTTACAATTGCATTCTCGTTATCGCTTGCACGTTCTTTAGCGCATGCCGCATCAAGTATGTCAATTGATTTGTCTGGATTGTGTCTGTCGTGGATGTAACGTATGCTTAGATCAACTGCTGTTTTAATAGCTTCTTTGTTGATTAGCACTTTGTGGAATTCTGATAAACGATCTGCAACCCCTGTTAAAATCTTAACAGTAGTTTCCTGATCCGGCTCATCAACTGTTAGTTTGTAGAACCTGCGCATTAACGCTTTATCTTTTTCAAAGGACTCGTAGTACTCGTCCCAAGTTGTGTTTGCAACAACCTTAATCTTACCACGTGTAATTACTGGCTTAAGCATGTTTGCAAAGTCTAACGAAGTTCCACTGCCGGCGCCTGCGCCTTTCATAGTGTGTGCTTCATCAATAAACAGGATGCCTTTACCTGAGGATTCAAGTGCCGATATAACTTTCTTGAACTTCTCTTCAAAGTCACCGCGGTACTTACTACCAGCTAACATGTCGCTGATGTTTAGTTCCCATACTGTGTGGTCTTCTAAGAATTTAGGTACTAGGTTATTAATGATGTTTTGTGCAAGGCCTTCAACAATTGCTGTCTTACCAACACCGGGCTCACCTATCATTAATACGTTAGACTTGAACTTTTTAGCAAGTATTTCAATTGCATCTTTGATTTCTTCGTCACGTCCAATAAGTGGTTCTAAGTCACCAGCAAGTGCCTTAGCTGTAACGTTGGTGCAATGTTCTTCAAGTAGTTCTGCAGACTGTGCGTCTGTTAAGCCACCTTTGTTATCGCTGTAATGATCATTCCAGTATTCAGCAAATGCTTCTTTATCATCAATGCCGTACTTTAAAATGAAGTAATGTGCATGACTATTTGTTTCACTTGAAATGCTTAGGAATAAATCGATGGTAGTAACAAAGCGTCTACCGCTGAATAAAACTTGTGTAACTGCGCGGTTGAACACACGCTCTAAGCTGTTTGTACGTCTTGGTACATCGCTCGATGCAGTTTTTGTGGTTGGTCCTGGTAACAATCCGTCAATATAATCTTCAATATCTTTGATCATATCATCTGCATTGACACCATAACCCTTGAGACATAAATAGAATGGTTCATAACTTACTAAGGCGACAAGCAAGTGTTCAAGGAGTACGTATTCGTGTCCTTTCTTTTTCGCTAGTGCAATCGCATAGTCGGTTATTTGTTCAATCTCTGGATTAATTTGCATATTATTCTATCCCTTCTTTTGTCGTTGGGCACGGTCAATGCCATTATGTAGCCGATCAATAGCTTTTTTAATCTCGCCATCCTCGTCTATTAGTGTAATTTCTTTAGTGCTACCTAAGTAATTGGTATAACTTAAGTGTATTGTACTGGGTTCTGGGTCCGTTTGCAAGTCTTTTGGCTCAGTTATGGTTGGATTGAAGTAAAAATGTGGCTTTGCTTTGGTAACCAGTATCTTTGAGTCTAGTCCAACATCTGGGCCAGTTACTAGTGTTCTGGTTGTTAGATTTAGGGCAATTAACATTTCGATACCTTGTTTTTGGTTAGTAGCTGGTACTTCGAATGTTACATCGCTTGCGGGTTTCTTTAGTGGATTATCTTTTATACGTAGCATTAAAATATTTAGCCTTTATTGCTGCGAATCAAAGATAAAAGTGCCTCCGGAATGTCTTTAGGAATTTTGCCAATAAGGTTGACTAGCATGTCACCTCTTGAATTAGGGTCAATTCTTGATTGTATACCTTTGCCCTTAACGCGCATAAAGGTACCTGGTTGTGTTCTTGCTGGGACTCTAATTCGAATTATGCTACCGTCAATGGTTGCAACATCCAATTCTGTACCTGTAATTAAATCCCAGATACTAATGTCCTGCTTCCTTATTAAATTTCGTTCGTCTACGTCCCAATTTGGGTCAGGTTGTAGTTTGAAAGTAATAACAACATCGACACCTTTAGCTAGCTTTTTGTACTTAACTGATTCACCGTGTTTAACACCATATGGTATTGCTACCCGAACTGTTTCAGTAGTACCATGCACAGGAATCTGTAACACCTGGTTTCCACCAAGCATTGCATCCTTAAAGGATATCGTTGCTGTTAGGCTTACTTGCATTTGATGGCGATATCTAGACTCACGTAGAAAGTCTTCTATATCATTTTTTGACTTAAAATTGAAATCAAAGTCCGGTGCCTTCCACCTTTCGGGTTCAGGTTCACCGTCTTTAATCTTTTCGTACGCTGCTTGTATTTCTTTGAATTTATCATCCTTTCCATCATTACGGTCTGGATGAAATTTCATTGCAAGTTTCTTATACGCTTTCTTGATGTCGTCTTCGGAGGCACCCCTCTTTACGCCAAGAGTAGTATATGGATCACTCACGACAGGCTCCCCTAGCTTCCTTATCGAAGTCACCTTCGTCGATTTGGCTTATGTACGCTTTATTAGAATTGATACTAAAGATCTTTTCGTAGTGCTCTGATACTAAGTTAATGGGAATTCCCATTAACTTACCAATTGCCTCAACGTAATCGAGTTGGTATATCATTGCAGTTTCAAAGCTTAAAAATGTATGCGGTAACGATGTTAAGTACTCTAGCGCATTGTGAAAATGTTCTGAGGTAGGTTCACCTCGTAACCTGGTTTGCTGCAATTCAAGAATGTTTTTATCTCTGCTAATAATGCCAATTTGCACATTAAAACCTTTTGACAAAAACTTATCAACAACGGCTTTGTAATCAGGAATTAGTACTGTTCCTTTATTGAGATATGGACACGAAATACTAATGACATGATGGTCATAGCCCCATTCCATGGTATCAATTAAATCTGGATTGCCCCAAATTTCGTTATATGGTTCTTTACTATGTCCCATATAGGCATCACCATTGATTCCATCCCATCCTTTAACGTCCGGGTGTAAATCAAATATTTTAGAAAACAGGTGATTGCCACTTCCTTGCGGCCCTGATAAGATTGTTATAGTTTTAGATTTTAACATTTAACTCTCTAGCAATAACCTCTTCGATTATCGATTTGAATTCATAGGTCTATAGCACAACCCATCTTTCTATTACTTCACCATTTCTGGCTTATAAATTGAACGTAACCCAAGTGCTTCTTTGTTAAACTTAACAAGAGCTTTAAGTGCTGGTTCAGTAACCATACCTTTTAATATAGATACAGTTTTGTTACCATCTGCGCCTGTTACCCATTTGTACTTGCCAATTTTCTTTTCAAGAATTGCAACTGATTCTGGGTTCTGTGTCATTTGCTTACATGCTAAACGTAAACGATCTGTGTTGGGATTGCCTTTGTTTACCCATAGTGCTTTCTGTATACTATCGCGCCATGTGTGAACCATTGTATATGCATCATATAACTCACCGCTTGGATATACACCGTGTTTCGCTTTAAATACATCTTCAAAACGCTTACCTAAGTAGTTGACATCGTCTACAGACTTACCAGTTTCGAGGTCAAGTACACCGTGATGCATCCAAGTAATAACCTTGCCTTCGTCAACTAACGGCTGTATCTTTGAAATGTACTGTGGTGGGTTGGCACGAGTAGCAAGGGTTTCACCACGTGTGAATGCAAGATAACGTTCGCTGCCTTCAAGACCGTTTACCCAAGTAACCTTGTCTTTAAAGATTGCAATATATTCATCTACCGTTTTACCAGGTCCACCAATTATCAATGCTAATGCTAAACCTTCTGGAACTACGCCTGGACCACCTACGTGGCTAATGCCGTTATCTTCATTTACACCAACGTGCTTAGACATGATAATATTTAGGTTCTGATGACAAACTGAATCATAGGCTTCGTAATCGTACTTAACTTTTTCCTGGAGGTAGCTAATGCCGTTACCACCATGTGATATTACTACGGTACCATCTTTAAAACGTTCTGATCTATGGAACCTATTAAGGGCTGCCATTTCACGTGCGCCTGGGTTATAAGAGATGCGAATCTTCTCTCCATTCATTGCTGGAGTTTTTTCAAATTCTTTAGCAACGATTTCAGCCCATACACTTGTGCCTTGACCTGGTTTCTGTGGAACCATAAATGTAATATTAGCGAATGCCGAAGTTGTTACTGCTAATGATGCAGCAAGTAATAAAGTTTTTAGTTTCATTTTCTCTCCTATGAATAACTAACGCGGCCCTTGTTCTTATAACCCCAATAAATTATTAGTACAGTTATAAGCACAATGCCAACGAATGTTGGGTGCATGAGCAAGTTATTGCCTTCTTTCAATGCAAGGTCTATTTTGCCCTGCCCAACATGATAACCGAAAAGTTCTTTCAGTTTTATTAATGGATAGCCACCGACATTAAATAATTGAAATGTCTGTGTAGCTAGCCCTTCTATTTTGTATCCTAACATGAATCCAATCATCATTGCTGGTCTACTAAACTCAAATTTCTTCATAAACAGGCCTAAGGCCGTAAATATGAATAACAGTATAACATTTTCTACTCCAAATGTCGAGTAGCTACTGTTGTAGGTTGCCCAAACTATTGCCAATAGTATAAAGGGAAAGTAGTATTTAAACGGTACGTAGGCAATGCGGGAAATATACTTGATCAAAAACAAACACAATACGCCTGTGAGTGCTGTTGCTGCTATAAATCCAAAGCTTAATGCAGTAAAGAACTGACCATCAGCTAGTACGCTGTCGCTGTCTAGTGTAAGCTCAAAACCTATTGCACCAAACAATCCTACAATAACCGCAGCAAACGGAGCACCCGGAATACCAAATAATACAGTGGGTATCATACTCGTTGCTTTCTGTGCGTTGTTACTGCCTTCTGGTCCAATAACACCTTTAATGTTACCGTTGCCAAATTTCTCTTTTGGGTTAGCTGCCACAGTTGCACCATATGACAACCAGTCACTGACACTACCACCTATGCCGGGTAGGAACCCAACTACACTTCCTATTATGCCTCCGCGCAACGACGACTTCCATTCCTTAAACGATACTTTAATCCCGTCTATCACTTGTTGTCTATTATCTGCTGCATATTGTTTGCTAACGGTCGAAGCCCTGAACAGCATAAGGATCATCTCTGGCATTGCAAATAAGCCTGCCATTATGGGCACCATTGGTATGCCACGTCCCCCGTCACCTTCTAGAAATTCAAAACCTAATGTAAAGCGCGGTGCGGCTGTAATAGGATCTGTTCCTACTAAGCTAAGGAATATACCTCCACACAATGCAGCGAGTGAGAAGAACCATTTACCATTTGCAACAAAGGTAACAGTTACGAATGCCATTATACAAAATGCAAATAACTCTGCTTGTCCTACTCCACCTTGCGTTGCTGGAAGCAGTAAGAAGTCTTTGTAGAACGGTAGCAATAAAAATGTTAAGCTACCGAATATTAATCCATTAACTGTAGACGTTGTTATTGCTGCCGATAATGCATAGCTTGACTTGCCTTGCTGTGCTAACGGGAACCCGTCTACCATTGTTGCTGCCGAACTGTTAGCACCTGGTATTCCGAGTAACACAGATGCAAATGTATCACCTGTTGTACTTGCTGCTACTACTGCCATTACGAATACAACACCAAGGTATGGGTCTACAGCTTGCAACATCACTATAAAAGGAAACAATGCTACCAGACCAGTAGTCGCTCCAGCAGCTGGTATAACTCCTATTATTAATCCGTATAATGTGCCAACGAATAAAGCTAATAAGTACATCATTGTAATTTCTCCTGCAACCAAATTGGGTGTTTGTCTAACCAGAATTTTACAAAATCTCTGACTTTATCGGTTGTTTTGTATCCCAGTGGTTCTAGCAATGCAGCTCCTTCTGTTCTAATTATGTCTTTAAGATCTACTGCTAAGTCAGCAGTAATAAGCTTATCGGGTACACCACACCACAGTCCATTGACATTCATTGAATTCATTGCATCGTCGATGTATGTCTCTGGATTAATGTCTAGTTCTTCTTGTATGTACTCTGGCAATGTACTATAATCATCAAAGCCTGTAACATCAGGCCAGGACTTATCTTTGATATTATTATACATTATGTTGAAACATCTATCGGCATGTTCTTTAAGCCAATACGGTTTATTAAATACAAATGCATGTTTAAATTCTGCTAAGGCCATATGTGTGTCGAAGTCTGTGTAAATTAATATTTGGGGATTAGGGTTATTATCCCATTCGTCATCGGTGGGACTACATACGAAAAGTACTTTGTTATTTATGTTGGATTTCTCAGTAGCATCATTATCGGGCCAACACTCGGACGACTTCCACCTATCTTTAATATCCCAGTGCTTGTCCATTGTAGTAGATTTGTCTTCCTCAAATACACATTCGTAATCTGAGCCTAATATTAGAACCCAGAGAGCAAAGAAGCCACCGCTTCCACCGTAATAGTTTAATGAAATTGTGCTCATGGTTTGAACACCGTTACTAGTATATCAGTCCAGTTTTTGATTTCAACATTGCATTCCTGTCCAAACGTTTCTTGAATCCACTCAGCATTAAACGATGACCACTTTAAGTTTTCTTGGTTTGCGAAACGTAGCATGTGTGAATTCTGCCTTTGAATTTCAGCTAACATTTTACCAGGGCCTTTGTATGCAGTGTAGTCAGGATAGGTAATATTAAAGCCGCCAGCTTGATGCCACCATTCTAGGCTCGGTAAGTCTGGTCTGTACACAAGCATGATCCAATCGCCCTGCTTGTAAGATTGGTATAGTTGCACACCTATTAAGTCTGTTGCCCACTCGTGGCTTTTAACTATCATGCACCCTGCTTCTGGGTTTGTGTACGCTTCATCTGTGAATGCGCAATTAGCTTCAAACTCCATACCTTCGCCGAAGTACGCGCCCCTGTGTCCGCTGAAACCACTGTGAGTGTACTCCCTGTGATTCCGTCTGTCTGTAGTGTTCATACCTTCTAACGACTCTATTACCTGTGCAATGCCGCTCCAACGTGAGCCTGGCACACCTGTGAAAAATATTCTCTTAGGGAGTTTAACCGAAGATTCGTCTGACATGTTCTGTACCTTTAATGTATTCTAATGCTGCTTTGTGTGCATCTTCCAATGGATGCCACATAGGGCTAATTTCAAAATCATTTTGTTTGCTCCACTCATGGAAGCCTATCCCATCAAACCAAGTAATATCATCCTTGTGTTGTTTCTGCAACTGATGTATCAATGGTGTGCTGTGATGCATATCTTTGTAAATGTTTTCATCAATGCATGTTGCGATGTACTGTATATTGTTTAGCTTTAAGTAATCTATAATAAGATTAATTGCTTTAAGCGATTCAACTTGATCCCATATAGTGTTGTGTAAGTGTTTATAATACAGCTCATGGTATTCTACATCTTCTGTTCCTGACGGACGAACAGTGTGCCACTCGTCATTTAAGTCGTTATAAAAATCGTATCTGTTACGCCATGTAAAGTTTACACTTACAATATCGTCTGGGCGTATACGTTGAACATTTTCAAAGAAAGTTCTAACTATAGTTTGATTGCTGCATCCTTGTACAGCAACACATTCGTAATTCAATTCGTGTTCTGCCGCTAGCATTGCCTGCCATGTACGGCGAGAATATAAATTTGTAAACCTGTTGTGTTTGCGCCATTCGCCTGGCTGAGCCCACCACTCAAAGTCACGCATGGTATCTCCCATGTCGGAGCCCCATGTAAAGCTATCGCCAAATGCTATCAGTTTAGCCATAAATAAATTAGTCCCGGTATAATAATAAAAAACTGCGGTAAGAAGTTCAGAAGCAATGCTTTCTGATTCCACCTATATCCTACGTAACACCACCCTGTCGCTCCGATTAGTTGCAAATAACTATTGTAAGGAACAATTCCTAAGACATGGAAGACCATAGCGATAAGTATAACAACGGCAGAAAGCCACTTAACATAAAAGGTAATTTTATCTTCATCATGCATAATCAACAATTCCTAAACGAGTATTTCACTAATACTTGGTGCCCAAGTACAAGCAAGTATATTTACAGTGGTTACGCCATCCTAGATAAAATATCTGAATCGGATACTGTAATTGATGTCGGCTGTGGAGCGAATCCATTTAAAGGTAAAATCAAAAACCTAACTGGCATTGATCCTACTGATCATGGCGCCGACGTAGTTACCACAATCGAAAACTTTGAAACCCAAAACACGTACGATGTAGCACTATGCTTAGGTTCTATCAACTTTGGTGACCAGACTATTATAGCAAAACAAATAGAAAAGGTCAATAGTTTACTATCGCCAAATGCTAAAGTGTTTTGGAGACTTAACCCCGGACAACACGATCACAATAACGAACTATGTCAGCAAATCGACTTCTACCCTTGGTCATTTGCTGAACTAAATGAATTCGCTGAACAATACGGATTCGAGCAAATCAATTGCGCCCATGATACAAACGGTAAACATATGCGTTTATATGCTGAATGGACACGAGGAGAATAACCATGACTGACGACAAACACAAAGAACTTATTAAAACAATATTTGGCACAGACGGGTCTGACAGAGTTAGACGCTGGCAAGGACGCGGTTCATACAAGTACAGTCATTATGCTATACTAGATAGAATTAACCCTGACACCGATTCTGTCTTAGACATCGGCTGTGGATCTAATATGTTTTACGGCAAGGTCAAAAACTTAGTTGCAATTGATCCAGTGCCTTGCTTCGATCCTGCTATTGCTCCATTTGAAGTAACTACACTAGAAGACTTTACAACTACTGAAAAGTTCGATGTTATATTATGTCTCGGCTCAATACAGTTCGGATCTCTCGAAACAATAACTGCACAACTTGAAAAAATAAATGCATTAGCAAAACCATCAGCTAAAGTATTTTGGAGATTCCAACTGCCAAGATCTAATGTTGGACAACCTGAACTTTACTATAACTGGACGTTAGAAAAACTGCAAGAATTTGCAGACTTATACGGATTCACCCAACAGGAAGAACATGTTGATGTCCGCTCTGATCCCAACGGGCAACACCCTCGACAGTACGTCGAGTGGGTTAGATAATTATTTTTTAATTGGTAAGTGTGCTAGCGTACGAAATGCATTCATTTCGTCGTCAGTACTGTTATAGATATTCTTGTGTGGAATTCCAGAAGCCATACGCATTTCATTTAATCCCATATCGTTAATTTCACGATACGTCTGTGGACTAAGAATTAACTCTCTTGCTAGTACTTCTTCATCGAATGCATAATCATTATCGTTGTACGTGATAGTCCAGTCTGCTAATTCAAGATCTGTTAGTGTTGCAAAGTCTTCTAACATTTCTTTAAGTTGTTCAATAATCTGTGTGCGGCGTTTAACTTCAACAAATACTAGGTACCTGTTTGGTTCAATTTCACCTGGTGAACGATCTGCATCTATTACCCAAGGGTAGCCAGTTTCAAACCACTTAACTAAATCTTCTGCTACGACAATATTATGTACGTAAAAGCTTAACACAATGTACGCATCGTCTTCGCCGACTTTGCTTTTAAACTCGTCAACGTATACAGTTGGCTTAATCATGTCAACACAATCCTTGTACTCAAGCCCTTCATTTAACTTATTCATTAAAGTTCACCTGTGTGACACCAGTCACCTTTCTTTAAAATTTTAGCAATTTGGTCAACTGACATTGCTTCTGCTTTATCACCGTAATTGTCTCTTAACCAATCTTCTACGTCGTCGACATATACTTCGCAATTTAAGTACTCGGTACCTGCATTATAAATCTTCTTACGTAAGTCTGTAGGTTCAGGAGCATCGTACGTCCATTCTATGTGTTGTAACCAACGATTAGCATCCATATCTGAAATCATATGCAAGAACTGTGGTGAATTCTTTTTAAAATCATTAAGAACTTGTTCAGGACTCAATTCATACCCTGCTAACTCTATTGCCCGGGCAATAAGTCTGAGAGTCCACTCTTCACTTGAATAATCAAGTGCTTCGGTTAATTTTCTTAATTGTTCTACTTCATTAAGCGAATGGGTTTTCATTTAATAATACCTAAGTCATATGCATAATCAATTAATTCGTCTATTGCACTATCATCTTCTCTTTCCAATGCAGACCAATCTTCTACATTGTATCTATCTAGGATATTTTCAGCTTGTAAGTGCCATTTCCTAGCATTACTTTTATTTGAATTGTCCATACACCAGTCATCGATCTTAGCAATTTGCTCTAGCTCACTTGAATCATCTTCGATATCAGTCATGTGCCTTTGATCAAAACCTGGACCACCAATGCCCATTGATTCGTCAACTCGGCTCATTAAGTTTCTTAATTGTGAAACTTCATTAAGCGAATGGGTCTTCTTCAGCATCTGCTTCTCCTTGGTCTTCTACTTCAGCGTCAAGCTCTTCTTCGTCGTTGTCAACGTTTGCGTCTTGATCTAAGTCTTCTTCATATCCAAGGTCTAAGTCTTCAAGATCAATTTCTTGTCCTTCAAGCTCGATACTACCGCTACGTATATCAGCGATAAGATCCTTTGGCATTGTGATTTCAACTAACCATATTGGCATTTCGTCTAGCTTAGGCTTATTCATGCCAGGACGGAAATCATCCTCTTCTTCAACTTTACGAGGTACTTTCATTTTAGTCTTTTTGAATTTAACTTTGCAATCAAATGGTAGTAAGCGCCTAGCACCCTTTGGGTCTGGCATTAAGTGAGCTGGCCACATAAATGTACATGATACAGTGTAGCGAGCAACTTCAGGACCTTCAACTAATTCTCCTAGTATCCAGTTCTTAAATGCATACAAGTCGATTTCGTCAAGTACGCCTTCAAAGTCTAATAAGGTGGTTAAGCTACCATCACTCAAGTATATCGTTTTGATAGTATCGGCTATCGCCCAGTAATCTGTGTTGTTTGAAAAGAGTTCTTCGTTCATAGTGTTATTTATGACTACTTTAAAGGATGTTGAAAATTGAATTCATGTATATTTACCGCCAAAACTAGTCATAATATGTACATATAATCAGTAACCTGACGATCTGGTTAAATAATTTAGTACATAGGAGACAATTACCTTGGCAAAACAAAAGAAAATGGCAAAGAAAAAAGCAGGCAGTGTAGTTAATTTTAACGAAGCTGTGAAGAGTAAAGCAAGGGAAACACAATTAGTACCCAAATCAGTAAATCAAGAAAAGTACATATTAAGTTTATTGGACGACCAGCAAGATATAGTTATTGCATACGGTCCAGCCGGAACAGGTAAAACTTACTTAGCAATGCAAGCCGCTATCAAGAGCTTGCGATCAGGCTTATGCGATCGCATAGTTTTAACAAGACCAGCAGTGGGAGTAGAAGATGAGAAACATGGATTCCTGCCAGGAACTCTCGAAGAGAAAATGGCGCCATGGACCCGTCCATTACTAGATGTAATGAGAGAATATTATACACCATTTGAAATAACGAGAATGCTAGAAAACCAAACAGTCGAGATAGCACCCCTAGCGTTTATGCGTGGTCGTACGTTTAAAAACTCGTGGATTATTGGCGATGAGATGCAGAATGCAACTCCAGGCCAAATGAAGATGCTACTAACCCGCATAGGCGAAGGGAGTAAAATTATAATTACAGGTGATGTCGAGCAGACAGATAAGCGCAAGAAAGAAAATGGGCTTATTGATTTGTGTGCAAGGCTTCATAATCCAGTAGGTGGAATTTCAACTTGTGAGTTGAATGCTAAAGATATACAGCGCCACAGAATTATTCAAGCTGTGTTAGGAATGTATAGCGATATAGTTTAAGTAGTTCGCAGATTTCTAATTAGATAAGTGGACTGGACTAGCATTTAAATTGATGCTAGTCCATCTTCTGCGTTAAGAGTCTTTTTGGATATATTTCTTATGTGCATACATTGCAAATGTTACACCTAGTGCGCCACCTGTGCCAACCCACCAAAACGCAGGCCAACCTATCTGAACTACATATAAAATTAATGCAATTTCAGAAAATGCGATTCCGTAACTTGTTATTATTGCCCACCAATAATATTTGTGAATAACATTCTGTTGCTGGAACGATCGCAATGCCACTAAACAAAATATAGCGAGCATTGTTAATAAGCCGCTACTCAGACTCATTTACATCTTCTTTAGCATCGTTAATAATAGTGCCTACCATTTCCTTTGCTGCTTCAAGCACTTCGTACTTTGCTTCTAGTTGGGCAATCATTTCTGGATAATGGCCTTTGTAGAAGTTATTAATTGTGTCGAAGTCTCTGCCCTTTTCGTTACCCAATTCACCTTGGAACCTTGACTTAACTATTTTACGAGTCTCGTAGTCAATGATAACTGATGCTGACTCGCTATCTCTTTTTCTAATCTTAGTGTCAAGCTTAACGCTTTCGTTATACTTGCCGCCTGGTTGTTGGAAATAAGTTACTAAAAAATATCTCATGATTGTCCTTGTACTAACTCTATTAATGTAGCTGCTAAGTTTATTTCTGGATCAGCAACTAATGTATGATTTACTAAACCTGTGCGAATAGTTAAGATAGCTGCATCCTGCTGCTCAGCTGTTTCGCCCCATAAGTCAAGTGATTCATACATCCATCTGTACACGCCTTCTATTTCTTCTGGACGTATACTTGCACATACTACTTCACGTGCTTTTGTGTACTGCTGTTTCTTTAACAAATCAATTACAGCAACTTTCCAATCATCGCCTGCGCCTTCGTCGCCAGCGTGTGGCTGTGCTAGTGTATTAGTAGTACTGTTCATCTGTACTAGATTTAAACACTTACGGAGGTCTGGGTATGTTGCCTTAACATAGTTGTCAAGTGTATCGATATCAAATTCAATTGTTTCTGTAATTAATATCTCAGCAACCCTTGCAGTGAATTCAGTTTGGTCAATCTTATCAATATGGAAACCCTGGCAACGTGAATGCAATGGTCCGATAATCTTGTTTGGGAAGTTACACGTCATTATGAAACGTGCTGTCTGTGCGTACTTCTCCATTAACCCACGCAATACTGCCTGTGCGCTCGGTGTAAGATAATCAGCTTCGTCTAGCAATACAACTTTAAAGTCACCAAATGGCATTGTCTGTACAAAGCCTTCAATCGTAGTACGAATGTATTCAACGTTATTGTCGCGACTAGCATTGATTTCTTTTACATCGTAGCTGTCAACACCGCATTGGTTAATTAGAATTTTTGCAAGTGTAGTCTTACCAGTACCAGCAGGTCCACTGAATAGTAAATGTGGAATAGCTTTTTCATCAATCCACGTTTGGATTTGCTTCTTTTGTTCTTGATCCCTAAACACATATCCTTCGACTGTGTCTGGTCTATATTTTTCTGTCCAAAGTTCTTTCATTTATATTATTCTCTCTATGATATATTATACTATAACTTATTAAATAAGTCTACGTCTTTTGAATCTATTGTGTCAACATTCTACAGCCGTAAAAAACCTCCGCGTGAATAATTATACATTTATTCACTGCGAAGGTCAAACTGTTAGGTTATTGCTGTTCTTGGAATCCTGGCTGCCAAACTTGTGGCTCTCTTCCGCCTGATGTTTGAACTCTGATCGGACCTGGTGCTTCTCTGTGATAGTAGCGTGTCCATGTAGTATCGTAATCGTCCGGACCATAACGTTCGGTGTGATAGTCTTTAGTCATCCAACCTAGTGCTTCAACGTCACCCATTGTGTAAACTGGCTCTGCTGAGCTTGATGTGTTATGTACAACTGGTGCATAGCCTGCTTCGATTTCTGCCTTTAAACGTGCTTGACGTTTTGTAGTATTCTGCATATCGCTTTCAACGTTATCTTCGTCTAAGCCCATAGCATATTCTTTTGCTTTAGGACCTGCGTGTACAGCAAGGAACAAAGTCCTAGGACCTTGCTTCTCTATCGTAAAGCCTGGACCTCTAATCTCAAAGCCTGCATTATTTGGTTCGTCGTCGTCATCGTCTATTCTAGTGCCCGGAAACTTTGCTGCTAATGCAGTTACCATGGCAGTTGAACTTACATTGTTAACTCCGCCGCCATGTCGCAACCACGTTTTAAGTGCGCCTGCGCTTTGTTCTCTCTCGTCTACTTTGCACCCAAGACTGACTAGGATGGATACAATTTCTTTATTCTTAGATCGAACGTTTACTGCTTCTGTGATAAATTCTGATGATTTCATATTACTATTTAGCTATACTATCTCTATCAGTACCGTCGTTGTGTAATGAACCTTCAATACGATGACGATCAGAGTGTGCTACCATTGCAGTTGACCAAGTCTCATCAGTTTGTTGCTCGTCGCTTACTGCTAAGATATCGTTAGGATCAACACGACGTAAATCAATTTCTTCGTCTTCAACTTGAACTTTTAAACCACGTGTCCAACGACCGTGCTTAACAAGTATCCATTCACCAACTTTAACATCCTTCTGCTTAGGTCCAACAGCAAGTACCTCGCCCCAACGTGGTCTAATACCTTCAGACTTACCATTGTCAGACTGCATAATAATACCGCCTGTTGTAAGCCTCTCGTTGAATTCCATATTTTTAATTAATATATGATCGCTAACGGCTTGTATACCGTTAGCTTTGTATGTTACTAGTGACATCTTTGTTCCTGTTTAAATTTTCTTAACACCTGAACCACTGCGTTCTTCTTCGCGTGGCGTAGGTAGTGGTTTTTGTTCAATCTCTCTAGCTTTTGCTAATGCTGCGGCTAGTCCACCCGATGGTGCCTTTTCAAGTGCTACTGTTTCATCTGGAAGTGTAACTAGCTCTTCATCAACTTCAATGCTTACTTCATCATCCAGGCCTGCTATCATTTCATCAACTGTTACTTCTGCTGGTGCTTCTGGCTCAGGATGTGACTGCACATATTTTTCTGCGATAAGCTGTGCTGCTTTTTTGCTGTTAACAACTGGTACATCTTGTGCAACATTACCGATCTGTTTGCGATAGTTTTTGTTAACTTGTGACGAACGTGTAGCTGTAGCTGTATTATTACTGTTAAGCACATCTCCACGAGCGTTAACATTCATATTACCGACCGCACGAACATTCTCATTCTTTAATATAAGCTTCTGGAGATCAACTTCCTGTCCACCTGCTGATTTGTAAATTTTGTTTCCTGACATTTTCTTACCTCTAATTATATACGTATATTTATCTCAAGAATTCGCTTGGGTCAAGTTTATAAAACATACTGTCGATTCTATGGACTTTTAATTTATACAATACATAACTAGACACGCTAGATCCACGTCCTACGCCCCAGACTACGTTGTTTAATTCCATTATATCTACAAGATATACCATGTACCTTAGTAGATCAAATAGGTCTCGTTCCATGTACATTAATAGCTCTTCACCACATCTCTGCAACTCTGGCTCTGTGTTGCATAGACTTAATATGTGCGCGGCGATATCCATTTCTTTGTAGCTATCAGGCATGTACCATTGTTCTTGATTTTGTTTATCAAAGTCTGTTACAGATAAATCCTCGTTCTCAGCGTACTCAACTAACGCTTGATATCCGGCCACTTTGTTTGTTTTACGTATGTCTGTGCTTGTACCGTCCATCATAAATGGGCCGGGCTGGTACTCAGGATCAGACGGATTAATATCGTGCATGAGTATATCAAACACTTCGTCTGCATCGTAAATCATTTGGCCGAATTTATCTGTTTTCATTTCTCAGGTTTTTTGGGCTTTGCTGGGTTAAAGTCAGCTTTAATAACTGTGCTGTCTTTCTTCTTAGACGATTTTACAACTACCGTTTCTTCCTCGCCTTCACTTTCGCTAGGCCAATCCAGTCCTAACATTTCCCATGTTACTTGCAATGGCTTAGATTTCTCATATTCTGCGACTGATGTTCCTGCTGGATATGATGTAGTACGAGTTGATGGTGATGCCCACCACTTTGCTTCGTCCTCTGCATTTACTATTAAATGCACTTCATCTTCATCGTCGCTTGAATCCCACACGTACTTAAGCCTTCCGCTAATATCAGTCAATAGATCAGCGTCCGATATCTCAAGTGTTTCTTCAAGGATAGCATTCATCTTTGTAACTAATACGGCCAGCACTATCGGATCAAACGGACCCGGCGATGGAACTGTTAGTACAGGAACACCTGCGCTTGCGAATGCTTTAATTGATTTAACATCTTCTTCCTGGACAAAGACACTACGCGCGGCCACTTCATATATAAAATATGTTAGTCTGTCAATGCCGATATTCTGGTCCAGTAGTTCATCACCCAGTGTATAAAAATCTATCGTTAAATTAAATCTGTTAAAATATAATTCACCGTCGACATGTACACCTGCCATGAACTCGTATTCATTCTTTAGTCTAGCCATTTAATTCCTCTTAATGCAGCTCAATTATAACGCCTGCAACAAATGCTTCTTTAATGTGTTCGTAAATATCCTGACGGATCATACTAGTTTGGTCAAATATTATAAACGGTCTATCTTCAACAGGGCGAACATGTAACAACGCCCCCTCAGTTAAAACTACAATAGATGATTTTATCCGCTCATGCGTTTCTGGATTGCTTGTGTATTCGTACAGCAAATTGAGCATTTCGTTCTTGTACTCTTGTCGCAACACAAAACACAACGATGTCGGATGATCATTAAGTAGCTGGAGTGCTGCTGTTGTATGCCCTGATTGTCTCGGTAGTGATATCTTTACAGTGCCAAACTCTTTGCGGAACCCATGGTCATCCATGTGCTTTCGCTCGTGCTTTAACTGCGGTGTACTTAGATTCTCTAATGCTTGTTCAGCAAGCTGTACAATCAATTCAGAGTTTCTTTTTATGCACTTTGTATCAAACTGTTCAAGCATTATGTGATATCAATCTTACTGTCAAGATCTACGTCGTCGCCACCGCCACCAAACTTCTCTTCGAGAATCTCTTGCTGTGCTCTTATATAAACTTCGAGCACCATACTAAGTTGATTCATAAGTGATTGGTTAGCAGTTTTGTAAGCAAAGGTTAGACGATTGTTTAGATCGCCTATCTTTGCTTGGATCTCTTCTAACGAGTGATCCTCTTTTATTTGTCTTATATCTAGTCCTGGATGTTCCATATTCTTACTTAGTTATAGATCGTCCGCAGCACGATTTTCAGACTCGTCAACAGTAAAGCCTGCCTTGTATCTACCAGTTAGCTTGTCTTTGTTCATTTCGATTATTTCGTTACCTGTGACACCTAATGCCATACATGCAACCATAACGTAGAACATTAAATCGCCAAGTTCTTTCTTAAGGTGTAATGTGTTTGCTTCGTCAAGAGGTTTGCCCTGGAAGATCATTTTCTTAACAATCTCGTCAAACTCGCCTGCTTCTGCTGTAAGGCCAACACCTGCTGTTAGTAACTCTGGGATTGATACTCCAACACTGCTGCCTGCTTCTTTAAGAGCATTTAAGCTCTCGATCATTTTATCAAAGTCTTTGCTCTGTTCAGATAGTTTGCCTTGCACAAACATTTCGTATTCATTTAAATCGGTCATTAATCCTCCTTAGGATCTTATTATTGAGGGAACCACAACTCAAGGGCTGCTTCCAAAACTACTTCATTTAGTTTGTGTCCGTGCGCTAGTGGCGGCTCAGTTTCGGGGCCAAGAACCCAACGGTAAATGAAGAACTCATTTATGCCGTCGTCGTAGAACAACTTGCAATCGCCTTTGGCAATTACCGCTGCTAGTAGTTGATGGTTTTGGTGTAGACGTTCACCTGGATTCCAATGTTCATTACTGTAATCTAAAATTACAACTTTGTCATTGCGGTCGGCATTTGGGTATGCTGCTAATGCAGTTACTATAGATGATTCGTGTCCACATTGTTCGGCCAGAAATACAAGTTGGCCCAGAGTAGGTACTCTGAGCTTATATAGTTCTGCTGTTTCTGCTTTGGTGAGAGTTCGTGTTTCCATACTGGCTAGTATACACGAAGTAAATTAAAAAATCAAGTAGTTTTGGCTACTATGCACCACCCCATGTGCCTGTGTTTGCACTTCGGATCCATATGTCTGATACACTATCGTAATCTGCTATACACAAATATATGTAAGAAGAATCGCCCGACATCATACCTGCTTTGTCGCCACTGCTTCCAACTGATTCCAATGGTACCGGAGATAAAACTTGTATACGTGACTGAGTTAGATCATCAATTGAAATTGTTGCACCGTTATCTGTAGATGCAAATTCAAGGATGTAAGTGCCAGCAGTTGGAAACGTAATTGCACCTAGTGCAACATTGCGGATACCGTCGATACCAATTGACACAGCACCGGGTAATGTAACTGTAAAGGCTGTATTGGTAATTTCAATCTCTACCTGTACCGCGCTGTGTGTGCTTGCTGCGGAAAAGTTAGCAAATGATAAGGTAATTGCTGCTGTTGGTGTTATCTTTTGGTATGGTGCAACTGACACATCAATTGCAACTGCTCCACTAACTGTGCCAGTATTTAAAACTGTGCCACGGAAGTTACGTATTTGAGCTGAATGTAATCCAGTTGATGAAAGATCGTTGTCTGCTGATATACCACCTAAAACCAATGCACCCTTAACAACTACATTATCTTGCAGCTCTTCTATTTCATCTTTTGCTGCTACGAAGTTGGTATTCGTATTAGTGAAATTATCACGGAAACCTTGACTATCGTTATCCTGTCCTGCTATTGGAAACTCTGTATCAATGTTCGTTGTATTAATTGTGCTAGCCATATTATTATAATCCTATTTGCTGTATTTATTACTTACTGTTCGTTATTTATAATCATTACTTGTGGGAACTTAATATATTGATCGTTGCTGTCAGAGCTATCGTAGTTGTCAATCGGTGATGCAAATCGGCAACTGCCGCCATCGAACAATGTTTCGTATTGGTTACCATATAGTCCTGGATCACGCGGTACATACCCAACCGGCAATGGCGGTAGGTCTACTGTTGTGAACGTATCAATATTATAACGATCATCATCTGCTGTAACCTGTGTGGTATCTGCTGTTGTTTGTGTTCTATCAAACGTTGTAGTTCCACCAGGTACCCACTGTTGTAAATTCAAATCCCAATGTTCAGATAACTGTGAATCTAATGTATAACGGTCAATTTCAAAATCAACTAAATTAAGTTGTGTTCCGAAAAACTCTGTGATGTTGTATTGTAGTAGCTTTGACTTACCTGGCTTAGTATATGCAATAACCCAAGCTGGTGTAAATCCTAGTACTGCACCATCCTCTTGCTTTGAAAGCATCCAACGAGGTAGTACTTTTGATTCCTGTCCAATCTGATCAACAACTTCTTCTCGCATATTTTCTAAGCTGTTTGGGTATACTGTTGTAACTGGTACACCATTATCAATTGCTGGATACTTAATAGGAACAGATGGTGGTACGCTTTCACCTTGTGCATTAACAAGATTATCTACAACCTGACTATACACAACTTCGTATATAACATTATCATTTTCGTCTAATGCTCTTGCTGTTTTAAATTCACCAAGTACTAGTTGCTTATTATAATGATTCAGTTCTAGTGCTGCAAAGTAATCTTCAATAGATGCTGGTGTTAAACCAAAGGCATGTTGATATATAACTCTGTTCGCAGACCCAAAGTTTGGATCGTCTGGTCTGTATACAATGTCTGGAGTGATAACATCCTGGTTCAATAGTAATGTGTCAAGTAATAATCTATCTTCACGCGGTGGCATTGCCTTACAGTACAATACATTATGCGGACCATTGAATTCTTTATTAATTAAAATTGTAAATTGTTTTGTAACCGATACAATACCGTTTGCACTATATGCTTCAACTATGAATACATATGTTAAATCAAACGTAGTTGGATCTGCGTCAAGTCTGGTTGCAAAGTCTGCATCGAACGTAGTTGTATCACCGTCTAAGCTGAATGTTTTAAAGCTTACCTGTCCAGCTATGTTACCACTCGGCAACAAAGTTAATCCCTGTGGTAGTTTACTATTCGATCCACCTGCTTGTAATCTATATTGTAGTACAGCGTTACCGTGTGTTGCTTCCACTGACAACGTACTGATAGTACCATTGTCGATTGTGCCTAAGTCTTCATCTGTTATCCACTGGACTCCAGTTTCAATATCTCCAACTACTGTCATTGATGTTATGTATAACAATGATTGAATGCTTGGGTCTATTGCTTTGTATACTTTTACGCCGAACTCAAATTCTTCTTCAGTTAATCCAACGTATGGTAGGTTGCCCGACAGCCAACCTGTGTCTGCATCCAGTGATAGTCCTGCAGGTAAACTGCCTGAGCTAATTGTATACTGAACTTGATCACCATCTGGATCCTTGCCTTCAAACTTATACGCAAAGTAATTATCGTGGCGGTAACTGCCTATGTCATCAACGTTATTTGTAATGTACGGGGCGCGGATTGCAATGCTGTCTGCTGTAATGTTGCCGCTGTCTGCTGTGAATTCAACTGTGTCAGCCGTCATACCATTGCGACTGTACACGAACATTTCAAATGTTCTTAATACAACATCTTTACCATCTGTTAATTGGATTGTAAATTGGTAGTTCTGACTGATAGAAGTTGTGCTAAAATCAAACGGGTTCTCATCAAAGAATGTACCGTCTCTATCCCAACCTGCTTGGGCAGCTCCTAAGTCGATAATTGGCTCAGCGAAACCGCTTAATAGGCCATCAGTAGTAAGTGTTATACCATCCGGTAATTCACCAGCTACTACTGTCATAGAAATTATATCTTCAGGATCTAAATCTGTCGCTTCAAACTGGAATTCAATTTCGCTACCGTCAAACCATTCACCTATTCGACCTGCTGGAGTTATCCACTCTGGTCTATCCTGCCCGGATACTGTAAGCGTAAAGGTTCTGTCGGCTATGCGATCTTCATCATCGACTACTCGGATTGCAAACTTTGAGGTTGTGTTTTCCGATACAGCCGATGGCACACCCTTGAAGTCTGCTACTGAGACTGGAATGCCTTCTATGGTACCGTTTGTGTTTACTTGCACACCAGCTGGTAATGTGCCAGCAATTAACGAATAGGTTACTTTAGATGGGTCACCTGGAAAATCTGGATCTTCTGCTTCGAGCGCGATCCTGTAAAACTTTCCTTCCGGTACGACCCCTAAACTACCAGGCTCTGTTTTCCATACTGGTGCTTGCGACATAGTTAGCCCCTATTAAACGCCAGCTGCTAAGTTGCCTGTTAAACTCCATTCATCAGCTGCTAGTTTCAAAAGCGTAGCTTTGCCGAACTGATCTTCGATTTGGGCATTACCGTTTATACTTTCAACTGTTACTGTAAACGCGGCTTCGATATCAACTGTTCCATCCCACTGAACGATTTCAATGCGTGTACCGATTGGAAATGCTACTGATGCATTCGTCGGAACTGTTACTGTTGCTAAGCCTGCATTAGTCATTTTGATAATGCTATTAGCATCGCCTAATGCTAAGTCAAAAGAAGCTGATTGTGTGCTAACTGTTGTACCGCTGCTGCCGCCGGCTGCTTCATTCTGTTGCCAAATTGTAGCAATGCCGTCGTAGTCTGCTAGACAAACATAAATGTTAGTGCTATCATAGGCAAGCATACCAGCAACATCACCAGTTTCGCCAACTAAAGTTGGTGGAGCTGTCTGACGTACTACTGGTGCTACACCTGTGTACAGTTCATTGAAATTGTCATTGGTTTTATCAAACGCGTCACGAAGCTGATCGCCTGTGCCATCGTTTGCTGTTGCACCAATATTGATTGTTTGTTGTGACATAATATACTGTTCCTCTGTAAGTTACAGTATATTTATGATGATTGTAGTGACTACTTAAACAAGAACAGCTATGATTTCTTCTTCATTTAGAACTAATAGATCTTCGCCGTCGACTGTAACTTCGGTTCCTACGTATTTACCGAACATTATCTTGTCGCCAACTTGTACATCAAGTGGTACAACTTCACCAGATGGTAATGTTTTACCTTTTCCTGTTGCTAGTACTAAGCCTTCTGCTGGCTTTTCTGCTGCTGACCCTGGTATAACAATACCGCCAGCTGACACAGCTTCTGCTTCGACCTGACGTATAACGACGCGATCGTGTAATGGACGAATGCTTAATTCAGACATTTATTTTTCCTGTTTATATTTCTTACTATCCGAGTGCAACAATGAAACCTACTATATTAATGACTACGAAGTAGCCAGTTAATCCAATAGACCAAACCATTTGCCTGCGATAATAAGCGTACATGAGTGTCACAGATCCAACTTCATATATTGGAAATACGACCAGCATGTTTGGGTCATTTGCGGTCAATGCTAAAAGCAATGAACCTGCAATAGTAAAAACTGTACCAATCATTTCAAATATAAATGCTATATGATCATGTTGCCAGCTTCGAACTAATGCATTTTTTACTCGTTCCATCTATTTATTGCCTACTGTTGGGCTTAGTGTAATTTTCTGTCCGGACTTAGATCGTTCGCGTCAGTAAACTCTTTAAGCTCTTCAGACTGATCTTCAACATCGAAGCCTTTAGCTTCAAGCTGTGCCTTAAGAGTGTCTATAAATGAAGCATCAGAGTCGTCAAGCTCTACTACTGTTACACGGTCATCTGAGTTGATAAACTCTTTGAATTCTAAATATGATTGCACCCATTCAGAGTCTCGAAAACTAAAAATAGGATCAATATCATCAGGTGCAGTATCAGGGGAAACCCCGAACAACCGCATCACATCGCGTAAATCGACCTTATCGACCGTTCCACTTTCGTAGAGGCCCGATAGGATTGTCATTACAGCGGTGCGGACGGTTGGCTCAAGATTGTCGAACATTACTCAGCTTCGACTTTAGTGTTGGCTTCGATGAACTTTTCAACTGCTGGATCAGTCGGTGCTTTGTCTTTGATGCGAGTCTTAACATTCTTAGTTAAGGTAGTTTTCATGTCTGCGCGTTTTGATACACGTGACTTCTCGGCAATTTTAACTTCCAAGATTTCTTTCTGTGCATCGTTAAGACCTTGCTTGTTAGCCAGGAAGAACTCAGCTGCTTCAAGCTTAGTCATGCCCTTATCAAGTTCAATAAGGTCAATTTCAGTACAGCCAGCTTTATCAAGAATTTTGATGCGCGATACTAAATCGTTCGCCCAACGTACTTTAATTGTGCCATCTGCATTGATTGCCGTGCCTACGATTGTAAATGTTTTTTCAGTGCTCATGTGTTAATCCTCCAAGGGATCGTTTAGTTTAAAGTTAAGGTTTTTAGTTTAGCTTTTCACAGCTAGTTAGATTAGTTGATTCTGCAAACTGTTCAAAATTGGATTCACCGTCAATTAAGTCAATAACTGAGTCGAGTTGCGAACACATATCATCAACTGATAGTTCTGTGTCGCTTTCCCAAACTTGCCCTACTAGTGCTAAGGATCTAGTTACCTCAGCAATGTGGAGTTCATCTGCTTCGTCCGTTTTTGGTGTCATATTATCATCACTAATCATATTAACAGCTCTAATTGTACGTTAAGATTGATTGGAAGTCAACCGATATTTTACTTCGGTTTAACCGATTTTAATCATCCATGGTGCTGGATTGTACCCAGTTGATCCTTTAACTTCAACTGGAACTGATATAACATTTGCGGATCCATATTGTGCCTGCACCATTTGTTGGGCTGCAAAGCTGGATTCTGCGTTAAATTGAACGGTATGTGGTACACGGGCATTCCCATTTTTCACATATACTTTGGCTTGGAAGGTTTTCATAATAGTATTTATTCCGGATAAACCAAACGTTTAATTGTATCTTTAGTTAACTTGGTAAACTTGCGCCCAGTACGGCTAAAATGTACTGAAGGCTTTTTAAACATCTGGATGTCGTGTGTACCGCTTTTGATGTAACCAACACATTGTTTATTCTCATTGAATATGTATGTGTGGTTTGGTATGGAACATTCAACATTGCTCCAATCAGTTACTTCTTGTAAGAATTCAACGCTCATTCGTATGTTACCGTTTTGATTTCATCTTTTGCGTACAGGTCTTCCGAAAAGCGTATTACCATGCCCTTACCAAAAAGGACATAACCTGCGGCTATGATGCGTTTGATAAAATTGCTGTAATACGGAGTTTTCTTTCTACCGTCTATATCACGTGCAATATAAGGAGTACCGTTGATTACAATAGTACGAAACTGCTTTGCATTTACACGGCTAACAATTTCGTCAAATGTTGGAACTGATGGTTTGAACTGGCTCAATGTCTTATACCTTTTATCTAACTATGTACTAATTATACTGGGTTCTGGGCATAAGGTCAACCTTTTTATTAATTTATTTGCGGCTTATAAATCAATGACTTACAAGCATGTTAAAATAAGGCGTTTTAAGGCGGTTTTACGCGGTTATATGCGTATTGATACGTGATTTAACATTACATGCAAAGTTTTTTCCACTATTGCTATATAAATCAACGACTTAGCGAATATTAGCTTTTCGCAGAATACGGTTTTAACTCTATATAAATCAATGACTTACAATGCCGCCATAAAAAGCCCGCATTGCGCGGGCTTTATATTTCCTTATGCACTTATTAGATATAAGTGATCCATCTATTTCCAGGGTTAACTAATTGCTTTAGCTCGGCTACCAGTAACATCACGTGATGTCATTGAATACTTACCTGCTGTAACTTTAACATTCAAACCTAACTGGCGTAAGTCGAAAACGCGAGCTGTTAAGTTCATGATTCCGTATTGCTTTGCTGCTTGGCTTGCTGTAAGTGTGCGCCCTGTACCACGTAAATGGTTTTCCAAGAATCGAGCTTGGCCTTTTACTTTATAGTATGACATTTTATATTCCTCTAAATATTACACTGTACAGGTCTTACTCTGTACAACGCATACCACAAGTATACGCTCTTCCCTGTAAAATGTCAACGGGCAATTTATCCAAAGCTATCGCTTTAGGATAATCTCATCAGCTAAACCGTAAGCTACAGATTCTGGTGCGTCCATAAAGTTGTCACGGTTGGTATCCTTTTCAATTGTTGCATAAGGCTTACCAGTGTTAGTAACATAAACTTCATTCAACGCTTTCTTCCAACGAAGTGTTTCAGCTGTATGGATTTCGATATCCGATGCTTGACCACTGTATCCTGCTAGAACCTGGTGAATCATATGTGTAGCATGTTTCAGCATCATACGTTTACCTTTGGTACCGCTTGACGCTATCAATGAACCCATGCTTGCCGCTTGGCCTGCAACGATAGTTCGAACATCACATTTGATAAAATTCATTGTGTCAATAACTGACATACCTGCTGTAACCGATCCGCCCGGGCTATCGATGTAAAGTAGGATTTCGGCATCTGGATTTTCACTTTCCAAATATAACATTTGAGCAACAATCACATTTGAGCTAACCTGGTCAACCGGACCATTAAGCATGATAATTCGTTCTTTAAGTAAACGACTGTAGATATCATAACTACGTTCGCCTTGTGCTGTTTTTTCAACAACCATTGGTATTAGACCAGACATACAAACTCCTCTTATTAAGTATGAATACATAATAGCATAAATAGTACATACAATGCAATGACAAATTGTACCAAAACTAATACAGGATACCAAAATGCGTTTTACCGAATTTAACCAAATTGACGAGGCCATTCTTTTAGAATCTCGTGGACTAGCTAGTCGTAAAGTTGGTGATGTTTTTACTTCCAATGGTGGCGAAGACATGACCTTTCAGGGTATTGAGTTTTACCCACAGACTGGTAAATTTGAAGACCCAGAAGAACTTGCTGCTGAAATTGATAACGCAGAAAACGAATTTGGTATAATTACATGGTTAAACAATCCTCCCAAGACAGGTGGCTTTGGTGTTGTTAGCTTCGAAACTAAAAAGGGCGACATTAAACACTACGGTCGTTTCTTTAAAGTAGTTAAGGCAATGCACGATCAAATGTCTTGGAGCAATAAAGATATCCCAGGATACGGACTTGCTAGTAAAGCAGGCGTAAAAGAAACTGCTGGCATGCAACCATCCGATGTACTAACACAAAACGATAACAACACTCCAGCAACTATTGTAAAACAAATTGGTGCTAAGTTCGGCAAGGACCATATCCTAACTAAGGTTGCCGCTGCTGTTGCACGTGGTAAGAAATTCCCAATTAAAATTCCTGCACAAGAAGGTTTAAGCTTTGAAGCTTACCGTGATTACTTCTCTGAGATGTTACATCCAATTGCACTTATGAAACATACAACTAGCGGCAATGCATCTGAAGCAGAGCAGCAATTCCTACCTGGCAGTAGCTTTGCAGAATGCTCTATTAGCTTTAGTACTTCAAAGACAGAAGGCCTAAGTGATAGTATCCTAGTTAACCCAGAAGGCCAGAACATTAAGGTTAGCAGTAAAGGTAAGTCAGGCGGCGCTCAAGCAAGTATTAAAAACTTAACAGATGCTATACACGAATTAAAGAATCCGAAGCTAATTAAAAAGCACAAAGAAATTATCGACCTTATTGATACTGTAACAAGTGCTGGCGCTAAGGAAGCTCCTAGCGAACTTGCAATACATTACAAAATGATTAATCCAAAGGAAGCAGGATTAATTACGCGCATGGCAACACTAGTAGACAGTGGCAAGCTTAATCACAAGAAGGTCCTTAAAGGTGGTTACCTAACTAAGAGATTACAAAAGATATATGAAAATCGTGTAGCTAAAGATGCTTCTAAAGTAAATCCACATGCACATATGGTTGCCGCTCTTGCGTTCTTAGTAAGTGATCATATCAACAATAAATCTACATTTAGTAAGTCAGCATCAGAAATACTTAACCACGCAGGTTTAGTTACTGTTGACACTAAAGCAAAGGAAACTAGCAAGGAATGGATCATAGAAGATTTCGAATCTAAATTCCCAGGTGAATCAATCACCGGTGTATTATTATCAGCACAAAAGAACTATTCAAGCACAATGTTCCGTGGTAACTTTACATTTAAGATTCTTAAGAACAATGCAAATCCAAAAGTATTTGCTGATGTGAAACCTGACGATGCGCCAGATAAGAAGAAAGCACCTAAGAAGAAGGCTGCTAAAAAGAGTTTGTCTGCTGCGAGTGGTGGTACTAAGAAACCTGCTAAAGGTACAACACAAAGATCGAAACGTTAGTACATGCTGTCGTACGCGGCTTCGTAAACTATTTCCGACTCTTCATTAAGTTCATCTAGTTCGTTATCTGATAACGGTGTTCCATTATTAAATTCTGCATAACCAATAAATGCATCACAAAAATCTGGATAGTCTTTTCTGTCAACGTCTTCTACTTCAAACGTATCAAAATTAACTAGGTTGATATCAAGCGGTACGCGCTTTAATGCTTCGAATGTATCTTCTGCTGTAGGCATTGTTGCTCCGGTGTTGAATTGTTTAAAGCTGCAAGCAACCTTCCGTGGTTGCTGTCAGTGGGATTGTGAAACTCATATAGCTATTGTCATCCCCATCTATTTTCTCTTGGTTTTATATTTTATTATTTAAGTTGTCAACATGGTTTGACACGCATAGGCCTTCTCCTAGTTAAGTTAAGTCCGGAACCCTTGTGGAGCGAGTAAGGGTTCTACGGGGTACTGCTTCTCTATTATATAGTCTCTATGTGGCTAAAAGGCCTTTATCAGTTTATTTCATCTGTACCTGACGGCTCCGCGTATGGCAAAAATTATGCCAATTCTTTTTCGTACTCTTCAACATTACTTACCGCTTGCGGATAGAAGCACGAACCTTCTTTGTTCGCTACCATTATCTTAGATGCGTAGTACATCGCTTCCTTAATGATCTCACTTTCGAAATCACCAATTGGCTTAATGTTTATAGTAGTAAACGAATTGCCAGTCACAGGATCCTTAAGGTCCGACAGAACCAACGAACCTGCGATGTAGTAACATCCGCCTAGCTCATCCATTCTCTTTAAGGCCGGGATTGCGTTCTTGTATTTCTCAACAAGTCTTACATTATGAATTAAATCTTCAGACATTATTCTGCACTCGGGTTAGTTTCTGCGGGTGCTGCTTTGCCTTTAACAATTTCTAGGCATACGGCAGCGGATTCATCATCCCAACCTTCAACTGCACATCTGGCAGCAAGTGGGTCAACTTTCTCTTTACTAATTAATTCTTCAACTAATTTTAAGCGAGCCATTTCAGCTGTGTGCTTTGCTTCTTGCACTTCAATCTTAGCTTTTGTTGCCGCTGCTTCAGCTTTTGCTTCTTCAGGATTATAACTGTTCATGTGCATGGTGCAGGTTGTTATTGATAAAAATATAACAACAACTACCGCAGCAATTGTTCTAGTTATTAATCTGTTGAGCATAAACTCTCTTTCGTCTTTACTAATTTGTTCCATTGTTTTTCCTTATCCGCCTTTGTAGCCTTTGAGTACTGCCATAGTCAGTGATTGCTCAATATCATCTGGCGGTATTGTGAATGTTTCATTAATGCTATCGAACTTGAACTCTCTAGATTTGTCATCTAATTCTGCGCCTGGTGTAACCGCCCAAACATTACTGTTAGTCCAACGTGAGATTCGACCGATACCAAGTGACTTACCTGGCTTAACACCAATCACCCAATCACCGCGTTGAAGTTCTTGTTTGTACTTGTTAACAGGATTTTTAATTTCTGCCTTATCGTGCTTTTTTACATTGCGGACATAATTAGTTTTATGTTCGCCTAGGAGTACTTTTGCATAGGCTTCGTTAATACGCCCTTTTTGCTTGCGACCATCTACTTCGTAAATAATCGTACCACCGTAAGTTACAAGCTTATTCGGTTCATCATTCTTGCTGTTTTTATAACGCTCGGCATGTGTTTCAACTTCAACATCAACTATCCTAGCAATAGTACCGATGGTTGCTGTGCATGTGATTTCAATATAGACATTCTTAGGAACAACAATGTCGCTAGTTTTATAAAATGTGTAAACAGTATGATTCCGACCTTGCCAGTTCCTTTTTTCTTCGGACCTGACTTTAACGCCTTCGCAACTTCGTAAGATGGCTTCCATTGCTGCTGACATTAGCTTGCCTCCGAAATGTCTCTAAGGTAAGCATAAGCGACATAATACTTTGCTAACCGAGCTGCTGCCTTTGGAGCAATCGTTCCGTCTGCTAAAATGTCTTCTGGCTTCATTCTGTGGATGTCACTGTTGTGACGTAAGTCAGCCATCTTAATTGCGATAGCAATAACTGATACAGACAGCTTGCGTACATAATCCATGTATGGCACACCCTTAAGGTGCGTCATTAGCACAACGATTTCAACTGTACGTGGGTCAAAGCCTTCATCTATTAGCTTTTGAGCAGACCACAGTTTTGGACGGTCTTCAAGCAGATCATGAAATACTGCGGCTATCATTGCTTCGGTGCCCAAGTGAGCAACACCACGCATCACATGCAAGCAATGCTCAATATAAGGGACACCGCCCTTATCAAATTCGCCCTCGAACGCTGCTGATGTTATTGCAATCGCTTTGTCGAGTCCTGCGTATTTCACCTTATCTGCCATATTAGTCCTCTCTTATGTGCCTTTTATCTAACTATGTACTAATTATACGGTACATCTACCCAAAGGTCAACCTTTATCTTTGCTGAAAACGGTGGTTTAAGTCGTCAATATAGCAGTAAGATGTGGCTGGTTTATCGCCCTGTGCTGCTACATGCTGTACCATAACGTTGACTTTCTGCTCTGCGATCAGCACATTTAGCTCTTCTGTGGTTATTTCACTTTGGTGCTCAAGCCCAGTTATACCATCTAGGTTGGTCCTCCAATAATATACTACGTACTTCATTCTAAATCTTCTCCAAGTTCTAAATATTCACCAGCAATTAAACCATTAACGGTGTGTACCAAGTTCCAAGTTTCTGGATGTGAATGGCCATAATTGCTAGTTACACTAACCTCAAGTTCGTTAGTGTCTTCTTTGACTTCCTTAATTGTACAGAACCAATTGAACTCCGGACTAGACATTTCTCGTCTGTACATATGTTCAATCTGCATACCAACAAATACTTCACCGCGTTTACGCTTTGTCATCATTCATCTCCTGCAATACTTCTGCTAATAGTTCTTCATGCAATGCCATAACTTCTGCATCACGTTTAATATCGGCTTCTGTCTTTAGCATCTTCATTACTTTCTGACAGATGATATAGTTTTCTTTTGCACGTGGATCCTTAATGCGATCAACATCCGGTTCAGTTGCGCCATCTTCATTCCAGCAACCGTACGCACCATTTACCTTAGGTAAAAACCAGTGTATGAATTCATGTATGCCTGCGCGCCATTCATCAGCTATTTCGTTTGGCATATCTGCTGCCTTGCCCATGTTGCAATAATTCCAACTCATTGGGTAGACACTTGTGTATGATAGCTCGTTGCCAGCAATACTTGAATGTGGAGTGCTGCAAAGATAATCAATGTGCTTCTCACGGAAGCCACGTACCACACCTTCGTACTCTAAGCGTACTGATTCACTGTCGGACATTTGATCCTGACACTTGCCAAAGTCATATGGTTCAGCTTCTTTAATATGTTCAGGCATTGGGCGATTAGGATCATCCAATACATTTGATAGTCTGCCTTTGTCGTTCCAATCGTATCCTGTTCCGTTTGTACAAAACAAAGTTTCAAGGCAATGTATACGAGTTGGATACAAACTTGGGTATTCAAGCATCATACGCTTAACTTCAAGATCTAAGCTGTTTAATTCTCTAGTCATTATCCGTGATCCTCATCTGAGATATAGCCAATGCGAATACCATCTTCTGGCTTTTGGTCTTTAAAGTGTAGGTACAGCATTTCGTCTGGTTGAATAAAGCAACCTTCAACAATGGAAATTGTCATGCCCATCATCTTCATGCCTTTGCGCTTGCCGGAATCTAATATCATGTCTTCAACTGATATCCATACATCAGACTTGCGCATCTCACCATTCTTATTATGGTACATAGGCGTTAAGTAGTGTAACCATCTCATGACTGCTGACTCTTTAATTTGTTTAGGATCATGTTCTTTGGAACATCACGCACTGCCTTGCCTGCGTATATTGACACAATATAGAACAATGCCAGTATATAATGACCGAACCAAATAAAGGTACATGTCAGAGCAAGATCAAATGCTAGGTCAATTGGGAATGGTATAACAGACTGCGGCATTCGCGCAAATGTTTCTCGAAGATCGCCTTTGTTATCGTTATTATCAAGATCATCGATGAACAGGCCAAACATTATCAGTACACCAAGTAAACCAGTAATCCAGGCCATAAACAAGGCAACATTTTTTGCACCTTCAACCTGTTCAAAGAAACCGTAATATAAACACGCTGCAAAGATCGTATTAACTACGATGTATCGCGCATAAAGATATGCTGGATGTTCTCCTATAGCTTTCCAGCTCATGCAAATACTCCTAACTTGTTAGACCAAAACCAAACTTGAAACATTACAGATGGATACATAATGATATAGTGAGTTGGTGTTATTTCAGTAAATGGAATGATAGCTGGTAACGTAACCCCGTTGCCAATCATCGCCCCAAACATCTTAAAAAATCCGGTAATTATGGCACAAGCCGTAAAAATAAATGCTATTTCTATAATCATAAGTCTTCCACTAGTTCGTATGAGTTATTATACACGTATTCTAGGAACACGTCTTCCACTGTTTTGCCAATTTGTGCTGCAAACCATGCAATGATATAACCGTTTTTCCAGTTCTTACCAGTCTCATAACCATCTTTATAAAAGTTGCGGTTGTTACCCATTTTCACTGCCTGCTTCGTAACCTTGTTCGTAACCTTCGTCATTGCCATCTGAGTAGCAAGACTCGCCATATGATTCTAAAGAGCTAACCTTCCAGCGATCTGTTTTAAATGTCTGGTTGTCTTTGTACTGATCACATGCTACTTTTGGTCCTGAGAACAGAACGCTTGTGCCAATATGAACTACGTATACTTCAAACATTATATCGATGCTCCTGCTGCGTCTTCGTGCATGCCTTCAATCTCTTCGCGTAAACGTTCAATCTCATCAGCTGCTTCATTGCAGTAATCTGGAGACCAATAATCGCCAACACTGTTCTTTCTCTCAGCAGCTATGTCTCGCATGATTTCTGTGATATCAATGTCTGCCACGGAACGCTCCAGTGATGCTACGGCTACGGTCACTAGCTAATGACTTAACAAGCTCTGACCGTAGCTGTTTACGTTTATGATAAATCATATCGCGACCTAGTTTACATTCACACATATCCATGTCGCCGCCCATTGCGTTGATTCGTACTGCTAGTGAGTTTGAAGTTTGCATTCTGTGATCTCCTAATCGTTAAATACAATTGCCGTAATATTCTTCAGTGCTGAATCACGTGTGTATGCTTTAAAGTGCCAAGCTTGCAATTCACCTTCGTTGCTCTTTTCTTCATGATCTAAATAAAAAGTAAGTTCCTTGCCTGTGCGAGCACTTACCATCTTAAAACCTGCGTCAGCCGAGTCTGGGAAAATACGCTCCAGACGAAAATCAATATCTGATGCTTCTGCGACAAACTCGTTGTCGTCTTTGTAGTACGTAAAACCTGTAGAGTTAATAACCATCTTATGAACACCAATAGTTTTCTGAAGCTGGGCTAGTTGAATAGTTTGCATTAATGCTTTCCTGGAACTCTTCTCCAGTCATTGCATTTTTGCGAGTAACTGTCTTTTCAATGTTCTTGTTAAACTCACCTAGTTCAGCAATTGCAAAATCTTCTTTTACATATGGTGTCTCAGTGTCATACTGGTAACCAAGCTTGCCTTTCTTGTCTAAACGTGTAAGAGCTGCTTTTGCTGCACTTTCACTTTTATAACGTTCTATGTAACATCCAACTGAGCGAGCTGGAGCACTTAGTATCTTAGTAGTTTCTTTGTTGTATATTACGTATGGCATGTTCTTGCTCCTGTTTATTAACTCTATGTACTAATTATATGGCTTTTTGGGCAAAAGGTCAACCTTTTTGTTACTTTATTTGCACTATATAAATCAATGACTTACAAATTAGTTGCAAATTAATTACATTAGCAAAATCAATGACTTACGTTAGCTAGCAAAATCAATGACTTACATGCCCTACATTAACATGCACTAATTTAATGCATAAATACTACAATGAACGAAGACACAAAGCAGTACATCCGGGATGCGATAACCAATGATACGCTTGAAATAAAATACCAACCGCAATTTTCCGTGATAGAGGGCAGTGGCACCAGGGCAATATCTAACCCAGGGCAAGTTCTAGAGCGACTTAAGATATCAGGTGTCGAGGCACTAGTCCGCCCAGACACTAACGTATGTCACATTGAGACACTGCTTAAAGTAGCCGTAACATCAAATCAAATAATCGACTTAGGCTATCACATAATGAGAAAGGCTGTCGAACAACTTAAAGAGTGGATAGATGACAACGTAGTTTGTAATTCATTCTCAATGTCAGTTAATGTGTCAGCTGAGCAATTACACGATAAGCACTTTTGCGCAAATGTATGTGGTATCGTAAACGATGCAGGAATTAGTCCACACCAGCTAACAATAGAACTTACTGAGACCTCAATGATTAGCGATGTGAATGTCGCAAAGATGTACCAGCTTTCGACGCATGGTATTAATATTTCAATTGACGATTTCGGAACAGGTTACAGCTCATTGGGTAGATTAAAAATGATGCCGTTTAATGAACTTAAAATAGACAAGATGTTTATAGACGATATCGGAAAGTCGTTCGAAGACGTTGCTCTTGTTACTGCGATATATCAGTTAACTACTGCGCTTGATAAATTTACTATTGTTGAGGGAGTAGAAAACGGAGCTCAATTTTCACTACTGCGAACAATCGGGTTTACATCTTTCCAAGGTTATTATTTTAGTGCTTCTGAGACTGCTACGGAGATGACTGATATTCTTAGCCTAACAAACTCTTTACACTCTCAATAGTATCTAGTGTTACATTGTCAAGCTCACGTGCCCAGCTAGCTAGTTCGTGAGTGTAATCAACTAATACAAATTGAGTCATAGGATTTGTTTTTATTATTTCGCGTACATTAAAATAGTATTCTTCTCGTAGTACTCGTTCAGCTTCGTCGTCTGTGTTTAGTATAGGACTAAAATTAAAACCTGCCATTAGTACAATATCAAACTGTGGTACTGCAAGATTCATTGCAACGATGTCATCTTTGTTAACAATCGCTTCGTTCTTAAACTGACCATTGAACAACTTTACACCCAACGGGCTGCCAACTTTTGTGTAGCTTTCTTGCATGATGTGTAGAGTGCAAACTGCATGGAATGCACGTTGGATTAAATTCTTAGCGTCAGCAGTTACCGAGCAGATACAGTTATCTGGTCTGTACTCTTTCCATGTCTTCCAACTACCCCAGGATATTGCTGTTTCTTTAATAACACTTGGATCTAGTACGCCGGTTGGAATGTCTTCGCTAATTATCCAACATACTTTCATATTACAGCCTTAAGAGGTACCCAACTAAAGTCATGTAAACAATACCATGCAAAGATAGGATTGTCTAATGTCATTTGTGTGTTTAGTACTAAGTCGCCTGGTATGCCTGAATAACCCGGAACAGATGTTCCTTGTGCTATGCTACGTGAACCTAGTTTAAGTTTCTTAATTGTTGTTACACCGCTTGTATCAATTGTTAAATCTGCACTTCGGTTAACACCAATTACCAAATCCTGTGCTCTGTTTGTACCAAAGAATGCTGTGTTCTCTTTGAGTTTACCAGCTGTGATTTCAACTTCGTCTTCCCAAACGTCTAATGCTGCGTTTGGAGTTTTGGTATTAATACCGACACGCTTGCCTTCTACATGCAATGCATCTATTGTGGATGTGCCGGAAACTGTTAGCCCGTCTAACTTGCCTACTGTTGTTAGAGATGACTTTGTAATTTGTCTGCCTAGTGTATCGTCCGATAATACTACATCGCCGTTGAGCTGTACTTCTTTAAAGTTTAAAACATTAACTTGATCAATAACTCCGTCAATCATTTCCTGCTTAACTGAGTCAACAACATCAAGCTTGATACTAGATGCTAGTCCGTCCCATGCGCCGCCTGTTGTATCTACTGTGCCGTGTACAATAAGCTTGCCGCTTATCGTTGCATTCTTAGTCGCAAGCTGATCAATTACACTAACGTTTCTAGAGGTTAATGTATTTTCAACAACAACCGCATCGTCCATAATAGTTACTTCACGTTGTGTTGCTTCATTATGAATACCTACGCCGTTGAACTCAGCTGCAAACTGCTCTGCAATTTTATCAGCAATGATTGATTCAACATCGTTGCCAATGGTAATCTTACGTACTAATTCTGTGATTGCGTGTGTTTTAAGTTGACCTAGTAATGCTGCATCGTTTTTGATTATGTCGGTTACTGACTCAGACGTTGCATCAGCGACATTGTTAGCTACTGTGTCATTAATAACGTTAGCATCTAGTAATGTACCATCACCTTCAACTATTAACTCAGCTACCTTGCCTGCTACCTGCTCGGACATACCTTGTTTAACTACTGCATCAAGATTAAAATTACGCACTAAGAGTGAAACAGCCTGGCTTCGCAGACTTGCTATTAACTGGTCGTCGTTCTTAAAAATCTCTGTAACTTGTTCGTTAACCGCTTCTGTAACTTTACTAAGTATTGCGGCATTAATTTCATCTGAATTGATCATGATATCTCCGGTTTCAACTTAGTGTATTTATGACTAGTTTACTCCCGTAACAAATCAAGTGTCACACAATGGAAGCCGCCGCCTAATGTACGTGAATGGCGTAGCTCAAGCGGTATTACTTTAAACCCGTGCTTCTCTAGCTCTGCATGTATTAGCGGCTGATTCGCGTCGCAGATTACTGTCTTGTTGCCAATTGATAGCATGTTAATCGCTATCCATTTACTTGCATACGGATATCCTTCGAATCCTTGTGGATCAATCATATCGTCTGTAATGTAGATCTTAGTGTAGTCCTTTAAGAACTCAGGTAGATTATCGTCATTTACACGGTTTGCATTTAGCACAATACAGTCTGAATCAATGGGTACAATTGTGCTGTCAATATGTGAGGAGTTATACACGTCAGTCGTGTGAACTGTGTATTCATCACCTAGTGCTCGTTGCAACCACTTCGCACCGCATTCGTTACCTGAACTACTAATAAGATATAATAGATCGTTTCCGAACCTGGCTATGTTTGCTGCATCAAAAATAGGCTCTTTATTTGTAAGCTCGTACCGTCCTTCGTAGTCTACGTTCTCATGTGTCATGAGATCTGGAACTGGAGCTGCCAGCCAATTTGCGCCTGTGTTTATGGCTTGACGTTTAACGTCACGGAAGCATGTCATTTCAGCTTGCCTGGACTTAGTTGACATCGGAGCTTCAATTACTGTGTCGCCAACAACTAACAAATTATCGCGCGGGCAATAAGCATACTGTCCATCTATAAATTGAAAGTTAACTGGGTCTGGTCTGTACACCTTAACTCCGCGATTGTGTAATACCCTCGCTAACTTGTCCAGGTCCGCGTTAGTTTCATCTATTATTTTTTGCGACACAGGACCTGACGGCGGAGGTGTTTCATCCCAGCCTGCTTGTGACATCTGTATTTGAAACAGTTTGTCTGTAGCTGGAAAATTTGCATGTGTTGCTGTACCTATTATTACTTCTTTAAGAGGACCCCATTCATTCGTGCTATGTACTGTCATTCTTAAACCCTGTTAATTGCAATGTGTATCTGTTATCGTAACCTATGTTAGCTGCAAGATGTGGAACATCGTGTTCCCACCAAATACAATCACCTGCTTTCCATTGTGGCATCTGTTCGTTTGCAATAGTTAATACATGCCCTGGCTTCCAGTCTTCGAGTAATACAAGTCCACGGTGTATTGTGCCTGGATGATCCTTGTGCAATTCCTGGAAACGTTTAAATGTATCAACGTGCTCTGGTAATATTGTACCTGTTGTCATTTGATAAAACGACCAACTCAAGTGCTGCCAATTAAACTCTGCCTGGAACGGTTCCATATCAAACCACTCAGGCCATTCATTGCGCATGTCATACATGTTACCTGTGTAATCCCTGTGGGTGTATCCCGATTGTTGCCACCTTTCTACATCGTCTGGATTATTAAATGGTTCGTGCGTGTACGACAAATCCCTGTGCTGGTTGTCAGTCCAGGGCAAATCAATATGGCCGAAGCCGTAACTGTATTTAGATGTCACGTGTGTCACCGTAGTGAACAATTGTATACTTGTCATTGTCACGTAAGATTCTGCGCCACGGATCAATTATAACACTGCCTGGTTCCATTTCAAAGTAAGCTGGTGTGTTAGCAGTCTCGCCCATGTAGCCGTATGTAATAGCTTTGTTATGTGCCCATAACACTACAGCCTTCATCTTAGGACATTCGTGTCCTGTCATAGGATCTGCATAGTACATTTCACGGTCGGTTAGTTCTTCAATGTAATGTCCAACTAAAATACTATAGCTACCTTCTTCGTAAGCTACATCTGGCTTGTATGCTCTTCCGTGTATTACAATTGGCAGATCATGTTCGTCTGCTTGATCAACAATAAACTGAGCCATGTTCTTAGCTTGCACTTCACGCGCTCCCATTATGGTATCGAACATATCATAACCAATTTCATATTCATCTGATAACCAACGTAACGCAATGTTATCACGTGGATGACAAGCACCTGCATCGCCCATGCCCGGTACCATGTACTGCGGTCCCATAATGCGCTTTGTGCTACGTGCTAATGCACCTGCAACAACATCTGAATTCATGTTGCCAATTTTCATTGAGAAGTCTTGTATCATATTAACAAGTCCAATCTTAGCACTAATAAATGTATTGTAGAAAATCTTAATGCCTTCTGCTTCTTCCCATGTGCCAAGTTCTGCACGAGTCTCTGGTTGCTGCATTAACTTACTGTATATGTTAACTAAGTCTTCAACCCGAGGATCGTTGCCGTCTTTACTACCAATGATTAGCATTTCAGGATTAACCATATCCCACTTAGTGGTGCCCATTGCAATTAAGTACGGATTGTAAATTAACGTATGGTTGTCTAGTAATGGATCAAATTCGCGGCGGGTTGTTCCTGGTAGTACTGTGCTGATTAGTACAATGTTCTTTTCTTTCTTGGCATGCTTATTAATTTCACGTAAGATACCTTTTACAATATCGTAATTAAAGTCTTTTGGCTCTAAATGACATGATGGTAGTTCGCCACCATATTCTTTATTGTGTGGCGTTGGTGCTGCAATAAAGATCCAATCACTTTTAGAAACTAACGTCTTTATGCTTTTAACAATTTTAACAGAGTCTGATTTTCTCTTCTCTACATCATATCCAAATGTAGTGTAATGCTCTGCAAATACCTCTGCACATTCAAGGCCTAGTTTTCCTAGTCCTATGAACCCTATTTTTTCTTCTTTCATTATTCTCTCCACTAAGTAGTAATATGTTTTCCGTTGACAACTTTTACAGCTATTTAAACCAATATTGTTCAGGCCCTAAGAAAGATACAAACATCCAATCATTTAATGTACACGGTTCTCGTTTACTTAAAGATATTATTGTGCCTGCGTTTAAACCTGACGAATCAAAACCAGCACGTCTAACCGGCCAAGCTGCAATGTTTGATCAGGAGCCAATTGAGCTGCAATATTTCGAAGATTGGATTAACTTCAGTCCTGCTTCGTTTCCTGACCATTTTGAGTACAAACTAACTAACAATCTTTATAAAAATTTAACACCACAGGAGTTCATCTTTAGACACTTCTCCGGTGTGCATAATCCTATTCTGTGTCATTCAGAACGTAACAGTCCAGAAGTAGAATTATTTAAACAAAATCATTTTCACACTGTGCATTATTTTTATCACGGTTTAATCGCTCGTGATTGGTATAGGCACTGGAAACATTATAGCATGGAACAGGGCACGAAGTCAAAACGTCTGGGCATGTATTGCCGTGATGCTACCGGTAGTAGGGAATACCGTTTAGACTTATTGCATAAGCTGATCCCGTTTAAAGATGATTTGTATTACAATTTACAGGATCCGATTTTTAATATTGATCCACAGCTTAATGTTCATTACAGTGCTGAAGCTGATCAATATGCTAGCGATGCAAGTGCAACTATTGTACCGGACGATTGCAAAAAGTTCGACATACAACTTGTGCCTGAAACATTATTTGATTCGCAAAAAACACATCTAACCGAAAAGATATTTAAACCTATTGTAATGAAACAACCGTTTATCGTTATCGGGTGCCCGAATAGCTTAGAGTACTTAAAGAGCTACGGCTTCAAAACGTTTGATACTATATGGAACGAACTGTACGATAAAGAATTAGACAGTACCAATCGCATGGAAATGATTATTGAGTTAATCGAAACTATTACAAGCTTAACAGATGATGAATACGATAGTATGTTAGCCTGTGTAGATGATATAGTAGAACACAATCACAAACACTTTTACAGTGAAGAATTCGAAAAGCAGATGCTTGATGAATTACATACTAATCTTGATAATGCTATAGAAGAACGTAACAATGAATATGAGTCAATGCCGGGTGGCACTTGGTTTATGTACTTGGATAAGTTGTACTTAGAAGGTCACGATATTACTGATTTTATTAGAACACGTAACGAAGAAATTATAAAACATTTATTAACTAACGACCCAACAATGGGTCGTCAATTAATGATTAAGTACAGGCACTTACTGGAGTAAACCAAAGTGTCCTGCTGCTGCTAGAGCTATAGCTAAAACAACAATTGCAATTCTAATAGCGTTCTTATTAGATTTCTTTGCTGGCTCAACTGGTAAACGTCTAGTAGGTACTACTGGCGTTTCTGCTGGTGCTTTTAGCTTAACAGATTTCTTCTTAGCTGGAGCTTTCTTAGGTGCTGCTTTCTTTTTAGCAGGTGCCTTCTTAGCTGGAGCTTTCTTAGGTGCTGCTTTCTTCTTAACCGGTGATTTTTTCTTAACCGGCTTTTCCTTCTTATCATCTGACATGTAAATTCTCCTTAGTCATGAATTGATTTCTTGCCGATCAGTTTGACAACCGACCCCAAGCCTTCACTGCCGCAAGCATTAATCCCTTGCGCCATCTCTTGATGAATAATGCATCAAGCTCTTGCTCGAACTCTTTGTTCGCGCGTTTCCAATCACCGGCGGTGACTAAAATATAGTCATGTACAATGGCTGCACCAAAGTAACGTCCTGTTGGAGAAAATAACCAACGCAGGAAAAACGGAATGCTCGCGCCATCTGTTACAAATCCTGCTGGAACTTTAGTTCTGCCATTGGCAGACATATATTCTTCTTTTAATTCCCACTTAGCACGTTTGTACCATTTGTCAGCCGGAATAAATTTTACTACTACTGTATCTTGCATCAAACTTCCATCCTTTATTTATTTTGGTTTCTTAGCACGTTTGGCTTTTCGTACTTTTCGAGCCTTCCTGGCTTCTTCTCGTTGTTGTTTAGCTTGTAAACGGTCTTTACGCTTTTTCTTATTAATACGAATAATATCTGCACTAGCGACAACGTCACCAAATTTAGCTGCAATGATTGGTGCAAGGTCTGCAACTCCGCTAGCTCGTTCTTTTTCGATTTCGTGTATTTTTAGAAAGATGGTCTCTTCGTCTGAGTTCAGTACACCGTTTTCTTTTTCAAAATATATCATTCAACACTTGTCCAAGTAATGGCTGCAACCGCTGTTGAATCAGCTGCAAGTAATACAGCGTCTTTCTTAGCTGTAAATTTCTGCAAGATCGATAATTTGATATTACGCCCATCTTGTAAAACTGTTTGCATTTGTGCATTTGTGTGCATTGTGTATGACTTAGTGCCATCCTGTGCGTCGCGTACTGCATAATACATATCGTCGCCTGACGCAACTGAACCAATTAAGTTAAGTTGGTCTTCTGGTTCTGAATCGTACCAGTTTTCTGTTAAAAGAGCCGACGAAGGAAATCCGTTAACAATCTCATCCTCTGCTATTACAGACAATTCAATTATCTTTGCAGTTTTTTCAGCTGTTAGAGCTGCCGTAATAAGATCAGCTTCAGTAATAGGAACGCCAACCCATACTAGATCATTGTAAACGGTTGGGTCACCAGCACAAGAAACGATTGTTCCTGGAAAGTAATCACCTACTATTAAAACATAATTTATTGCCATTGTTTAATCCTAAAGTTTTGTTTCAGTTATTATAAATTGTGAACCAGCTACAACCATGCCGCCAAAGTTCGCAGTTCCAATTGGATCATTTAAGTACCAGGTTCCGTTTGTAACACCAATTCGCCCACTGTATGTAACTTGCGATGTTGTGTTCGGTGTATCAACAATCTTCATCGAAACATTAGCGTTACCATCCTGGCTACCAGTTGATGGAGTTACTGTAGTTACCCCAATACAAGTCGTGTCTCTAAATATAGCAATAACTATATCAGCTCCCCTATGAGAGGTACCAGCTACACAAGTGAATTCAACAGTTACATAATTTGTTGCTGCTGTTGGTGTAAGCGGAGCTGCACCCATCTGCGTACCTTCTGTTATCAACGGTACTGTATTATCGTACGGAATATGAGATGTACCACTTTGGGATGCAATAGTACCGTACATTGTCTGAACAAAGGCATTATCATCTATTGTTATATCAACTGTGCCAGTGCCGCCATCTACTGCTGTTACGCCTTCGCCGATGAAGTTTAAGTTAGTGAACGGGCCGCCAGTTACTGTAACGCCTTCATCTTCAATAATAACAGATGAGCCTGCATTTACACTGTCCATTATTTTCCAATCTACATCAGCTGTATCTACCTTGCGGTAAACAGAACCATTTGTTCGTAGATATAATGAACCAACAGGTGCTTCATATCCTGCCCCTATTGTTGGATCAGCTGAGCCTTGGGTTAGAAGAACTGTGTCGTCTAACGCAAGTATCTCAGTACTAAATGCACCATCTATATTTGCCATATATTACTTCTTTCTTTTAGTTATTAAATTAAGTTAGCTGCTAAACGTTTTACCGAAACATTAACTGCCGCGCTTGCTGTTAATTGAAGGCGCATGTTGCTACTTGTTGCAACTACAGTAATATCATGATTGAAGTTTGTTCCAATTTTTAATGTCGAAAACTTATTCCAATCAACTACACCAGTTGGTGTCGCGCCATTATTCATAGCATGAATTTCAGTGCTGTAACGTCTTGTTGGATCACTAACTAATTCAACTGTAACAATCCACTTAGCAACATCTGTTGTCGCTACTGGAAGTATATCAATGTCTGTGATTGTTGTAACATTAGTATAGTTCTGTACAAGACTTTCGCCTAGTGCTGCATCTAATGCGTCGATGCTTGCTGCAATTGATTGGCCATCTGTAACAACATTGTCGCCAGTGTAAGAACGATCACCAATTGCATCGTTAATGTCGTTAAGTGCATCAGTAACTTCTAACGTACCTGCTGCGCCCCATGACATATCATCCGATAATGCATTGTTGCCGCCGTCGTTAGTAATCTCACCGTCGCCCATTGCATTGTCTAATGCGCCGATTGCTGTTTCAAGATTAGATGCTTGTGATACAACATCAGTTGAACTGTATGTTGGCATCTCGCTGCCTGGACCAGACTTACCAACGAATGAACGTAAGTAACCTAATTCAGCTGCGCCTGCGCCGGAACCAAACTGTACCCATACTGCGCCATCATATACCCACTGTTGCTCAGCATATGTACCTTGTTGTACTAATACCGCATCACCGTCTGTTGCAAGATTTGCTGGGTCTTCTGTGAATGTCCATGCGCCTGTAGAACCGCTAACGATATAAACGTTTTCGTTGCCTGTTGTTAAGTCAGTTAATAGTATTCTATCATCGACTGCAATGCCAACACCGTCTACTGTATCGCCAACGTTTGCTGCTGCTTCTGCTGCTGCAATGTTAGCATAAGTTGTGTTGTCACGGACAAGAACAGGTTCACGCCATGAAAGGCCTGCTGCGATTGCATCTACGTATGCTTTGTCTGTTGCTTGTTTCCAGTCAGCTGAGCTGCTGCCTGCTAGTGAAAACTTCCAGTATATCTGTAAGCCGTCTGTTTCTGCGTTTGTACGTAAGTATACAGAACCAATTGGTGCTGCTATATGATCGGCACCTGCGCCCGGAGCGCCGTCTCCGATTAGGACGTTTGCCGCCTGTCCAGCGTCTAGTTCTATGCCTAGTCCTTCGCTGATATTAAATAAGTCAAGTGCCATGATTAAAATCTCCTGTTATAATTATGCTTGTATTTATGCCGATAACATTGGAATTCTAGTGACACTAACTGTTATCGGATTGGTATCATTATTCTTTACATTAAATTCTACATTCGGTGATGTAAATGCTAGGGATGGACTGTATTTTATCTTATCTCCAATCTTAGCATAGTGGTTGTGAGATACTACGTCGCCGAGTTGCTTATACGAACCTAGCACTTCCGATGCTGCCACCTCACCCGTTACGGTATCAACTACCGAAACTATGTATTTCGTTCCTGCGTTTAAACTAGGAGCGAATGTTAATACTGTTGTTGTTGCGCCAGGTGCGATTGTTGCTGTTGCTTGTGTAATAAACGATGCGGCTAAGTTATATGGTTGTGCTACATCGTTAACGTCACCCATCCATATATGATTCTGTTCAATGTTCGGAACATCGTTTGATCTACCTGCACCAAATATTATCGCAGAGCCGTCTCGCACACCGGGGGCCGATGATGCTTTTAATACTTGTGCAATCTTTTGTATTTGGTTGTCTTTACCAGTTGGCTTTGCATTAACACCTGACCCAGTTGGGCCTACCCAAACTTCGTCACCGACACTAAATGTCAGTGTATCAACATTTTTAAGTTCACCGTTGAATGCGACAAGTCCTGTTGCACCAACTGCTAGGTCTTCTTGTAGTACACCAAGTGCCGGCATACGTGTTGGGTCACCTGCTTCTGCTCGTATAATCTCAAGTACACCGTTAACGTCTTCGCCAACCGCATGTACAGGGTCAGTAAGATTTAAAGGAATAGTATCAACGTTCTTAACTTCAATTGAGCCAACGTAAACATCTGCTTGGCCTGGCTGTGGAGTTCGTGCTGCTACTGTACCTATAAAGTTAAGTTTGTCAACGTCACCAACTAATGGAACGGTATCATTCTCAACAGAAAGACCTGAATCAAATTCGACACCTTCTGTATCTGTTCCTGTTCCTGTAGTACATAATGAGTTATCCCAAAGATCCATAATATCTTCAAGAGCTGTATCCTCCGGACCGCTAAGTGCAACATCAAAAGTTACATCAACATTAACTCCGTCGTTAACTGTTACGATTTCACATACCGCTGTAATCAATGGATCAGCATTAATAGCATCCTTCATGCCCGTTGGGCACAAAACTATATCGTTAGCTACTTTTTGGACTATCACTGACATCTTATGCTACTCTCCAAAATTCTATTATTACTTCCCAAACGCTTGATGCAGTACCGAGGGTGTCTGTTCTAAAATCAAAATCGTATGTATGTGTACCAGCTGTTAATGTGCTGTAATGTACTTTATGTGTGTACTGTCGCTGACTGGTACCTGTTGTACTAAATGCACCTGCGCTGTCTTTAGGTTCTTGTTTATGTATTTCACCAAGCACAACTGTATCTTCAAGGAACTGTGCCTCAAAGTCGCTACCTGCACTATCGTGGTTCCAACCATAACTGATTGCAATACGATATGTACCTGCTGGTACTGAAGTAGTAGTAAACGATAACTTGTTTAAGAATGCAGTACTAGTGGTAGAAGTCACACCTGATGCTGTTGCTGTTTGAAATTCTGATCCAAATGTTGAACCACTTGCGCCACCTACACCTACGTATGCTGCACCATCCCATCTATATAAAAGGTTAGTGTCTAACGCGACATAAATTATGCCTGCTTCGCCTGTTGCTGGAAAAGATGCAAGGTTTGCGAACTCTAAGACTTCAATTGAGCTGCCGCTTGCGCCGCCGCCACAAATAGGTTTACCACCAGGTGTGCCGTCGTACATTCGCAGACAGCCTGTAACGATGTCATAGAATAGGTACGTTTCTTCACCGACGTAAACCGCTGAATCTACATTAACCAAAGAACCTTTGATTTTTCTAATAGCAGCCATTCAAACGCTCCTTACTCTGAACCAGCTTTTCTTGAATTATGAAATGCCTGTGCGGCGTTCCTTCTTGGATTAAGTTGATCTTCTTTAGTGTCTTGGCCTTTTTGTTCTTCACCAATACCAGCTGATTTCTTCATTGCTGCAAGTTCACTGTTGTAACCTTGATCAGCTTCTTCAACTTCTTCTTCTGGCTTCTCGCTTGCCCAAGGTTGCTCTTCTGTAGTTGGTACCATCTTTTCATCTGGTTCTAGCTGAGGTTCCATGTGTGGATCTTCATCGCCTGCAAACTCATCAACATTGTTATTAACACCTTGTGACTTTTTAAGTAACTCGTGTTCTTGTTGTAATGGTGATATCATTGTTGCTGGTTCTGAACCGTCTGTGCTATCTACATCAACTGGTTCTAAATGAGTTACCGTAACATCAGCACCCATCTCATCCGATTGATCACACGGCTCACCTGCTTCACCCGGCACTTCCTGGCCTGCTACAGTTTCAGTTTGATCAACTAAATCTGCTAATTGTCGTAATATTTCGCTAACTCGCATATTATAATTCCTAATTGTTCTTTATATTTATTCAGAATGAACCCGTTTGTTCAGTTAAAATATTACCTGTCCAATCATCAGCTATTGTGGCATCCTCTAGTACTGCAATGCGATTGTTAAGCTCTGCATAGAACGTATCTAACTCACCTTTAAAACTGCCAGTAAGGTGTCCAATTGCTTGTTTGCAATAATTCCAATTCTGTAGACGGTAGTTCTTTAAAAGATTACCGTGTAGGTCTGCTATCTCATTAATCTTGTTAGCCTCTTGGGCTGCTATATGTTCGCTATCGACTACTGCAAATGTCCTTACCGTTTTACCGTCCGAAAACTCTACGGTGTCCAATTCCATGACTAAATATTTAGAACGAAGAGAATCGATTGCGTTGTTGGTTTCATAAACTATGTACATAATGTCTCCTATACTATAATTATAAGAAAAACTATATGACAATAAATTTTGATTTAATAAGCGATTTGTATCTCGAAACACTAGATAACTTTTCATGGGAAAATAAGGCAACAAGTCTTTTTTGCATTGTAGCTGGAAACATCTCCAACGACCACGATGTATTATTTGACTTCCTAGAAGAGCTGTCAAAGTATTACGAAGCTGTATTCTTTATAGACGGTGACTTAGAGCACGATAAGTTTGAAGGTGACTTTGATAGAAGTTACGCATCGTTACGAGATAACATAGGCGACATGGAAACAGTATTCTTCTTACACGAAAATATTATTATACTTCCTGGCGTAACGTTATTAGCTACTAATGGCTGGACAACATTTGATTTTACAAGTCAGCACACAATAGACGAAACACTAGACTTCCTCGAGGAGCACGAAGGTGTACCGATTGAAGTTTCAAACCAGATTTTTAAACTCGCAATAACAGATCAACATTATATGTACAATAGCATTGAGTCCGCACAGGATATGGATGACGTTGAGGATATAATTGTTATAACCAACTCGGTACCTAATTCAGAGTTTGTAGTACACGACAACGATTATGATGGTACGCTACTAGGTGATACCTCAGGTAATGGTGGCATCCTACATTGTTTAGAAAATGACTACAAGAAGAAAGTAAAAACTTGGATCTTCGGGAAGTACACGGGTGACATTGATTACGATATCGAAGGAGTTCGATATGTGAATAACCCGGGCCTACAAAAAGACCCGAGCATTTATTATCCAAAAATAATTAAAACTTAATCGGTTTCTTGTTCGATTCGGATCTGTAACGGATAGCCCTGCTTACGTGCATCTACTGTTACTTCAATGCCTTTCTGCTCTGCTACCTCAAACGGTAATACCGCTGCAACTGCTGAACCAGCAGTATGTACGTCATTTGCTATTCGTTCAGCTGTGTTATTCACATAGCTAAAGTGCTCTACCAAGCTTTCTATAACAAACTGCATACTAGTCTTATTATCGTTTACATAAACAACCTTAAACATTGGTGGCTCTTTAAGATCTAATCGTGTTTTAATTGCAACTTCAGTTGACATTTTATTATCCTTCATATAAGTATTTAGTTATTGTATACATTGTACACGGTTATTAGGCCGTGTACAACAATATCGGTTAGGTTACTTTATTTCGATTTCTTTCGGTTTCATAGACTCCGGAACTAATCGTTCAAGTGTAACTGATAAAATGCCGTCAGTTATTTCAGCTTCTTTTACTTCAACATAATCTGCTAGTGCAAATGAGCGTCGAAATGTTCTAGCACTAATGCCTTGGTGTAGGTACGTAATTTCTTCTTCTTCGGTACCTTCAGAAAGACCACGTAGTCCTGTGATTTCCAGTTGATTGTTAGCAGTAGTAATCGCTATATCTGATTTTCTAAAACCAGCTACTGCTAGTTCAATTATGTAGTTATCGTCATCAACTTCAATAATGTTGTATGGTGGATAATTACCTGTGTTTGTATTGTCAATACGGTTTATCATTGCATTCATGTATCGTTCAACGCCGATTGCGTTGCGTAGGAATGGATCAAGATTGATAGAGGTGAGGTGTTTGCTTTTAGTCATAATAGTCTCCTTAATATTAAGCAAGATTTAAATGTAAGACCCGCCTTATGCAGCATCTTACTTGTTTATTTATCTATATAATATGACACTTAACGACTTTTCACAAGTCGTTAGGCAAAATTAGCGTCTACGTTGTGGAACTAATTCCTCAGTACGAAGCTTTTTGCGATAACGTGCTTTTGCTGCGGCTGCTTTACGCTGTCGCTTTGTTGATGGTTTCTCGAAAGTTTGACGACCACGAATTTCCTCAAGGATTCGTTCGTTAGAAACTTTCTTTTTAAATTTTCTAAGGGCTTTCTCAAACTGTCCCTCGTATACTCTTACTGATGGCATTACTTTTTCTTTACCTCCGTTGGGTGATTAATTAGCGATTTAGTGATCCGCACCTTATTTATGTCATTTCTTGTATACTTGTTAATATTGAACATGTGTGGTAACAATGCTGTTTCCATTATTGAGCGTAAACTACGCGCTCCTGTCTTTTTCCCTATTGCAATGTTAACAACCTGTTTTAATGCTTCTTTATCGAATGTTAAACGTACATCATTATATTTAAATAGATGCTTGTACTGTGATACCAAGTTATTTTCTACATCCATTAATACATTTAACATATCATCTTGTGTTAGTTCTTGCACTTCTGCAACTATTGGAAATCTACTAACAAATTCTGGTATTAACCCAAACTCAATAAGGTCTGTTGGTTCAGCATCTTTAATGTATCTGTTATCGACGTCAGCTGTATAACCAATCTGCGATGGTTGTTGCTTACGTTTCTTAATCTTATCAAGTCCTACGAATGCGCCACTAGCAATAAACAAGATATTATTTGTGTTAATTTCTATTGTGTTTTCTTCGCGTCTACCAAGATCAATTGTAAAGGTTGAACCTTCAACTAATTTCAATAGTGCTTGCTGTACGCCTTCTCCGCCTGGTTCCTTGCCGTTAGTAGATGAACCAGACTTTGCAATTTTATCAATCTCGTCTAAGAAGATAATGCCACGTTCGGCTTTATCAACATCGCCACCTGCTGCACTTAATAGCTTAACTAGTATCGAATCAACGTCTTCGCCAACATAACCAGACTCAGTTAATGTAGTTGCATCTGCGATTACAAACGGTACTTCTAAGTACCCTGCTATTGTCTTTGCAAGTAACGTCTTGCCCGAACCTGTCGGTCCTAGTAACATTACATTACTTTTATCTAGTGTTGCCTTATCTGTGTTAAGTCGTTTAACATGGTTAGCAACTGCTACACTTAAAATAGTTTTTGCGGAATCTTGACTTGTTACGTAGAGGTCTAAGTAATCCTTTAATTCCATTGGGTTGATGTCGTCTAGCTTAGGCATTTCTCGTTTTTCATCGCCTGCTTCACTTGCTAGTATTCCTAAACATACATCAATACATGCATCGCATATGCCTACTTTTTCACCTAGTACTAACTTATTAACTTGGTGCTGTGTTCTATTACAAAAATTACATTGTTCTGTCATCGCGTTACCTCTTAATCACGACCCAGCAGATCCTCGATGTGTTGTTTCTCTGCTTCGTTCAATAGCCCCGGATTATACGTGCCATTGCCGACCCTTTTAATTAACGCTTTGATGTATTCATGACTATAAGCGGTAAAGTTTAAAACATTTTTATCTATTCCATCCCAGTCACGACCATTAAAGATATACAGGTGTGTTGGGTCTAGGTCAGTACGTAAAAACATCCTGCCTAGCGTGTTATTTGTCACTGGAAACTCAGTGCCAGATTTTACTTCTTGTTCAAAGTCAAATTTAATTGACGGGAACGACTGGATGAGTGCTTCAGTCCTAAACACCTTCCCGTTGAAATTAATATAGTTCTCGCCAACTTTAGTTAAGGAAATCTTACCATCTAATGTATGTGGTAAATCACGCAAGTCTTTTGCAATATCACTTAACTCATTAAGGTCCTTCCATGGGCCTTCGTTTATACTATGTGCTTCTTCCGGCTCTGGTTCTTCAACCTTAACTTCTTCTATATCTTCGTCAAAGCCATGTGTTGCTTCGTATACACCATTCTCTGCATCTTCCCAATCAATTTGTTCTTTTGATGCGAAGTTAACTTTACTTACCTCGGTCTCAACAGGTGGTTCAGGTGGTTCAGGTTCAAGTGGTTCAACAAGCTCCTCCACAGGATAGTCTTTTAAAAGTTCATCCATTGTGTATTTTGGTTCTTCTTTGTCTGCAAGTTCTTTGAGTTCTGCACGGCCTCTATCAAATGAGTGTTGTGCTGCAATCAATAGCAATACTGCAAATGGATCGAATACAAATATAATAAGGATGATTAACCACGTAACTGCTTTTTCAAGTAAGTTAGCATCTGCTTCTTGTCCGTACACAAACTCTGCTATGTACTTGATCGGACCAACTTCAGCTTCTAGTTTACGTGTGCTTGCCTCAAGCTCGTACTTCTGTTCTGTTAAAGTATCAAGTTCGGCATTTGCTTGTTTGTTCTTTTTGTGTTCAGCTGCAATTAAAGTTTCGATATCGTTCGCATTGGACTTGCCCATACGCGCTCGCAAACTCTTAATGGTTGCATTGCTTTCGTCTATTTCTGTTTGTACAGATGCACGGATACGATTGATTTCTTGTTGTGCTGCTGCTGTTGCTGCGGAAGGTGTGCCCCTAATGTCATCAATTTTTCCTAATAGGAAATCACGCCTTGCTTCGTTGCGCTCTCTAAATGCTTTAATAGCTTTTTCTGTTTCGCCTTTGTACGAACCATCTGGCTTAGTACCTACTATGCCTTGCGCTGTTCTAATCTGACGTTTGTTAAGTGCTGTCTGTAAATCACCTAGCTGTTTGTTAATTGCATCAAGCTCAGACTTATAAGGTACGGTACGTCCTTCTGTCTTTGTTTCATCTGTTGCAATGATATCAAGCTGTACTTGTATGACTGGCTTAACACGATCATACGCTGAATCAATACGCTGCTGTTCTTTATCAATTTGAGCATTAAGTCCGGCATCAACACCGCTACCGTTATCCTCGTAGCCTCTAATCTTTTGTTCAGAGCGAGCAATGATAGCATTATTCCTGGCTATCTCTGCTTCAATGCGATCAACCTGTGCTACGCTTTCCTGTGATTGTGCTGTTTGTTCAACGTGGGATTTAGATAGATATCCAAAGATACCCATAGATGTGATAAACATGACACCTGCTACAATAAGCGCCATTCCGAATACTAACAATCGGTTCTTATCCTTGTAATTGTAATGTAACCAAATGACTGCAACTAGCTTGCCAACTTCAATGGATGTGCCCATTACTATAATCGATGTAGCATACGCGCTGAAAATAGCTGCTAAACCAGCTACACTAAAATAGATTGCAATGCTACTAATGAACAGAGCCGAAATTAAGGCAATATAGCCCAGTCTTATATTCAACATATTATATATTTATGGTTAGGTAGGGTTCAGCTCCTGAGTTCTTGTGTAGTGCTCAAGAAACTCTTCGTCTGCTGCCTTGACAGTGGGATCCTCCCACTTGAAACGATGGGGTAGTAAGAAAGGAGTCTCTCTGTAGTACTTATTATGTAACTTAGCCCAGATCTCCTTTCGTTCTTCTTCTTTTTCATGCGCTGCAATCGCAGCCATAATCGTGTCCTGAATGCCCGGGAAATCCTGCGCAAAGAAACGATAGTCCCAGCTGAAGCAGTGAACGGTTGGGTAATTGCGGTTAAACAAATCAGGCACAAGCTTACGGGTTTGGTACTCTGCTGAGCAGATTTGCTTCCAAATGCCATCGTACGCACCACCGCCACCGGAGCCTGTGTACGTCAGTGAACGGTTGAAATTACCGCTGCTACCAAAGGTATCCTTGCAACGGTTAGCATAGCGGATCCACACACGACCACCAAAACCTGGGTATCCGCGAAGATTGCCCTCACCGTCAGTATTTTTACCACTCCAGTTTGAGTAACCGTCAATTGGAGCATTGTGTGAGTTTGACACCATTTTTTGGTATTTGATATCCCAAGCAAAACCAACAACAGGATCCTTCTCGTTAATTACTGCAATAACAGACTCAGCAATCTCGTCAAGGGTCTCTGGGGTTTTACCATAAATGTCTTTAATCTTTTGCTGCTTAGGATGTAACATACTATCTCCAGATACAAATTAAAAGGTTATATCTTTTCGCCTGGGGCAAAACCGCGGAAGCCTACGAAGCGAGGGAATCTTAAACTATAAGTATCCTCTGAGTCTTCAGCTTGTGTAACTACGTCAGCTTTAACTTCTGCAATGAAGCCAAGTAGCTCCTTACGTCTATTCCAAAAATCATCACGTTGTGCATCACTAAAACCGCCGCCTACGTTAACTCGTATAAAACGACCGTCGTCTGTGCCTTCACATACAAATGCACCAAGTCTGCCTAAGTTGCGACCTGTGCCTTCTTCAACATCAACTACTGCCAAGTCAACTGTAATAGTTGGCTTCCACTTCATCCATGCTGTACGGCGTTTGCATACATAAGGAGCATCCGGATCCTTAATCATAATGCCTTCATAACCAAGTTCGATTTGATCTTTTGCAAAGCGGTCCATAACACTGCGACCGTCTGCTGTATCAAGATCTACTTCAATACCACTAATGATATGTAAGCTAGAACATGTTTGGTTAACACGGTCCTTAATAGAACCAAGCCAATCATTTGAACGAACGCTTTGTGGCATTGTCCACAGACCTTTGTTAAACTTGTCTAATGGGATAATGTCAAAAATAGTAAACACTGCATTGGCTGTATCAATATCAGACTTGCGTTGTGCTTGCTTCATTAATGCTTGGAAGTTCTCACTGATGATTTCTCCATCTAGTACGAACTTAGTAATTCTGTTTTCAGTCCAAGGACTGTTCGTGTACAGTTTAACGCATTCTGTTAATTGGTCTTCAATATGCGGAAAGTTGTTAAATGGTTTGCCGTTACGACTAAACAACTGTACCTTAGTTTTCTCAGGAAAAGAAATATCAACAATAGCTAAACAGCGTATACCATCTAGCTTTGGTTCAAGTATCTTTTTACCTGAAACTTTCTTTGGGTGTTTCGCGCTGTCTGTTGCTAGCTGCGATTCAAAAATGGGTATTTCGTATTTGGTACCTTTAAGTACTTTGTTGAATGAACTAATGGTTGCCCCAACACGTAGATCTTTAAGTATAACTGGACGAAGTAAGTTGTTCCAAAGATCACTAGTGTAATCCATGCTAGCACGTTCTAATTCAGCTACGGCAGCATTGCCGGTAAATTCACGTGCTTGCAATGCTTGGAGCAATGTTACAAAATCTTTGATTGTTGCTGTATTAGTATTTACAGCTATTGTCTCAGGTACTTTCTTAGTGTTGTAAACGTTAAATGGGTTCAGGGCATACCAAGCCATAATAAGGAACTCATCTGCATCCTTTGCACCAATATTAGCAGCTTCTAATGCTTGCTTAATTACATCAAGTTTGTGTAACTTGCTGTTAGATTCGTTCAGTTTGTTTATCCAATTGTGTGGCATGCAGGGTGATCTCCAGTTATTTAAGTAATTATAACGGAATTATCCAGAAAGGTCAACCTATTTTTGCTGATTTTTACGAAATATTGCCCGGTTCTACAGTAGATGGCTGGTCATTTATCAGGTTATCTGAGGATACATTAGCTTCATTCAGCTTATCCAAATTCCTGCCCTCACGCATTGCCCCAATTATGGCATCGCCGCCCTGGGTGTCTGTAGCTAGTATTTCGAGTATTTCAGCAACATCGCCCTTGCTTGTCTTCTTACCGTGTTGATGTAAGTTTTCAGCAAAGGCTAGAGTGGTCTTTTTGTTTGCTGGTATTCCGTTGCGTAGCGGATCGGCTGTTTCAAAGCCTGGTAGGTAAGTAACTTCGAATCTAACTTCCGATTCCCAAAGTTGCTCAAGTTCTGTTTTAATGCTCGTTATTGATCCAATGTATGCTGCGGTTGCATCAGCATGATCAGTTAGGTTCGCATCAGTTAAAACAGTAATACCGTCTGGTAGTACCGTGTCTATCAAATCTACTAACGCTGCTGTCTTGTCAGCATGTATTCCGTTGCCCGGAATACTTGGATCAACTGCATGTGGGTTAGGTATTTCAACATGATATGTTTGTGGGTCTGGCGGTGTTGGTGGTGGATCAGCAACTGTGTACACACCGGCGACAACGTCTCGTATAACTTCCAGCGTGTAATGAATCCAATCTAGTTCACCGGTTGTTTCCCAAGTACTAATCACTGAGTTCAGTGTTGCCTGGTTTGCAACATGTGGTACGCCTGCTGGAGTACCTACTAGGTCGGTAAGATAAAACGTTCCGTCTGGTCCTGTGCCACCGCCCATCTCTGCTAAGAAGAATGCAGATGTTGATGCTGGTAGTGCTTCTGTTAATGCGCTGGTATTAGTCAGTCCGCTATTACTTTCAATCGCTGTTGCTGCTTCGCCAAGTTGCTGAGGTGAAGAGTTTATAATACCTTTTATCTGTCCTAACGAAATTGCAAATGCAATATTGGCTCTTGTTTGATCAGGTGGCATAACTGCCGGTGCTGCAAGATCATATGCTGCAACATACGGTGCGATGTCAGTAGCATTAATGTAAATGTTCTCAAGTGTTCCATTGTTTGGAGCAGTAAGAGTGGTATAGGTAGTAGGGAATATTTTAGTTAAGTCTAATAAGTCCGATAATGCAGTGATACCTGTTGTTGTGAACTGCATTACTGATAGAATTTGTTCTAGCTTGGCACCTGTCACTGTTACGAATGCATCATAGCAACGTTTCTGCGCTGCTGGTTTTAATATTGATTCAGGGTTATCATTAATTGCAGCTTGTAAGTCAAACATGTCAACACCTTGTGCTTCAAGTTCATCTGCAATTGTCGCTATCATGTTTATACTCATCAACGACTCTAGCAATGCTTGTGGTGTGCCAATGTTATCTACTTTCGTAAAACTAAACAAGAAGCCAGTGTTAACCAACTCAGTCGCAAAGGCATGTACATCTGTGCTAAGTGCTGTGATGTTACCCGACATTAATGCATCGCCTGATGTAAAGGTTTGCTCAGTTAATGCAGCACCGTTGACGGCACTGTTAACATATGTGTTTGCTACATCCATGTGACCCATTGCAATTTGCAGGTAAGTTATATATTGTCCTACACTAGGAAACATATTATCTATGTGCGTATTAAGAAAGGTATCATAGTAATGTGTATCAATGCCTTGCGCCAATGGGTTTACATTAGTCAAGTAAGGTGCGGTAGTATCAAGTGCGTATATAAACGAATCGATAAGCGCCTGTGAGATACCATCTGGATTAGTTGTTACATCGTAAAGGTCAGACTCAAGCACTGCAACGGTATTAAGATAATCAAGTACAATAGCTTGATTAGCATATGTACTAACGTCTAAATCAGTGTTAAGTTCAATGGCTGTTTCGTTTAAAAGGCCTTCGCCTGCCATCATTATTAATGGAGTAAGTGAACCCATGTTATGCGCCTACAAATACAGTAGCGGCAAATGTTCTGCGATTGTGTCCGCATGAATCAATTGTACCGTTATGTAGTACAGGCCTTCCCTCACACAAAACAGTTGAGCTACCGCCTACTGTTTTTGCTGAACAATGCGAACTACACCCCGGAGCACCGCAACATGGATGTGGCGTCACAGGTTCGCCGGGCAGCATCACTGGTGCGCCTTCGGCAAAAACAGTACCGGCGCCACCAAGTGCGACACCGCCTGCTACATTAATATCTCCTTTCCTTACTACGTTTGGCATGTAGTATTTATCCAGTAATTATTTGCTTCGGACCAGGTGTGATAATACCTGACTTTTCTTCCTGTGGCTTAACTGATTCGATATATGCTTCTTTAACATCTTCGCGGCAAGGTAATGCTAGTGCTACACCAATATAGTGTAATAAGCCCTTTGTGCCAAATTCTGCTGTGAACATAACTGGCAGGAATTCCATACCATTTTGACCTTGGCCAATTGTTAGCGGTGCGTCTAAGTGATAACCTTCTTCGGCAATCTCTAATACTTTAGCTACTACTTCCTGACCACATGTTAGTTTAAATGAATAAATCTCGTCTGCTTTAATTTCCATTAATTTCTCTAATTCTCAATGCTATTTGCTTTGTAGTCATTTTGTTAAGACCATCAAAGCCACCTTCTACTAGAAGGGTTTCGGATACGTATAATTGTGGAACTGTTTTATGTCCGTTGCCTTTTAAAAAGCCTCGTGCATCGTCGTCTAAATCAATACGTACTTCTTCGTACTGGTAACCGTGCTGCGATAATAGTGCTTTCGCTTTATCGCAATACGGACAACCTTCTTTACTAAAAACTCTAATCATTTATGTTTCCTTCGTGTTAAAAACTAGCGGCATCGGAATGCCAAAATAACTCTGCTAGTGCTGCTCTAAGCTTATCGTCGTCGACGTCCCAGTCTTTTTGCCATACTGCAAAGATACCCATATCACCCTCAGGGCGTTCTACTTGGTACTTGTCCTTTAAGAGCTGCATGATTTCATCATACGCTGCCTGTGATCTAATTACTGCAAATTCTTTACTTGGTCCCATTGCTGGCATGTTGAGCTCCTGTTTTCATATTTATATACCTACAGATCAAAGCCTTTAAATGTATCTCCGTCTACGTCTTGCTTGGTGCCGCCTACGATGTAACTCGAAAGCTGTACTTCCTGTGGTGCTACTTGTACGTCACCACCTGCAATCCATTTCTGGGTCCACGGTAATGGATTTGATCCACCTTGGTATGGACTATCGATGCCCAGTGTTTGCATACGCTTATGGGCAATCCACTGTACGTAGTCTGTTAATAGGGCTTTGTTTAAACCAATCATCGAACCATCTTTAAACAGGTACTCTGCCCATTCAATTTCTTGCTGAACAGCATCAGTAAACATTTTCTGTACTTCGTCTGCACATTCTTCTTTAATCTTAATAAAGTCCGGATCATCCTTAGGTAACAGCTTAAGCATTGTTTGAGTAAAGCCTAGGTGTAGGTTCTCGTCGCGGCAAATTAATTTGATTTCTTTTGCGTTGCCTTCCATTTGTTTTAATTCTGCGAATGCCCAGCTACATGCAAACGATACATAAAAGCGTATGCCTTCTAGTACGTTAACGCTGTTCATTACTAACCAGATCTTTTTCTTAATGTCGTATTCATCGACAACTACTTTCTTACCGTTGACTGTATGTGTGCCGAGTCCAAGCATTTGGTACGCTATCGCTACATCGTGTAACTCATCGTAGTACTTTGTAATTGCATCACTACAATCAACAATCTCTTTAATAGTAAGCAACTCGTCAAACACAATAGATGGATCTGAGTACACGTTACGAATAACATGCGTGTATGCTCTGCTATGCAAGGATTCGTTTTCAGTCCACTTAGTCATCCAGTTTTCAAGTTCTGGTATACTAACAAGTGGTAACAATGTTAGTGAAGGCGAACGGCCTTGTACACTATCTAATAGGATTTGACGTTTAAGGTTTGATGTAAAGATGTGCTGTTCGCTAGCTGTAAGATTCTTAAAATCATTACTATCTTTGCTTAAGTCAACTTCAGTCGGTTGCCAAAAGAAACCAAGCTGACGTTCGGTCATCTTATCAATTGCTTTGTACTTCAAGTCATCATAACGTTGTATGTCCACTTGACCGTCTAAGAACATTTTACGATCTGTTGCTGCTTTTTTGTTTACTTTAAATACGCTCATCTTTCTGCCTTATTATATTGAACATGTGTCGCAGACTTCATCTAAGTCTGTTGTGTCTACTTCGCCCTGGCCATCAAAGGTTTGACAATAATAGAGCGTCTTCAGACCAAACTTGTATGCCAGCAACATATCTTGTAACAATGTACTCATCGGAATCTGCTCGTCTTCAAAATGCTGCGGATTGTAAGAAGTATTAGCACTAATAGTTTGGTCAATGTACTTCTGCAATACAGCCATTATCTGTAAGTATCCTTGTGGAGACTTTTGATCCCACAGCAATTCATACTTGTTCTTCAGTCGTCTGTACTCTGGAACTACCTGTGTAAGTACGCCGTCCTTGCTTTGCTTAATTGAAACATAACTGCGCGGTGGTTCAATACCGTTTGTTGCATTTGCAATCTGTGCTGATGTCTCTGCAGGCATAAGCGCCATTACAGTACTGTTTCGTATGCCAGTTTTCTTTAACTGTTTACGTAAGCCTTTCCAGTCAACTTTGTTTTTGTGCTTAACAAGTTCGTCTACTTCTTTCTTGTAAGTGTCAACTGGTAGTATACCTTCGCTGTACTTTGTTTCATCGTTACCTGGGCAAGCACCAAAATCTTGTGCTAAGTCTGCGCTAGCTTTGATTAAGTAGTACGACCAATGTTGCGCCCATGTATCAACTAATTCTAATGCACTGCCATCGCTGTACTTCACATCGTGTTTAGCTAGGAAGTAAGCAAAGTTAATAATACCTACGCCTAGTGGCCTACGTTTTTCTGTTCCCATTTGCGCTGCAATAACAGGATAGTTCTGATAGCTTAGTAAAGCATCGAGTCCACGTACTGCTAAGGTACATGCCTTTTCCATATCTTCTGGCTTCTTAAATGCACCCCAGTTCATTGCGCTTAAAGTACATAATGATATTTCGCCCTCTGGGTCTGCAATATGTTCCAGTGGAGTCGTTGGCAATGTAATCTCTAAACATAAGTTAGACATTGTAATTGGTGCAACATCTGGCTTGAACGAACTGTGTGTATTGCAGTGGTCTACGTTCATTAAATAAATGCGGCCTGTGTCCTTACGCTCTTGCATGAACTGTTTAAATAGTTCTGCTGCCGGAATAGTCTTTTTGCGAACCTTTGTGCTACGTTCTGCTTTTTCATACAGTTCGCGGAACTTGTCTTGGTCGCTATAGAATGCATCGTACAGACCAGGAACATCGTTAGGACTAAACAGTGTAATGTCTTCGCCTTTAATTAAACGCTCGTACATTAGCTTATTAAACTGTACGGCATAATCCATATCACGTACACGGTTCTCGTCGATGCCTTTGTTGTTTTTAAGAACAAGTAAGTCTTCAACTTCCAAGTGCCATAATGGATAATACACTGTAGCAGAACCTTTACGTATGCCACCTTGGCTGCAACTGTTTACCGCACTTTCGAAATACTTTAGGAACGGAACCATCCCAGTGTGGTAAGCATCCCCTCCACGTATAGGAGAACCTAGTGCGCGAATCTTGCCTACGTTAATACCAATGCCTGCACGTTGTGACACGTACTTAACAATCGACGATGCTGTTGCATTAATGCTGTCTAAGCTATCTGCTGAGTCAATTAATACACAAGAGCTGAACTGTCGTTGCGTAGTACGCACACCAGCCATGATAGGTGTTGGCAAACTGAATTGGTGTGTACTGATTGCGTCGTAATATTCTTTAGCCCAATGCAAGCGAACTTCTTTCGGATAGTGTGCAAACAATGAAACAGCGATCAAAGCATAAGCGATCTGCGGTGTTTCGTATATTTGTTTTGTTACCCTGTTCTGTACTAGGTACTTGCCACGCATCTGTTCCATAGCTGCATATGTAAGGGATTCATCACGATCGTGCTTAATAAAGTTATTAATGGTATCCCATTCGTCATCATCGTAATTTGTACCTAAATCAGCATCATACAGACCAAGCTCAATGTTTTGATCTACTAGCTGTTTAACGTGCCATGGCTTAAATGATCCATATACTCCCTTGCGGAGATGATAAGCAATTAGTCTGCCAGCAACATGTTGATAGTTTGGAGTCTCTTCACTAATCAAATCAGCTGCTGACTTAATTAATGTTTCCTGTATCTCTGATGTTTTTATTTTGTTGTAAAATTGAATGTGACTTCGTATTTCTACTTCACTTGCTGATGTACCTGTTGTTGCTTCCGTTGCCCAAAGTGTTACTTTGTGTAGCTTCTCAATGTCGAGCGGCTCGACTTGACCATTGCGTTTGGTCACTAATATTTCAGACATTTTTATCCTTCTTCTTTTTCTTATTCCACCTAGCCTTTTGCGATGCTGCAATTGCGGCCTTGTGTTCTTGAGACATTGCTCCTATTTTCCGACCTTTTGTTGCCGCGGAAAGTTTTGCTTTATGCTCTGGAGTAAAAGGCTTTCGCTTAACTCCAACTCTACTGTTTGCTATTTTCTTTTTAGTTTCTTCTGAATGTGTATATCCAAAAACTCTACCACCAACTCTAATAAAATTGCCGGTGGTTGCGTCACCACGCAACCGATGTATAGAAACATGGTCATCTGGGTGAAGTGCAATTAAATTTCGCGGATGATGTGCGCGTGGGTCGTCTTTAAAAAGACTTTTTGGTTTTATGTGGTGTACATGAAACCCCTTAGGAATATTCCAATCCGGATAAAATTGGCGCCAGTATTGAATAAGATTTTTACGATAATTAGTCGGATGATACATACCGATATTTATATTATCTCAATAATGGTTTTAAATTCTCACAATCAAACGTAAATTTAACACGAAGATCAGACTGATCTGCGGTGATTGATCCCGGCTCATCATTTAATGTGTACTGACCTTTATTAACTTGCACCAGCGTGTAGTTGTCGGTCTGTACCATATGCAGAGAGTTTATATCTTCGTGCTGTACTAGTAGGATAGTATAACATAAGCCAAGACATTTAGCAACATCACAATAGGCGGGCTGAGCCAGAAGATCCCACGGAAGTGGCCAATTGTCAGGGTCAGTAAAATGAATTGTGTTATTCACGATTGGTGCTGTATCCCACCAATCGTGTATCAAAGTTAGGGCTTCGTCAAGTGGTAGTTCAGAAGCTTGGGTTCTTAAGTCGGACCATTCTCTAAGAAGGTTAGTATAATCGGTAGTCCACATATTATACAAACTTCTCTATAGAGTAGTTAAGAATTGCGGTTTCCCCTGCGGTTGTTGTAAATTGGAATTCAGACGAAGTATCAGCACCCGGGCTAGTTACACTAAGAACTACACCAGTGTCACCAGACTCTGTGTATTCATCATTGTATAGCACTGCTGAACCGTCATTAGAAACACATATAGTTCCCATTCTAGTTTCAAAGTTAAGACCTACGCTACGCTTAATATTGTAGTCTACTTTATACGAGTTCACATCAGTGTCATTCATTACAAAGATTGATTTAGGTACAGTTATGTTGTCAGGTACTTCACATTCAATACCAATTTGTCTTTCATATGAACCTAAGTGAATTGAGTGTGTACCATCAATTGCAATACCACCATTGCCTGCAAGGGAGATACGAGAGAATGTACTTTCGTCCTCACGAGAGAATAAATCACCAACACTAGTGCATTGGTCTGTGTCGAATCTAATAACTGGGGATACTGCGACAGCTCCAAGATTGTTACCAACATTATAAAATACGTTATAGCCTGAGCTGTTAAACAATGTATTATGGAAATGTATTCCTTCAAATGCAATGTTATCAAATATGTTACGTGATACAACTACACCAGTTGGACCTGGATCATCCATTGATACAACTGTACCTGTACCAGTTAACGGACCACTTGCTGTAAATGTTTCGCCGCGACGGTTAAATGTTGCTGCTGGAGTGAAATCTGTTGTTCCAATTTCGATAATTTTATATCTGCCGTTTAATTCTAATGCTGTTGCTTGGATAAGATCATTGTGTATATGTACGCCCTGGTAGTGGAAATCTAATCCACTGTTCTCTAATACAACGCCTCGTGCTTCGCCAGCTACTCTAAGGCCGTATGTTGTGCCATGTGTATCAAGTTTAGTCATTGTAACATCATTAGTTGGTGCTACACTGCTGGCTATTTCAACTGCTGATGTTCTGTAACCAAGTGATGTTGCATCTGTGTTAGGACCATGCAAGCCTAAGTAATTAAAGCCACTATTTGTAACACTGTCTAATTTTAAAAGTGTGTTCTCTTCTGTTGAGTAAATTGCCATAGAAGTTAACTCAATACCAGTCGGTGCTTCTGCGCCATTGTTGCCAATGTTTGCACCTGTTTGTTGTAAGCTGTCTGATGTTTCAACTACTTGTTCTGTTACGCCACGTACTAGACCTGCGCCTACACCTGCTGCGGTTGCAGTAAACACGATATCAACTGTGTTAGATGCTGCGCCAATTGATGTGAAGTCCGAACCGTTAATAGCTGATATTGCATAACGTGTACCTGGTACAATATCTGTAATAAGAACATCGTCTGCGCTAACAAACTTAATAATAGAACTTGTTAAGCCTTCGCCCCATAGTCTAGCATGTGGAGGTACTTTGATTGTTTCAGATACTTTGTAAGTTCCTGCTGGGAAGAATAAACTACGTCTAACTTCAACGTTTGATTCACGACAAAATAATTCGTACAATGCTCTGTTAATTGCATCTGTGTCGTCTGTTTCACCGTCGCCAACTGCGCCGAAATCTTTAACACTAGCTATGTCATCAAACTTACCTTGCAAGCTTCGAACAATTGCTTCTTCGTTTTCACCAGTGCCAACAACATATCCTGCTGCCTCACCTTTGTATGTGTACGTAGACGACAATGCTAAAATATCACTGAATTCTGTTAATATTTCTGTGTTGCCAATTACTGGTGCGCCGTCTACTAGTGTACCATTACCGATAAACAATCTACGTTCATCAAGTACCCAACCAAACTCTGCTCCAGCTAATTGTGGAAGGTTTTCACTTAAACCTTTTCTGTGAGTTATTCTAGACAATTGCAGGATCGCGATATGCCTTACTCCTTTTCAAACCAAACCCGCGTACCGTCTACGAGTTTCCATGTTTTGCCTTTGCAAGCTACATTCTTATGCCCAATTTTTCTTTTATCTGTGTACGGGGGCAACTGTGGATCTCCATCTTTGCGGAATCTCCATCCTTTCGGCGATTTGCCATAATTTTTAGATTCAGGGTTTGCTACACTTGATGCATACCCATCATCAACATTGTTATTTATGCACCATTCTTTTAAGTTAAGTACATAAAATTCGTTAATTGAATTATCTTTTTTGCTAACCCACCAACCCTTACATCTCTTAAGTGATTGGCGTTTGTGCATTGCTGTTTGTTCTTCTCTACTTAGCGACTTAAACCACTTAGTGGCTCCGGCAAAACTATCTGATTGGTTCCCACGCTTTTTGTATATCTTATTTATTTCTTCTTGAGTCTTAAAATTACTCCAGTGGAAATTCTTATATCTTTGCTTAATACGCTCATATGTATGTGATGAAAATTTATTTTTACCATTAAACATTCTAACAAGTGCATAAAACATCTTAGACCTATTTTCGCTAACCGTTGCTTTTTCTAACAATAAATGACATACAAAATGCTCGCGATATGTTAGATGCACACCGTTCCAATTGTATTCTTTAAGATTTGCGTACTCGGGAAATATAGATTCAGGTAGAATGTGATGATGCTCTGTCTTACCTTTAATTTGTTTGTCGCTGGCCTTCAGAATAATACCTAAATACCAACGATAATACTTATTGTCTATAAATTCATTGATCATATTACTATTTATGGCTTTTACATCTCAAAGTATTGTTCTACTCGGTTCCACCAGCGTCTACGGTGCTTATCAAAGTCTTCTAAGTCAATAATAAACTCCTGGTATTCAAAGTCCTTGCTACACATCATAATAACACCCTTGCGAATGTTAGTGCCGTAAAGTGCATTATGAGCTTCGCCATAGGCTGCAAGCTGTAAGTAGTAGTCCTGAATCCATTCTTCTTTCTTAGGTTTATTGGTTTGCTTAAAGTCAATAATAGCTTCGCCACCTTTGTGTACACCGACGCAATCTGTTGTACCTGCATAGATGTTCGGATGACAAACTGGAACTTCTGTTCCCCATATTTCATCTACATTAATCATGCCTTTGTCGATGATAATGCTTGCCATGTGGTTAGCTTGCTTTGCATATGGATTTGAACCTGGGATAGCGAGCTCGTCTGTTATGCAATAGTCTTCAAGGTATTTGTGCATACGAGTGCCACGACTAGCTGCTTCGGTTGTTATTGCCTGCGCTCGTTGAGCACCGACATTCTTGCGCCAATTCGCTAATGCTTCGCGGTCGTCTGCTGGTTTGGTTTTGTCTAGTACTGTTGTGACGGACGGCATAGGTGCGTATTCTGCACTACCTTCAAGTAGGTAATGTCGCTTGCCGTTTACGTTTTGTCGTTTAAGGGATTTGTAATCGTATTTCTGAGTTATCATCTAGCTAGTATAGCAAAGATGATATTTTATGTCAACCGCGTACTTGTGCGTTCATGTATGAAGTGTACAGCCCTTTAAGTTCTTCAAATGACTGTTGTATGTCTTCGATGTCACCATCTGTAATTGAACTATCAAGCATTTCAATCTCATCTCTAAGTCCACGCATTAAAGATCTAAGCATATCATCGCTACTTCTAAATGTCATGTTTTCTTTAATTTGTTCTGGCATGTGTTGTTTTATAAAATCTAAATCATCCATTACTTTTTAATTCCTTTATTTGCTGCACGTTTTGCCATACCGTCAACTACTCTTTTAGCTTTATCGACTGACATTTGACCTGGATCAACTTCTCCCTGGCCTTTGAAATGAACTTCTTCTTCGTTAGCATCTTTAATAATACTTTCGAGGCTACCTTTTTCAATAAGATCAAACAATGTATCTTTAGTTAATGGAAGTCCCATCTTGTTTACAATACCAATAAATGCTTCGGTACTAAGCTTTGATGGAGAGTTTTCATCTTCTGTACGATCTGCAATCAACTGACTAATAGCTGCAATCTGGTCTTCGTTCTCAGCTTCTTCTTCAGTAATCTTATTCATTAACTGACGCATGTCTGGATACTTGCTTTCGTTTGTTGCACTGTGGTCTGCGACGTCAATCTTTTGTCCACAATGATTGCACGGTTGCATAGGATAGTAATGCGATGCATGAGAACGCATATCGGTATATGCAAATACAGGTTTTGCTTTTGATGGATCGATTTTGTTATGCACACCACAATTCCCACACTCAAACGAGCCTGTCTTTGTTTTATGTATAACTGGTTCCGGTAACTTGTACTTGCCTTCGTTCATTACTGGCCGCCCATTTCCTGTTTGATAGCTTCGTATTCGTCCATTAACTCTTCAATTAACGAACCAATGTTTTTATCATTCGATGCAAACTCTTCAGAGCCAGCTACAATAGATAGTTGGGCTAAGCCGTATGACTTCCAGTACGAATGTTGGCGTGGAGCATATGCACGAATTGCATCATTTAAACGTTCTATAACTTCGAATAGTTCTTGCTGTATGCCCTGGAACTCGTCAATGCCATCACGCATATTTTCAAGTTCGTTTTCTAGCTGACCTAAATTGTCAGGAGCTTCTTCAAGTTCAGTGTATGTTTCAACAACTTCTTCTGCTTCAGCACCAATACAAAACGGATCGTCTGATTCTTCAATAGCTTTCATTTTATCAAAAGCTTCATTAAGTATTTTATCTGACATTAATCTTCTCCTCGTACTTGCATTTCCAATCCTGGAAGTGTGTCACCAAGATCATCCATTAGAGCTGAGAGCCTAGCTTGGATTGCCTTGCGATCACCATCATAACCTAGCGCATCCATTTGACGGCCAAGCTGCCCTAATTCAAGGCGCTCATACATAGCTTCCGTGTTATCAAAAAGCTTAGCCAATGCTCTAAAAACCATCTTATCTGCATTGCCTTCTTCTTCGAGCTGGGATAGTCTATTAAAAGCTTCATTAAGTATTTTATCTGACATATTAACGACGCTCGCGACCTAAGTCGATTTCCTCGTCGTCTGCTTCAAGATCTAAATCAAACTCATCGCCGCCTAGTTCATCGCCACCAAGCTCGTCGCCCATGTCGCCCATGCCTAAGTCTAGTTCTTCTTCGCCGCCCATTTCATCACCGCCGTCGAATGAGTCTAAGTCTAAATCGCCATCACCCATTGCTACTTCTTGTCCAGTTAACGATGCTACTGCATTGTTAACATCGCCTTTAGCCTGTTCAAGTGAAGAAGTTAATGCGTCAAGTGAAGAGCTAACCGAAGTGTTAAATGATTCTGCTGACTCTACACCTTGTGCATCACGGATGCTATCGTGTAATGCTGGTAATGATTTGTACTTAATGTCTGCAAACTTTTCAATCATTGACTGAATTTGATCTGCGATATCTTGTGCTGCAATTGTGGTTTGAGCCTGTCCGATTTCATTTTCCAAAAGTTTCTTAGCTTTCTTGCTTTCAACAATCTTCTTCATGAAAGTTTGTGCTGTCTTTTGGTTGCGTAGGACTGATTGCATATCTTCTGATATACGTAGTGCTTGCAATTGACCTTCTGAAAGAGTGCCACCTAATGCAGCAATCTTAAGAGCTTTGTTTAATAATTTGTTGTTCATTTCAGATTCCTGTATTTGTTTGCTTGTAGTTAGTTCTGCTGCTCTTTTATCAGCTGCCTCGTTTACCATAAGCAATTTCATATACGATGCGTTATTTTCGCTCGAATATAGATCGTTCTTCTGCTTAAACTCAACAAGCAACTTGTCTGTGTTATTAAGAAGCTTAACCGACTCTTTCAAGTTCAGTTTTTCTATGTTATAATTAGTACCAAATTGGGCTTTAATTAAATCAGCAACTGCCGTGGCGTCCACTGGTTTTGATAAGTCATCTAAGTTCATGTGAGTTCATTCCTCTAATTTGTATGTATTTAGCCGATTTAGTCAAAATGAATAATTACTTGTTTCTGCGCTTTTTGAGCTTAAGAGCCTTGGCGCTGTCTACGCATCCTGCTAGTTGTTTCTTAAAAATTTGTCTGTTGTTGATGTCTTCTGTTAACCGTGCTAATAATATTGCTCGGTCATCTAGCTTATTAACATGTTCCAGCATATGAGTTAATACGTCAACATCAATCTGCTTTGCATTAACTTGTGAATCAAGGAATTGCATCTTGTTTGCTAAAACGTGGTTGCCTGCTTTACATGCAATACACCATGCTAGTGCCACTTTAGCTGTATTGAAGATTAATGGTTCGTCCCCTAACAGTGTAGTAACTTGCCAGCCCAGTGGAGTCTCCTCAATTGAGTAAGCACCGTAGGCTTGATATGTATTACCTTTCTGTATAATGATCTGCTGTTCTAGATCATCTTGTGTCAATGTTTTGTTGGCTATTCTGCGTAGGGATTTACTAACGTCTTTATACTTCATAGGTTTCGAACCTCATGTTCGGTGCATAGTTTTCATTAGTTAATTCTAAATCTTTCTTTTCATCTAAGCCTGTCAGCAGTGGCACATTTTCAATATCTTCTTGTAACAACCCTAACGGGTTGCCATTCTTTCTGAATACATCAATATGCTCGATGTCAAACTCAAGAGTCCAATCTAACTCATTAACAATCGTACGGATGTTATATGGTTGAGTACGCAACGAAATAATTTGAATTAGAGTTTCCCAGTTTGTTTGCTGGCGCCTGCAATGAATCCATTCTTCTTCTGTATGGATTAGCTGTCCGTTAATTTTTGCTGGTAATAAATTCTTTTTAAAGTTACGCACCACACCTGTATTTGTTATATCAAAGTCTGTATGAATCTTGATGTGTTGTGGCATGTTGTATTTAACTAGCTAGAAACTCAGGCCATAAAAAAGCCCCTAATGAAAGAGGCTTTTTAATAATACTAAGTTATACTTAGATTGCGAAAGCTGCTACTGTTTCACCAGTTAATTCAGCTAACTTCTCATAGATAGTCATATCATATGTGTTCTGACCAGCTGACTTATACTTGTCGCCAACTGCATCAACACCTTCGATGATCATGTTAACTTCTGTATCTGTTGCTGCGAAAGCACCAACTACTGAAATTGTGCAAATAGTTTCAATTGCTAAAACTGCTGCATCAAGCTCAGGCCATGCTGCTGTTACGCCAGCGCCTGCTGGTGCTGCTGTCATTGCTGATACGTTAATACCTACAATAGTACGACCAAAAAATTGATCTGCTTCTGTATAACCGTTTACTTTTGTTACGCCTGCCATTTTAATTCTCCTAATTTATGTGGGTGTCTTATGTTATCCCGTTGTAATTATTTATCTCTCTTGGAAGATTTTTAATCGTTTTATCTATGCAAAGCACGATTTGCGGCAGTAAATTTGTGTCTTGATACTAATTTTACTGGTCCATCAGCGGTCTTTACTACATATCCTTCGCCGCCTTTCTCACCACCAATTGACTGTTGTACATCAGTTGGGTGGGAATCAAATTCGTCTACTAACCAATCTTTAAGCTTCATTACGCCTCTGATTAGCGTCCATAATGCATTAACACCTTTCTTGTGGTTCGTTAAGTATGCACCGATATTAGCACGTTTCTTGTCTGTTAACTTTTCTGTGTTTAACCACTGAGCAAAGTCGTTGCCTAAGTTTTCAAGTCCTGTGTCAACACTGTTGTTGATGTACTTGTAGAACAATTGATGTATGTTAGCAATACCTTTAAGGCCTGCTGGATCAAACAATGCTTTGATTTCTGCTGCATGTTTGTTAGCAAATGCTTCTAACTTATCAATCGGACCTGTGTTAATCTTAGATGGCTGTTGCACATACACAGGAGGAATAATAAGTACTTCATTACCTTGTAGATGCTTAATAGCTTCTTCTGTTGTGTTGAACTGATCACCTATGTACTTGTGTACAGTGATGCCTGTCTTACTCGCACCAATAGCTTTGCCTAGCTTAGAGTCTTTGTTTACTTCATAACGCACTACGTTAGGTTGGAACACGTATCCTACATGATCCTCTAACCCAGGAGTATTAAAGTACATTAAATCTCCGCTTAGGAAACCGCGGAAATCCTTCGGTGTTGCTTTTTCGTACTCATCAAATATGTCACCCATGTTAGTTATAAACTGCTGGCGTGACTGATCCATTGACGGACTTCTGTTTGTTAGCATCTTCTGTAATTCTTTAGCCGACTTTGATTTACCATCGTAGCCTTTAGCTGCAAAACCAGACTTATCAGTTAACATAAACTGACCGTTTTCATCGCGGCCAAATACAATAGCAGGACTTCCATCCCACTTAATAGTTGTTTCGGAGTGTGCTGAACCTTCTGCAAATGCACGTAGAGTTTTTATTGCTTTGTACAGTCCGCTTGGACCTTCATCTAAGACTAAGTCTTCAAGATGGTTCATGTCGCGAAGTTTACCTTCAGCTACATATTCTTTGTAAGCTGGCTCAGTGTTATCAAACAGTGGCTCCATATCCATATTAACTATTCTGTCACGTAAACGTGCAAGGAAGTATTCGTCCGGATCATTTGATTCGTGTACTTCTGTCTGTTCTGGCATTGGTAATTGAACACCATAATGTTCTGCTAGTGTTGCCACTGCTTCGCCAATAAGAGCTTCAATTTTGTCGGGCTGTCCCTTGTACTTTTTGTATACATATTCTAAGATGCTGTTTACGCTTAAGTCCATTGGGTTAGCTGAATAGCCTGGTAGTAACTTACGCACAATCTCTTTTGGATCCTGCGAAATTGTTTCGTTTGTAGCACGATTAACTAGGCCTTCTTTGTAAGACCACTTCATGCCTTGTGCTTTTGCAATGCTTGCCATAATGATATGTCTATGCATACCTTTAAATTCACCAGGTTCGCCACGCATTGACCAAGCCTGAAAATGTGGGTTACCAAACATTAAATCTAGTTGTGCAAACTCGCCTGTTTCTCTACCATTCTCGTCTCGGATAGGAGTTTTAAAGTGTACGTTGTCGCCACTTAATTTAACCCATGCGCCCGGAGTTTGACCTTGTTGCTTTGCCCAAGCTTTTAGTGTATTAGCAACTTCTTTCTTATCGTGTACACTGCTGTCCACAGATACGTCTATGTCGCCGCTTGATGCTTTTTTGCCTGTTGTACCAAGCCATTGATCTAACTTGAAGCCAAGTATCTTTTCTACAAATTTAAGTGAAGAAGCAATGCTTTCTTTAGGAATACGTACTGTTACAGGCTTCTTGTCTGGTCCCTTAAAGACGTTGCCGCCCTCAAATAGCTTATAGTATGAGCTTAACATTATGCGTCCTCTGATTCGTCGTAACGAGAATAGCCCATTGACCACAATGTCATAGCTTCAATATTATGTGCTATAGATACATCTTTCTTAATGTTGCCTGGATTGGCCATTACGCTATCTATTATTTCTCGTGCTGGGCCTTTTAAATCGCCCTTGTATGGATCTACTTTTAATGTTTTCTTCAAGACGTTTATTACAAGTCTTGCTAGATCGTTTTGCGTCATTTCTGTCTCAGACGCATCTGCTCTGCCCAAAGCATTGTTTACTTTGTTTGCTAGTAGCTGATGGATGGCTTTTGCTATCTTTGGTACGTTGGCTTTCTGTGCTTTAGAATGGCGCTTGGCAATTGATGCCCTGGATGTTTTATCAAACCAGTCGCCTATTCCTTCGTTAACAAATTCACTTGCTTTCATTTACTCGTCCTAAACTTCTTTTGAATTTTAACGAGTCTTTTTGCTTAATAGAGTTTAGAAGCTTGCGGGTAAGATCCTCAACTTCTTCACTAGTGTATGTTTCTTCCATTAAATCTATTAGATTGATAGCACTTGCGATAATATTTTCGGCACGTGTCTCAATCACATACCGCGAATCGCGAGCATTATGCATTAGTTCAAGTTCTTCTAATATACTTCGTGTATGCTTTTTCATTAAGTAATTCTCGTTTATACTATCTTATATTTATGGTGATTTGTAAAATGAAAGAAACTCTGGAAAGTATTTACTAATGTCCATGTTCCTTTTATTATCTTGATCCGTGACAAAATCAACTATTTCGCCGACTGTATCGCTTGCTGCGGGCTTAGGAATTTGGTCTAATACTGCTGGATGATGTAATTCAAGCCACTGGTAGTGTGCTTTTGAAATCCTGTGTAACCCAAATTTGCCGCCAGCTGCATGTCGAACAATATAGCTAGCATCGCCAGATTTATTAGTTCTAATTATACTGTTATTAAACCAATCCGTTAACTTATGCATTCTGTGTATATTTAATAGACTAAGTGTCTGCTCAATTTTAAACATAACATTGCCCGGCATAGTACTGTAAAATGTTTCAATCTGCTCCTCAATGCTTTTCCACTTAGTTGGAAAACGTTGGTATTCGTACGCATCTTCAACATCATCTATACTAATATATAGCTCAACTAATTTGAACTCGTTGAATAATTCCAGCACACGCTTCGATGGTTGTACTGTGCCATTGGTATGATACATTAAATTAATCTTGCTAGTATCACAGTGTTCTTTTATGTATTCAAGGAACAATACATTACGAGATGAAAGGAATGGCTCGCCACCCTTAAATTGTATCTTCTTTAAAATTGATAGATCGAAATTATCCAGTGACTTCTGTATAACTTCAAAATCATTAGTTAACGGCATCGGAGACTTATCTGCGAATTTGGTCCAATACGAACTGTGTAATGGACCACAAATCATACATGCTGAATTGCATGTAAAGTCTAGTGTCACTTCAATGTACTCAGGACCAACTGCATCGTATATACGGTCATCCCATTGCATGTTAGCTGCTAGTCGTTTGCTTTGCCTGTTATGTGCTTCATCGTGAATGCATCTACGACAAAGTGTTTCGTTAAGTGGTGCGTTGTTCTTATTGTCGTTGCGCATAGTACTAAACAATGAATTGAAATCTTCGCTGTTGTACGGTGTAACTTCACCTACTAGGCAACACGGCTGGACTTTGATTTCGTCGCCATAGCACATTATGTGAATTGACGAATGTATATCTCTGCAATAGTTATCAGCCATTACTTCTTAATCTTATTAAGCAACGAATTCAATTTACTTGAATCAACTGTGCCTGATACCTTACCTTCATCTGGTGCATTTGAAATTGTAGATTTTGCTTTAATGTTATTCAAGATGTTCGAAGGCGATGCACTATGCCCGTGCCCTGGTTGACCGTTGTCTACAATACGCAATGTATCTACATCAAACTCTAAATCAATCTTTTGTCCTACACCTGCTGAACTACGTGTTTTCATTAACTGCAATTGGTACTTGCCACGTTCGCGCATTGCACGTGATGTGAATATACCAAACACGTTATCAGCTGTATTAATTTTAGAAATACCGCCGGAGATCATGCTGTGGTCAAACTCTACTTCTTCTACTGCTGAACGGTTAAGCTGTGATGCTGTTACCATTACAATATCAAGTTCCTTAGCTAAGTTACGTATTTCTTCTGATACGTACTTGTCCTTAACGAACAAGTCGTTTGGACTAACCTTTGCAGTTACAGGCATTAGCAGATCCAAGTAATCAATGCACATGAAGTCTATCTTCTTACCTGTCTTAACTTGTAATTCCTTTACGAATGCACGAACATCGTTGATGTTGCTTTGAGCTGGGAAGTATTTAATCTGTAGATCGCCTGCTGACTTAGCCTTCATCTTAACTTTCATTTCAACATCGTCTATATTTTTAAATATAGCTTTGCTCGGCGTGCCTGTCATCATACTGTCAAGTCGCATTGCACACAAGTCTTCACTAAGCTCAAGTGTTACAAAGATTCCGTTCTTGCCCATCTCTGTCCAGTTAACCGCTAAGTTCTGCATGAATAATGATTTACCAGAACCAGAACCACCTGCAAAGATTTGCAGCTCGCCCCTGTTAAAGCCGCCGTACAGCTTGGCATCCATTGTTGCCCAACCAGTAGACGTTTGTCCGTTGTTATCCTTAATAGCTTTTAAACGTGCTTTTGGATCTTCAAAGTAATCAGTACCCATATCTTTTAACAGGCTGATTTCTACTGCCGCTTTTATCAATGGCAATACTGGTTCAAACTCGCCCTTGTCAAGTAAGTCTGCCGATTGCAGCACTGCTCGTTCAAGTTCTTGTCGTTTAGTAAAGCTTTCAAACTCTTCAAAGAACCACTCGTAATGCCCTTCATTAATTTCTTCCGGCAGTCCGTCAAGTGTAATTTCCGTCATTGCTTTTAGCTGTGCTAGCTCAGGCAAAGTGCCGTACTTAGTAGAATGCTTTTCTATAAAGTCAGCTGCGGGCTTTAGCTCGGGGTGGAAGTTTTCAACATTAAAAATATTTTGTATACGCACGAATGTCGCTGCGTCTGCTATCATCATTTCTAAGAAGAGCTTCTGGATTTGATACGTGTATTCAATCATTTAATTTTATCTTTCTCCGTGAAGCGAGATTATTAATCATAATCCTCGCCTTTACTTTACTTGATGTCTTTGCAGCAACTATACTTAACAATACACCAAGTCTGCCGTATTCTTTTGTGGCGTCGTTTACATCTTTAATGTGAGCTGGCCAGTTTGGTATGCTTATACTAAACCCTGCCTCTAACGCTTGCTCAGCTAATACCATGCCTGCTTTATCCTGGTCAGGTACTACAATAACTTCCTTGCCTTGGCGTCGAAGTATTGCTTGCTGCTGTTCACTTAATTCATTATGCAGTACTGCAACACCCCTGATACTAACAGCACAGAAGGTTCCTTCTACTACTATTATAAAATCCCAATCGGGTTTTTGCATCTCTAAGCCAAACACATAACCAGGTTGTTGATGCTCATTAACGTACTTCGGAAACTTACCATCTAAGTAACGTGACGTCCAACCTACAATGTCTTCACCGTACATATACGGTATTAGTATACGCTGCTTATTACGTCCTTTGTCCGACGGTGTAATCTTAAAAGGATAATCATGATAGTCTAGTCCACGTTCATCCCTTAAGTAATCAATTGCCCATTTATCGCATGTCATAATGTTACGTGCTGTAGATGGTAGCTTTTGTTTCTTAAAGAATATATTGCGTTGAATAATTTCATCACGTGAATTAGTGCGATCCTTAGCAATATCATATATCTTTTTATTCTTAAGACTATCTAAATTAATCTTCTGTATAGTATCTGGTGGTACGCCCATCCATTGCAAAAGCTTTTTAGATTTTAAACTAAGTTGCTGTCCGTTTACAAATCGTGTTTTGAAACCACAATTAAAACACGAGAAACTCCAGTCCTCGCCATCGAGAATTACGCCACCACGTTTTCTTTTGTCTGGAGTTTCGCCATTGTGGATACACGCCGGACAATTAAAGCTGTACCACCCCGCTGGTGATTTTTTTGTTCTCGGAGGGAGGTACTGTAAAATATCAAACATCGATTCGTGTTACCTTCCAGTGATTTTCATTTTTATACTTTTTCTTATTTGGTGTATTTTTATAACATTTTCTATAGGCATTAAACAAAGACCAATAACTAATACCAATTTCATCCGCAAAGTCTTCTGCAAATTGCTGTAAGCCTAGTTTTGTTTGCCACTGTCTACCAGCCGGAGACTCAATTAAATATTCGCCTCTGTGAGATATACGCTTGCGTTCTTTAGTTTCGTAGGTGTCACCTGCATTTTTATATCTCTGTGTTTGACCTAAACTGCAACCCTTGCTTCGTATTTTTTTCTGCTCAGTGGTTTGATTTTTATAATAGTCAAGGGCATATTTTCTTGCGGTTTGCGAATCAACTCCTTCTCCACCTTTTGTTATATTGTAACCCATGCACCTATCCCTACTTAGTAGGGATTCAATCCACTTGGTTTCGGCACTATTTAATTCTTGCTTTGTCCAGTTATCGTTGCGTTCGATTATTTCAAACACCATATTTTCCCAACCATATTTCTTTATAGCATTTATAATGTATCGGTTTGATGAGTCCTGGCGGCGGGCCGCTGCGGCCCGCCGCGAATTTATACGATTGTTTCTTTTTATGCTCAGAGATTGTTGCCTGACCAATATAATACTTACCAGACGGTGATGTTATTTTATAGACATATCTCATTTATCAATTATAACAGATTCTATCTTGTCAATCAAGAATTCTGATATAATAGCATGACCTTTTTCGTTTGGATGCATTCCTTTACAGAACAAAGGATCCTTGCGAGGCTTGTCTCGTATTACGAGCATTTCTAATGCAGACGATGATTCAATTAAAGTAGGCACTTTAATTTTATGGTTTTGTGTTAGCACGTTCATCTGCAACATATTAATATTGTTACGCGCTGCAATACCGTCAAACGCTCTAACGGTTGTATTGTAATTTGCTTGACGCCATTCTTCACTGTCAGATAATGTGTAGTGTAGCTTATGCAGTGTACGCCAATGATCCATACGATCTTCTTCGCCCCATATGTCACAGTCCTTATTGATCCAAACAGAATGTACATGTTGGTGACATGGGTGTTGTGCTGTACGTTGCGAGTCTAAGTAGTTTACATTGTGCCAACTGATACGTGACTCATCAGTTAAACCAATAACAACTAAAGATTCTGCAATGTGTTCCGGTGTGCTATTGTCCAACCAGTGGTTGAAGTTCCATAGCATTGACTGTAAGCTTGCACCATTCCATGAGAGGTCCTCGTATGTCCAGCCGTAGTGTTTAGCTACTAGACCTGCATATGCATGTGACTTGCGGTAATCGTCATTTTCCCAATTGAATGGTTCTATGCCTTTGGCTTCAAGTTCTGGATCGATAAGCTCGTCGCCATACGTCCAGCTACAACCAAATGAAACTAAATTCTTAATCATAATTATTCCTATCTTTGCTACTATTTAACCGCTGAAAATTACTGTGTGAATATTTCGTAGACCAATTATCTGTGCTGTATTTGGTCTACTGTACCTGATACTTCTGTAATGTTGAACCTAATGTAAGGATGATATCCGCTAACATTAATCGTATGAAGATCGCTTAATGCAAGACTTTCTGTTTGAATTGTGTACCACAACCCGTCAGTATCTGCTGCACCTTGTACTTCGATGTCGCCGCTGAACTGATCCATATCAAATTGGAATGTATGTAGATCTGTTGCGTCAGTATTTAAAATACTTGAGTTATACGGATTAGTTGTAGGTGTTGGTATTGTTACTATCTCGCTCGCAATAAACGTAGGCATGATGCTATCTACAACATCAATAAGGCCACGTGCGCCTGCGTTGTCAGCTACGTATACTGGCTCATATGGGTTACCTGTTGATACCTGCTCAACACTAAAACCTACTAGGCCTGGACCCATTGTGTCTAGTTCCTGCTCAGTTAGTACTAACTTGGTTTGGCCGACTAATTCATTCACCATTGTTAATGGCTTTTCTAGTAGTAGACGATTGCCATCGTGTGATATCAGTCTGCATGTAAACTCCATGTCAGTAACGTCAACACGCTTTTGGTCCTGGTTTACAAATTCTATCAGAATCTGGTTATCTGTGCCCCTATGAGCAATTAATGTCTTTGTGTACACTTGATTATACCTTCTTGAAAAAAATGCACCTGTGGTATCTAACAAGATAACCCGGTGACGTTGGTGGTATAGGAATATCTTAGTTGTCATCATGCAATTTTCTTCCTAAGATAAATCCTGCTGGCTGCTCTCCTGCAATATATCTATTTGCAGTAGTGCCATTAGTATACCATCGCAATCCTTTACCTGATTTTGCTTTTTCTGCTGCGGATTTTGAGTGGTATGTTGCCTTTTGTTTTTGAATTAATCGTTCTTTTTCTGCTGCTGGTCTAGTTGCATGTATTTTGGTTACTGCAACCGACAAACGAGCCGACGTTATCATACTTTCTTGCTTGGTTTTATTCTTAACAGTATTTCGCATTTTATTGTAGATTGCTGCTTTTTCAGCTGCTGATTTATTTAAGCGAATGTCTGAAATCTTTTTATTTGACTCAATTGATGGTATAATTTTTCCAGCTATATTAGCATTGATCCATCTATCATCGTGTAACACTTTGCATCGTCTAAGAACTTTAGTCTCCCAATCTGTAGCTTTCCTGGGAGTTTCAAACACTTTACGTATTTCAAATTCAAAACTATCAGTGCCGTACTTTGTGATTAAATTTTTTACTTTTGTACTGCTAGTAAAGTATTTTGTCCATAAATCTTCTGCAATGGGAATTTTCTTCTTGACGTTTTGATACCGCACACCGTAATAGTATGTATTGGTCGGTATGTGTTTTAAAAGGTATGTGTACGGTTTCATAGTACTATTTATCCTTTTTAGCGACAAGCTGTGCAACGTTATAAATACATTAAATGGAAAATAACAACAACGTGTTCGAAAAATTAACAGAAAAGTACCCATTCCTAACGGTGTGTAGGTACGCTGACGAAGAGTTTGTAGGTATTATACAAAATCGCGATGCAACCATTACAAGTTTATACAACTTTGGTGCATTACCTAGTACCGAGCTAAAGGAACTATTCCTAGAACTTGGAGAAACATGGTGGTGGGAATCGAATAGATCCATTCCAATTAACATATTCTTACGCCAGGAATGGGTAGTATTCAAACCGTATACTAAGACATTCATTAACAAATCCCTCCAAATCTTAAGCGGTCCAGCTACTAGCTTAAACGAAATAGTCCACAAGAAGAAGAAACGTAAGAGCATCACGCTAGTACGCAAGATGGAAGACTAGCTACATACTCTTCCACATAACGCTCAAGCACAAAGTACGGGTATTGCAGTTTAATTAACTGCTCCTGATTATGTGCAAATATATGAGCACATCGCTGAAGCACTTCAGCCTGTTCCAACTTACTTAATTTCACAGCTTCATCTATAGCTGCTTTCCATCTGGTATGATCGTCTTCAATTTGATCATAGGATTCATCTATAATACTGCCAAATGTTTTAAACCCAAGCTCATGTAATCCCTGTAAGTACTTCCACCCACTTATTGCTATAAACAGTCTGCCAGCGATCATAGGCTTTGCTATTTTTTCTGTTGGGAACATGAACTGGTTTCTGTAGTCGGTTTCGCATACTACGCTGTAAGCTGTTTTGTTATAGACTTTGGATGGTATTACTTGTGACGCCATCATATCAACACCAAGGTATGTTACTACGTCTAGTTCGTCGTTACGTACTACGCCATCCTGCCAAAAGATGTCAGATGGGTTACCGTACGAATCATTATGCACCGAGTTTGTTTCTAAGAACTTAGACTCAAGGAATGCTGGATTTGAATTAATACAATCCCTTACGAAGCGCCTGTGTGGTTTATCTACTCCGTACAGTACTTCAAACGGAATATCTTTTGTGCGGCACATATCAAAGTTAACATTAAACGTATTGTAATCGCTTAAGTAGAAATTCGCAGTTGCTTTGAGCCAGTACGAATCGTAAACTATTTTTGCTTTTGTCGGCTTTCGCTCTGGGACGTATCCCAGGAAGAATACAAAATTAGATCGATCAGTATGTTGCACAATAGCGTCAACATTAGTGTTCCCTTCAATTGATTTAAAAATAACTAGGTCTGCAAATGCAAGGCTTTCTAGTCTATCAATAGTCGACCTTACTTGTGAAGTGTCACAGTAATCGTATTCAACTATTGCAATCTTTGTGGCATCTGCATCTCTAAACTTATCAAAGTCGCTTGTCATATGTAACAATGCGTTTGGAGTTAAGCCCAATGGATCCAGATCGTAATTGTAAGTATAAATTAATACATCTCTCATGACATAGTATCAACTATATTCATGTGCAATGCAACTAATACCGCATAGCTAACTGAGTGTGATTGCTTGAATGAATACTCATCGTCATCTAACCTATCCCAAATAGTTTCAGCCATTTCTTTCCAGGGCTTGCCAAGCAAATGTTTCTTACCTGGGCGCAATGCTGCAAGGAACATAGCCATACGTGGAATAGTGTCTGGCATACATTGTGCAAGCTGCTTGTGATAGTTTGCAATGTGTATAATCTGCTCAACAAACTCAGGTTCTTTAAGTCTGTGCCAAGGTGGAGTACGGTTTAATAATTCCTGGTAGTGTGCTTCATCTTTAATGTGCTGATAAACAGATACATTAAGGAAGTCAATTTTAAAATAGCCACGCTTGTCTGCGTCTTTGAAGTGCAATGCCGAAGCGTCAAGCATTGGGTCGTAAGGAATAGGCTGTACATAAACGCCACTATTATGTCGTTCAGGTTTGCCCTTGTGTAGTTTACGTGCCGAAACATGTTTGATATGTTGTAAAATATCTGCTCTGTTTCCAAAGTCTATATCAATATCAGCTGACATTAAAGAAACTCCATGCTATCATACCTATGTTAAAATACACTGCCGCACCAATGAACAATAGTAAGTATATGGTCCACTTATAGAATCTTGTTGCATTACCATCCTGCTGCACTTAACATCTCCTCTGCGTATTTAACATCTGCTATTTTCTTTTCGAAAATAGGTTGCCATTGATCTGGGTCAATTACTGGCCAAACCATTTGCATCTGTTCCGATGTTAGTTGAGCTAAGAACTCTTGCCCGCTTTGTGATTGATAAATTACCCACGGACTTATCCTACCTGTTACTATAGCATGACATAGTCTGTTGCTGCTACCGTAACGCATTACATCTTCAGGGCGCATTTCTTTTTCTTCAGCCCACGCTATGCTGTATTCAACTGCTCTAGTTAATGCATCGTTGACGTTCTCAGTCCTTAGTGCTGTTTCAAGGAATTGTGTGTACGTTGCATCTGTTGCCCACTTGTCTAGTTTAATACCTGACGCAACAATCCAATCTACAAATCGATTAGTCTTAATGCATTTTGTATTAATGCAGTAGTTACCAAACTTTACGAATGCAGTGTAGTACGGACTTGTTGCAAAGTCAGCAAACGTCCTAGTCTTAGCTTGATTTTGATTGTACTGATAGAACTTAACATACGTATGCATGCCAAGTGTTACACCTTTCTCGTCCTTAGCTAACCACCTGCGCTTTTGCTCACAGGCATGCACTAAAAGGGTACGCTCACTCTTAAATTCTTTATGGCAGTACTGACATTCTAGCGTGTCTGTTTTCTCTGTGGACTTCAACATAAAATCTCGTTTGTGTTAATGTGCTCGTGTAGAAAGTTATTTAAAAACTTATGCTCACCTGGTGCTATGTGGCGGCTACTCAATGGAATGTCTCGTTTTATATCTTCCGGAACTGACTTGGCACCTTGTGCATGTTGCCAGCTCACCGATTGCCATTGCAATCGATCAATTATTTCTGCATTGTAATTGTCTAAAAATTTAACATCGTTTGGATCTAAGAACTCAGCTTCGTCCATCATTGTCTCTGCTGTGTTGAACACTACAATTTTATGACCGCGTGATTTAACACTGTCGATCATCATAGCTAGTTGCAGATATAAAGCATATGCATGTTCTTTAACACTGTTAATACTGTATTGCAAATGCAGATTTACATAACTTTCTAAATCAACTACACAATCATCGTACTCTCTTGCACCTATCGGTGTTGAGTTTCCAAATGATCCCCACTTCTCATTGTTTACTTTCTTAAGTACAGGCAATTCAAAGCGGTGTAAAAATGTTGTGCCAACAACATATAATGTTGGCTCAGCTTGCATACTGTCAGCTACTGTCAATCTAATTATAGCACTGTTAGACTGTCCGTATTGTGACAACGAATCGTAATGTTCTATGCCTAGCTGTTGTGCTAAGTCTTTATGCCCATCGCCCATTGCGTGGTGCTTCATATAGCTGCAACCAGATGTTACAAGTCTGTTAACTTTCGCCATGGTCTTTAATGTACTGATTAAGCTCTTTCTTTGTTAGCATTGTACTGAGTGCTTCTACGTCTGCTTCCTTCATCGTAGGGAACAATTCTAAAAGCTGTTTCTTAATCGGACCTGATACATTCTTAGGCTTCGGCTTTTGTTTAATCCATTTGTGATTCTGTGATCCTGCTCCTGGGCTAGCTGCTGTGAGCATCAGCCATTGTAACTTTGGATGTTTAGCAAGATCAAACATGTTCACATTAGCATAGTAATTCGTACTAGCTATATAATAGTGTTCCATGCCTGGAGTTGATTGTACAGATGCACTGTACTTCAGCATAAGGAATGGACTAAACTTCTTCTTTAGTTCATCATCGAGGTTGTCGTAAAAATCTCTGTCTTTACGATCCATTGCTGATAGTATTTGTCCTAGTGGTATTTGTGGAGCTGCCATGTTACCATAAAATTCCGTAATCAATCACTTCGCAGTTACGCGAAATTTCTTTAATGAAGTACACGCATTTTGGGTTCGGGCCTTCTTCAATTGGTACTGCAAGAAACTGCCCGTTCTTTAGTTTAGGAGCGTACCAGTTTACTTCGCTGTACACATCGATTATCTCAATGGGTTCGAATGTTGGTCTGTATGCTGACAAACTATTAAACTGAAATGCACTAAAGTCTCTATCGTTAATGGATGTAAGCGGAAGTGATTCGAGATCACCAACGTCATCTTCACCAATTACAATTTCCCAATCAACTGGCATCTTAATTTTATGATTGCCTATCTTTAGTACTAGTGCTGGACTAGTAAAACTCTCTAAGAAGATTAACGGAATGTACATGAAGTCTGGTTCAGCTGGGTTGCTGTTATCCAAAATAGCAAACCGCATGTCGTCTATCTCTTCCGGGAGCGTGTTAAGTTCGAAACTTGTATCGTTAAGTGTATGTATTCTCATAGTTGTATTATATAGCCTTTAGCTGTGTTTGTCTAGTTTTTCATAAGGTAGAACGTAACTAACTGGTTGTCTACCTTAACTAATTCGTTGCTGTATCGCAACTTTCCTTTTTTAGCTTTGTCTGTCTTTGCATTAGCTCTCGCAATGCGAACCATCTTAGGTGTAATCTTTAAAACTTTATATAGTTCAAGTGCGTGACCTGTTCCGCCAACGACATAGTCGCCAATGGCAAGAGGTTGCTCAAAAAGATCCTTTGGGCTTTCGTTATTGTCCATTGAACTTTAGCTTCCAGAATGTAGCTTGGTCTTCTTTCATGTATACAGCAAATCTAAATACTGTAGTGAACTGTGCCGGATCTCTGTGTCGTTGTATGTACACACCGTCAAATGAATTATCCATTGCCCATTCAACTTCAGGACGACGTACGACTGTGCTAATATAATCTAGCTCTTCAGAGTTAAACATTCGCTCATTATACGCATCACTTTCTGCCATGCCAATGTCTATGTTATCCCTATGCACTGTGACTAATGTGTATGCATGATGTTCGAGTTGCATTGGATGCTCTTGCCCATTCATGCAATCATATCGATACTGAGCTTGTGTGGGTTTCTTTTTTGTTACCATAATATTCCTTGGTACGGACCTGGTGATTTCTTCCACTGCGGTTTCCTCCAATCTAGAATCTAGACGTAACACTGGAGTCTCACCGTAGTAGGTTCTACTCATTGCCAATGTATCTTCTCCACCTTAAACGGATACTCCGCTTCCCTGTAGAACTGTTTACGTTTTGTAAGGTGTCGCTTTGCAAACTTACAATTACTAGTTATATCGTAAATGTCTGCGTAGTCTTTATCTTCTGCAACACGTAAGCTTCTGCCTATGCTTTGTATTACACGTACAAAAGACTTGCCTGGTTCAATTAAAACAAGATTAAAGATACGTGGAATGTTAAGTCCTACCGCTGCGACACCGTATGTCGCAATGATCATTTTATCATCATTGTCTGCTACTTCGTCATATTCTTCTTTACGCTTATCTACTTTGACTTTACCTGTTACAACAGATACACGGTCTGGCGGTAGCCGCAATGCGAGTTCACTTGCTGCACTTACCCTATCCACAAGTACCAAAGTATTACCTGTCAGGGATTGACCTATTATCATCTCTGCAATCTGATCAAGTCTGTCGCCGTCAGTTAATAAGTATTTTAATTCTGCTTGATAGTTACCTAAGTCTCTGTTGTCTTGTAGCTGCTTAATGTGTACATGACAGCTAGAAAGGATGCCAAGCTTCTGTAGCTCTGCCGCGGATACTTGTCCTATAACTTTGCCTATGGTGCATTCAATTACCATGCGCTCATGCTTTTCTTTTGGCACTGTGCCTGTTAATCCCCACCTTAATGGTATGTGGGCCATTGGGTCTGTTAACATTGCTTTCAATGCATCAGCTTTGGCACTGTGGACTTCGTCTACAATAACGCAACCTACATCCTCAATGAAGTCATCAAATGTAAGTGTTGCCTTGCCAGACTTGCTATCCTTAAACAACTGGTTAAGACTTTGCCATGTGCATATCGTATGCGTCTTATTCCATTCCTTGCGGTTGCCGTAGTACACACCAACGTCCAGACCCATGTTAATGTAGTCTTCTTCTGTCTGTGTCACAAGCGACTTATTAGGTACAATGATAACACTGCGTCCGTATGGCTCTGCAAATAAACTCAAGGCGGCGGTTATAAGTGTCTTACCTGCGCCCGTAGCTATCTCTTGCATACACTGTGGGTTCTGCAGATAGTTGTTTATTGCTGTGACCTGATGGTCGTTCAGTATAATAGGTTCGCCTTCAAAGCGATGCCCTTCCGGCCATGTAATGTGCGCGAACGTTTGATTAGTTACTGTGGGGAATTCAAAATGTGAACTGTAGTTACGTCTGTCGTCAAGCTGTATGTCGTACCCTTCCTTAATAAGTTCCGGAAGTATTTCGTCAAGCAAGTTGATGTAGGTTGCGCCACCCAATTGTACAAACGCAACTTTCCCATCCCAGCGTCCTAATTTAAAAGCTGGCATGTGTCTTGCAGACGGTATATCAACCTTAAATTTCTTAACTAATTTTTGTCTTGTGTCTAAATCTAGCCCTAATAGTTTGCAGTTTACTTCATCTTTAATTTGGATTGTACATGTACTCATTATATTTACATTTATCTCCGTGATTCTTTTTATAATTTCCTAGGTCAAAACTGCGATAGCAGTGAGGGCATTCAGTCTTGGGTAATATCCTACCCTTGGCTTTTGCACTTATTTTGTCTTTGGTTTCTTGTTTTAATGTTGTTCCAAGTCTTGCGAGTCTGATATTTTCGGCGTGTTCTTTTGTTTTAGGTTTTCTCATCCGTTGCTTAGTTACATCAGATTTTTTACGACCTTTACCTACACTGATTCCTTTATTCCATGCTGTCTTTCCTTTATTGGCTTGGCTTATCTTTTTCTTAGTCTCTTCAGTGTGTGGTTGCTTCTTTTGTCCAATAACGTTTATAAATGGCCAATTGACATTCTTGTCTCCTCGTAATCTGTGGATAGTCCAGTGGTCATCTTTGTGCAAAGCTATTAAATTAGACGGGTGATGAATTTTTGGGTTGCTAGGGTCTTCAAATGTACACTTAGGTTTTATATGATGTACATGAAAGCCTTCGGGTATTTCCCAATTTGGATAAAATTGTCTCCAGTATAATCGTAAGTTACTTCTCGGATTATTATTATATGTCACGTTTTCCCTGCTATTGAAAGGTATATTACTTTGTCTGCTGCAAGAGCAAACTTACCAATCGATTCCTGTGAGTGGAATAGGTTGGTTATAGGCGTGGTAGATATTAACGTATTATACCCTTCTGCAAGCAATTTGTCAACCATGGCTTCATCTCTAAAGTCAGTATGGTCAAGTCGCTTAACATCTAAGTCCCAGTCTTCAACTTCTGATAGCTTCTCAAATGCGACAAGCGGCTTAGCTGGTGATGTTGGAATCCAGGAATGGGTATATAAAACAACCTTACGGCCGCTTTCTTTAATGTAATTCTTTATGTCGTTAACGTCTGGTGCATCCATTACGTTGTGCTTGGTAGCAGGCGATACGCTATTAACGTACTGAGCAATATCTGCTAACTCCGGAGGTGCTATTAAGCCGAGCTTAGTTAGACGTTCAATGTTAACTATTGATAGATCACAAGGATCTATATCGTTTAGTATCGGAAGCATGGTTTCTGTTATGTGGCTAACGTACAACCTGCCATTCACTATGCGTACTCCAGGTGTCCATTCTTCTTCTGTGCCAACAGCTTCTATGCCGCTAACTAATTCAGTAACCGAGTCGTCTAGTTTTACATCAATGCGATTCGCAAAGTCGTACACACCTTTGAATAGGTACAAGTTGAACGGGCCGGACCAAGTCTTGTCAGTATTGTTCCAATTGAAATTGTACTTCTGGCCGTTACCAAAGCTCTCACGGACACCACCATTTAAATGAACGCCAGCATCGTCGTGAACTATTGCACGGACTTCTTCAATCTGATTCTTATTAAAATTGAAATATAACTGTATCTCAGGAGTGCCTTCATTATCGGCAAGCCTTAGATATGTTTTTTGATTAAGTGTTTCGAGTGCAATGATACCGTTCTTCCAATTTAATGCAAGAACATCTCTGTAGTTTACACTTAACTTCCTAAGCTGCTTCCTGTACTTGTGTACAATCTTTTCATACAAATCATTTTGACCTGGACTAAGCGGCTTGTCTTTTGTTAAGTACTGCACCGAAATGTTTGACATGAACTTTAGATCATATCGGTTAAGCCTGACTTTAGTCATCAAGTCATGGTGTAACATGTCTCGATTTTCAGGCAGGCTAATAGATTCTTTCACCGGTTTAGTCACTGACTTAGTTGTCATAGTAGTTCCAATTTGTAAGATGTCTGATAAGTCCATATGTATATTATAGCACACTTTTGTGATTAAAAAAGCCCCTTACGGGGCTTTCGAGTAAATGGACGTTTTACAGGAGTTCAACATATTTTTTAAACGTCCAATCTTCTCTAAACTTAGAAACTGTTTTTCATAACAGTTGACTCTGCTAGTCGCTGCCAATTAGGAGTAACTTTGATTAAGTCCGCTATCTTCACTGCCATACGTAGCGAGATTTCACGTAAACGGTCCTTATTGTCTTCCATGTACTGTACGATCTCGTTACCTTCATTGTTCTCAAAACGGTAGTGACCAAACAGTTCACCTGTTTGATGAATTTGACGAATACGTAACATACGATCACGCATTGTATTCATTGTAAGATCTAAGTAATGACAACGTGACTGAAGAGCTTGCAAGTGGTCCTGCAACTTCTTAGAGCGGATGTTATCAAACTGGATGTTAGTGATGAAGATAACGCTGCCTTTAAAGTCAAAGCTATCTGGAATACCTTCGTTGCGAAGTGTATGTGATTCTGCGTTCCAGCAAATTCGACGCTTCTTGCCACTGTCCAGTGCCGCTTTCAGCAAGTTAAGAGACAAGTCGTCCATTAAAATTGAGTCACAATCATCAAACACAACCACTTGGTTGGCTTCATTATTGTTATATAGTTTCTGGTATAAACCAATTGGAGTCATTGCACCCTTAACGATGTCGTATTTAGGGCTGCGGTTAGCAACTTGATCAAATAAATGTGCTTTTTCTAACTGACGGATAACACCGTATGACTTACCAACACCTGGAGGACCTACAACAATCATGCCGCGTACTTGGCCTGCAATTGCAGCACTTGTCATCTCTTCAAGTATTTCAAAGCGGTCTGCAATACGTGCCATAACCTCTTCATCGGATTCTTCTTTAACTGGAACGGCTGCTTTTACAGCGGCAGCAACTGGAGTGGTTGCTGGAAGTGTAACGCCTTCTGGCATTAGTACACATTCTGGATTTGGAACATTAACGCGAATTTTATCACGTCCTACACCAATTTCACTATTTGGACGAACGGTAATGAACCAACCCTTCGCGCCATTTTTTAATTCGTTTACTACTTCAAAGCTCTGATTATGTACTTCTTCGCCTCGGTATGTACCTTCTAATATAGTTACTTGCATTCTGTGAACTCCTGTGTAAGTTCGGTTTTAATAGTAGTTAAGTCTTTGCCTAACTGTTCTAAGTATTATATGATTATCTAGCCCAAAGGTCTACCTTTTTTTGCATTATCTACGGTTGTAAGTTGTTGATTTATATAGGATTAGTAAAATAATTGTAAGTCATTGATTTTACTAGGATTGTAAGTCATTGATTTTATTAGGATTCAAAAAAATACCCGCTTTCACGGGTATTTTGTTCACATTGTGTACTAAAATGTCTAGTTATATAGCACGAAATACTGAGCCTGTGCCTGAGCCGGCGATTGTACATGTAAATTCAGTACCTTGCAAGCTATTAGCTGATCCCATTGCTGTAAAATCTGTATCGCCTGGACGAGAAATTACGTATCTTGTACCAGGAACACATGAGTCTGCTGCTACCCTAATATGGCCTGGAACGTTTCCAAGTGGCACAGGGAAGTTAAAATCAACTTCGATTGTTGCACCATCATTAACTTCGTAATGATAACCTGGCGATGGTTCTACTGCATCAATTAAAACCGAATCTATCTTAATGTTTGTTTTTAAGCCTGGCTCTGATTCCCAAAACTCAATAAATTGTGCAAGATTTGAAGGTAGCATTTTGTTCGCTGCTAAACCTGCGATCATAACAGTACCACCATTAATCTCGAATGAACTTGGTACGCCGTCTGCAATCAGTGTATCATCTACATCAAATTCAATTAATGCAACAACTTCGCCACCTACTACCGGTGCCGAAGCTACAGTTGGTACTACGCCGTCGTGAACTAATTCACCATTGAATGAAGCAGTAATTGATACATCACCACTTTCTGAATATGCCAGTCCAAGGACTTGAATTGTACGTAACCCCATTTGTGTATCTCCTAATATTTAACTTTATTTATCTATTTTGCCAAACAATGTCAGATTCATTGCATTGCTAAGTGTCCGGAATGTAGCGGATCAAATCCGCCGGACACTAAACCTATTCCATCACTGTTGTCCATAATCTCGTTTGCTCTTGTTGAGCCACGGCAATACTAAATCACGCTGTCTAACATGGCCGCAGCGGTTAATACTTTCTTCTGCACTAGATGGTAGTAGACCTTTTTCTGCAAGGTCTACCCACTTAGTAGTACGAGGGTCCATAGGTTCGTGCGATGACTTATACACCATTGCATGTATCCAGGGGTCTTCGTAGTTCTTTTTAAAGAAGCCTGCATTACAATCAAAACCCGACATTGCAAGCATATGAATTAGACTCACTAATGTGTAGTTAAAGAATTGTCCGTCAAGCTGATCGAACTCTTGTTTATGATATACCACGTTTGTAGTCTGTGGCACTACTATACAAAGCATGCCATCGTCCTTTAACATCTTGTGAAAGTTTGCAAGTGTGTTGAGAGGGTTAACTGCATACTGGAATGCATCATGACACCACAACACATCGTATTCGTTTGTTTTAAACGGATCCTTTTCGAAGTCGTGCCTTTCATATCTAATGTTGTGATGTGTTATTGCAGATTTCAACTCAGGTAAAGTATCGATGCCTGTGCATTTAATATCTAACGGGATAGGATTGTCGTCGTCATCGTCGATAGTACGTGTTGCCCACCATTCTAAATCTTTACCGGTGCCGCAACCTACATCACAAAGTGTATCAATACTTCGCATGAAATCAATATAGTTTGATAATAGTTCAAGTGTTTCTAACGCATGTTCGTGGCTTGCATCCGGTGATGGAAAAGCAATTGGATTGCCTAACATTAATGCTCCTTAGACGCTGATGTCTTCTAAACCTGCTGTACGCAAGCGAGTAATATGTCCTAGCTGGAAGTTCTTAGATTCTAATGCTTTTAATATTCCAAGGTACTTGTTACGAAGTAATGCAACTTCGTTTATTAATACTTCTTCGTCGATTATATCATCTTCGGCATCTGCATATATCTGAGCGTCACGACTTGTTAGTGCTTTAGCATAACCCTCAAGATATTTCTTATAATGTTTGTGCCTTGTCTTCCTAAGCTGTACATTTAAAAAGTTAAGCAGTGCTTCAACTTCTTGTAATTGATTAAAACGATGCTCAGTGATACCTGGCAGGTCTCGGAGTTGTTTCTCGACACTTCCGTGTATCTTTACATCGTCCCTTGCAGTCTCTAACTCCCTTTCATAATATAATATGAAATTAGGAAGAAGAGCTAGATTAACTACAACCTGATTGTATCGAACCATTGGTTAGCCCTCGACGTGTTCGTCGCCCCATTCATCTTCCAGTTCTTCTTCGTCGAAGTGTTCTTCATCTGCAAGATCTCGTAGAGCTGATTTTAAATGACTATCAACACCAAATGCAATTATTTCATTTGCGTCAATACCGTGCTCTAACAGCACATGCATAAAGTCATCTGCTGCTGCATCTACATCACCACCTAGTAAATGTGGTTTTAATTCTTTCCAAATTTGTAAAAGTATTTCTATATCGTGTTCCATTAAATCTTCTCTTATTATTATATTGTTACGTCTTCACCGCGGAGACGTGCTTGTATGTGTGCTGGATGCAACGATACCCAATGATCGACATGGTCTGCTACGTCTTGGGTATGTGCAATGTGCAATGCATCGCATACGCATTTGAACTTAGTATTTACTACATCCTGTAATAGGAAACAATGATCAACAAATTCGTTTGCAGATGCTGCTGTGTCTAAAACTTGTAAGCCGTTAACTGTGGTACTAGTCTTAAGTCGTTCATGGTATAACCAATCTGCGTAGCTACTTAGCTCTTTAGGAAAGTCGAATACATTTATTAACTCTTCTTTAATCCAGTCTGGCAATTTATCAAAGTCTTCAAAAGACGTGACCTCAGGCCAACTTGGATCTCCTACTGCTTTGTAGTTATGTATGACTTCTTCAACGAATAGGTCAAACATTCCGTTCGATTTATTAAAGAAAGCTGCGTTCTTGTAATGTGCTAAATCTATTTGGGTTTTTAAGTCAGTATACAAGCCTATTGAGGTTGCATCGTCATGTGGTTCTGGTCTGTTACAATATAGTTTTATATCGTTTAATCGAAGCTCTGGGTCAAACAGACAAAAGGTTTCACTTTCCTTCCATCTAGATGGGTCTTGAATGTCCCAGTTCTCCTCTATTAATTCTTTAACATCATACCCCAGGGCGAGCTGGAGGCTATAAAAAAACATAAAGCCGCCGCTGCCGCCACTGTAGTATATGCTATACCGACTCATTACTTAGCGGTATCACCTTCCATAGACTCTGCCATTTGATCAACAACATCGTCTAAGTCAGCGTCAGATATATTATCTGGGTCGAACTTGTCATCAACTACTTCAAGTAGCTCTGCTTCGTCAGCCATAGCAATATCTGCCATCATTGTGTCTAAGCAACCGTCATCGTTCTTTTCCCATTTCTTGCGGAACTTTTTAATTAGTTCGCCTTCTTTGGTAATATAAACATAGCTGTTACCTTCTTTCTTAACAAGCTCTTTCTGCTCTGCTAAGTCAAATAAACCACTGTAAGGGTTCATACCAGTTTTATAAGGAATCTTAACCTGGATATTTTCAAACGGTTTTGCGTAACGAGTTTTCATTACCTTACAGCCTGCACGTATACCGTGAACTGCTGAAGTCTTGTTACCGTCTTCATCTTCCTTAAGCTTCATCTTCTTCATTGCAATTACAATTGATGATGCAAATATAAATCCGCGTCCACCACTTATAACTTCGTCTGGGTTGAACATATCCTGGCTTTCATATGTATGGTTAGTACATACCATGCCTACGTTATACGCACCAAACATGTTTACAGTGTTACGAACTAATGCTGTTAATGCTTTAGGCTTACGACCTAAGTCACCTTTCATGTCACCGTCGTCAAACTGTTTAACGTCTGTTGGTGTTAATAACATGCCAAGCGAATCAACTACGAATAAAACCTTTGGTCTTTCTTCTTCGTCCATTGCTTTGTAGTCTTTCATGAACGTACTAATTGCTTTAGCTACGTCATCAATCATTGACATTGACAGTTTGATTAACTTGTCTTCGCTTGTGTCAACACCTAATGCATGTAACCAAGTTTCGTCAAGTGCATTTTCAGTATCGATAAGAACAACAAAGATACCTTGTTCTTGTGCTGACTTTACAATGTTACCAGATGCAAAGTAAGATTTACCTGCGCCCGATTCACCTGCAAAAATTGTAACCTTACCTAGTGGAACACCTCTGTTGAAGTCTCCGCTAACAAGATAGTTTAATGCATAGTTACCTGTTGAGATCCAGTCTTTTGGATCGTGAAAGCCTGTTGAAAGGCCATCAATTGATTTTGTTATTGATTTTCTAAATTTTGAAACGTCAAATGGCTTCGTGCTCATTTATGATCTCCTAAATATATAGTTCGCAATGATCATCATTAACTAAGTTTCTGTAGACTATTTGTCTATAGTTAGTAATGTTATCCCATATGTTTGTTAAATTACCTAAGTTTAAGTAATCTCCAGTTGGGACTCTATTGCGACTTTCACACCATGCTATGTACTCCTTACTCAATGGAATAGTTTGTGGTTGTGATAGATTAAGTTCTATTCTGCTTGATTGCGTGTCATGGTTGTTTTCATCTGGATACTCTAAATCCATATCGTAAAATGCAAACTTGTTATACAGTGTCCTACCTTTAACATGGAATGAAACCTTTAAATTACAAATGTCGTTTGACATAACCGAATCGCCAAATTTATTAGCAACTGAATAATATTCAGATTTGTTTCCTTCGAGGATAATACCTTTGAACGAAGCTTCTAACGCATGTATGTCTGTGTTAATCTTTTCGTACAATTTAAGTTTGCCTCGTTGTTGCAATAGCCCAGACAAAGACACATCACGTATCTCGTCTGGGTATAGCTCATGCACTTTATCAAACTCAGCTCTAACAGCTGGATCTGTGTGCTTACGCATTGCATCAATGTTAAGTATAACTTCATGTGACAACGCCCAATCAGCATGGTATTTGTTTAGCAAAGCCTGATCGAGATACTCTTCTATCTGATAAACATCTAACTTCTTGCCGCGGTACAGATGTATGTACTCGTTAATACCAAGGATGGTATCTTGCAAGTTGTTTAATAATGTTGTGATAGTGTCGATGCTTGATCCAATCTTAGCAAAGTCGTTTATACTAGCTGAATTAACTTCTTGTATATAATACTCTACTAAGTTTGGATTTACTGCCGTAAACGGCAGTACATCTCCAGATCTCTTGAAGACTAAACTAAACTCCATGTTAACTTAGTCTGTCTGACGTGAACGAATCATTGCAAGAATGTCTTGCGCTTTCTGAGTGTTCGCTGCTGGCACTTCTTCTGTTGTTGCTGCTGCTTCAACTGGTGCTGCTTCAACTGGTGCTGCTTCAACTACAGGCTCTGTAACCGGTGCTACGTCGGCTTGTGCTGCTGTTTCAACTGTTGGTTCTACTGTTTCAGTAGCTGCTGGAGTTGTTGCTGCTGGTTTTGCTGCATCATCGCCGCCAGTTTTAGAAACGCCTGGTGGAGTAAAGTATGCACCCCAACGCTCTAAGTCGTACGGTTCGCCTTCAACAGATGCTTCAAACATTTCACGTATAACCTTCTGAGCTTCTTCAGATGGCTTTGGTGGTAAGAAATCAGCTAAGTTGCTTAGTGAATGAGTTTCAATTGCTGCCGCTTCGTCATCAGTAAGTGCTGATTCTTTACGTGCCCAACTTGAGTTAGTGTAATCTGCATATCCGCCTTTCATCTGCTTCATAATGCGGAAGTCTAAACCGGCATTAGTATCAGTTGGAAGGTTTTCAATTTCTGGATCCATTAAGCTGTTCTTAATTAATGTAAAGATCTGTGGGCTAATCATGAAACGACGAATTGGGTTTTCTGGAGTTGGACCATTTTTAGGATCCTGGCGAACAAAACCTTGGAATAAGTATGTACGTTTCTTCCAGTACTTACGTCCCATTTCTTCTAGTGAAGCATCTTTGAACCAACCACGTACTTCATCAAGTACTGCATCTTTCTCGCCATACATTTCCATACATGGAACCTGAACTATGATGTTGCTTGAAGCTGTTGGATCGCCTTTAATACCATTGAATGGGAATTTAAACATCGCGCGTTCAACCCAAAAGTAAGGGTTATCTGTGTTACCGTCGTTTAAGAAACGAACAATAGCTGTATCACCTTCGTCGATGTTCCAGTGTGGATATACAGGGCCTTCGCCGTCTGTAAAAGTTTTGTTTTTCTTGTTGTCTTGTGCTGCTAAACGAGCACGAATATCTGCTAATGAGGCCATAATAGTTTTCTCCTTGTAATGTCCTAAATCTACCTAACTCTTCTCGAGCGTATAGAATATCTAACCTGATACTACGCAACCTTCGCGGCGTGTTGTAGTATACGATTATTTATCATCGTTTTACGATAGTCGGAATTTTTAATTATAATAGTTGCGACTACCTGTGTATTATAAGGCATCGCAGGGAAAATTGCAAGTGAAATGGCTTCCAAAAATAAAACGACTTTCGCCGTTTTAAATTTTAAACATCTAGAGGAATGTTTATTTCTTTAAAAGGAAATTGGTACGTTGCATTAAATCTTTAAGATCAGTTTGATTGTCCATTGCAACATGTAATGGCATACCGGATTCGGTTACTTCTTCTTTTTCTTCAGCTTCATCGACTTCTTCAACAGCCTCATCGACTTCTTCAACTGCTTCGTCAATCGCTTCTTCGACTTCTGCTTCTGTCTCAGCGACATATTCTGTAAATGGTTTCATATTGATATCCTCATCATTTGATTCTTTTCGTATGTATGCGTCCACGTCTCTGTTAACACTAGCATGTAAATGGGTTTCATCGTCAGCATCAAGCTCGCTCTCTAACCCTTCCTGTACACCCTTTATTGCCATTTTAAGATTTTGCATTACATTTGGGTTACTAAATTCTAATTTATTTCGAATAGCTTCTCTGATCCAATTGATAACAATCGGACGCGCATCAGCGTCTGGATCACTTTCAGCTACTTCAGATAATGCATCAAATAAATCATCGTCCCCAATAATATTGTATAATGCATCCGACGCATTCATTGCGTCAAGGCCGAGCGGTTGTTCAGTTGATAAAAATGCTCTAAGTGCTTTAACTTGTTTTGGTGTTTCTGGAACTGCCCAGGTACCTTCGACAATATTGTCTGCCCACTCTTCAAATTCCTTTATCTCATTCATGTCGTCGTCCCTGCCAGGATATGGCATTTCATCGTCATCATCGTCTTCCCAATCGCCTTGCTCCGGATGTGTATCTCCAGGAAATTGTTTACCCTTAACTTCTTCTGGCCATTCAATCTGAGCTTCTGCCATCTTTTGCAATCTAGCTAATAAAGGTAACGCTTCTTCGGTACGTGTGTTGACTGTTTTCTCTGTGAATAATTTACGGATAGCTGATGTATCTGTGTCCATCTCTGTAATTTCAGATGGTTCCCAACCTTCCTTATATGTGCTGTAACCACGCTTGCCAGCTATTTGCTTTAGGCCCTTACGTAGTGATGTATAATGTGTGCGGCCTGTTTCAACCAAAGCCATTGCTTCGTCGTTGCCTTCGTACATTTTTGAACGTCTAACAAATCCGCCCAATGTGTTAATATCTTTAACCATTTCGCAGATGTGTATACCAAATAAATCGTAAGGATTACCGCCTTCGGTAACGTGGCGAGCCATTGCTCTAGCTCCTGTTAATTTGGTAAATGGTAATTTGAAACGTTCACCTGATGCATTTTCAATAAACAACGAACTGATGTTACGGAAACGCTTTTCGTCTTCGCCTAATGCTCTAGTATGTTTAATGATGATTTTAGCTTTGCCTTGTGGGCTGTAGCTTGTTTTGGATGTACCGTAATACCCTTCGAAGATATTGCGATAGCTTTCTGTAATGTCTGTTATATTAGATAAGTCGTACTTTAAATCTGATGTGTGTTTTAAACTAAAACCTAATCTGTTGCTACGAGCGTAGGTGCTTAAATGTTCTATTAAGTTCTCCCACTTTTTCTTAGCGTCTGGATCAAGTGACTTGCTGGTGTTGTCACCATAGTACACTTCAAGGTTATCCTTAGCACTTAATAATATTACAACTGGGCCGTAATTACGTGAGTTAACAAGAAAGTCAAAACTAAACATTTCAATTTCTTCCATGTCTGTTGTTTCTTTACCTGTTGAGTCTAGTGTTTTGATATCTGTATTATCGAACTTTGTGCCGAGAATGTTATACAATTTTTCTGCTACATTTTCCATGCAAGTATTTACCTTAGAAGTTAGAACATCGCAATGAATGGCATCGGTTCAACGACGTCATCACCGTAATCACGTAGTTGGCCAGTTAGCTCTTTGTGATAATCTTTTAGTACTGCGAACATGCGAATAGTTAGTAATAGTGACATAACTAAGTCATCGTGTTCGCCTGGTTTTGCAGCAAAGCTCGCGCCTAGTGCTACAAAGTGTTTGAATTCAGTTATTAATGGCTTACTACTAACTGTCATCTTTTTAGTTTCAACTAAGTTCTTTAACTTAGCACATGCTGAAATCTTACTTTTGTTTGTTGTGTTAAAACCTTTGCGGTAACGTCTATTAGTTGTACCGCTACCGCGCAACTTAGGCTCACTTAAAAATACGCCTGCGATGTTTTGTTCGCCGTATTCATCTATGCTTATAAGTGCGGCTTCGCCTAGTGTATTATTCTCTACACTGTAATACACATTATTTGTGTTCTGACATTTGTCTGACACTTCCTTAACAATATCCGCAAAGACTCGTATCTGCATGGGTATAGGAGTTTTGTTGTGCTTCCACTCCGCGACTTGCTTAGTAGTGTTAGCTTCGAATACTTGAATGGCTGCTGGGTCTCCACCCGTGCCGAGGCTCGGGTCTAATGCCACTGTGTAAATCTTTCCGGGCTTCGGTTCTGAGTACCAGCGTACCTGGCCGGACTTGCGAATAGGTTCAACTCCGGCCATTTCAATTAGTGTTGTTGCCGCGATAAGTGTTTCGTCGAAGATTAAGAATTCGTTTAAATGCTCACGACGGAAACGTTCTTCGCCTATACGCCCCTTCTCTTCTTCAGCCCATTGGTCGTCGCGATCAGGATGTGCTTTCCAGTCAGCTTCATATGCTTTGAAACCGTTCTGTCCAAGGCCGCCTTCGCGCTCGTTACCGTATTCGTCTTCTGTTTTGTTTGCGCCTTTCCATAATAATGCAAACTGATCTTCATCACTGTTCGGTGTTGAAGTAATAATTGCACCGCCACCTGTTGATAGTGTAGGAGATATTGATGTCCAAAATTCTTTCGCAATGTTAGGTCTTACAAATGCAAATTCGTCTAAGTACAATAATGTAATAGACATACCACGTCCAGTGTTTTCTGTCGTTGCCTGTGCAACTATACGTGAGCCATTGTCAAACTCCATCGATCCTTTATTATACGATGTCACACCCGCTCGGATGTGGTCTGGACATAATTCATATGCATAGCGAATACGCTGCATAATTTCTTGCACACCACTATACTTGTGGGCTGCAATAAGGATTGTGCTATCAGGTTTGAACATTGCGTACCATAGAAGATAGCCTGCCGCGGTGGTTGTTTTACCAGTTTGCCTACTAAGTAGGTTAATGCTAAAACGATAGTTTACATAACTGTCTATTAATCCCTTTTGGAATTCATATGGATTGTATTGTAACCTACCTTCAAGAGGGTGTTGGATATAGAAAAAGTGCGTTAAGAAATACATTGGACCGGTGTCGGGGTCTGCACATTTTGCAAAATCAAACAGATGTTGCTCATCATAATGAGCTTTGCTATGTGCTTTCTTTACTAATACACCTTCTAGTGATTTGGACATAGTTGTATTTACTCCAAAATCACAATTACGGACAAAATGTTTTAGGGTTTACCGCATGAATCCTGGCATATAACTAACATTCCGTCGTCAAAAGAGCTATGCTGCCATGTATTAGCAACATCATCGAACCATTTAATGCAATCTACTAGACTATTTTCTATTGCATTGTTATTGGCAACCATGTGCTTGAATTGGTTGTTTGCTGCACTGTGATAGCCTGATTCGTATGTCTTAGGCTCAAAACCTAAGTAACAACACGGATATACATCGCCTTGCGCTGATATATAAATCTCTTTGCGTCGTTGTGCTTCGCAGTCAATCTGCTTACATTCTTTTCCATTTGTTATATCTTCAAGCAATATAACGTTCTCTTGTTTAAACTGTTGCAATTCTTCTACAGTAGTAAAGTTAAGTGGTGAATCATCAGTACCGTCTATGTCACACACCTTACCATCTTCATTGAACACTGGCAAGTGACCTCTAGTGTTCTTAATTGCTTTAAACTCAGTAAACCCAATTCGCAATAAGAATAGTTTTAATTTGTGTTCTTGTGTTGCATTGTGCTTGAACTGTATAAACTGACAATGAGCTTCGCCGCCAGCTTTTATATATGCTTTGGCATTTTTAAGTACGGTATTAAATGAAGTGCCGCGCCTGTATATTTCATGTGTACCAAAGATACCATCAATGTCAAACGATACAATAACACCTAGTGTTCCTAGTTCTTCCCAAAACTCTACCTTCTGTGCTGATGCATTGGTACTAATATTAATTACTATGTCTGGGTTTTCTGATTTCATCCATTTAATAATATCAATACTATGCGGGTTCATTACAAAGTCACCAAAGTTACCATTGATTCTAAGATTCGTTATTTGTTGTAGGAAGTTATCTTTAAAGATTGATTTAATGTCTGCTAGTGTTAAGTTACGTTCGATATATCCGCCGTTGAACTTCTGCCCGTAAAAGTTGCGTGGGCAGCCAGGGCACTTTGCATTGCAATACGAACTTAGTTCTAGGTGTATTTTGCTAACTGTGTCTATGTTGAACATGCTGGTACTTATAAGTGAAGATGCAGGACTCAATAAAAAACAGCCCGAGAGCTGTTTCTTAATTACTATGCAGTTTTAGGTAGCGAATCTAGTAAACTGCGGCCGTAACACCATAACGGTCCTAAGACGTTATTCGTTTAAACATGTGACCAGTTAACTCCAACTTTACGCATCGGCGACGGTTCAGCTGGTACACGTACATGAATATCTTGCATGTTACCGTACCACTCATTAACTAATTTTGTCATTTCTTCTAGTGAAACACCGTTTGTTTGCCAAGTATATGCATCGCCTGCGTGACGCATCTGTTTGCTGTCGTGTTTACTCATGAACACTTTAAGTTGATGAGTAGCTGCACTATTTTGCTGTGCTCTGTGAGCTGCAATACTAACTTCAACATCACCGTAATTTGCATTAGGTGGAATGTCTGACACTGCTTCCATTAAGTTACGTAGCTGATCTATTTCTTTCATTTTAATATCCCTTAAAGCCTTGCGTAGGGCTAACTGTGTTTATTGGATCTGGTTCTTTACTTGAAGTATTTATGTGTTCTTCGTAGTTTATACCCATTTCCTTAAATGCAGCCTTGACCATTTTCTTTTCTTCATCAGTGTAAGTAACAATCATTGGACGTCCAGTTACGAAACTGTACGGGTCAATGTCATTACAATGTCCTGGAAGTCGTGCCATCAACTGTGATGCACGATATAAGTCAAGGAAACCGTCTGCTGTAAATGCTACGCCAGGAGACACTGCGGCTTGAGCCTTTAATGGCTTACCACGTTTTGCCTCTGTGACGAATTCGCTAGCTCTCATTACCAACTCATCTTATCAATGTAATTTGCTAACTGACGTGCTTCTTCTGTTGCACCGATCTTTTTAAGTACGTTAACTACTGTGTACCCTTCTTTCGAATCTGGATCACGTTCTACTGCGGCCTTACCTGCCGGAAGTAAATGCTTAACAATAAAGTACACTTCGTCATCAGTAAAAGAACCTGCTGACTCATCTAAGCCAGCGTGTTTCTTAATAAGATCCAAATCGTCCATTATTTCTTCTCGCCTCGGATACTAAACTCTTTATAAAGATCTAAGAAGCCATCAACACTTTCGTGTTCATTTTTAAAATAAGATTCTTCAACTTCTTCTTTCTTATCTTCATCTTCTTCTTTGTCATCTTCCTTGTCGTCTTTTTCCCAAGGCTTCTGCCATTCTTTCTTTTCTTCAGCTTCATCAACTTCTTCGTCGATAACTTCTTCTTCTTTCATTGCATCTTCGAACATGCCGTCTAACATTGATATTAATTCCGACATTGGATTGTCTCCGCCAGCTGCTGGTTTGTGCATACGCTTAGGCTTATTAAGGCCACCGCTTGTACCATGTGTTACCATGTCTACACCAGCTTCTTTTTCATTTGGTGTGTTAGCATGTTCGATGTCACGCTCTTCGCCAATTGATTTTGCATTGTCAACGTAGTCTCTAACATCATCACCAAAGCGATCAAATAACCATTCACTTGGATCACCTGTACGTGCTTTCTGTGTACCATAAGGCATGTCTTCAATGCTGTAGTCCATAAGTGCTTCGTCAACTGCGTCATTACCGTTTGATAACCATTGCATTAAGTCTTCAGTACTGAACTGTGATAATATTTTATCTACGCCGTGGTCTTCGTTGCTAGCCATTGCTTGGGCACGTGTCATTGGAGTGTGTACTGGTATTTCGTTATCGTACAGCTCGTAATCATCATCGTCGTTGCCAAATTCAATTGCATCTAAGTCGGCGTTTGAAGGTTCAACATCGCCCCTTGGAGCAAAATCATCTTCATCGTCGTCTTCCATTTCGCTCATGCCGCAAGATGCATTTGCATTAAGCTCTTGTGGTTCTGCATCTGGTACTGGTAATTCTGTTGTTTGCATTGGCTCTGCTGGCATTTGCGCAGGTTCGCCTGTATCAATCATGCTAGCTTCATCGTCCATGCTAGAATAGTCACCTGGGTTTAAACCTGCATTCTGCATCATTGCTGCTAACTCTTCGCCTGCACCTGGACCAACTGCTGTTACAGTAGTTGTATCATTTGCTGGGTTTTCTAAGTTAGTAGTCTGAGTCATTGTAATGTCTTCAGCTAGTAATGCATCGAAGTTAATGTTGAATTCTTCGTATACAGAGTTATTAGTAATGTCTGCTGAAACAATGTCACTTAAATGTACTTTAACTGTCTTGCCGTCACAATCACGAACGACTGTGCCGTAATGTCCACTTGGACTACGGTTAATGAATATGCCTCTGCGATCACCGTCTGGGTCTGAACAAATTTCAGGACTTAATACAACTGGTGTACCACGCTGTAAACGTTTACGGTGTGCTTCGTTTTCACTATCGAAAGTTGAAAACTCTAAATCATCACCTTTGCTCATTGCTATTTCAGCACCTGGAGAAGCACCTAGCGAAAACTCGTCTAGCTTAGTTGACTCTCCTAATTCATCGTCATCGTCATCTGGGCTACCAATCATTTCGTCTGGATCATCACCGTCATGGCCCATTGCGCTAGACCATTCATCTTCATCAGACTCTTTAGACTCTGTAGCAAAGCTGTTTTCGTCGTCGTCAACGCCCATAAATGCTGCGGCTGTTTCTTCATCGTCAAATTCTGTAGTGTTACCATCAGTTGTAACTTTTACTTTATTGCCCATGCTCTGTACTTTAGTTTGTGTTTCGCCTACACCTTGTGCTTGGCGTGACTTAACTCGTCCACTAATACGTTCTGCTGCGCCTTCTTCAACTGGTGTAAGTTTATCAGCAGCCGATTCAAGGTTGTCAAACGTCTCTAAAATGTTATAAAGTTTCATATCACTCATTATATTATGTCCTTAATTTTTAAACGCTTGACCTTTGATAGTGGGCTATCTTTGTCTTCGTCTGTATCTGTTGAATATTGCGCTGCTGGTGTTGTTTCACCTGCTATTTCAAAGTCTGTGTCTGCTTCGCCTGCAAACTCTCTAGCTGCTGTTTCGTAGCTGTCTGCATATGCATCGCTAGCGTCTTTCTGCTCTGAGGTTTGATCTGGGTATTCAGGAGTTTCTAAACGTGTACCGTCTTCAACACCTTCTAACTCTTTAGTCATGCTATCGTTAAAATCTTTACAAAGCACAACTATCTTAGCTGGATCAATGCCACACTGTTTAGCAAGTTCTGTGATTTGCTCTGCACTTCCCGGATAATTTAAAGTAACGTCAAATATATTAATCTCTTCGTTCTTTAAACCTGGAAAGCCGTGTGGGTCAGCTTGTATTGGGGTTTTCTTAGGCTTGGTGCAGTTATCTACATCAAACATATCCAATGCTGCTGCCAGCTTGTCGTAGTTCTCTTTAGGTAATTCGCCAGCAACTTTAATACGATAAACATATTGTTTAGCTGACGATGTAAAGTATTCATTTAGTGTTTTCATAAAGTGTTTATCTCGCAATATTTTTATGTATTTATCGATTCAATCAGTTTTGTCTTGATCTTGTTTTGCTGCGTTCGCTTGCTTTAGTACTTCTGCAAGTAACTCATTTCGATCTAACATCTTGCCTTCCCCAGGTGTAGCATCTGGGTCACCGCTATCTTGATCTAGCTTTGCTTTCTTAAGCTGTAGGTCAAGCATCTTTAACTTTTTATTAATCTTAGCGTTTTTGGCTGTAATAGCGTGTCCTAGGAACTGACTTGCTGAGCCTAATATCTCGCTTGCCACTCTAGCTTCAACATTCATGCCCAAGTCCATAAGGTCCTTGTAGCTGTCAATAGCTAGCTGAGCTATATCGTCCATTTCCTTATCAGCTGCATCAAGCCCTTTAATAGCAGGCAACGCACTATCAATCTTTTCTAGATTGTGCATTGTTTCTTGTGTAACTATTTCAGTGGATGGTTGCTCAGGTTGAGCATCTTCACCGACATCATCTGTGTCAGTATCTTGTGGTAAATCGAATAACTCTGATAGTTTTTTTGTCATACACGTATTTAGTCACAGACCAAAGTGTATAAGAATTAGGATAGGCTATCGTCTGCCCTTTTGTGCGAAAATGTCGTGTTCTGTAATAACTCTGAATAAAATGCCTTGCTTACGTGCCCATTTTTCAGCCATTTGCCATTTAGCCATATTCACTGCTACTGTTGCACGTTGATTTTGGTTCATGCCTTCCTTTAAAGCACTTTGATTAGCTGGCTTAATTTCAATTAATTCAGTTATAATTTTATTGTTTTTGGTTCTGTATCGTATCAGGAAATCAGGTACGTATGTTGTTTGCTTACCTGTAATTGGATGTCTGTACGGTATACGAACTGCTTCGCTAGCCCATTCAAGTATGTGATCATTGGTGTCACAAAAAATACAAAAGTGATTCTCCCAAGAGCTTCTATAAATTATTTTGCCCTTGCCGATATACTTGTCTGGATTGCGTGGAGTGTATACACCTTGTGAGAATTTAGAGCTGCCTCTGCGTCCTGCCATGTTTAACTCAATACATTTCGACCAGCATAATAATTTGGTCTAATAGGATTTTGCACACCGTACATTGTCGACGGAGAATTAATACCGTTTAAGTAATACGCCATTGATGTATTCAACGTCATTTCACTTGTTACATCTAGTGATTCGAGAAGTGTAAGCACATTTAAGCTAGTAACTCGTGCTATTTTGTATAATGACTGCGTGAAGTTTAAAGCTGCGCCTTCATCTTTCATAACGCCAGTGAACACACTTAATACATGATCATATTCATTACCAACAGATGGCTGCGGCTGTGACTCACGATTAACTGCTCGTGTTATGTTAGCGTCCGAGTACTGCGTGTCGTTTATTGTGTTTCTATTATTACTAGCCATTGTTACTCCGAAGACTTAGTCGGCGATGCCGTTGTGTTCGTTACATTAGAGTTGTCGCCCGGTGAAGGGAAATTCAATAATCTATCCGGCGCTCTTAAAGTATCTAGTACTGAACTAGTCGCGTCTTGAATAGTATCTGTTGTAACTACATTAGCTAAGTTCTCAGCACTACCAAATGTAGTTACAGAAGCGCCTGCTTTTTGTACTGCGCCTAATATATTGCCACTAGCTAAGTCTGTTCCAACAGCGTCAAACGTATCAGTAATGCCGCCCTGACCGAATGTTGATGATGTACTACCTGGACCTAGTGCGCCTGGTTCTGTATCGTAACGATTTGCTTCACCAAAGCCTGGAATATTCTCACCGCCTGGGCCAACATCACCGAAGCCGTACTTAACAGCTTCGTACTGAATTTGCATCTCATGTTCCATCACACCAGCGGATTCCGCATAATCATATGTGTCGTGACGCCACGACGTTATAACAGGATTAATTAATGTATACGAAGTGTACTTGCCGCCTGACATACCATATACTGTTATGTCTTTAAAGAACGCAGGTTTAGCACCTTGATCTGCATTTGATGAAATTGTCTTACCCCAGCCTGCTGCTTGACGTGACCTTGTAGGACTGTAAATATCGCGACTATTGTAAGTTGTTTTACCGGTTGTATTTTGTTCAGGTGCACCTTCACTATAATGATAAGATGAATCTGCAAAATAATATGTGTAGTAACTATTCCATAATGCTAGAACATTGTTAGAGCTATCATCATGTAGTTTTATAGTTACTGGTTCATAATTAATTCTATTATGAACTAATCGCTTTCTGTTGTACTGGACGTATTCGCCTGTGTCCAATTTAAATGAAGGTAATTGTATTGTCTTAACCAGAGCACCAATAAGACCTTTGTCAGTTGACAAAACATGGCCTGGATTAGTAGGACTAAAGTAAACATGAAAAAGGAATTTTTGCTTTGGTGCTAACGCCATCCCGTCCGGGCGCATTAGCTTCGAAGCATGTGAATAATCCTTTTGTATATTGGTCCCAAAGAACCCGCCAGCTGCTTGACTAAGAAGCTTCGACGGGTCCGTTAGATCATCTAAGATGCTCAATGTCTATTAACCTGTAGTGTTAAGACCTAAAGTACGACCAACATCTGCACCAATACCACTTTCTAATGGAGTCTGTACTGCATTATCAAATGTGATTGTTAACGCTAATGTTGCTGGATCGTTTGATGTATAATCTACATCACCGTAGTTAACGCCTTGTAGGTAGCAACCGTATATTTCCCAAGTTTCAAGAACGTTGGCTTCGTGTGCTCCGTTACCACCGTCTAACATTTCTAAACGTGTAGTAAATTTGTAATCGATACCTGAAGCTGCTGATGCTTGCTCCATGAAATCGAATTGCTTCTGCATTTGCTCACCAACTAGTTTAGCAACTGCGCCTGAGGCATCATCACGTAACGTACATGTTACATCAGCCCAACTTGGCTTACCAGCTAATTTAATTTTTGAGTTGTATACGTCGATTACAATTGGTTCGAACGAAGGATTCGGACGTGCAAAGTTCATAACTTGTTTAGTTAATTCTGTACGCGGAGTCGAAACACCTAGGTTTTCAAAAATAACGCGAAAACGATATTTTAATTTAGGCATTAACAAGCCTTGGCTTGTTGCACTCTGATCACTTGCTAACGGCGTGGTCATTCTTGTTAAAGATGAAACTGACATTTTATTTGTCTCCTGTTATATAATTCTTACTGTTATTTATCCTTTTATCATCGTGAAAAAATCGCCAAAATAAAAGGGCCGTTAAGCCCTTTTAAATGTACAGCTCAAAAGTTATTAACCGCCGCTAATTTCACCAGTGTTCTTAATTCTAACAGGAACATAAATAAATTCGCTTGCTTTAACTGGTTCTATTGCTATATCAACCCAAAGTTCGTTTCGATCAATACGATCATTAGTGTTGTTGCTCTTATCACATACAACAATGTAATCGTAAATACCACGTTTTGAAATTAAGTCATTAAGCATACGCTCCATTTGACCTTTGATTTCATCACGTGTTAACTTGTCGTTTGGTTCAAATACAAACTGCTTACCTAATGCATCAGCTTGTACACGAATGTGAGCAACCAAACGTGATACGTTAATACGATCTAACGCTGTTCCTGGCTTAGTAGTTTTGTTACCGTAGTTAACAATACCTGCACCTGGAATGAATGTAATTGGGTTAACGTTGCTAGTGTACAGTACGTCGCGAATACCCTGGCGTGTTGCCATTTGCTGGAATTCACCTGTCTGTGCATCAATGTAACCAATTGCATTAACGTTATCAATTTGACCACGTCTAACACCAGCTGGAGCTAACCATGGGTATGATTGTTCGTCGCTGTGTATAATTGTACGTAGCATCATATGACTTGGTGGAACAACAATTGATGTACCTGATAAGTCATTAGTTCTACCCGATGGATAGAACACACCAAGGTATTCATCATTTGATGCTAAGCCATCGCCAGTTGATGTGCCTAGTCCATCGTTGTTTGATGCCCATTCAACAAGTTCTGAACCTGTGTTAGGTAAACGTAATGGTGAATCACCAACAATAAATGCAGTGTTAGCACGTTCGTTATTTAATGCAACCATGTTAGGAATAAGTTCTGGATATCCCGGAGCTGCAATTAAGTTATACAGACGTTGTTCTTCACGTATGTCTGAGTTAGTATCAATTGCTGCTTTCATTGCTTCAACAACTAGTGCGCGTTGAGCTAAACGACCAAAGTTTGCACTTCCATCATCTTTAAGTCCTGATACTGTAACCCATGCATTTCTTTCTGTTGGAAGAACTGCTGAACCAAAGTCATCTGCGTTGAAATAGTTAACACGGAATTCTTTAACGTTATAACCGCTTCTACGCATGTTGAATAATAACATACCGTCTGGGTATAAAGCTGGATCTGGCGCATCAATGTCTAAGTAATCGCTTGATAGTAAATCAGTAGTTGATGGCATGTCACCAGTAACTGGATCTGTGGTACCGTCTCCTGCCCAACGTGCGTCTGCAAATAATACACCGTCTGTTGTTGTTTGATCTGCATTGTCAATTAATACCCAACCATCAACTGCGTTCTGGTCTTGTTCCCAACGTCTTAGAACTGGATAGTTTTCTAAATCGCTTGTATCAATCCATAAGTCGCCATACACCAATGGTGATGAATCTGACTGGAATTCAGGAGCTGTTGGTGAAACAGTTGGACCTGCTGGATCAGTTACTGATAAGTCTAGTCCACGGATATCGTTTGTAACATTCTTGTAGCCTTTCCAAGCACCACCATCGTGTATCATAATATCAATTTCGTCAATTACTGGGTAGTACCAACGTGTACCATTTAATGGATCTTGTCCTGGTACTGTAACATCTGCTGTGTAAGTTAATACATTCCAGTTACTTAAAACTAACTGACCTGCGTTATTGTTACGAACACTTTCTAATGCATTACTAATACCTGTTGCAGCAATCGCGCCACCTGCTGTATCTTCGAGAATAATAACACCACCACCTGTGTGTGAAATGTTTACTCGATTATTTGCAGTAACACTTGATGTAACGTTTGTAATACCTGCGGCAGTTAAGTCTGCAACAAAATCAGCTGGAGTAGTACCAGTCATTGTAACTGTTACCGCTGCTGTTAAAGCTGTGTCGTTTGTTACACTTGCTTGGATAGTAAACGCGTCGCCGCTATTAAATACTGGAGCTGTTGTAGCACCAGTAATTGATGTTTCGCCAAATGCACGTTCAAAGATTTTAAATGTGCCTGTGTTGTTTTCTTGTGTGTCGTACTGCACATATGTATCGCCAACTGCAATTGACTTACCACCAGTAGCTGGATCTAAGAACTTGTTAGCTGTTTGATCATTTGCATATACTGGAGCTGCTTGTTCAGCGAAAGTATCTGTTGATGAATTGTAACGTTTAATTACAATGTTTGTGCCTTCGTTAACTGCTGTAGTCTTCTGCCATATTGAACCACTTGGGCGAGGAGTAACATCTGTTGCTCTCCAACGCGGAATGTTTACATGGCTTTCGTGTGCTACGATTGGACCTGCATACGAACCTGCTGTAATACCAAGGTCAGCTAAGATAGTGCCAGTAGTACCATTTGCTAATGTTAATGTTACATCAATTGAACTGCTGTCTGAGCCTGCACCAGACTCGATGTAAAATTCGATTCTGTTGTTAACCTTTGCAGCGGTAACACCTGTGATACCTGCATTAGTGATATCAGTTACTAATGTATCAATTGTAGTACCTGTACCAACAACTGTATTACCGTTGATAACAATGTCATCGCCGATGTTCAATGCCGGGCTAGTTTCTGTGCCAACTACTGTTGCAATACCTGCTTTCCAATCATCCGAACCGATAAGAACCCATTCGTTGTTATTGTTTTTCCAATATATTGGATTGTTGGCATTAGTTGTTACAATTGCATAAGAGTTAATTGTACCAACACTTGCTAATGGAACGCCACCGACTGCTAATAAATCATCGTTGTCTGTGATAAGCATTGGAGTAATTAAGTTAAACGCATTCTGCGTTGAATTCCAAGCAAATAATCCATATGATGATTCTGCTAAATCAAACCAATAAGCGCCATTGTTTGGATCACCTTTCGGACGTGTTAGTTCAGCTTCTAGTTGAGTTAAGTCAACGTCAACACGCTGAATGTATGCTCTGTTAGTAGAACCCAAAACTGAGTATGCTGCCATTAATCCGTATTCGTTTAATTCATAACCGTTAATGGCATCGCCACCTGCTGTTTTGTAAAACTCTGGATTACCAAACGTGTTCACAAGTTCACGCTGGCTAGTAATTAAATATATATCATCAACTGATGATGCTAGTGTACCTGGTGCAATTCCTGTGCCTGCTGGAGTTAATTTATTTTCCGCTGTGGCTAACAAGATGTACGGTACTGTATTCTGTCCTGCTGAAGAGTACTGACTTTCGTCTATAATAGTTACTTCAACGCCCGGTGATACAAGTGCCATTTTAAAATCTCCTATAAATGTAAGTTTATTTCTGTTACATCTATTTATTAGAAAACCCGGAATATAGGTGGTTAACGACGGTGGTTTTGAAACCTTTAAAGGACCGACTGCTAAATAAAGTTATGAAAAGACCTATTTGTACTGCATGTAACCAACGTCATGCAGGAATAAACTATAAACGCAATGGGAAAACATACTATCGAAAGAAATGCGACACTTGTATAAGGGAGAGCCGTCAGGTTAGACCTGCTAAACCAAATTGGACCAAGTCCGGATACAAGAAAAAGATGCAATGTGACAAGTGTCACTTCAAAGCTAGGTGGGCAAAACAGATTATTGTGTTTTATGTTGATGGAGATTTGAACAACACCAAATTGAACAACTTAAAATCCATTTGTTTAAATTGTTCAATTGCTGTTGAAAAACAAGATATGCCTTGGGCTAAGGACTTAGGGTTAAACGCTGATAATTAAAGCTTAGTAATACCTAGCTGCTCTATTGATTTCTGTAGTACATCAATTTGGTTAACACAGTCAGCCAAAGCATTATGGTTGTTACCAAGTGGCTTAGCACCTGTTAACTTGTATATAGTACGCGCATCCATAACCTGCCAGTATTTCCATGGGCAGCTAATACCGTATTGGCGCATCGCATCTTCTAAAATTACCATATCAAAAGTAGTACCGTTAGCCCAGATGCGGCTATGCTTCCATGCTACTTTTGATAATTCCTTAAGACCTGTTTCAATATCAACACGGTCTTCGCCGTCGCCTAGAGCTTCTTCCTGTGCATCTTCAGCTTGCTTACCCCACCATTCAACGGTATCATCGTTTACACTACGTTCGCTCTGAGAATCAATAGTTAAGCGTCTGTAATATGTTACGTCGGTGAATCTATCGCTAAAAGGATCAAAGCCCTGAGCACCTATTGTTAGTATAGTTGATGTAGGTGTGACATCAAGTGTTTCAATATCTATCATTAAATCTGACATGTTAATCCTCTGTTTTATTTCCCGGAAACTCAACTACATTATCTGTTGGCTTTGTAGGAGGTTCTTCCGTAGCTAAATCTTTCTTGTACACAAGATAAAAATTTAGTAAGATGCGTTGAGCTTCTGCTAACTCGTGACTTAAGTTTTGTATTTCATCCTCAGGAAGAGGAATATCCATTTTAAGCAGATCCAGCAAACCTTCGCATCGTCTGCGAGCGTCGTGGATTTTAATTTCTATATCGGTTAAGGTGTATTCGCCTGTTTCATAAGTCATAAGGATAGTATAATAGAAAACTGTAGGTTTGTCTACCTACAGTTTTTCCATTTACTTTGTAACGTGCGGATTGTTTATATTGTTGAACTCTTTTAGGAATGTATCTTTGTGCTTGTTAACTGCAACCGTGTAATGCCAGTCATTGTACTCGCTACCTAAAGCACCGCCAAGTCCACGATTGTATGCTGTGATAGCAAAGTTAGTTGGGCGTACATAGTTACGCTTTTCGTTGCGGCCCATCATCCAAAGATACTTACTTGCAACTCGAATATTGAACTTCTTGTCCATAATCAAATGCGCAATGATTTCTTCATTGGTCTTTAGGTAAGCTGCTTTTTGGACTGTCTTCATTGTTCCATTAGCTTGCTTCTCTCTAATGCGAGGCTGATAAAAACCTGGGAAGTCATTAGGGAACCGTTTAAATACGTCCTGGGCTGCTGCTACTTTAATTTGACCTACACCGTAATAGCGTTTACCAAATTTTAAACCAGCTTCGTCGCCAGCTACTTCGTGTCCTTTGTATCCACCTGCTTTAGATTCTTGCCAAATAAGACCTTGTAGCACTGCTGGTTCACGATGACCATCTGCTTTTGCTACATCGTATGCATACAATAGCATGTCTGCCTGCTCGCGGTCTATCGACCTAGGTAAGCTAACAATGTGACGTTCGCCTTTGTATGAATATAGATTTTCTTGATATGATTCACCTTTGCCTATCATCATTAAGTTGAGTGGAGTCATTATTACTTCTGCATATGTACCGCAGTAAGAAATAGGCATAGGCTCAGTTGGTGCCATTACTGTTGGGCTAGCAGGCGCTGGTTTTGCCTGTGCTTCTTGTTCTAAATAGCCGAACTGCATAACAGCCAATGGTACTGCAATTAGTGTAAAAATTGCTATGGCGATGTGGTAACCGAAAGTTGAGTTACTTGTTTGCTTCTTCATGTGGTGCCTCTAAATTAAAATGTGTTATCCAATTACCCATGTTAACGGATCTGATCCATCTACAAAGTTCTTTAAATCTTCAAGTAGTTCTTTCATTAACTCGTTTGCTTCTGATTTCATTGTTGAACCGTTTAAGCTAGTGCCGCCATTCGGTCCTGCAATTTGTGCAAACTTTTCACGTGCTTCACCTTCCATGTACTTACAATTGGCATAGGTAAAGTCTTTAATCCACTGTGATATCTGAAGTTCTGTTAACAACTGTACCTCAGGCTTCATGTTGTAAGTCCACAATAGTATAGTTTCACCTGAACTAGTAATGTTTCTAACTAACTTAATACGCTTGGTGCTTGGGTTAAATGTAAAGTTCATGTAACCACCAAACATTCTTGCAGCAAGTTCTAGCTTTTGTGTGTATAGTTCCCACGTTGCTAAACCGCCAGTACCACCTAAGTTTAAGATGTACGTATTAATAACAGCTGATGAGAATGGATCAAACGCTGAGTCGCCACCAATAGAACCAAATGTTCTACGGAATATCTGGCGGACTTCTGTTACTTCCTGAGGTAGTGTGTATTCATCTATATTTTCCTCAAGGTCCAACCAAACATACGCTTCTTCGTATGCATTTTGTGCCTTTTGCCTATACGTGCCAATTGCTCGTTTATAAGCTGTTTCGTAATGTATTGGATCAAGAGAAAGATCCACCATACCACTACCCATCAATGCTGATGCGTAGTCAAATACTTCTTGTTTCATTTCTTCTAAGTTAGCCATAAGTTTTCTCGCAGTCTATATGCTATTTATCCTATCCTGCTTGGCTAACTCTTCTACTTGAGGCATTATGTTCTTGACACAAGGTCCTTTGATTTGTCCATCCGGACTAGATATTACTATTGTCGCACAATCCAACGGCCACGGATATTGAATTACAGTGACGTGGGACTTAGACAAGTCAAATATTTTAAGTCCTTCTGTCCCTTCGGGGCGATACATTAACACGCCACCTAAAAAGATGTCTTCATAATTATAAGCTGCAACCATAGCATTACCTAAAAACATGCTGTATGCCTTTAAGGTTACTACGCCAAGTAATACCGAGCCAACTACTGTTCCAAGTAAAACTCGTTTTATGCTTATCTTAGTATTCATTACCACCACCAATGGATTAAACATTTAGTTATGCCACGCGATTCTAAGAACTCAGCAATGACAGGATATTGTTCTTTATGCTCTTCGTGATCAATCCAGGTATAGTAATAATGATCGTTACCAAACCCCATGTCGGACCAAAGTTTTCTAACTTCGTCTTCAACTTCAACAGGACAATTGCTCCACTGCACTTCGAAAATATTATGTGCTTCTATGCATTCTGCGCCGTTTGTCTCGGCAGTTTTCCAAGCATCTTTACCGTGGCTATCTTTATGCTCGTAAGCTGTTGTTTCACCTGAGTACCTTGTATTATTCTTTAGTACTGAGAATGTTTTGTTGCCACCTTTCTTGTGTTTCTCAACACGGATATAGTGTGCAACCTGTTCTTCAGATAGCGTGTCAAGGAATCCGATAAGCTCGCGGCCTTCAGGAATACCCGGAACTTCAAGTCCAGTCCATTCGCCTTTATGAAACAGATTGATGCCGTCGTAATCTATTAGCGCAAAATTGCTCACAAGTTACCTCCAATGGTAACATCATATGTTTTTGTAGACTCGAAGCCCCAGCTAACCAGATAACGTTTAACACTTTCAACATCGTCGGTGTTCTTAAACATTTCAGTCGCTTCTTTAGCAAGTTCTTTAGCAATCTTTTTAGACATACCGTCTGGCGCTTTCATAGTTAATGCAGTGCCTGGCATATCAAAGTCGCCGTATGTTTGTACATTAAAAGTAATCATGGTTTCCTCGGGGCCGAACTCGTGGCATTGGTGGAGCTGGAGGTGGTGGCGGACGGTTTGGCTTAAGTCGACCTGCATGATGTGAAGTGTCTTCAAACGTTACCTTGCCTGGGTTTTTAATTGTCATCCATAATGTTTCTTTAAGAAAGTTACCGCTATTCCTAACATAGAAAAACAGTACTACCAACCAAACTATAGCATATAGATACCACGGGCCTCCGTCGACATTCGGGTTTATATCCATAATGATACCGTATATTGCCGCTGCTTGCATACAACCAAGCCAAAAGGCTAACGTTAGACGTCGCTCTGGAGTCATTTTAAGCTTTTTAAACTTCATGCTTTTCCTTTTGAAACGGCTCGACATCAAACCCGAGACGCTTCTTAACTAAGTCTTCTTCAGACTTTACATTTTCTTCCATTAGCGTCTTACATTGCTTAGGCATTGCAATTGATCCTACTACTGCCATACACTTCCAGCAACGGTAAGAACAACCGCTAGCATCATCCCAATGGGCTTCACCACAAGGCAAGTCAATGGTTTCCGGTACTACGGTACCATCAAATGCGCGTGGCATTACTCTGGGCCTTTTGGCTTGGTAAATGTGCTAATAAGATTCTCTAACATCCGAAGAGTTCTTTCTTCGTCGCTTAGTGATTCGTCAAGGTCAGCGTCAAAGTCAAAGGCGCCATGTAACATATCATACGCTTCTTTGTTTTCATCTAGCTCACACAGGTCTTCGCAGAACATACCGTACTCATTAGACACTGTAATTGGCTTGCCTGATATCTCGCATTCGCATTCGATATCAATCTGACCATTGCCGTTATCATTCGGCACTGCTTTAAATCTACACATCTTCTTTTATCTCCGTAAGTTTAAGGGCGTAAAAACTGTTATCTTCTTCAGCACGTTCCAAAAAGGCTTCATCAATAACAATTCTGCCATCCTCCTGGAACCAAGTTTCGTCAATGCTGTCAGCAGTAACATTTTCACCTAAATCAATTTCTACTCGTATTTTACACATTAGCACTGTACCACATCAATTATTGCCTCGGCATCACCAATTGAAACATTTGGAAAGTGACGCTTTACTATATCATCCGGGTCGCAGTCAAAGTCTGCAATTTCAGTATCAATCTCCGATTCACAGTCTGTGATACGCATTGACTTGCTCGGATGGTCTACCATGAATGCTATCCAACACATATTAAAATACCTTCAGTATAACAATGTTATCGTTAAAGCGACCGGACATCTTAGTCTCAACTGACTTCGTTTTCTCAAACAGCTTCCTGGTGTTTGGTCGGCTCGCTGCCATTAGTGCTTTAAGCTGCTCTGCTGGCTTACGGACTGTCTTCTGCACGGACTTCGTTGTGTTAAAGCCTTCGATTGTGTTGTTCTTAATTGACAGGCCACCTGCGTACTCGTCTGCAATGAAATACATGAGCTTGCGCTTCTTAGCATCGTATGCGAACATTTCTTTAGCACCAATAATCTTAGCTGGCTTTTCACTAACAAGCTTTAAGGTATCTTCCTTAGGCATGAACTTCAACTTACGTGCTAATTGATCAGGCGTCTTCACCTTACGTGCTCGCACTTTCTTAGTTGACTTCTTGTATGCCACATAGCTGTGGTAATCAGCAACAACCATTTCAGCAAACTTAACTAGGTTGCGGAGTTGGATTTTAGTAAACTGACTGTAACCTTCTTTAAGATCAGCGTCTTCACCTGCATGAGCTTCTTTATATTCTGCTGCAACCGCTTCCCAGTGTGCAATGCCTGCGCCTGCATGAGCTGGTAGGATGTTTGCAATCTTTAAAACATCAATTGGCTTGAAGTTGTGACTAGCTTTTGCGCCTGCTTTAATGTAATCATCAAGCAAGCCTTCTATTTCGCCTTCTGCTTCTGCTGCAATTTCTCGCATACGTTCCTGGATGTTAAATTTTGCTTTGGTTGCCTTAGCTTCCTTAGCTTCATCTGACTCAGGGTCAACTTCTGCTTTTTTAGCTGCTACTGATGCAATTGCTTTTTCAATTGCAGTGTCGATGCGGTTTGTCTCATCTTCGTCCAGCACCCAACCCATCATAGTCATACGAGATAACCAGCCTAGTGCATTTGATACTGAATTGTCATGTGCGCGTTTAAGCTGCTTCGCTTCATCTTTGCGCTCATTAATAGTTAAGTACTCTTGCAGGAATGCATGAGCATCTTTTGAACCAAAATTATAGTTGTACCAGTTAAGTCCAGTTGATAAGTGGTGCTTGCGATTGTCTGCGGTTATTTCAACCCCTTCCCAAACTGGCTCATAGCCTGTGTACTTTGCTGCATCAACACTTACTTTAAGTGACTTGGCTGCTGTGTTCAGTGGCGCTGGGTTCATTGCCCTTGCTCTACTTGTTTTAGCTTTAGCCATATTATGTGCTCCTGTTAATTAACTTATGTACGTATTATATGATCATCTAGCCAAAAGGTCAACCTATTTATATTGTGTTCTCCAGGGATTTTTGTATAATTTTGTAAGTCATTGATTTATATAGCTTTTTAGCAACTCACAATATATTGGTACATTGCTGTAAGTCATTGATTTATATAGCATTAAAAATTAAATAGGCGGTTTTTAAAAAATAAGGTAGGGCAATGTATACATTATATACGTGTAATACGCAAAAACCACGGTTATTTTGTAAGTCATTGATTTTAACTTAAAATAAAGGTTGACCTTTTACCAAAATAGTCATATAATTAGTACATAGTTAGATAAAGAGACAATGCACATGAACGTAACAGACGAGATGCTACAAGCTGCAATGAAAAAAGCAGTAGAATTAGGGTTACTTCCTGCATTTGCCGGTGAAGAACAATACTTAAAGAATTGGGATAATATGCAGCAAGTGTTAGAAGCTGCATTTGAGGAGATAGCGCAATGACTGTACCATACGATAGACCAGTACCAGGCGAATATGATGTTACTGTTGAAGCAGACGGTGAAATCACAATTGCTATTGATGGTGGTTACCATGGTGAGCAAGTTGATCGCGTTTTCACAGGCGAGCAGATGAAGACTATTGCTGCATACGCTGAACGCCACCGTGCTGCATACCAAGCATGGGTTGATGGTGATTACGAAGACGAACAAGTTTATTTTGATGCAATGGGTGAAGAATGTCAAAAATAAAAGTAGGCGAGCAATACTTTAATTGGTGGACTACCGGCTTTGTCGGTCCGTTCACTTATAAGGGTGGCGATAACTTTGCGTTCAATTCAATGATACGCGGCGACATTGCTAAGTTAACACTTGCCCAAGAAGGCTTTAATTACATGTTCGACAATGCTTGGACATTAGATGCGTCTCGCGATTATGCGGGGCAGGTGCATGAGGTGTTTGCTGCTGAAGCAGTTGACGAGCAGATTGCACTTACTAATGATCCCCACGTTGTTGAAATCTTAGAAGCACTGAAAGAATGCACCGATGTTCTTTTGGAATCACTTGGAGTTACATTATGATGTTAGCCTCATTTTTAATTGGTGCGGTATGTGTTATATTGATTATAGTTGGCGGTGTGTTTGTGTTTGGCGGCATGCTTGGCAATGACATTAGGGTATGTATTGGCGGGGGACTAATGATCGCCGCTGGTATTATCTTACCAATATCGGTATTCCTATGAAGTTTACTCCACTTGAAAAAAGCAGAGCTAAAGAGCTCGAAACTATAACTACATCCTATTTAAATGTATTGTCACATGATGATTTGTTAGGCGTGGACCCAATGCTAGTACATCAATTCCATAACTGGGCTGATGATAGTACCACCGAACGTGCTAATCCAGATGGTATATTTTTTAAGGGCTTGTACGAGAAAGCTAGATACATCTCAGATAAGTTAGGAATGAAGACATCGTTTTGGGTAACCTACTATGTCAAACATGCTGTATGGGGTTTTGAATACAACGGAAATGAATACCTGTTGTACTTTAGCAATGAAGGACTATCACTACAGATGCTGGACACCACGTCAGGCTATGAAGTGCTAGCTTGTATTTCAGAAATAATCAAGAGGTGGAAATCATGAAAGCACTATTCTTCTTACCAATGTTAATACTAAGTAACCTGCGCTTAATGCTGCCACGTCAAATGTTTGCAGCAACATACACACCAGCATCGGATGAGATGCGGGATGCAGAGCAGGAAATCCGTAACGTATCTAGACTAGCTGCTTACAAAGCAAAGAAACTTTTAGGAGAGTAACATGAAGTTCGCTGACATGTTAACGTTTTGGAAGATGAAGGGCATGATTGAAAATGATATCTGCATGACACGTGATAATGTGCATGGCAATGATCACAAGCATGTTCTTTATTTAATGACAGTTAAAAGCACATTTGAAATAGCACAAATTGTATACCGCTATGACTTAGTTGATAACGTTAAGACCAAGTTTGCTTTAGTGTATGCCGACATATTATTCCCAGGCAACAACTTTGGGCAGAAGAAGCCTAACGAAGTGTTCATTAAAAATGCTAAGGTTAGTGACTTAGCCAGGTACCTATGTGAGCGTACATGAAGCCTGCTGAAGTACTCACATACGCCTTGCTTGCTGGAGAAGTGACTCTTAATAAACAGTTAAAAGACAACTCCGGCAAGTTGACCGATTTCTATATAGTTCAACTTACTGTACGCGGCAGCTCTATTGGCTTCCAATACCACAAAGATGGCGACGAATTAACCTTTGTCAAAGGTAGTAAACGTGAGTCTGATCCTACGCTGGGCACTACGCTATCTACAATCTACGGTTTTGATCATCTCTTAAAGACCCTTTCATTATGAAACTACCAGAATTTATAACGTACTGCACACTTAAAGATCTTATTGTAGTGCATGAAAGGTTAGATAACGAGTGGTATGCTAATGCCACTAATATGCAGAAACTTGTAATAGAAAATGATAATTTCCTGGCTACAATCAAATATATCCATTTTGCAAACAAATACAGTATATTATATTCTGAACTATCTGAGTATTCACCAGATATGATACACTCCCTGTTCACACCGACTTAGATATTATAATAAGCAAATTCGCGTAACAATTCTGCTCGTATACTTCTGCATAAATACATCAAAGCAGGAATATACTATGCAATTTACAGAAAATAAGTACACCAGATGGTATTTTAATATCATTTACAAAGCGGCAGATGTTCGCACAAAGGGCAAGACTGAGTTACACCATGTTTTGCCTAAATCGCTGTATCCTGAATTTAAAAATTTGAAAAAACATTCATGGAATGAAGTACACCTAACTGCACGTGAACATTTTATTTGTCATTGGCTACTAACTAAGATGTGTACTAACCGTGCCAATATGCACAAAATGGTCTTTGCATTTAAAATGATGATGCACATGGAAAATCCAACACAAAATAGATACAAAATTAATTCACATGTGTATCAAATTCTTAGAGAAAACTTGGCGCAAAAACTGAGTGATTTTAAGTTTACGGATCAACGCATTGCTAATATGAAAAAAGCCGCACAGAATAGGGCTGCTAACCTGACAGATGCCGAGCGCGAACAACGAAGTGAATGTCTAATTAAATTAAATAAAAGTAGAAGAGGTGAGAAGCGACCTTCCCAGTCTGGGAAGAATAATGTTATGGCCGGACCAGGCGTATTAGCTAAATTTGTTGGAGAAAATAACCATTTCTATAACAAAACCCATACGTCAGAAACCAAACAGTCAATAGGCGAATGCAGAAAGAAAGAAAAATGGATATGTCAGCACTGTCAAAAAGAAGGGGTAGGGTATGGCAACTATCACCGCTGGCATAATGAAAATTGCAAGGAGAAGATACATGCCTAAGTTATCATTGTGGCGCCAGGAAAAAACGAACGATTTTAAGTTTCTTGATAATATAATTAGGGAACAGTATGTAGTCGGGGGCCTTGATATCCACATACACAAGTACCTTGGCGTTAAAACTACCGCAGAACCATCAGGGGATGCAACTATCCCAACATACAACGAAACAAATCCTCTCTTTATAGAAGATTTGTTATTGCTTGAAAACCGTAATCGCGATTACGAAGATGATGTGTACACAATGCGCGGTGTTTATCGCACACAAGATATCGACTTTGATTTAAGCCAATTTGGACTTTTCCTCCAAAACGATACACTGTTTATTACCTTCCATTATAATGATATGATCGACCACCTTGGTCGAAAGCTAATGAATGGTGACGTACTTGAAATACCAAATTTACGTGATTATCATCCACTGGATGATTCTATCCCTAAAGCTTTACCAAAGTTCTACGTTATTAATGATGCGTCATTTGCAAGCGAAGGTTTCTCACAAACATGGTTACCTCACTTGTGGCGTGTAAAGGCTGTACCGTTAGTAGGCTCACAAGAGTACAACGATATTCTCGAAAACTACATAGACGAAGATGGCGGCATTGATGGTGATGACGGAGCCGGTAATGGAAGCGGAACGCTTGCGGATTACATGTGTCAACACAATAAAAACCTTGAACTAAATGATGCTATTCTTACACAAGCCGAAGTTGAAGTTCCACTAAGTGGTTACGACATAAGTAACTTTTACATAGTTGAATATGACGAAGAAGGTTTACCCGTTGACACATTCGGCTTACCAATAGATACAACATATATCACAGCTGATATAATTACTGTTACAGCTGACTTCGGTACTGCATCAACAAATACAAGAGGTGAGCTATCACTAGGGTACATGGACGGAGACGGACTTGCACCAAACGGTTGGCCTGTTTCACCAGGTACATCATTCCCAATTAATCCATCAATTGGCGATTATGTATTACGACTAGACTACGCACCTAATAGATTGTTTAGATACAACGGTACCATTTGGGTTAAAGTAGAAGACAACATCAGAACTGATTTATACTTAGATGGCGATACTCAACGTAGTAACTTTGTTAACAACACAGATACCGTTAGCACTACCGACCGCGGTGATATACCAAGTAGACAATCACTTAGTGATTTACTTAAACCGTCATCTGATAATTAATATGTACATATACCTAATCACAAATTTATCTAACAATAAAGTTTATGTTGGACAAACTGTACAGAAGAATCCAAAGATGCATTGGTATGTGCATTAGAAGGAAGGCCAAGCACTAAGTGGACAAAAGAAATGAAAGAAAAAGCCTATAAAATGTTTAAAAGGAAAACTCGGAAACTAATCATCGGCAAACATGTATGGATGGAGGTGTAACGTGGCTGCTTTTCATTATGATCAACAAATAAGACGCTTCCTTTTACAGTTTGCTAGAATGTTTAGTAACTTCGAAGTTGAAAGCGGACTTGACAATACCGGCAATGCGACTCTTATTCGTGTGCCAGTGCGCTATGGCGATGCGACTAGACAAGCTGAAACTATCTTGCAGGAAAACTCTCGCAATAGTATTCCGTGTGCTCCGACAATGTCTTTTTATATTGACTCGTTAAAATATGATCGTCCTCGTATGCAGGAACCATATCACATTGACAAGAAACAAGTTAAACAACGTGAGTGGGACGAAGGTTCACAGACATATGAAACTACACAAGGTAACGCATTTAGTCTTGAACGTCAGATGCCAGTGCCGTACTTACTTGGTTTAAAATTAGATGTATGGACATCTAGTACAAACATGAAGCTTCAGTTAATGGAGCAAATCTTAACACTATTCAATCCAGCACTTGAGATACAGTCAACAGACAATTACTTAGACTGGACAAGCTTAAGCGTAGTTGAGTTAGCCGATGTTAACTGGAGTTCTCGTCAAGTTCCAAACAATGACGATGCAATCGATATCGCTACACTAAAATTTAATCTTCCAATTTGGATTAGCCCGCCTGCTCGTGTTACAAAGCAAGGTGTTGTCCATAAGGTTATTGCTAGCATATACGACGAAGCTGGTGAATATGTCGATGCTATTGACGCAGATAATATACTACTAGGTACCAGAGTTAAAATTACTCCACACGGTTATCAAGTATTGTTACTAGGCAACGAGTTGCGTATTTTACCGCAACCAACACCAGGCGATAACGGAGACATTCAAACAATTCCAGATCCGGCCGATAATAATATTTCGTGGAGAGCAGTAATTGATGAGTACGGTGCATTAAACGATGGTATATCACAAATTCGAATTGAACCAGAAGATGAAAGTGACTCTGATATTGTTGGCACCGTTGCGTTCCATCCTGCAGATCCTAGTTCGTTACTATTTACAGTAGACACTGATACGTTACCTAGCAACACAGAGCTACCAGTTGATGCTGTTATTGATCCACTAGACGATGGCCCAGGCGTTGGGTTACCCGCTGCGGCACTAGGCGCGAGATACTTATTAGTTGATGACATCGGTAACATAGATAATACTGATATTGCTGATGCTTGGCAAGGACCAGGTGCTCCACTAGTCGCAGTTAAAAATGATATTGTCGAGTACAACGGAACTGATTGGGTTGTTGCATTTGACGCATCAGCACATAATACAGATGCTCCTGCTTATGTTGCTAACTTAACAACGTCTATACAATTTAAATTCGACGGTAACGACTGGAAGCGAAGCTACGAAGGAATATACCCTGGAGGTAGATGGGGTCTAGTTCTTTAAGATTGACAAATCTTACAATACCTGTTATACTGAATTGATATGAAATATCATTATACTTACTTAATAACAAATTTACACCCACTCTCGAGAGAACGCTATTATATTGGTGTGCATTCAGCAAGTAGCGATAGCAACAATTACATGGGCTCAAGTAAATATCTTACTAAGGACATCATTCAACTCGGAAAAGAAAACTTTGAAAAAATAATTATCGAAATTTGGCCAACTCGAAAATTAGCAGAAGCGCATGAAATATGGCTTCATGGGTGGTATAACGTAAAAAATAATAATTTATTCTATAATAGGGCTAATCAACTAGATAACGGATTCACTTCGTATGGAAACGTAGAGGTCGCTAACAGACGCATTACATCAATTATTAAATGTTGGGCAAACAAATCACCAAACGACATACTAGCACATGCCACAGTCGCTTCGAAAATATCAGCTAACACATGGAGCAAAAAAACACAACAAGAAAAAGATGATATTTTCAAAAAGGTGTCATTAGGTAATAAGTTACACTGGACGAAGAAATCAGTAGAAGATAAAGATAAGTGGTCAAATAAGTTCAAAGAGATTTACAATAATAAATCGCCAGAAGAAAAGAATATTATTGCAATTTGTAATTCAAAAGCCACAAAAGGAACAAAATGGTACACCAATGGAAAAGTTCGCAAACGCTGTTTACCAGGCCGTGAACCTGACGGTTTTGTCCTAGGACATAAAATAAATGTCTAAAATAGAAGCAGTGGGTGTGTGGTTCTACAGTAAAGAAACTAACCGTCATCTTTACTTAATGCGCAATGACATAAAGTACAAAGGCCATTGGTCGCTCCCAGGTGGCAAGATCGAAGAAGGTGAAACATTACTTGAAGCAATCGAACGTGAATGCACTGAAGAAATGGGTTTCATGCCCGAGTCTATTAAACTAATACCCATTGAAAAGTTTACTGCTAATGATGACTACTTTAGTTACCATACATTCTATTGCATTGTAGAAAAAGAATTCACACCAGAATTAAATCATGAGCATGTTGGATACGCTTGGATTAATTCAGATATTATCCCTAAGCCGTTACATCCGGGCTTGTGGGCTACATTAAAAATTGATGATATTTTTCAACGTATCAATACGTTAAAAGATTTGTACTTAAATTAGATATCACACTGTGAAACAAACTCAGCTCGCGGCATCATATTAAAATTAATACACCTGCGCCAAGAGTCTGGGCTATTAACATCACTTACATGATGGAAAGTCACATCGTTGTATGTTTGCATTACCTTTGTAACTGCATGAATCGTTTTCATATCAGCATCAGTTAAATCATATCCAAACATATAGATATCTGTGTGTCCGTCGAAACATGCAAGCCACAATGCTGTTGCTGGTGACACCATTAATGTGCCATGCGGTATTAGATAAAACTTTCCTGGGTTAGCAATACACAAAGCACCTGACGTATAAACAACATTGTCGATGTGATACCCTTCGCTAATGATCTCATCTAACTCAGGCTGAGTTAATACTATAGAGAAGTCTGCATTCATTTCTTTCCATGAATCGTTAACGGCATATAGCTGCATCTTGTTGCGGCCTAGTAGACCTCCGCTGTGATTCTGAAGTTGCTTTAGTGATGGAGATTTTATTATCCCGTGTGGCATAATACAACATGCCCTACAGCTTGAGCTCGTAACTTCGATTGGATTATCCACCCACTCTCGTGTTTGATCTTTACCGCCTTTCTTAAAAACAGTATTGGTAATTACAAACTCGCCCGGATACTCCGACCTATAGAATTTTTGCATGTCTTAATTGATTCCCTGGAATGTTCAGTTATATTTAGCCAAATAAAAAGGGCCGAAGCCCTTTTTACTATATAGCTATGTTAAAGTTAAACTACAACTTCAATAACTGCTTCGCCTTCAGAATCTTCTAAAGCCTTAGCAATTACAGCACCCATCATAGGGTTAGCTTCTGCTCTCGCTCCGCCGTTGCCGTCACTTACAAGCATGTCGCCTTTCTTGATGCTACCGCTTACCTTACATGGAACTCGTCCACGTAATGCTACTGCTACACCGTCTGCGTCACTGTTCATTAAGTAAGCTGGGTTTGTTGAAACAATACCTGCTACTCGTTGATCGTGATCGTGGCCACAAGCTGTAACTTCCTTAGCACCACCAAAACATACTACAGTACCTGGAGCAATTTCGGCATCAGCTTCATATATTTCAGCTAAATCCGCGTACTGAGCAGATGTTGATTCACCGTAGAATGTAGTTGCATACATTGCGTTGAATACGTTACCACTTGCACCAACTGTACGAGTGTTGTTTGCATCTGGAACTAAGTTACCAGCAATGCTGTCACCAGTGTTAGAAACAAACGCATCATCAACACTAAAATCGTTACCAGTTAATGTTAAGTTTGTGCCTGCTGTGTAAGCTGGTAAACCCTGGAACTGTGAAAATGTTAATGCATCAGTATCAAGAACAGCTATTGCCGGTGAACCACCGCCTGATAAACCAGTTTCTAATAGTGTCCAACCAGAAAGACCATTTGCTGAACCTTCGTTAATGAATGCAAATGTACCAGCTGTTACTTCACCTGATGGGTTACCATCGTAGTCAGTTGCACGAGTTAATACAAACGCAACACCGGCAGTACCTAATGTTGTCATTTCGTATATACCGTTATCAGCACCAGCTGCCTGGTCTTTAACCATAATACGATCGCCTAATTCAACTGCAATAGTATCAACTGTTAATACACCAACTGCATTAGCTGTTAATGTTTTACCAATACCTGAGCCTGCTGCTGTCACTGCTGGAAGAGCTGCATCTGTAGCTACTCGACATGCATCTTTAACTAATAAACCAGCTTGGGCTGAGTCTAACTGATTCTTAGTAACTGCATCTTGAGATGATACGCCATCAGCCATGTTAGTAATACGCTGGCTACCCATGTTGATTAAGCCAGTCATTGTAACTGTACCATCAGCTAAGAAGATAGCATTACCATGAATACCATCAACCATATCTGCATCAATGCCAGAACCTGAACCGTCAACAGTAATTAATGCTGCTAGTATCTCAGCTGCTGATTGATCAGCCGTTGCACTTGCTTCAATTGCTGCAAGCTTTGATTTTTCAGCATCAGTATAACGTATTGTTGCTACGTCAATAACAGTGCCACCACTATCTTTCATATAGATAATGCCGTCTGCTGTGTTTAATGCGAGTTCACCAGCTGCTAAGTCGCCTGGATTAGGCACTGCACTTGCTGTCGAACTCCTTTTAAGTAATATTGTATTTGCCATTTTTATAGTCTCCTATGAGAGGTCAAATTATTAATTGGCTTATTAATAATGCCTTGCGGGTCAGGTTAACTTTCGCTAACGCCCAGTGGGTCAAGACTGGGGCAAATGCCCCAGTCGCCCGTTCTATTAGTACGAACCACCGTCTAAAGTGACATCTGGATCTAATGTTGTACCTAAGTCTACTGGAGCTGGATCAACGCCATTTGACTGTAAGAATGTTACCGTACCTGCTACATTCTTAATCTTAACACCGCCTAAGTCAATAGTTGTGCCTGATAAGTACAGATCTTTCCAACGATTAGTTAATGAACCTAAATCGTATGTTACGTCTGCTGATGGAATCATGTGTCCAGTTATATCAAACTGTGTTGTGTTAGCTTGTATTGTAACACCACCGTCTGATACACCGTTAACACTTGTAGTAGTTGTTAACTCACGTACTTCAATAACATCGCCTGTTGCTGGAGCTTCAGTAAATGTTAATGTAGTACCAACAACACCGTAAGCTGTAGTTGGAAGCTGAACAACACCGTTAATGCTAACAATACATGAAGCAGTTGTTTGAGCACTTGCTAATGTAAATGCAGTTTCTAAATCATCACCTGCGAATGTTTCACTTGCAATGATTGTAAACTCTGTACCAAACGTTGCCCACACTGTGCCATCAAAGAATTCATATTGATTAAACACTGTGTTATAACGCATCATACCAGCTATACCAACTGATGGACGTTCTAGTGTAGTACCAGTTGAAAGTATAGATGAAGTGTTGCCACCTACCTGGAACTCAACGTCTGTTAATATTGCTGCTGTACCAACGTTAACACTGTCTGAACCTGCATCAACAAATAATGCGTTAGCATTTCCGTTACCTTCAACGCGGAAGTTAAAATCACCGCCTGCATCGTTAATAGTAAGCTCTGTGCCCGCAGTTGCTGATATGTCATTACCATCAATAGTAACGTTATCAATTGCTGCTGAACCTGTTACAGTTACAACACCAGTCGCATTAATATCAGTTGTAGTTGTTAAACCAGTTACACCAAGTGTACCAGTTGTTGCAACATTACCTGTTGTATCTGCTACTGTAAACGCACCAGCGTCTGCTGTAATACCACCGTTAAGTGTTGTTAAACCAGCTACTGTTAAAGTACCAGTAGATGCAACGTTACCAGTTGTATCTGCTACTGTAAACGCTGTTCCGTCTACTGCGATACCACCGTTAAGATTAGCTAGACCGCCAACTGTTGCTGTGCTTAATGTAGCCATTGCGCCAGTAGTACCATCAACTGTGAAGTTTGTACCATCTACTGCAATACCACCGTTAGCATTTAACAGAGCTGTCATTGTTGCTATACCAGTTACACCAAGTGTACCAGCAATCTGAACGTTATCTGGTAAACCAATTGTTACTGTGTCTACACCTGTTACAACTTCAACTTCACTTGCTGTACCACTAAGTGTGAGTGTATCACCTCCTGATATTGTAGTTGGAGTAGTACCGTCTGTAAGTGTGAAACCAGTAGAAGCAGTTGCGTCTACGTATGCTTTAGTTGCTGCATCTTGTGCAAGTGCTGGATCTGCTAAGTTAGTAAGCTTGTTTGCGCCTGCATCAAATACTGAAAGTGCATCTAATGTTACTGCGCCAACTTGTAAGCCACCGTTTAAGTCAGTTAAACCAGTTACTGTTAATGTACCGTCTGTTGCAACATTACCTGTAACATCTGCTACAGTAAATGCAGTACCGTCTACAGCAATACCACCGTTTAGGCTAGCTAAACCAGCTGAGTCCATTGTACCAGCAACTACAGTATTACCGTTAGTTGTATCAACGCTAAATGTTGTGCCCGATGTGCCATCTTGTATTAAGAATACATCACCTACGCCACCTGTTAATGTAACGTCGGCGCCAAATGTTACTGCACCGTCTGCGTTTAATGTACTTGCTGTGCTTACTGCACCAGTTGTACCGCTAACTGTAAAGTTTGAACTATCAACTGCAATACCACCGTCTAATGTTGCAAGACCAGCTGTATTTAAAGTACCAGCAATTGTTGTGTTACCTGTACCGTCTGCTACGATAAATGCATTTGTATCAACTGTGATGCCGCCGTTTAAAGCTGCGCCAGTTGTAACTGTTAATGCACCACCAATAGTAACGTCATCTGGTAAACCAATTGTTAAAGTATCTGTTGCTGTTACCGCAACGTTAACTTCATTAGCTGTACCGTTTACTGTTAATGTATCACTACCAGCAATTACTTGTGGTGTAACACCATCTGTAATAGTCCAACCAGCTTCAACTAAGCTATCTACATAACCTTTGTTTGCTAAGTGTGCATCAAGTGATGGAGATGTTGCCCATGATATAGAACCAATAGCTGCATCAACAGTGTAAGCACCGTCCATTGTATCGCCAGTGTTAAGTAACTTACCGTCTAATGCAGTTTGTAAACCATCTACGTTTGCAATGATATGTGCGTGACTATCGTCAACTACTGTTACCGTTAATGTGCCGCCAGCTAAGTCAGTCATTGTGATTGAACCAGTTGCGTCACCACCCAATGTAATAACTGGATCTGGCTTATTAGTTGTGTTAGTCCAATCTAAGTAGTAAGTACCTTCTTGACCGTCTAATAAGTCTGCGTCTAAGAATGAGCCTGCACCTTGTGGTGATACGTTTAAAGTATTACCGGCGTATTCTAAGTTAGTTCCTGCTGCAATACTGCCTGGACCAGTAATTTCTACCCAAGAATCTGTATCTGCGTTATACAAGTATGTGTGTCCATAATGCACTGAATCTGGATCAGAACATAAAACAGTAATACCTTGTACAATTTCTGTTTCGCCTGCTGCTAAACCACTACGTCCTTCTGGGAAAGACCAACTTGCTGCTGTAGTTCCGTTACCTGTACCGGTGAACTCAATTAAATCGCCTTTCTTAATGTTATTTGTAACATCAAGCGCGGCACCGCTGCCAGCACCGCCGATGCCTGTTGCTACGAAGCTCACGCCAACTGTGTCAGCAGATGCGCCAATTGCTATAAAGTCTGTGGTACCAACTGTTGTAATTCTGTAAGTATCACCAACTACAAAGTTACCATCTGTTACAGTTGCATCATCAGCGCCAATATCAATTTGACCTAATGCACTATCTAGGATTCCTTGTGCTGTAATGTGTTCTGCACCAATGATGAATCTGTCGCCTGTTGATAATGGTGTTTCGATCAATGTGTAGTCACCATTGCCTGTGCTTGTAATTGTTAAGTTAACAATGTCGCCTGCAGATGTGCCAACTACTGTTGACCCTGTACCTAATGAGAATGTAATAGCTGCGGTTGCAATAAAGGAGCAATCTGAGCCTACTGTTAAACCATAATCTGCTTCTGGTGTCGCTGGGTTTACACTAACAACGTCAGCTAAATCTGTGTCAGTAACTGGATCTTTCCATACTGTACTTGATGATACTAAGTTGTCAACATATACTTTAGTTGCTGCATCTTGAGCTACTGTTGGATCAGCCATGTTAGTGACTTTATTAGCACCCATATCAAGTGTGCTTGCTGCATCAATTGTAACGTCTGCTAATGTAGTAATACCATCAACGTTCATTGTACCTGTTGTGCTTACATTACCAGTTGCGTCTGCTACCGTAAACACGCCATCTACATCAATACCACCGTCTAAGCTAGCTAAACCAGTTGCATTAATTGCCGCTGCATTTGTAGCTCCAGTAATTGTTAAATCGTTACCAATTGTAACGTCATCTGGTAAACTAAATGTTATTTGGTCAGTAGCTGTAATAACAACATCAATTTCGTTTGCTGTGCTATTGAATGTAATTGTTTCACCACCTGATATAGGTTGTGAACCTACGCCATCATCAACGATAGTAAACGCTAGACCCGAAAGTCCTGCATCAACATATGCTTTAGATGTTGCATCTTGTGCTTGAGTTGGTTCTGCAATATTAGTAACACGGTTGCCGCCCATATCGACAGTACCAGCTAATTTAGCTGCACCAGTTGTACCCGTACCTGGACCAGTTGCTGTAAATATTACACCTACTGTATTTGCACTTGCACCAATTAGTGTAAAGTCTGTATCACCAACTGTTGTAATTTCATATGTAACACCATTAACGAAGTTAGTTGTTGCAACAATTGTTTCTGTTATAACAAGTTCCGAAATGTCTGCTTTTTCAAGTGTTGTATCACCAGTTACATCTAATGTACCGGTTGTGCTAATGTTACCACTAGTATCTGCTACTATAAATGCACCATCTACATCAATACCACCGTCTGCTGATAATACACCAGTAAGTGTAACTGCATCTGGTAAACCAATTGTTAATGTATCTACTGCTGTAAAGCCAACTTCAACTTCAAGTGCTGTACCCTGTATAACTAATGTATCACCACCTGATATAGTATCAGAAGATGTGCCATCGTTAAGTGTGAAACCAGTTGCTGCAACCGAATCAACGTATGCTTTAGTTGAAGCATCCTGTGGGTTAGATGGATCTGCAACATTTGTTAATGCATTTGCACCAGCGTCAAAAGTAGAAAGAGCGTCTAATGTTACATCGTTTAATGTTGAAAGACCGTCTACGTTTGCTGTACCAGTTGTACTAATATTACCAGTTGTGTTTGCTACTGTAAATGCACCGTCTACATCAATGCCACCGTCTAAACTAGCTAGGCCAGCTACGTCAAGTGTGCTTGCTGTTGCTACTGCACCAGTAGTACCGTTAACTGTAAAGTTTGAAGTATCAACTGCGATACCACCATCTGCATTTAAAATGCCAGTTAATGTTGTTGCACCAGTTACACCAAGTGTACCAGCTACCTGTACGTTTGTAGCAAGACCAACAACTAAAGTATCAACACCTGCGCCTGCTACTACTGTAGTTTCGCCTGCTGTACCAGTAACTGCTAATGTATCACCACCTGAAATAGTAGTTGAACCTGTATCACCTGTTAAAGTGAAACCGCTTCCTGCAATTGTATCAACATATGCTTTTGTAGCTGCATCTTGATCTAATGTTGGATCAGCAATATTTGTAATCTTGTTTGCGCCACCATCAATTGTGCTTAGTGCATCCCAAGTTGTATCTGCTACTGTTAAAAGACCGTTTAAGTCTGTTGTGCTGTTTGCTGTTATTGAACCGCCTGCTACAACATTACCAGTTAAGTCAGCTACTGTGAACACGCCATCTACATCAATACCACCATCTAGACTAGCTAGACCAGTTGCATTAATAACACCAAGTGTTGATGTACCTGTTACGCCAAGTGTGCTTGTTGTGCTAACTGCACCAGTTGTACCATCTACAGTAAAGTTTGTACCGTCTACTGCAATGCCACCGTTAAGATCTGAAAGACCATTAACTGTTAATGATGAAAGTGTTGTTGAGCCTGCGCCAAGTGTACCAGTTGTTAAAATGTTACCAGTTGTATCTGCTACTGTAAATGCGCCATCTACATCAATACCACCGTCTAAACTTGAAAGACCAGTTACATTAAGTGCTGTAAGGTTAGTGTCGCCTACTGGAATATCTAATCCAGCTAGTGTAGTAGTACCAGTCGCTGTGAATGCAGCAACCTGCATGTCAGCACCTGCTGAAAATGTTACTACAGTATTTGATTCTGCTTCATTAACAAAGCCTGCTCTAAATTTTGATAAGCTTTCATCCCAAACGAAAGCAACGTTTGTGTCTGTGCCACGTTCACCAATGAAACCAATGTCAACCGCGCCGGCGCCTGTTTGCTGTGAAGCTAATACAAGGATCGGATCTTCTACGGTTGTGTTAGTTGAGTTGACGGTAGTCGTTGTACCGTTGACAGTCAAGTTACCTGTTACGGTAAGGTTTGACCCATATGTTAAATCATTTTCTAACAATCCAGACGTTACAGAAAGGCCAGAGACCTTTTCCGATGCAACGATTGTAGTGTCAGTAATCTGATTATTTTTAATTCTTGTAATAGCCATGATATTTGAGCTCCTATTTAGCTTACACGTATTTATATTTTTAAGCCAGATTTCGACTGTACGTATATTATCTTGGTATTATATAGCTAGGAACCTTACTGATACGATATCAGTAACTAATAGGATAGATGTGAATGTTAAGGTTGTGCTGCTCACCGAATATACCGCGCCTCCTTGCGGATCTTGAACAAGACCATTAACACTAACGAGAATAGAATCCGTTGTTGCAGCTTTATTTAGCACAAAATCAAAGGAACTTGCTGTACCAGTACCAGTACCGATGCCTGTTGCTGTAAAGACTGTGCCCGGGTTGCTATCTGCTGCGCCAATAGTAGTGAAATCAGTTGTTCCAGTTGTGGCGATTTGATATGTAAATCCAATTGTGAAGAAACCAGCTGTGAGTGCTGCTGGAGTAATTTGCTGTGATGTAATTGCAAATGTTGTTGCGATGGTTCCCCAGAACGAACCATCAAAGTATTCAGGCTGGCCAGTTGTTTCATTCCAACGTGTCATACCAGCTACTGGAGTAACTGGACGTTCGCCTGTTGTGCCTGAAGGTAACTGCATTGCTGACGAACTTTGTAGGTCGATGAGACCAGCACCTACAGAAACAGTTAAGTCACCGTCTGCTGTTGTTGTTAAACTCATGCCAGCTGTATTAGCTGTAATACCTGCGGCGTCTAATGTTAAATCGTCAACATTTAAAATACCTGTTAAATCAAATGTACTTGTGCCTGCTGTGTAATCAAATCCAGCTGTGCCATCTATGTGGCCTGCTGCATCTGTGAACAGAACTTTATTAGTTCCTGTTCCATTAACAAATACGTTACCTGTTAAATCTATATCGGCTGCATCGATAACTATTGTTGCACCAGTCGTGCCAATTGTGTCACCGGTTACTGTAATAGCACCTATTGTAGCTGTTGCGCCTGCAATGTCACCAGTTGCATTTAATGCAGGTACACTTAATAATGTGCTTGTATATGTTCCGACTACTGCGCCATCAATTGTGTAATTAAAGTATCCAGCAGCGATGCCGTCGTCAATAACTTGTAAAGTTGTGTTGTCTAATGTGATGCGATCGTTTGTTAACGATCCTACTGTCGATGTAAGAGTCTGTAAGTTAACAACATCTAAAACCCCAACTGGGTCTAAGCAACCAAGTATTCTTTTGCTGTTAACGCTAACGTGGCCGCCTGTTGAAGTAAGTATTAAATCGCCTGTCGCTGCACTTACTGTATTACCTGATAATGTAATGTTACCTACGTCAGCTGTGTTAGCATCTAAGTTTAATGATATAGAAGCATTACCAACAACGTCTAATTGAGACGAAGGGGTCGCAGTGTTTATGCCAACACGCAATCCAGTGACGTCCATGTACAGTAAATTAGAATTAACACTAAGGTCAATCCCATCACGTTCTAAATCACTTTCTAACATTTTACCGCTTACTAAGTTAATAGCCATTACATTTTATACCTTATAAATTTGGAACATCAAATACATTACCGCTCTCAACATACGTATCAAACAATCCGTGAATAATGGTAATGTCTAATCCTGTTGGCGGAATTGATGTGAATACAATATCAAACCCTGACGTGTCGTAGTTACTTGCAGCACCTGGTGTTTGATAGATACCGTCAATAAACACTATTATGCTAGCGCGGTGTGATTCACGCGACATAGTAAATGATGCATTAATTCCGTCTGTCACTATCTTGTCAATACCAGGTGTTGTGAGTCCAGTCTTAGCCAGATCAACAAATGCTGTTCCGTTAAAGTATTCAAGACTTTCTGTGTCTGTGTTGTATCGCAAGGATGCTGTAATTGGAGTTACAGGACGCTCTGAAGTTGGTCCAGATGGTAGTACCATTCCTTCATTACCGTGTTTACTCTTTTTAACAAAGTATCCCATGTTACACCGTCACATAACTTGTAATAACTGATACGACACTTGCTACCGACGAAAGTACTACAATCGAATCATTATTTTCCAGGACTAGTTTTTCACCACCTTGGTATAAAATATATGTGTCGCCTGCAATAATTTCAAGATCTGTTATTAACAGATTGCCGGGGCCAGCTACGGCACCATCTGGTACAACGTGTATTTCACATGCTACCGCGGCGCCGCTAGTATTACACAGTGACATGAATGTTACCGCTGAATCACCTGAACTTATATAAGTTGTTGCTGGTGCTGCGCCTACGCTTACTGTTGAAATTGCCATTAATTAATAACCCTATTTAAAATATTAAGCCATACAAGATAGCTTTCTTTCTTGAAACTAATTCATCAGCATCTGTCGAGTTTGCAAAATACATACCCGATCCGCCTTTCCCAACAGTCTTAGCATAAAGTTTATTATACCCTGCTGTTGGTGTTTCATCTGTTACTTGTTCTTTAAAAGACAAGTCCTGATCAAGTTTAACTAGACCAGTTGTGCCTGCTACTATTACAATGTCGCCGCCTGCGGCACTTGTAATTGAAAATCCGTTTACATCTAAATCGCCACCTAACTGCGGAGTTAAATCGCTAACTAAATTAAAGCTAGCTGCAATCGATGCATTTAGTGGATACCAGTCACCAGGACTAGCAACATCAACATCGTTTGCTTCCCAGTAATCTAGTGTCTCGTTGTACCGTATACCTACATTTGCTGAACCGCCACGATCTATTTCAATGCCTGATTCACCTTCAGATATGCCTGCGCCTAACTCTCCCGAGTTTAATACAATTTGGTTATCTACTATAGTTGTGTTAGTTGATTGTATTAATGACGAAGCGCCTGTTACTATTAAGTCACCAGTAATTGTGATGCCACCTGCTTCGTGCAAAACAATTTTGTCGCCTGAATCTATTGATTCAATTGTATAATCGCCTTTAACTCGTTTATTTAAACTCATTCAATGGTACTCCTTATACGTTATTTATGTGAATTAAGAATTCGTCAACAGATATAATTTCAACATTTTCAAGTTCATTTAACGGTTCTGAGTACATTATCGCAGTTTCCGGGCCTGTAACTACCGTGAACTGTACATTTGGATTATGAATCATTACCGTTCTAATTTGATTATACCAATTTCCACCGTACGTAGGAGGATCATCTTTTGTCTTATAAAGTTCGTGGCCAGCATACACATTATTAAATTTATCGTTTGCACTTCCAAAATCAAACCCAAATAGGTAAAGATGGGTGTGTCCGTGCATAACTGCTAGCTGGACTGCATTAGGTCCGCTGCTCCAATTTGAATATGGTGCTTTTAGCTTCTTAGCACCTTTGTCTGCATATGGGCTTCTAGTATAAAACTCTCGGTGGTGTGCGTATCCTAAATCTTGGATCAGATGTGCCTGCTCATCGTCGGTTGCTACTAGAACATCCGGTGTTACTTCTTTGTAAATGTTATTGCACCCGTACAGCACACCTTTGCTGTTAACGAGTTTTAAACAAATACGGCGTCTACTGATACCGTTTCCCGCTATATACACAGCCATTAAAAAACCTCTTGTATGTAATTAGCACACAAGAGGTTAGTTAATAATTTAATTATAAATTAAATTAGAATGTATCACCTTCAGCGTCAGCTGTAGCGATAGCAGTTCCTGTTCCAGTACCAGCTGTTTCAGCAGTGAATGTGTCACCAGCTAAATCACCAGTTGCTGTAGCTGGATGCTCAGTAGTGAATGATGTTGTACCAGGTACAACAATTTCGTATTCGACACCAACTACAAAACTACCAGATGTAATAATGTTAGTTGAGTCACCAGCTTCTGGCATTTCAACACGGTCGTCGGATGTTGAATCATCAAATGACCAACCAATGCTTTCGCCTGTATCTACCGTCACTTTATGTGCCGCAACCTTAATAACTTGCTTAACGTTTGCTGCATCGTCTTTAACTGAAATTGACATTTCGTTAGCTGCTAACGAGCCTGGTGCTACGTCAACTAACCAGCAAATTGCTTCGTTTGTACCATCTGAGCAGCGGAACTTTTTAGAGCCAAGCTGCTTAACAATCCAACCTGCTACTTCCGAAGTACCATTATGAAATCTTACTTTTATTTCGTTTCCACCAGCTGTTGGCTCACCGAAATATCTTTTATTTATAGGTCTACCCATTTGAATTCTCTCCTTTGTTTTTAAGAATTGCCGTTCTAAGGCTACGCGGTTGGTTCCGCATAAACTAGTTAACTAGCTGTAGTCTTATTTATGGAAAACAAAGGATTTTAGTCGATACCGTCAGCTTTATTTTGAGCTAAGATTTCACGCTTGCGCATCATACGCTCAATTCTTGATTTTGACAGGTTGAAGAAATACTCTGCTACACGCTCATGCCAGTGATGGTCTGGGTGCATTCCATCACGTGCAAATGAATCTATCACAAATGGATTGTTATCGTGCATCTGAAAATTAGTCAGAGTTTCTATAACAGGATTAGAAAAGAATGTAGCAGCATGATTATTATACAAGCTCTCTACAAAGCTATAATTCTTGTTAAAGTTAAATGTTAAATAACTCTCATCTATCATAACCTTAGGAAAATGTTCGTTGTCAATAGCCGCTTGTATTACCTTATTATCGCCGTAAGGGGTTGGTAGTTCAAGTCTTGTAATTGGAGGCCAGTACACATACACTAAGTCAGGTTCCATATCCCTGTCTACTTTATACAGTGTACGAGCAACATAATCTGTGCTTGCTCCGCTAGTTGCCAGGTTCCAGTTAGATGCAGTCTTACCTGTGAACTCTTGTATTTTAGCTTGTAGTCTAGCAGGCCATGTTTCTTCTTGCTTAACCCCAACACCAACTGTCATGCTGCATCCACATGCTACTATCCTAATGTCAGGCTCATCATAAAAACTATCGCCACGATAACCATGTTCGTTGAATGTGTATGTAATGTCGCGCTCAAACTGTGCATGTTCTGGCTTATCTGTATCTAACCAATCCACTGTCATGTTAGGAGGATACATTCCACTCATAGGAATCTCTTTTGCCCAGCCAGTTAATGCACTTGTGTTATGCAGGAATTGTCGTTGCTTCCATTTGCTCATACACTAAAGCTCGTTCCACAACCGCATTGTGTTTTAGCTGCTGGATTTGATACAACAAATCGCTCGCCTTGTACATCTTTAGTGTAATCAAGTGTTGCCGTCTCAAGGTACTGATAGCTCATTGGATCAATTAATACTACCGCACCTGTGTCATTAATAATGATATCGCCTTCGTCAATCTGTTCTGCGAATGCAAACACATAATTAAATCCACTACAGCCACCGCCCGATATGCCAATTCGCATTGCCATTGCATTGTCTGTTTCATTAAGTAAATCAAATACTTTTTGTTCTGCTGCTTTTGTTAAATTCATAATATTTCTCTAGTTGTCACATGCGTTGTACGCTTTAATTAACGAGTCAAGTATTTCCTTATCGATCTCGTCTGCTATTCCCTTGGCCATTTGCTTGACTAAGATATCTCGAAAACTCATCGACATATCAAACTCGTCTTCGACCGGCGGTATGCCGTTCTTTAAACGGTCCCAAACTTCTGCTTTTTCTTTTGAAAGTTTCTTAGCCATACTTATGATACTACTATCGGATCATCAGGAAATGCACTCACTAATTTCCATACTGTGCCAGTAAACACATATATCTGCGAATCGTCTTTATTGTAAATCATTGCACCGGCTGCTGGCGGACCTGTCACTGAAGAATTCCAGCCGACTTCGGAAGTCTGCTTAATTCCGTTCTTTAAACGATCCCAAACTTCTGCTTGATCAGATGTTAGTTCTTTCAAGTAGGTCTTCCTCTATTCTTTTCTGCTTATTCTCTTTACTAATATGATGAAGAAAGGCTGAGTGACTAACTTGCACTAAAAATCCAAATGGGTTATTGCTTTTAGTTGAGTCAAAATGCTGATATGAAATTAACATTTGCATAACCGCAGCTTGAACTAAATCATCTGCGTACACTAGACTCTGATAATGTTTTCTGTGTAGTAGTCTATCCGCAAGTTCTATCATGTACTTGCCTAATGCTTGCGATACTTTGCCATCATTTTGTGCATAGTCTATAGCAATAAGCAAATCAGAATTGTTGTTGATTGGACCGTAATAGCCCCACGGGTCAACTAACTTATCCCATACTGCACGTTGGTCTTTATTCAACAGCATTGAGTTTGTCCCATATAGCTTCTTTCTCTAAGCGATCATGGAACTCAATCATTGCTGCTTTTCTTTCTTTCTTAAAAAGATCAAGTGCTATCTTGTGTGGGCAGTCCTCAGGGTACTCAGTTATGTTGTGTTCAGCTTCGCTTAAGCGACAAGAAACCCAAGTGTTGTCTGACTCGTAGTCCCTGCTGTGATCGCTTATGTGTAATGTTTCATCCCACTCGTAGTAATTTTTACATTCAAGTATATCTCTGCACATACTGTCATAATGTATTCTAAACATCTTTCCTCTGCTCTGCTGCAATTTCACTAATTAATATATCAGCTAGTTCTTGTTCAACATCTATTCCGTGTAGGGACTCTAGGTCTTTAGCAACGTCAACAGTCCAACTAGCACGTAGCCTACGGGTCACAGGGCCAGTCTCCTTTAGGCGGTCCCAAACTTTTTCTTTCTCTCGTTGAATAGCTTCTTTCTGCTTCCGGATACCGTTGCGGATCTTTCGTTGGTTCACTTGTATTGCTGTCTCTTTCATCAAACTTCCATTCTCCTAGTATATGTTTATTAAATTCTGTCATATCTTTAGTCAGACTGTCAATGTATGCGTCTACTAAAGACCAATCGATCCCATACTTCTGGGGGAGTTGTGTTACCCCAGATAATTTCTTCCATATGGTCTCTTCTTCTTTTTGCAGCCGCTCTCTTTCTTTTCGCCTCTGCTCTTTTCTTTTTCCGCGGGTCCTGAAACGTTTCCGTCTTGAAGTCAAAATGAAACCCTCCTACTGGTTCTATACCTGCTGTTTGTTCGCCCATTGGCTGTACACCAACTAAGTCGTCTGCAATCATTACAGGTGCTATGCGTCTCATTAACGGCATTAAAATAGCGCCAAGATCATCCCAATCGTATTCAGGTGGTAGTGGCGGGCTAACATTTGTTAACTTGTTCCAAGTCTCTAACGACTCTTTCCTTAGTGCTTTACGCTTACCACGCTGCCTACGTCTGCGCCTGACACTAGTCATCGTCGGTAATATCCTTAGGTTTAGGTTTCATTATTATAACATTATCATGCTCGTCGGACTTCTCGTATTTGTTCTTAATACTATCTAACTTTTCTTCAAATGTGTCGCAGGCCCACTCGTTTAATTGATTGTATAAGTCAGCAGCACCAGGCGTCACAGTGTGTCTAAATGTTTCTGTTTTTGAATCATAATTGCTGATTATACGTTCTATTCGTATTACCCGCTTCCTGCGCCACCAAGACTTGAAATGAATAGTAAAAACATCATAAACCTTTGTGCCAATCTTATGCTCCATTGTGTGCTCGAAGTATTCGATTTTATCAAAAAATTCTTTAGGTAGTATCATTATAGGACCTGTATATGTACTGGATCACGTAAAAGTGATTTTACTGTTCTATGGGGTTGATTCAATTTCTTCCACATTATATCTTGTTGCTTTGCTTTATCTTTCGCAATGGTAATATCTTCAAGGTGCAAACAACCTTCTGGATATTTAATAATGTTAATCGTCACACCCATTACAATACAGGAATGACATTTACCAACCTGCATATCAAACTCTCTGTGGTACTTGCATTCCTTTGATTTACAAAATTCATTAAAGTTATACATGCTCTACAACTACTTTTACATTTGGAAACGGTGTTATAAACTGCCCACATGCAGACTGAATTTCAACTCCGGTTGAAATTTGTATCTTTAAATTATTGTGAAACTTTGCAAACTGCACAATAATTTCCTTAAAGCGATCGCTTTCTTCCATTTCGTTAGCATCACATCTGTTATAGCGTAGTACTCTGAACTCGTAGTCTTCTAGATTCCACTTAGTGATAAAATCAAACAATGCTTGCACTTCTTCTTCGCTATCGTTAACACCATCCATAAACATATGATGGAATATTAAATTATGTTTGTTGTTGTCTGCGTACTTTAACAGCTTCGGCATTGCTTCTTCCAATGGCATAGCTCCAGGAATAATTTGATCCCTAGTCTCTTGTACTGCACTGTGCAACGAATAAAACAATCTAAATGGACTGCGCTGTATGTAATTGCCCATTGATGATTGTGCTTCACTATGCACAACAACCTTGTTATTTGGATTAGTTCCAAATGATTTTAGGTCTTCATTGAGCTCGTGAAATATGTCAATCCAATCATCGTTTCTAATTTTAGGTAGCACTGTTGAAAGATCAACACCATCTAAGCCTGCTGCGTAGTTGTTATCTGTTACGTAGTTTAACACATCGTTGGTTGCTCTGTACACCCCTGCTGGGTTAAGAATTGCTTCGCCCATGCCCATCCAGCATACTTTCATGTATCTGCTTGCTATGCTTGCATCGTGTTGCACTGCATGATCAATTGCATCAATAAGATTTGATTGCACTGTAGTAATTGGCAGCTTCTTGTAAGGCATTTCTTTCATTGTTAAGTAACAGAAGTCACACTGCATCGGGCATCCGCCGCTAATCGATGCGAACACTGAATACTTATTTCTGTTAATAGGATTCATTTCCAGTACACCAGTTACTGGATTTCTAATTGTGTCGCAGCTTGAAACAGTTTTTATTGCAGTTTCAGACGTGTCGCTATGCACATACTTTGTTACTAGTCCGTCATCTGATTCAAAAACTTCCATTGGTATTCCTCTTCAATGAGTCCGGGTGAATTATTTCGTTACGAACTCTGTTGTTTTCTCTTTCCCTTGCTGCTTCCATCTCTGCTAGTATCTCGTCTTGGATGCGACGAACTGCTTCTTCCATACGTCCTACCATGTGTCGTAGCATCTCTTCCCATTCCGTGTCATGGATAGAAGGTTCTTCCTGCAGACCGTTCTTTAAGCGATCCCAGACTTCTTCTTGCTCTGTGTTCATGCCGTTGTGTCCGATACTATTGTTATAGCCTTGTCAGCTCGAAGCACCTGTGTTGACCAATATATCGATCGATACATAAGTGGTTCAAATTTAACCTTAGGCTCTGGAACATGCTTAAGCTTTTCCCACACCAGTTCTTTATCACTGGGTTCTGCAGATGTTACTTTCTTGACTTTTGCCACTAAATTTTAATGCGAAAATTATCGCATCCTCCTTATACTCAAACCACCAACGTGTGTTAGTGTAATGGTGATAAAAACATCCACCATCTTGTTGTTCGACACACCACTTGTGAGCTTCTTTAATACAGTCACGACATGGTGGTGGAACAACAAACCATAATTCATTACGATGTTCCTTAGGTGGATTACACCACTTCACTCATCTTTACCTACTACCACATACTCGACGCTAGATACGCCGTCACCTAAATCTTTGTGTACTAATTTAGTTTCCACCTTACCTCCTCGCATATCAGCGAACAGTTGCGATGCTTTTTTAAGTTCTTCTTCTGTGTTCTCTACTTCTTTCCAATTCGAAGCCTTGCTCAGCTTTTCCCACATTAATTCCTTATCGTCATCTTCTGTAGTCTTGCCAAGAAGTATTCTTTTAAAACGTTCTAAGTTCATTTGTCGATTGTACTCTCAATATCGAAATACATTGTTTTACCAGCTCCGCGTCGTGCTGCTATTACAACCAATTCACCTTTGCCAACACCACCACACAATGCTCTACCTAATTGCTGTTGGTACCATGTTAGGCCGTTGCCATTAAATGGTGGTACATACTCTGTGGATAACTTTTCCCACATTAGTTCCTGCTCAGCGGCTTTTGAGGATTTTGATTGTGACATTATTTGGATCCACCTCTTCTTTAGAAATACTTAGTATAGTGTCCATCATGCTCGGATATAATGAACTAATGTCATTATCAAACGTGCTACCCTTAGGCTGTGGAACATGTTTAAGCTTTTCCCAAACTTCTGCCTTTTCCTCTTCGATCTTCTGTAATAAAATTTTAGCTTTAACACGGGTACCAAACACAGGACTTTTTGCAGCTTCCTGCAAGTCTGCTATCTCCATGCGGATCCGGTTGTCATGCTCCTCATCAGTATCAGTAATCATCCTAAGTCTAGCTTTTGCTCGTAGCCTAATGCCCATTGAATCATCCTTACTAAGGATTTTAAGATATTCCGGGCCATTGTTCATTAGCTCTATCTTCTCAGCTTCAGACATTGCCATTATTCTAATTTGGTCAAACAGATCAACTTCACTCATTTAAATTTTAATGCAAACAATGTTGCATCCTCTTCGTTTTCAAAATACCAATATGTTTCTCTAAATTCCACGTCCGCTTTATTTTCTTTATACCTGCGATAATATTGCCCTGATGAATTATGTCCTGTGCACCATGATCCTTCCGCAGTATACGATCTAGATGCATGTCTAACTAATGTCACTTTATTCCACGGGTGGCCGTTAACATCGCCTATATCTTTATATTCCACAGTACACCTTATTCATCAAACTTCTCATTTTTCAATTTATAAAATGTTTCAACGCTTTCTTCTGTGAACGGAACAAAGGTACTAGCCAATGCATCTTTGCCAGAAGTAAAATAAAATATCCAACCGCCCGGTACACGTTCAGCACAGGTATCGTCGTGTATATCTAAGCGATCATAATGTGGCATGGTATACAGTTGCCTGCGATTCTTAGCATAGACCACTTCCCTTACTGCGGCTTCTTTAGCAGCCTCATCCATTTCTGCCCTGTGTTTCGCCATTATTTTGTCAATGCGATCACGGCGTTCTAATTCTTCACGTAGGCCTTTTGCCTTAGCTGCGTCTTTAGCTTCTTGCTCTTTCTTTTCTTTTAGTAGCTGCCGGTCTGCTTTACTTTTCCACATCGTGGTACTCCTCGGGAGGAGCTGCAATTGCTTCTAAGTCGTATACCACTCGTTTAATGTACTGGAACTTTGATTCCGGATCATCGCATAATGCCATCCATGCTAATTCCTTATTAAACTTGAATTTAAGTGTGTTAGCTACGCCATTGGTATAGCGATTGATACGGCTAAGTTCAGCTTCGTGGTCACGTTTAACCCGAAGGAACTGCTTTTCGCGGTAGTTAATATGCTGGGCTTGGCCTTTAGCCTTGTCTTCCAGATCCTTTATTTGCTGTTTAAGATCCTTAATTATATCGCGTTTTGATGCCATAACTACCACTGAGGTTAACGAATTGTGTAGTAATTATAGCAAGTTTTGGAGGGATGGTCAATCAGTTTTGGTGTCATCGAGTGTAATGTTAACGCTTAAATAGGGGAATTCGGTGTCATCTACGTACTCAACATCGTACGGCTTTTCAATTGTGCAATCGGTACTTAAAAAGGCATCTACTGCCGTCTGTTCCTCTATGGATAATACCTCATCCTGGAAAAGCCATATATCCATAACCGATTCGAATCCACCGTGCTTAATAAGAAGCAGTGTCATTAGGTGTTCCTGTTCTGGAGTCATAAGTCAGACCTTTATGGGCTTCTGTGTTTGACGCTTTACAAGCCGTTATGTTAACACACTATTTTGGTGTTGTCAATGGCTGTTCTTTATATGCACGTCAAAACCTTCTTTTTCATGCTCGTAATATACAGGAGTATTGTTCAAAATCTTTGCTATTGAATGTGCAAACTCTCTGTCTTCTGTCATTAGTCGTACGAATGTTGCTTTAAGCTCTTCGTCACTCATCTTCATTATCTGTATCCTTTGGATTATCGTATAGTTTGTTAAACTCTTTCTTTACATCTAAAACAAGATTTGGTAATATTTTTATTGCATGTTCACCTAGTACTTCCTTCTGGGCATCACTGAACTGTTCTTTATCGTACAACCATATACAGAATGCGTTCTCTATACTGCCGTACTTCAAAATTAAAAATGTTTTAACATCATCTTCACTCATTTGCGTCTGGTCTCTGCAAAGAATATATTAATAGCATCGTGCAAGTGAGCGGGCATTTTATCGTGTGTATTGATCCACATATGGAATGCTTTGTCCAAATTGCCGTATTTTAATATTAAATATGATTCTATATTATCCATAGTTATCGGTCCCGGGTGATACGCTGTTCGCGTTACTAGCGTAACACACTCGTCTACCAAAAGTCAACCTCAATCTGCTCATTTTAAGTCATCTTTTAGTGTAACACTTACTGGATATTTAATACCATCTTTGGTATGCTCTAATATCATGTGTGCTAGTTCGGATATAGTAGGATCTGGGTCGTTCTTAAATACATCAAGATGCTTACCATAACGTACCATTATGAACTTTTCTTCAAACGGTAAGGAGTAGTACTTGATGTGATCAAATACATTTGATTCATTTGCCATTATCTTTATCTCTTTGATCTAAATAATCGTTAAGTGCTTTTACTGCTTCCGTTAAGTTGTCCTTATTTCTATCAGTATTGTATTTCTGGATTATATCCAATTTTTGTTCCGTTGTTAGGTATTCCTTATTAAGGTTTTCCCATGTTTCTTCTTCAGGTGTTTTAGCCATAATTCGTGCTTCTATCTTGAGGGCGCTTTACAGCACTTAGTATAACAATTTAAAATGCGTTTGTCAACCTTATCGTAATATTTGACTTATACCCATTTTGCATGTTACACTCATCCTACGAAAGCGTAGAGCAGTTACACGCTTTTGGCCCACTAGGGCCATCGAGGACGAAGTACTCGAGTAACTGCGAAGAATAGGAACTTATTATGAATGTAGTACCCGGAGCATCTATAACAGCTATTAAAGATTCGTACTTTATGGTTGAAGCACGTACTCCTTTTGAGCGTGATGGCGAATTATATCCATGGTGTAAGAATCACGATAGCGAAGGATATTTCAATTATGCTAATCGCTACTCTAGTGGCGGTAACGTCCGACCACAGTTTTGGTTTGAGTTAGAAGCTGATGCTATGTTGTTTAAGTTGAAATTCGCATGAGACTTATAATAGCTGGAAGCAGACACTTAACACTTGATGTAGAAGGCATACAGGCCTTTATTAACTATTTAGGTATTACAGATATAACCGAAGTAGTGTGTGGCATGGCGCCTGGTATTGATGCTGCTGGAAAATTATGGGCAGAATCTAATAACATTCCAGTTGAGCCGTTTCCTGCAGAGTGGGAGACGTACGGCAAAGCTGCTGGGCATATACGCAATAAGCAAATGGCAGACTACGGTGATGAACTACTAGTAATTTGGAACGGTAAGTCTCCGGGTTCTCGTAATATGAAGACCACAATGGAAAAATTGGGCAAAAAGGTACACGAAGGCACATTCTAATGACAAACGATTACCCATACAAAGTTAGATTTAAATGGCGTTACGGTGAAATGCTAAAGGATCTTTCTGCATGGTGTAATGAGAATTGCACCGGCGAATATCAGTATCAATACACTGCTTCAGTGTTTTGGTTTAAAGAGTCTAAGGATGCAATGATGTTTAAACTGGCTAACAACTTATGATACTAAGCATTCCAATCAAAGATTACTGCATTGGTTGTCGTATGAAGTCTGTCAGACCGCAGTTTAAACCTAGGCAAGACGACTTCAATTATCTGTACTTTAGTATTAACGATGTTGTGTACTTTGAATGGAGTAAGGAATTTGAGCAAGCTTTACTATGGGAGGCACTGCAACGTGATTGAATACCAGCGACTAGACTATCCGTGGGAATGGTACGTACTTACTGAGAGGGATTTTATCTGTCGCCCTGATGACTTTAGGCGAATTATATTTAGAGTTGATGGTGCAGAATTTATCGAGTGGAATGCAGAATTTGAACATGCTCTTTTAATAGAAAGGCTTAGCCGGTCTGCTTGACAAACTAAAATTTACATGTTATGCTTAGTTCTGTCCAAGCAAGCGAGGTCAGTCGAACACGTTCGAGTCACCCGCAACAACAGAACCTACTTATCATGGATTACAACTCAAAAAAAAGCACTCTGTAAAGAGTGCTTTTTAATTTTACTTCAAACTATCTAAGATAGTACAGTAACAACTTAGCTAAAGCTTAAATTGCTGACTGCGACTTCCCCTAAATAATCTCCAGCATTACCGAAAGATGATGCAGTATTCGTAAGCTCAATATAACCATAACGTGTCATAAAGCTTACAACTGGCTCAAATGTACTTGGATCAAGTACAACACCTGAACTCATTAAAGGAACGTATGGGCAGTAGAACGCTGGTGCGTCTGCTTCGCTTGAACCTTTATAACCAACAAGTACTGGAGTAGTGTCGTTAGCATAGCTATCAACGTAAACTTTCATTGCTGAGTTAAGAGTACCAACAAACTTAGTGTTTGTAGGAGCTTCAAATGTACCTTCAGTGGTACGTGCAAATGCAGAGGTAGTAGCTGACTGTAGTACAGTTAAAGAAGCTGGTGAAACAACTGCATAGTTACCAGCGCCACGACGTGTACGTGTAGCGATAAGGTTAGCTGTACGGTTGATAAGAACTGCTAATGCAGCATGTTCATCACCTACGAATGTAGCAGTACCTGAAACAAGTGACTGATCGTATGTGAATTCTGTGCTTGCTAATGAACGTAAAGATAAAAGAATCTCTTGGTCAATTTCAGCAGTAATTTCTTGTGCTAAAGCAGCCATGATTTCAGCTTCAACATCAATGCCGTGCATTGACTGAGCATCTTGAGCAGCTTCAAAAGTCCAACGTGCTTGTAACTTACGTGTCTTAGCTTCAACAGCTTGCTTTAAGATCTGAACGGAAATGTTACGACCGCCTTCGCCTTCTAAGTTTGCTGTCTGTGCTGCACGGTAGTCAGCTTGTGTAGCGCCAACACCAGCTGAGTATGCTTGCGCAATCTTGAATGGTGATAGTGCTTCTTCGCCTGCTGCTGTACTAGTACTAGCTGCACTTGAATCAGTCATAGTAGAACCGTAACGTACACGAAGTGTATGAATCTGGCTTACAGGACCTGACATTGGCTGTACACCTACAAGTTCATTTGCAATGACTGTAGGCATAACACGTCGAATAACTGGTAAAATAACACGGTTTAATGTTGCAACGTTACCAGCGGCAGTAGCGCCACTTGATGCAGATTCTGCTAAGTGGTTACGAGTGTTTTCCAAAATTACGCTCATTGTAGAACGTTTGGTACCGTCTAGACCTTCAAGCAATGCTTCTTTGGTCTCACCCCAACGGTTTTCTAATAGTGCTTGTGACATTATAATCTCCTATTTAACACTTTATTTTAAGCCAGCTAAAGTTTTAATATCAACGATATTGCTATCATCGTTAGTATTTACTTTAGCTGTTTTATCACCAGTTACTTCTTTACGGCTTTCTGTTACTACGCGCTTCTTAGAAGGTGTAGCGTCATTGGCTTTATTAGCAAGTACCGCTGGCAGATATTTCTCGAAAGCATTCGATAATCGACTTGTTTGAACGCTTTCTAATAAGTTTTGCATGATCTCACGCTTATCTTCGTTTAAAGGTGCTAACAAATCTGTCATAGCCTCATCACGTTGATTGCCTTCTTTTATCATACGAATTTCTTTGTTTTTACTTTCTGTAAGTGCTTCTAACTTAGTTGCTTTAGTAGCAGACTCTTTCAACTCTGTTTCCTTAGCTTCTAAACTATCTTTCAACTTACGGATTTCTGCATTTTCGTTTAAGTGTGTTGATGTAAACTCACTTGAAAAAGCTTCGAAAATACGTCGACCAAAGCTGTTCTCGCGAGCAGATTTGATGTCTTCTTGTAATGTTGTTAACTCTGTTGATAGTGTTGACTTAACATGGTTCTGGACTTTAGCAGCACTTTCTTTAACGAAACGTGTTTTAAGTGCTTCTAGTTGTGTACGTGCTTCTGCAACAAGCTTAACCTTCGTTTCAACGACGTCTTGCTTATCTTTTGCAAATTCACGAACTTCTTTTGCTAACTGTTTAGCAACAAAAGATTCAACTGCTTCTAATCCTTCACTTTGGATTTGGCGGTCCTTACGTAGTTCTTTAATTTCTTCAGCTAACTTAGCAGTCATGAAATTATTAAACTTAGCACCGTTTTCAGCCATCTTCTTATTGAACTTAACTCGATCTTCTGCTAATGCAGCTTTCTCTTCCTTAAATTCACTAATTTCAGACTGTAAACCTTCAGTAACCATTTTATCAAGAGCTTCGACCATTACTTTCTTGTCGTGATCGTAACGTTGTGCGAATTCCTCACGTAACTCAGTACGCAATTCTTCACGTGCTTCGTTTAACTTTGAATCCCAGGCTTCCATAATCTCTGAGCTGGTATCTTCGTTAATCACGTTACTGTCAAGCAATTGTTTGATTGCATCTAGCATTTTGTGGTCTCCTAAATTTTAAGATCTTTGATTAGGGCAATTACGCCTTCTTTCAAATATCTTTGTACACGTTTGTTCTCGCTAGCTTCTTCTGCAATACCTAACAACTTCAATCCGCCTTTCATATTCATGATGCCTTCATATATAGCTGTTGGGTACGCTTCAGGCGCACTAGGTTGAGCAACGATATCGACTGTGATTATCTCAAAGTCTGATACGTGTCCTGTAGCTTCGTTAACATTACCGCTTCCTCTAGATGAAACGCCTAGCTTAACGCCTGCGCCTAACATCGTTTCAATGACTTTACCCATTGGAGTTGGAAGTATTTTTAACTTGCCATAACCGTTAGCGCCTTCCATCCACATTTCTGTGATCATGTGCGACACGCGGTCTAAATTTATTTTTAAATCATCTGGGTGATCTATTTCGCCTAAAACGGAATAGCCACCTGTGATTTGTTCGTTAAGTGTGCTAACGGCTGTGTTAATTTCTCTCACTGGATATATACGCTGATTAGCATTTCTCTGATCACCTTGGATGCAGATGCCTTTCATGTATAAATCTTTTCCGCCTTTACCGTCAGCAGCTTCTTCAAGCTGGACTTTAGCTGCGTCAAAGTTTAAATATTCTTGTAAGATACTCATAATCTAACCTTAAGAACCGCTTAAGCTTTTCTTGTTAACACCAGCATCTTCACCCTTCTTCTTAGGTTCAGCTACTTTGCTTTCGTTTGGTTTTGTTGTACCGTCGCCTGGCTTAACTGCTGGGGTAGCATCGCCTTTAGCTTCTGTACCTGTTGGTGTGATAGGTTTAGCAACTGCGCCTTTCTTACCGCTGTTGTCAGCGTTAACAGACTTCTTGTTTACTGTGCCTTCTTCTGTTGAGTTTGAAATGCCTTTAGAAACTTTAGATAAGCTTACTGCTTCATTGAAGCGGCCTTCCATTTCTTCTTCAGCGCCCATTTCTGGTTCCATACCCATTTCTGGTTCCATACCCATTTCAGGCTCCATGCCCATTTCATCGCCAGCTTCGTCGCCCATAACAGCATCAAATTCTGACATTAAAGCGTCTAACTGATCTTCAAGATCAACAACGCGATCTTCTAAATCGGCTTCTTCTTCGCCTTCCATGCCGCCCATGTCATCGCCCATTTCTGGTTCCATGCCCATGTCATCGCCCATTTCTGGCTCGGCACCCATTTCTGGTTCCATGCCCATGTCGTCTTCGCGCATGCCTTCTTCATCTGAAGAGATATCGTTAATAAGTTCGTCAGCTGCATCGCCACCTAACTCATTTTCTCTATCCATTAATGATTCATAGATATCGCGAGACTTTTCAACTACGATTTCATGAAAAAGTTCTTCGGCTTTGCCGTCTTCTTCATTGATAACGTATTCAATAAGTTGTTCAAATTTATTCATTTCTGAGATCTCCTAAAAGTATACTTTCTATGCTCTTATTTAACAGGTAAGAGATAAAAGTAGGTGTTTAATAGGATAAAAAGGTGAGAAAAGGTGATTCTTTACCAAAATCACCTATATTTGATTAAAAGGGCTCGCCGCCGCCTTCGTCTGCTGGAGCTGCATATTGAGCTCTAATGTTCTTTAATTTTGCTTCTTTTTCGTACTCTCGGATGTCATTCATCTTTCGTAACTTGTTAATTTGCTTCAAAGTTAAACGTGTTTGACGCAGGGCATACTTAGTAGACTGGTCGTCTTCTAAGCTTTGCATGCCAGGAACTGCGGCATCTGTTTCGTTTAAAATTGTTAGGTCATTAATCTTCATATACTTATTTATGGCTCTTCGATATCTACATCACCGCCAGCACCAACTTCATCCGGGCCGTCAGCTTCAAGATCTAACTCAGCGTCAAAGTCTTCCATGTCGCCTAAGTCAGCATCCATACCGCCCGGTGTTACACCAACGCCACGTAAGTCACTACCAGCTGTACCTGTTTCTTCTTCATCTGGTACATTGTTTTCTTCACGCCACATAGTTTCATTCTCAAGCATTTCAGCTTCAGTTAAACCTAAGAAACGCTTAAGTGCAAAACGCTTAGACATATAAGGAATATCTGCTGTACCACTAAAGTTGCCTAGGCGTGTAGCATCAAGCTCTGTTTGTCTGTAACTTGCAAAGTTCTGCGGATTATTAAACTTAATGTCGAAGATCTTAGCATCAATGTTAAAGCCTCTCCAACGTAAAAACATCTTAAACTCTTCGTTTATCTTTGTTACGATGTTGTTTTGTATACGTTCGCAGTACTGGTTAAAGCGGAATTCTTGTATTAAAGCTGTGCCCATACGTCCATCATTTAACGTGCCTTGGCTATCGTCTGGACCTGTTGGTAGGTAACTTGAAGGTACTCGGAGACCACGGGCCATCTTGTTATTGAAGTATCTTAAGTCATCAATTTCAGATAGATTTTGTCCGCCGGGTAATGTATCTACCTTCGAACCACGTCCTTCAGCTGTCTGTGGGAAGAAGTAATCTTCGTTCATAGACATTGGATTGTAGCTAGCATCTAACTGATTAGCACCGCCACTCTGTGTAGGGATTCTGCGCTGATGTATTTCATTCTTAACACGCTCTACAAAGCCCATAGCTAAGTGTGCTGGCATGCTACCAACATCTATATAAAAGATACGGCGCTCTGGCGCACGTTGTATTCTATAGATAAGGATAGCATCCTCAAGCAATTCTTTCTGCTTGTATACTTTATAAATTTGTTCAAGTATTGATTGTCCAAAAGGCCAGTTGTAGTCAAGCCCTTCTGTTAAGCTAATGTGTACAACATGCTGAGCATCAACTGCCGACTCTTTCATGCCCATAGCAAAACGGCTTGCGTTTGCTCCGCCTTGGTCTGGAATAGTATATGTCTGCGGTGCTGTATAACCTTGATTCGGTTGTCCTGTTTGTGCATCAGTAACTGTCTTTGCTGCTACTGTTAGGTTCTCAAGGTTAGGATTAATGTCCTCAATAATATACTGCTCTGGCATTTTGCCTTCGCTTTCATTAACAATTACTCGTTTTACTTTGTTAGTTTCAACCCAGTTTAACTTAAATGTTTCTGGATCACGTATAAACACTTGGTCTCCGTACTTAATAGAGTTACGGAAGATTTTGAATATACGCTTATCGAATTCGTTTAGCTTAACCCATTGCTGTAGCTGCTGTGTAATGATTTTGATTTCGTTATCAGTAGGCTTATCGTTGTAATGAACTTCAAATGCTGTGTTATTCTCTTCACTTGTTTGCGTTGAGAACTCAGATATGATATCCAAACATGCATTAACTTCACTGTCTAGGTCCATTGCTTCAAACTGATTATAGCGTTCAACACGATTTGGGTGTCCAGTGTACACCTCAGGTAGATTACTTTGGTAATTACGGAACCCAACTTGGCCGTTCTGATCACTGCCGCCACCCATGCCGCCACTAATAGGACTCATGGTTCCTGTTGTGTCTGCTACTTTGAAATATTTACGCCACGTCATTTGTAGTTACCTTTAATTGTTTTTTCATATTTTGTGCATCTCTTCTAGCTTGTGACCACGGCTTACCTTTTAATGTAGCCGATGCCTTTGCATATCTTCCGTCTGGTTTCCTACCTAAGTTTGCCTGACGTATCTTTTCTGCATGTTCAGCTGTCTTGGGCTTACGGTAGTTTTTCTTATGTGCTTCTGTGCGCACCTTACCTTTATTGCCTGCAGAAATCTTTTCTTTAGCTTGCTCGCTGTGGTACCAATCCGAATTAGATGTTTTGCCACCACGACGTAAATTCTTTAATATACCAGTGTTATTGCATGCCAACCCATAATGGTCAACTAATTTAGTTTCTAAATCCCACGCATCTTCCTTTGTCATACTGCTTCGAATAACTGCAATTTCTGTTAATGCTGGTACATCAACATACAAATGATACGCGGTCATTCTGTTACCTTTGCCCATTCCAATGTAATACGGTATATCGTCTGCTAGGTACATGTATACATAATGCTCTGCCATATACTTTTCTCTTTACGCTATTTATGTGTTAAACTTAACCGTTTATTGTTAATTGTCCGTTATTGCGATGCTACACGTTTACGAGTCTTATTTGCATCTTCAGTCTTGCTGTTAAGCTTAGCCAACTCTTGCTGAATTTGGCCCAACTGTTTAGCTAACATATTAATGTCTGATGATTCAGACTTAGATACTCTTCCGTCTTCGTTAGCAATAACACTGGCTTCCACTAGTTCAGCTTTCTTAGCTTCTGCACTAGCTTCTAATAATGTGCGTTCCTTACCTGGAGCAGCTTTGCCTGTAGTGCCGTATACTCTCTGTGTTAGTGTTGCAATCTCTGCATTGCGCTTTTTACTTTCTGCGATAGCTACTGCTAATGCAGCACGGTCTTCTTTAAGCTCTTGCTGATCAGCTGCGCCAAACAGTTTACCAAGCCCTGTGTGACTTGACATCCAACTAGTTCCGCTTAGTTCTGATTCACTTTCTTCTACGTTTTCTTGAGCATTGCGAATGCTGTATCCTGCATCATATTTTCTCTCTTGCAGTAACTTCTGAAGTTTATCATAATTTGCAAGTTCTTCTTTTGCTTTTACTAGTTTAGCTCTACCCGACTGGCTCTTGGCATCTTCAAGCTTATCAATTTCATTTAAAATCTTCTTACGCTTTTGTGCTCTGGTGTTATGGTAAGCATAGGTTTCTTCTAATTTCTTTATCTCAGCAGTTACTTTAGATGTGTCTTTGCCTAATGCTTTTAAGTTTTCTGCTAATTCTCGTTTTTCTTTAAGTTCACTACCTGCGATGGTAGCTTTTTGTTGTGAATCAAATTGATTTAAACTAGCATCACGTATGTTTTTACTCGATGCATTAATGCCAACAGAGGTTGTTAACCCAACGCCTTGTGCGCCAGGTGTTACACCAAACGCTTCTGCAATTACATCTACACTGCCGCGCAATGCTTCTGAGAATACTTTAATCGTGTCTGTAGCAAGCGGAGTAGCAATGAATGCCTTATTAATTGTAGCAATAGTAGATTCTAAGTTAGCCATTGTAGAAGTTAACTTATCTGTTGTTGGGTCAGGCTTCTTCCTAATTTCAGTTTGATCCTTAAGGATTTTATTCATATCCTTCTGCTGCATGTTACCAATGTCAGCTGTTTTTGCTAAGTCTAAGAATTTAGCAGCGGCTTCATCACTAACACCTGCTAAGCCTTGCATCATGCCGCCTGCGCCTGAAATTTCTTTTGATGTTTTTATTATCATGTTCAAAGCTTCAGCGTGGGTCATCTTACCACCCTCTAATCCACTCTGAATGTTTTTCATTGTGTCGAGCATTCCAGACCTTGTCATTTTTAATGCTGCGTCTGTGTTAATTGCACCTGAGGTAATGTCCGAGAATCCTTTTCTTAATTCTGGATTTAATTTATTCAACATACCGGCGAACATTTCCATACTTGCTGCGCCCTTCTCATTGCCGTCAGCACGGATCTTTATTAGCCTTGCTCTAAAACGTGAGTCTGCTCGTACTTCATCACGTTGTGCTTTTAAATCTTTAACTTGCATACCAGTTAACTTAGCAACGGCATCAAGTTCTTCTACGTAGTTTGCAGTACCTTTCGTTAACTGCGCCTGTGTCATTTGATCTGTGTAACCACGTCTACGTTGTAATGCTTGGTATTCAATTGCTGCTTCGCCAATCTCTTCAATGCTGTAACCTAAGTTACGCATGTATTGCTTGGTATCTGTATCCATGCCAGATATCATCTTAGACAGTGTTTTACCACCAGTCAAAGCATTTGCTGAGAAGTAAGCTAAGTCTTCGGAATTCTTACTTAATAATTTTGTGTATGTTTCAAGTGGTAGCCCAGCTTTGTGGAATTGGTTAGCCATGCCTGTTACACCGTCGGCACCGATCTGACCAGCTTTAGCTAATTCTTGGAACGATTGGTAATTCTTCTGTACTTGTCCAATTGCAAATTCCGCTGCCTGTGCGGTTGCATCGCCTAACTTGCCTAGTGCTGTTCCTACTACAGGTATGGCACTTAACAGTCCGGATACAGCCCCAATGGTCGCTGTAACTGCACTTGTTAAATCAGTGAAGTTGCCAGTGCTATTGCCCATTGCTTTAGCTGAATCAACTGCACCTTTAGTTACTGTGCCTAATGCATCGCCTAAACCTGAAACGGCCTTAGCCGTTTTATTAGTTTCAAGATACAACTTGATTTGAGCATCGATCCCGGATTTGCCAGCGCGAGTGTTTTCGACCATCATTTCGATCCATTCTTCTTGCGCTGCTATCATATCTTCCATATCTGCCATTGAATATTATAACCCTAGTTAATTGTACGTATAAATAGATGTACTTAACTATTTATGGAAACCAAATAATGAGCGATAATCCTCTATCACAATATTTCAGAACCCCTGCTATTCACTTAACATTGCCAAGTAAAGGCGATGGATATGCTGAAGGTACGCTGGAAATGCCGGAAACTAAAGAGCTTCCTGTAATGCCAATGACAGCCGTTGATGAAATAACTTATAAAACACCTGATGCATTGTTTAATGGATCGGCTGTAGTTGATGTGATTCAAAGCTGTATACCAGCTATTAAGGATGCATGGCAAATGCCAGTAACTGATCTAACAGCCGTGCTAACTGCTATTAGAATTGCAAGCTTTGGCCATAATATGGATATCGAAACGAAGTGTCCTAAGTGTGCAAGTATTACTGATTACACATTAGACCTACGTGAAGTACTTGAAACATTAGAAGCTCCAGACTATACTAAGCCGCTGAATCTAGGCGATTTAGCTATTACATTTAAGCCAATGGTATACAAAGACTTAAATGAAAATAACAAATTACAGTTCGAAGAGCAGAGATTAAATCACTTGTTAAACGAAACTGAAATGGAAGCAGATGATCAAATCAGATTATTGTCTGAGACATTCAAGAAAGTATCTGATTACACCTTGAGTACGTTAACTAAGAATATTAGTTCTATTACGACACCTGAGTGTACAGTTACTGATGAGCAACACATATTAGATTTCTTAAAGAATTGTGAAAACACTTTATACAAGAAAATAAAAAGTGCTGTTATTGATCAGAAAAAGAAAGAGACATTAAAGCCATTACAGATTACATGTACAGAAGAGAAGTGCAAACATAAGTACGACCAACACTTTACTCTGGATATGACATCTTTTTTCGATCAAAGCTAACTATCATGAGCTCTGAGCAAATCACAAAGTTCATAGAGCAACTAGAAAAAGAATCCAACGCAATACGTTCTGAGTGTATGCAACATGCATGGTCAATGCGTGGTGGCATTCAATATAATGATGTAATGAATTTAAGTCATGCAGAACGCGAAATGATATTCAAACTATCTAAAGAGAACATCGAAACTACTACTAAGTCAGGTTTACCCTTCTTTTAATCAGATTCTTTAGTCATAACATTGACAATGTAGTAAAAGATATGGGAGATCTGCTAACACAGATCTATTCGTATACTTCGTATACTCATATATGCTTACGCTTAATTAGATTTATTTCTTTAAGAAACATTAGTTTTAATTGTATGAGTAAGAGATATACCTGGCTAGAGAAAAGATCCATACTCCACCCGCCTAGGGCGGGCCAAAATAAAAACAAAAAATTTTTACTTTTGGAGATAAACAACTTGGCTGTCGCTTTTCACCAATGCTAATACAACGTTAAAACCCTAGAGCTACTGCGTTCACTCTAAGTAGTAATACAAACACCCACACGATAGACAATTGTTACTGTTAATAACGCGGAGGCGGTCGCCCGCTACCTCCTATGTCCGACTCTCACAACGGAACTCCCCACCCACCTCGTTGTGGTTACCAGCAGGTGGAAAGTCGACGGTTGCTCGTTACATTAGCGTAACTCTTTTTCAAGCAGTGCCGTCATCATTTAGCCCAAACACTATCATTCCCATAATTGATTTCTTTTCACAGTTAAACGCATTATATGGAAGGCATATCGCATCAACATCCGATGGCTCGGGTAGTAACTGTTAACTCCGCTATTGCTCAGAGCATTTAGGCTACCTCCTCACATCAGGAAGGGTTCGCCAGCGCATGATAACCGCCCGCGCCAGGGCTTTCAATAGTGTTTAGGCTAAATCAATAAACGTCCAAAGGGTTCTTGCTGGTCCCATGCGGCATAATTCTTCCGCACATTTGACTGGGTGTCTGTTACGTCCTAGAAGCAGCACATCTTCGCGATGCCTACTACGTGAAATGTATATTATAATATACATTATTATACCATATAGTATAATATACTGTACAGTCTGTGTCAAGAGATATTTATATCGATTTTAGAGATGGAAAAATTAAATTTCGATAATGCTCCAGTCTTCATCTGTTAGATATTTGTTCTTGCCTTTTTTAATCACAATTTTAGGCTCCTTGTTTCTTATAGCATTTCTAAACGGAGCCTCAGGAACATCAAATTCTTTGAAAAATTGCGGCAGAAATCCAGTAAATACGATCCTATTTTTCTTTTTAACTTTAACTTTTTTTGTTTTTACGCTAGTTAAGTCTTTATTTTCCTTGTATTCTTTTTTAGTGACTTGTATCTTTTTGCCAGTATTCATGTCGACAGCAAACACTTTATTTTCAGTTCCGAAGTTACCACGTGTAAATTGTCCGATACGCCAGTCTGGATTTTCGATAATAAACTTATCAACACTGTTCCTATCTACTAGTTTTTGCGATTTTGTTTCGTTGCAGCATACATATATTTTATTTCTTTCTTTAAGTGTCTGGAATTTATTGTTTCCTTTTACCCAGCCATGATCTAAATAAGCAGTTAGTTCTTCATGTGTGATGTACTTTATAGTATCGAGTTTATGAACACATATTTTATTTTTTGATGGGCTATATAGTCGTCCTAAATTCCATTCTCTATATTCGAAACTGTTAACATCCAGTCTTGGTATCACTTTTTCTACTTTTCCGTTGTTCACCCAGGCATAATTCTTTCTATAACTGTTTCCTGTTGCCCAACCGTCGGGTATTTCGCTGTCTTCATCTATTCTTCTATTTTGAATACCGTCAGTTATGTAAATCTTACCAGATGCATTCATTGTATTTGACGATGACTGCAATTCCTCAAGTTCGTCGTTTGAAAAATACTCTTTTTTATATTTTCCTAAGATTTGCTTGTTATAAAAGATTTTGATACCGTTATCAAAGTGCTTGCTTAAGACATTATTTTGCATCTGCTCCTTTGCTTCTAAAACAAATGACTCGCCTTTTGACTTGCACAAGTGTATAATTTCACGTCTAAAATTTTGTTCGCCTTCGGTTGCAATTACTTCGCTCAACCAATCACTGGACCCAAAGTATGTAACCCAGTCGGATTCGCGTTTACTAATTTCACGACGCTTCTTACCTTTAATTTTTTTACGTTCTTTAAACCAAAACGTTTTTTTGCCGATATAATATTTTGGATATTTATTATCATCAGATAATCTAGTTATCAAATACACAAACGAGTCAAATTTTGAAACATCTGATGTAAATTCTACTCCGTTATAATACCACATTTTACTCTCCACTATACCTTATTTATGTAGAATGGAAGGTAATAAATTTATTTTTCGGTGTAATCTTTATTAAGCCACGACGTCACTTCTTCTATACAAGTGTTAGGGTGGCTGTCTAATATAAATTCTATTGTTTTAATAACATCTGCACACGGTGTTCCGTTGCCTGTCCAACTATCTCTGCTTCTGCTTAGTGGTGTATCAAGTCTGTCAAAGTTAATTAAAGATGTTTTAAACGGTACTAAGTTATCTTTGAATGCTCGTGTGCATTGTTTGCTGGCATGTTCTAGAGCTGCTTTACTAACACGATAACGTTCAAATGATGGGTCTGGCGCAACTATATCCTTAAGACCTGTGCTGCCTATGTTTATAATATGCCCCTGCTTATTTGCTGCTTTCCATGCATCGTATACAGCAATTAACAAGTTGACTTGTGCGAAGTTACTATGCGCTTCGCCTGCAGGACCATCAAATGCATTATTAATGAATACATCGTAATTAAGTGATTCTTGCACTATACGATCTATGTCGTATGGGTTAGTAATGTCTGCTTGCATGTCGGAATCTTCAGAGCGAGAAACGTTTACGCCTCTGAAGTGATTAATTAGTTCTAACCCTAATCCTCTATTTCCGCCTGTGATTAAATATTTGTTGCCCTGTGGTTCCAATTGATCCCATACCTTGTAAAATTCTTTACCACAAGTTAAAGCACATTCAAATAAACGTCCTTCTCCTAGTGGCTTGTTAAAACTGTCTGTGACTTCTGTCCAGAACGGCTGTTTCATTATGTCAGCTAGTGTGTTGTGCTGTATACTTAATGTATTAAATGCATCATGCCTATTAAACAGATCCCGTATTTGATTTTCACCATTAGGTAAGAATGCCATATCGCTAGCACCAGGGAGTATATCCCTGTCATGGAAGCGAGCATCGTATAAATTATGATTGAAAAAGTTGCACGGCATAACAAGCCCATTGGCTGTTACTAATAATTTGCTTTTCTGGTTCTCACCATTGCCGTGGTGCGTACATAATGCATCGCATGTAATTGGTGTGCTACTAAAATACTTATGTAGATCATCATTATACTTGTCTTTAAGCTTTGGTAAATGTACCATGCTCTTATTTCGGTGGTCAAGCTCAGCAGGGTATTCGATGTTGTATTCAACGTTGCCTGCTTTATCTTCTTTAGGCCATTGCTTAAGCTCACTGAAGTTGTTATATTCTAGGAATCTACCTGTAGAACGTTGATTAAAAGATTCGAAGCCTATTAATGCTGCAAGCATACTAGCTTCTGCTACTTGGTGTTCGTTGTGCTTAAACACAATGAAATTCCATGCAGCTTTACCACCTGCACGAATAAACGCTTCTGCATTTGTTATAATCTTATCGAAATCTGTATTACAGCGATACAAGTGATTTGTATCTTTAAGCCCATCTATGTTAAATTCTACTTTACCGTGTTCGCCAATGATCTCTGCAAGTTCTGCCCACCATTCGGTTTTACGTGCGCCACCATTTGTGTGTATTAAGATCCACAATGTGGGGTTTTTAGCACGAAAATCACGTAAAATATCTAAGAACTCTGGGTGTACAATTGGATCACCGTACCCTCCGCAGAAGAATATCTGGCGTAAATTAGCACAGATCTCTTTAGTAAAAGCTGTGTCAATGCATTCACGTGACAAGTGTTCTTTAACGATATGTGGGTTTTCTTTGCCACCATTTAAGTTCCTTGGGCACTGCGGACACGCCGCATTGCAGAAATTAGTAATCTCTAGCTGGAACTCATCTACATTGTCTAGTTTAAATTTCAGGGAGGTCACCATCGTCAAAGAAGTCTTTAGCACTGTTTAGCACGTCTTTACTTGTCTTGAATACAGTACCATCAAGATTAGGCCCGTTCTGCCTTGACTGTATCAGCCAATCGATAGCAGGGTAGAATATTTGTAGTTTCCACTGTCCGTTAAAGCCTAGGTACAAGTTAGGGGTAATAGATGCAGGATTCTCATCTGAGTTAAAATCGTATATTGGCCAAAACACACCGCTGTTAAGCTCTTCTAATGTAAGCTCGACATCGTCTAGCTTTATAGATTTAATGTATACGTGCTTATCTGCAATAACATTACCGATAGCATCGTATTCGTGATCGTGTATTGTTTTACCAAAGTGTGTAATAATTAAGTAGTGTTCGCCACTAACTAAATTAATGTCTGCTTCAATGTGATCAGGACAATCACCCTCACACAATACATCGTAGTCGCCTACTTGTATTTTAATTTTTGGGTTGCCGAGCTTACGCTCAACTGCAAAATCGATTTCAATTTTCAATGTATAACTCCGACTAGTTTATCTAGTTGTGTAAGGCGCTTCTTGTATTGATCCATTAGTATCCTTAACTGGTCGTCGCCCTTCCAGAATGTATATCCTAAATCAACTGCTAATTCCTGTGCTTCGATTCTACGCTTAATGCGTTCTTTGTACGTTAGTGTAGGATTGCCTAAACAAATCCAATCTGGGCCGTGTGGGTGATTTCCATTTTTACCAATGATATTCATCTTTTGGTGTTCTTCCCACAGCGGAGTGCCTTCTTCGATAGTTAATGTAGTGCCTAAGTTAACACCAATGATAGTGCCATCCGCTACGTACTTCTGATATCGCTTAAGCATGTTTAATGTATCTTCAAAGTCTTCACGTGTTTCTGTTGGCCATCCGACGATAATAAGGAAATAAATCGCAATGCGATGTTTACTAAACATTTCCATAGTGTAGTCAAGGTCTTCGTTAGTGAATCCCTTTTTCATATCTTCTCTAACTTTATCGCTTCCAGTTTCGACACCTACTACCATAGTCTCGGCACCTGCCCTAGCCATCATTTCGTAATCTTCGTCTTTGAATTTACTAGCTGATCTAATAATGTAGTGGCTACTGTAGTTTAAGAATCGTTCTGGTAAGTTATTTTGTTCGTAGTACTCAACAAGTAACTTGTTAAACACTCTAAAATCTTTAAGGCTGCCATTGCATAACGCATCGTGGAAAAAGAAATCCTCGACATCGTATTGATCGTAGTAATGAATCATTTCATCAAACAATTGCTGACCTGATTTAAATCTAAAGCCGCCTTGCATAAGTGGAATGTCGCAGAACTTACAACGTCTGATACATCCACGTGATGTTTCAATAGGTAATACACCTTTATTGAAACCGCTGAAATATTTAGAAACGGGAACATCGTCGAAGTTCATAAAATTATGTTCGGCTACATTACTGTACGGAGCAAGTGTATTGCTATCAATACCTTGTGCATCGAAGTTGCCGGCTACTATATGCTTTATAGTAGTTTCAGCTTCGCCACGCACCCAATGGGCTATAAGCCCTTTGTCTTTAAGTACTTGCATGTACGGAACTTCACTTGAATAGCTGCCGTGTTCTTCACGTTTTAATCCTTGCCCACCTATTATAACAGGAATGCCTTCTTCTTTTATCAACTTTAAGAAATCTCCAAGGAACTTATGACTTTGCCATGTAAATGCGCTAATCATTATGTACGTTGGGTTATGTGCTTTTATTTTATCAATCCACTGCGTCATCCACTCGGAGTAGCTAGCAGTTTCTTCATCAGTCAAAGCATTTAAGTCGTCAAAGAAGTACTCGTCAACTTTCCAATATGTGTTATCGCCGTATGTTTTTCTAAACTCTACAGCAAAGTCTAAGTTCATATCGTATACTTGTGACTCTTGTCCTTCAGCTTTTAATAAACTCTTAATGATCGCAGGAGCAGCTTGCGGACGTACTGCCGCAAAGCGAGGCACTGATAAAATTACAGCATATACCTCTTTCACTCTACTGCACCCTCGTAGTTCGTGAAGCCACCTTCTTTAACCACCTTCATAGTATTGTTTACGCGACTAATTAATTCGTCGCGATGTGAAACAAGCCACACACTCTTTCCACGCTCTCGGGCCATGCCCTTCATGATTTTAATTGCGGCTTCAACTCCATTAGAGTCTAGGCCGTTGTCGACAAGCTCATCCACAAACAATAAGTTTATATGGTTATATAGGCTTTCCCAAACGTCCCGGAAGGCCCAGCTTAATGATAATATGAGTCTGTTGCGTTCACCGCGAGACAAGTTGTCGAAGTCTAATTCTCGTCCCATGTCTGTAATTTCTACAGACAAATCGGACATAAAGCGTACCAGGTGAGGAAGACCAATTTCACGTAGGTAGTGTGTGAGTCGATTATTTAAATAAGCTAAATTCTGCTCAATAATCTTTTTACGTATGAAGCTGTCTTTGCTTGTTAACAGCTTTAATAGGAATGCTTGATGTTCTTGTAAATCAACTAGTCTGTTCATTTCATCGTAGTCAACATCCTGCATGCCTTTGTCTTTCATATCATTTATTTGATCAATGTACGGATCTTCATCAGCTAATGCTGTTTCTAACTGTGATGATAACGTTTCAAGTGAACTCTTGTGTCCATGTGCTTCGTCGATCGTCTTATAAAATGTTGTATTGCCTTTGTATCGCTCAGGACTAAATGTACGAGGCTCAACCTTCATACCTTGTACTTCTGGCGGAGAGCCTAGTTCAGCAAGTGTTAACTTATGCTCTTCTATACGACCCTCATTTAGTATCAACTGTTCTGAACATTCTAATAGTTCTTTTTCTTTAGCTGCAATATTTTCTTCTTGCTTTGAATCGTGTAATTCCTGACCGCATGAATGACACTTGTGATCTGCTAATAAGTCAATATCTTTCTGGATTGACTGCGAACGTCTTTCTTGTGTTGTGCTATCGCTTGTAATCTGTTTAATCCAGCGATTGCACTCTAATACAGCTGAATTAAACTTATCAACGGCAGCTTTATCTTTGTCTGATTGTAGCTTTAGTTCAGCATTGAACTTGTCTACTTCGGCTTGTCCCTTAGCATTTACTTTATCAGTTTCGACACGCTTGTCGGCATTATTTTTGTGTTTGGTAATCTCATCTTCGATGTCAAGTTCCATTAACTTTTCAATAGCAGCAACATGGTCGCCGACAGTTTCATCCTTCTTACGTTGCCACATACGCTGTCTACGCTCAAGCCCTTCGATCTGCTCTTCGATGTGTTCGTTAGCTTTGATAACTGCACTTAAGCGGAACTCTTCTTCTTTAATTTGGTCTTTAGCTGTTTTATTAATTGCTTTAAGTGCTTCTGCCTTCTCAGTAAGTACTGTAATACCAAGCAATTCTTCAATGATGTTCTTTTGTTCACCTGCCTTCATTGACAAGAACGGTGTTGTATATGTGTTTAATGCTATTGCATGTTTAAACATGTCGTGGCTAATGCCTAGTAGACTCGCAATCTCTTTCTGAGTCTCACGACCATCACCTTGCGCTTCATCATCTGCTTTTTGTTCTTTATTATCTTTATAGAACTTTAATACATTTGGTTTACGTCCACGCTCAATTCTGTATTGAGTTTGATCGATGTCAAATTCAACACTAACAAGCATGTTCGCTGCATTTGTTTTGTTAATAAGATTATTAACTTTAATGTCTGACAATGCGCTACCGTATAGTCCATAGCTGAGCGCATTTATTAATGTGGTTTTACCTGTACCGTTCCTGGAACCATTGCTGCCTAAGTCGAGGTTCTCGCCGAGGACTAGGGTTAAGTCGTCGCGGTTAAAATCGACAGCCTGTGTGGCATTGCCGATTGACATGAAATTTTTTACGGTTAAATTCTTTATTCTGATCATTTAGCTATTATACTACCATTGTTGTGTTATATCAATTTATTTGAATCATTTACCCTAAGGTTTCAATGAGTTGCGTGATTTCTTTGTCTTCCAATTCAGTTAGTGTTTGGAAGTTGTGATCTAATATATCTTTATTTTGATTTAGTAAAACCTGCACTTCTGATATATCCAGACCGCAGAATTTTATTATTTCTTTTTCTATCATTAAAAATCTTTTTACAGGATCTAATTCTAGATCATATGACTCATCAATAAAATGGTCAAACGTTTTAAACCCGTTGTCATGCAACATAGCTAATGTTTTAGGTGCACCTACTACAATAAAGAAACGCTTTGCTGCTATTGGTCTTACTGTTTTTTCAGTAATAAACGGATACGGATAATCAAATACTGTTTCAGTTACAATATCCAAACCGATCTTTTTATAAAATTCTGACTGGTACCAGCTGTCGTCCCATCCTGGAGGCTTATCAGCAATTAATGGATCCTTGATCTTTTCAAATCTATTATTAACATCTAGACCCTTGCCTACAAGCCTATCGTATATCCGTGTCTGCGTCATTGTTTTAAGGAATTCATTCATGATGAAACTGCAATCTTATTTAATAGGTTGTTGTCAGTGATGGAATTATACATTGCAATTCGATGCGACCTTGGAACCCCGCCCATCATACAAATAGCATTCTTCTCTACACGATCTGCGTCAATGTTGTAGTTTTCGTATCCGTTTGCATTTATTGTTAGATTAGTAATAAACGTTTCGATTACTGTAGGCATGGATTCAGTTTCGTGATTTGTCATTGCTGATATTTCTTCAGTGATACCAAAATTATTAGTAACTAGCACAACGACGCCCATTGATATATCGACTGTTCTAAAACATTCTATTAGGTTGTATATGTTAAGCCCATTCTTTAATATAGCCGGATTGTAATAATCTGTATCGAAGTGTTCGATTAAAATACGCTGATTTGGTAATATTGGTTGCTCTATTTTCTGGAGCTTGTCTATTAATACGTTAAAGTCTCTATCGAACTTTGTAAATTTATCAGCTAGTACTATATCGAATCTGTTGTACAATACATCTTTATACCGTTGTGATAAAAAGGATTTCATAAGCTATTGTAGATTTCCATTAACAAACCAATTTTATAAAAGTCACTTTCGATTGCTGCAATTTGCTCGCCAATTATAGTGTCTACACTATTAAACGATACTTCAGCATCATTGTCCTGCTCAAATTCTTGATCCTTCATTGGAATCAAACTAATCTCACGCAAGTTGTAATCTGTTATAAAGGTTTCTTTAATAAAGTTAGCTTCTTCGTAGCTAACGTCAATGTCTAAGTTAACCTTAACATACATATTAGGACCAAGTAGATCTGGAGCATTGTCTAGTAGATTGCTTAAGTTTAATACTTTATATAACGGTTGATCTGGCCATGCATGGAATGTAGGGTCTTTATCCCACTCCAATACCATAGCACCACGCTGGTCATCTCCTGCATCTGCAAAGTTATGTGGGAAGCAATTGCCTACATAGGTAACGTTACCACGCTCTTGTCGCATATGAAAGTGACCACTAAACACTTGGTCTACATTAGCCATTTGCTCAGACTTAACAGTACCGTGGTCAGGCATTTCTACCAACGCATTCATTTTAAAATGCGGGAGCTCGAAATGTCCGAACATGTACTTGGCTTTGATCTTTGTTAACTTTTTATAATCGTCTCCAACAAGCCACGGAACAATCGCAACATCATCTTGTTTAAACCAGTCATTACAAATCGTAATGTTAGGCAAGTGCTTTGCCCACTCAATCCCGTGTATGTCCCGCTTATCTCTATAGTAGAGGTCGTGATTTCCAGGGATAAAATAAAAATTTTCGAATGCATCATTTAGTTTCTCCAAACTTCTCAAACTATAGTTCAGAGTTTGGAGATTAATGGACGCCCTGTGGTGATGCCAATCGCCAAGAAACAGTCCAGTTTCGCAGCCTTGTTCTTTGGCCGTTGCTATGGCCCAATCGACGAATGCTTCGCAATCTTTATTATGTTGTTGACTATTTGATTTTAATCCAAAATGTATATCTGTAAATACTAATGCCTTATTAAAAAGCTGACCCATTTTTATTATTATCCTGTTCTTACGTATACTTCCACAGCTCTGCGGCTGTATTAGGGAATGTATCCCCTATTTCGTTGCATCTTAGATCGAGTTGTAGTTTCTCGCGAAGATAATATTGAATATACGCTTCGTCTATTATACTACAATTGTCTGGTAATGCACAATCAATGCGGTTAACAAAGTTCGAAAGGAACTCAGTAACTACGTTATTCTTATTAAGATTACTTTGTAGTGCTAACATACTCTCGTGGTTATCTATTATAGTACTAATAGGTGCGGTTAGCTCTGTGTCTAAAAATTCAACTGTACTGGTTAACAAATCTTCAAAGTTGTAAAGTAAATCATACAGATCGATTGTTTTAATGTTCTCTGATTCGAAATGATATATGTCTGGTGCATCGTAAAATAGTTTATAACTTAGTATTTCTCGTTGTTGAGAGATTTCAGTTACATCATTTAACTCAGATATACCAAACCAATCTTTTCTTTTGTTGCGTGTTTTTTGCAACCAATTGTTTGCTGCTACTAGTTGCATATCCTGTGTGTATTTTATTGCTATAATTTTATTACACTTTGATACAGCTTCTGTCATTAATGCATCTTCATCCATGCCCGTAGCTGGATCACCGTAGTGTATGCAAAAGAACGGATGGTGTGCATGTGTTGTGCTGTTAACCCACTTAGACCAAAACGGCCCAGGACGAGGTCTCTCAAATTGAGAATGTGATCCGCCATCAGCATTAAACGGCAGCCCGGGGTGGTTGTGTAACCCCCGAGCTGTAAAGTTGTTTAATACCCAGTGTATATAATGGCCGTAACTACCGAGATTAAAAAAGATAGGAACACGATCTTTTAATAGCACTTATGAATCGTCAGTTTTCTTTTTGTTGGGGTTACACAAGTTATAATCGTATGCAAAGTCTTCTTTCTTGCCTTCGTTTGCAAACTGTCTAGTCCAACTAGGTGTTAGTCCGTTAGCTTCGAGAATATCATCACGTATATTTTGCATCTTCTTCTCAATGTTTAGTACACGAGTAAAGCTGTTAGTCACTGCGGCAGTGTAGTACGCAAATGGGTTCTGTGATTTAAGTTCATTAAACTGTAGCCCAATCTGTGATAGCTGCAATAACGCTTGTCCTTGCATCTCATCGTTATACGTATACCCACGCCAGTTACTACGTGTGCCATAACGTTCGCATAGCTTTATGTACATCATAGCTAAGTTATTTGTAGTTCTGCCATGATCTTTGGTAAACTTGCCTTCTTCGATATCGCCCTTCCAGTGTGATTTACCTACTATTTCTGCAGATAGCTCACCATCTGTGTCTGTTACACGGTAATGGAAGAATGGAGGGAAGTTAACACGCATTGGTATCATTTCAACATCTGGATCAGTTGGTGATAATGATTGATCATCGTCAGTTTCGATTAGTTCGTCAAATACTGCGTTTGCTTTTGCTTGTTTCGCTGCTTTAGCTAATGCCGCTTTTGATTTCTTCTTAGGCACTAGCGGAATGTGCTCATTGGTCATAACACGGAATACAACATCATGCAGTTCAACGTCTGCTACATCTGTCGGTATTTCTAACTTAGTGAGTCGTGTTGCTCGTGCTTGTCTAGCTAAATCAACGACGGGTACGTCTTTGAATGTAGGGTTACCGTTTTCGTCTTTGCCGACATCAACGTTCTGTGTTCCCCAAATTTCTTCTAGTGATTCTACTATGAAGTCTTGCTGATTGTCCTCAACTTTATCTTTAAAGGAACAATATGATATTTTGCTTAGGTGTATTTCTTTAAGCATATCCTTATTATTTAAGTAATTCTTTTTTCTCTTAGCCATAAAATCCTCGTTGCTGTAGTGCATACAGTATAACATGATGTGCGTATTTGTCAACCTAAGTTATTATATTGGGTTATAATGACTATCCATAAATACAACATTAGAATAGGAATATATTTATGGCAACAGTTAGACAGACAAATTCTACGTTAACAACTATTGAGTTTGACGAAGACGGCAATGAATCGTATTTCATCGACGGGAAACAGGTACAACGCGATGAGTATGTACAGTCTGGCGCTGATAATGTTGAGCTGACAGAAGGTGAATTAACAGCCCAGTACCAAGCTGAACTTAAATCTAACGGTTGGACTGACGAGCAGATTGAAGAGTACCAGGGTTATGAAGACGACGACGAGTTTGATCCAAACGATCCTGATAACTTAGTTGTAGACCCAGTAGGCAGCGGCCCTATTACACAGGGCGAACTTGATCTTAGACAAGATGAAGAACGCTTTGATGAAGAATTAGAACGAAGAACAGCTGAAGGGCAATCTATTGCTGATAAGGAAAATGACTGGCGTGTACGTTTACACTTAGCACCATCAGCAGATTACTTGTATGCATCAAAAGATCCAGGTATATTAGCTCCATTAATGGAAACAAACGGTCTTATATTTCCGTACACTCCGCAAATTGCTATTCAGTACAATGCAGATTACGAAAACTATGATTTAGTTCATAGTAACTACCGAGGCTATTTTTATAAAGGAAGCCAAGTACAAAACATTCTTGTAACAGCAACATTCACAGCTAATGACGCACAAGAAGCAAATTATATGCTAGCAGCAATGCATTTTTTACGTAGTGCTACTAAGATGTTTTACGGCCAGGACATAGAACGCGGCATGCCACCACCAGTTGTATTTTTAACTGGACTAGGTGAGTATCAATTTGATGGGCATCCGTGTGCTGTTACTATGATGAATTACAATTTACCTAACGATGTTGATTATATTTCATGTGGTAAGCCTAGTGGTGTAAAGCCGTTGCCAACACCACGCGATAATCTTTCACCTTCTATTCCATCGACACGATTAGAAGCTGCAAACTTAGAGAAAGGTGCCAGAGAGGAAGTTGTTGAACGAGCTGAGACTGACACGTATCTAAAGGCAACATATGTGCCTACAAAAATTGATTTTAACTTTACTATGATTCCAATTCAAACACGTGATCAAGTTAGTAAAGAATTTAGTCTGAAGGACTACGCATCAGGTAAATTACTTAAGAAGGGGTTCTGGTAATGGCAATAACACAATATCCAAAGAAGAGTGCGTATGCATTAACGGTCACACATGATCACTATCTAGACTTGATGGTTAACAGAGACATACCAAAATTAGATAGTGATGTGGAATTTACAATTACACAGACGTACAATTTACGCCCGGATCTACTAGCGTTTGACTTGTACGACGATTCAGAGTTATGGTGGGTATTTGCCCAACGTAACCCAGACGTATTGAAAAATCCTTTACTTGATTTTAGCACAGGCACAACAATACGTTTACCTAACATAGACACATTGCGAGATACACTGGGCTTCTAATGGCAGAGTTAACTGGACCAATTCCAAATCCTTTCCGCGCATTCAATACAATGACGTATAGTATGTCATTGTATTTGCAAGATCCTAAAGAATACGCAAGCATGATGGCCACTGGTAAAAAGGATGTAAGCAAATTAGAACTACTAGTACAAAGTGGTGGCATAAGTAGCGACACAACTAAAACCGGTGGCAACTTTGGTGCGACACGAAACAAGTTTTTCACACGTGACTTTTACTTAGACGACATTCAGCTTTCTAGCTATATTGCAGGAACATCAACAGGCGGCCCGCAAAACAGTTTCGAAATGAATTTTACAGTAACAGAACCGATGGGCTTAACGTTCATGGATCGTTTATATAATGCTGCAACTGATTTTGCTGAGAGGAAAGGGTATCAAAACTTTAACCCAATTAACCAAATCTACTTAGCTGTTATTCGTTTTTACGGATACGATGAAAATGGTAAGCAGGTTATAAACGGAAAGTTCAATGACGGTTCGGACGATCAGTCGTACATTGAGAAGTGGATACCTATAATGATACGTAGTGTTCAGTTCAGAGTTGAGACGGCAAAAGTAGTGTACTCATGTGAGTGTGTTTGCCCACAGACTCAAGTAGGGCACGGTCAGGTTCACGGTACGATTCCGTTTGATATTGCACTACAGGGCGAAACATTAAAGGACTTACTTGACGGTACAGTAAAACGTACACTAGCAGGCGGAGTTGTTACAACAGGCTTGATGTCTGCTTTAAACAGCCACCAGCTCAAGTTAGCAGCAGATAACAAGTACCAGTTCGCAGACAAATATGCAATTGAGTTTGAAGCAGGAGCCGGAATTGAGGACGAAACAGTAACAGCACTTGGAACATCAGTAGTGATGAAGAGTGGTACTGCTAGTGGTGCGAATCCAGCAGCAGAGTCTAAGATGAAATCAGGCAGTGCTAAAAATGTTAAATCAGTTCAAACAACGGCAACCAATGCAGGTATGAAAATAGTAAAATTCATAGACCTTGCTATTAGAAATAGTTCATTTATGACTAAGCAGTACAAGAAAATGAACGAAGCTAACAAAGATAAGACAACAAAATTCCGCACACCTAAGCCGTTTAAGTGGTTTAAGATTCGTCCTCGTATTGAGATAATAGATTTCGATTCTAAACGTCAGGCATGGGCGTATAAGATTACTTACGTTGTAACGCTTTACAATGTTAGTACAGTTAATACAAATGACTTTGAAAGTGCTGACTGTTTTAAAACACACAAAGAATATGATTTCTGGTTTACAGGTAAGAACACAGAAGTACTAGATTTTAAACAAGATTATAATTCATTCTATTACACTACATTTAGTGATAAGCATAAAGAAAATCCTAATGAGAACCCAGAAGCACAAACTAACTTACGAGCAATGAGAACGTACAGGGCTAACTCTATTGAGTCTAATGCAGGAAGTGAAAACAAAGAAAATGAACAGGCTGCTAATGCAGCAAGCATATTATATGCGCCGCAGGATATTGCTAATGTTAGTATTGACATAGTTGGAGACCCAGACTGGTTAGGGCAGAGCGAACTGTTTTATGCTGCAACTCCTGAGCCTAAGGATCCTGTACTTGATGATGGATCTATTAACTACGATACAGCAGAAGTGTTCTTCTCGGTGAATTTTAATACTGTAGTTGATTACGATCTCGATACTGGTATTGCTGATGTAACACAAAAGAACGTAAGTAAAAATTTAAATGGTAGCGAGCCTGGTGGCGTGTCTCAGTACAGTTTTGTCTATAGGGCAAACACAATAGTATCACAGTTCGCAGGCGGACAGTTTGTACAGAAATTAGAAGGCACATTAGTATTCATACCAGAACGATGCATAACAGGCCAAGCGCCGGAAGATAAAGGTTAATTATGGCACAAGAAGATTACACAGATGGCTTCGGCCTAGCTAAGAATTTCAAACAAGACCGCGGCGGCGTTGGTGGATATTCGGGACCGTTTGAGGCTGAAATCATGTCTGTTGTGGACCCTACACATAGTGGAAGACTTGAAGTTTGGATTTCAGCGTTTGGTGATGAAAACACCAAAGACGAGCCATCGTCATGGACCACAGCACGATACCTTTCTCCGTACTATGGCATAACACAACATAAGATGATCGATGCCCCAGACCCAGACTTTGAAGCTAATGCACACTCGTACGGTATGTGGGCGAATGTTCCTGACCCAGGTGGTAAAGTTCTAGTAGTGTTCTCAAACGGTGAACGCGATAAGTGTTACTACATAGGATTTATTCCTGAGCCTCAGATGAACCAAATGGTTCCTGCAATTGGTGCAAAGGAAGATGTACATTATAACAATGCAGCACAGTCTGAGAAGTGTGCTCATGCTGCTCGTAACCCAGTTATCGAAATGGATAAACGAGAAGCGTCAATGAATGATCCTGAGTTTGGTAAAATACCTAAGCCTATTCATTCTGTTGTTGCTGGACAGATGTGGAAGCAAGGTATTATAATAGACCCATACCGTGGCCCAATTTCATCAAGTGCGCAACGAGAAAGCCCAAGCTATGTATACGGTGTTAGTACTCCGGGTCGCCCTATATATACTAACGGTATGTTTGATCACGAAGCGGAGTCAAAACTTGCGTCTGGTGAAGAAACAGATACTAGCATTGTTGGCAGACGCGGCGGACACACATTTGTTATGGACGATGGTGAAACTAACGGCGACAACAATTTAATACGTATTCGTACATCAACTGGTCATCAGATAACAATGACAGACGATGGTAAATCTATATACATTGTACATGCTAATGGTAACTCATGGTGGGAGCTAGGCAACGAAGGCACCATCGACATGTATGCTGCAAACAGTATTAATATGCGAACAGGTGGCGAAATTAATATGCATGCCGACAAGAATATTAATATGAATGCAACAGAAAATATTAATATATACAGCAAGAAAAATACTACAGTAGAAGCTGAGGAAGCACTAAATTTAACAGGTAAGAAGAGTCTTACTGCATACAGTAAGTCTAAGCTTGGAGTTAAAGCAGACGGTACATTAACAGTAGAAGCAGGCGGTTCAGCATCGTGGAAGTCAGCAGGACACACAGAAATTAAAGGTGCCACCATTGGTTTAAACAATGGCGGAGCAGGCTCAGTTACTGCACCACCAGCGTTACCTCAAGTTAATTTCCCAGACGCAACAAAGAACGACACCGAAGGCTTTAAATTAGTACCAGGTAAGTTTAAGAGTATTGTTACTCGTGCGCCAACACACGAACCTTGGGACGGTCACAATGCAGGAGTATCGAACGTGAAACCGTTTGATAAATCATAATGACACTGTGTATACAAGATGTAATAACAGAAGGCACAAACGCCCCTAGTGTACCAGCTATATCTGGTTTCACACCAGATGAAGTTATAGGAATAATGGCAGTTATCTCAGTTGAAGTTAATCAATCAGCTGATGAAGTAACTGATGACGGCCTCGGGCTTTACGGAATTGACTTAGCAGACTTGCAAGGTGCAGGTATTGTAAAGAAAGGAATTGCTACTACAGGCGACCTTGCTACAATTTTAGCTGACTCATCTATATACACAGGTAAGTTTAGTGTTAACGGTATAACTGATATATTAGTTAACTCGGGCTTGCAACGCGATGTTATTGCAACATCTTTATCTAGTGACTTAGTTGCATTGTTTAGCCAAGGTTTAATACCAGCTGATGCATCGTCTGCAGAACTTGCAGGCATTGCAGGTACCGCAGCTGAGTTTGGTTTAGATGATGCTAGGGACTGGTTAAACGGTGATGCATCGGACGATCTAACTGCATTAATGGATGCATCTAGTGCTGACTTTGAATATGCAGTTAATCTAGTTAATACCAAAGCATCTGATATATTAGGGCAGGTACAGGGCATTGGCATACCACCAGTTAGCTTACCAGAGCTAAGTATTGGTACAATTGATACAGTTGATATCGACGGTGAAGTTGACAAGTTAATAGGTAGCGTTCGTATTCCGTCAGCTGGTGGCATACCTGTACCTGAGATTCCAAATATACCACCAGCACTCAATCCAGAGGATTTAATATAATGCCAAATTTTAGAGGCTTTAGCACAATTAACAAAGATAAGAAGTTCACACTTACGGACCGTGATCTTATTAAGCGCGATTTACTTAATGCGTTTGAGCTCAGAGCAGGCTCTGTAGTAGGACGCCCAGAAGTGGGTACTACAATTTGGGATTATATCTTTGACCCTAACGATACACTTACTGCTAACAGGATAGAAGCTGAAATACGTCGCATTATAGGGCTAGATGAGCGTCTAGAGTTGCATGATGTTGTAGTAACCAACGCGGTTAATACAATTAGAGCACATGTTTCGGTTAGCATAGCAACTGAGAAAAGCTCAGAAGATTTCTATATAACATTTGTTGAGGCAACCCAAACAGCCACCATCTCTTAAAGTACGCCGTTAATACTTCTCCATAAATACAGGAACATTAAGAGAATTATAACATGGCAAAGACCTCTAGACAAACAGCAATATTCGGAACAGAAGACTGGAAGCGTATTTACAAAACATACGAAGAAGCAGACCTTCAGAGTTATAACTTTGAAACAATTCGTAAGACATTTGTAGATTACTTAAGACAGCATCATCCGGAAACGTTTAACGACTTTACTGAAAACTCAGAATACATCGCATTGCTTAATGTAATGTCATTTATGGGGCAATCACTAGCATTCCGTAGTGATTTAAACACACGTGAAAACTTCCTTGATACTGCTGAACGTACTGATAGCGTTAATAACCTAGCTAAGTTAGTTGGATATACTCCAAAGCGTAACGAAGCAGCTCGTGGTTACTTAAAGGTACTAGCGGCAGCAACAACAGAAAACATCACTGATTATAATAAAAACAATCTTAGTAACATTGCAGTACGCTGGAATGACAAAACAAATGATGACTGGCAAGAACAGCTTACTACTGTTTTAAATGCAGCACTAGTAGATAGTCAGAAGATTGGTCAGCCAGGACACAAAGCTAATTTAATTGGCATTGAAACGTCTGAATACGAAATTAATATGGAATCTGGCTTCTTGCCAGTAGTACCGTTCTCTGCAACTGTTAACGGCAGTGTAATGGATTTTGAAATCATTAACGGTACATCAATTGGTAAGTCTAATATATACGAACCAGCACCAAGTGCTAACGGTCAGCTTAACTTACTATACAGAAACGATAACCAAGGCTTTGCTAGCACAAACACTGGATACTTTTTCTACTTTAAGCAAGGTACATTAAAAACACAAGATTTCACTTTAAGTGAACGCATTGCTAACAGATCAATTGACATTGATGTGCCAGGCGTTAACGATAATGATATTTGGTTATACAAAACAAATACAACTAATACATCAGGCACTGAAGAGTGGACAGAAGTTGATAACATATATGCTACAAACAATACACAGCTAGACGTTGAAGATAGAAAATTCTTCAGTGTAACAAGCAGAGTAGACGATCAGATTACATTTAACTTCGGCGATGGCGTGTTTAGTGAAATCCCAACTGGCGATTACCGTGCATATGTACGTGAAAGCAACGGCCAGGAATACATTGTAAATCCTGAAGAGATTCAAAACATTGATGTTAACGTAAGTTATATTAGCAAAACAGGTCGTAACGAAACACTTACTCTTACAATTGGATTAACACAACCAGTTTCAAATGCTAAGGCACGTGAAGAACTTGATGATATCAAGCGAAGAGCACCAGCACGTTTTTACACACAAAACAGAATGGTTAACGGTGAAGATTACAATAATTTCCCTTACACTTCTTACAGCAGCATTACAAAAAGTAAAGCTATTAACAGAACAAACATTGGCGCAAGTCGCTACTTAGATCTTGTTGACCCAACTGGCAAATATAGTAGCATTAATGCATATGCTAGCGATGGTTTAATTTATAAAGACTCTAGCTTAACATCATTCAACTTTACATTCAATGACAGAAATGACATTGACTCAGTATTTAGAAATCAGCTTGAGCCATTACTAGGTGAGCGCGGCACAATTCAGTTCTATTACGAGAACTTTACTCGTGTTGACATGTCACCAATTGACTTACTATGGAATCAAAATACAACTATAACAAACGAGACGTCTGGTTACTTTAAAGACTCTGCGTTACCAGTGGGCAATGCACAACCAATCGGTCCGTATGTTAGCGATAATAAGCAGTACCTATTACCACATTCATTGGTTAAATTTGTTGCACCAACAGGCTTGCACTTCAATGAAAACAATAGATTAATTGCAGGCACAGAGTTAAGTGCAGGCGACAAGACTGAAATATGGACTACTATAACAAGTGTTGAGAACGAAGGTACAGCTGGTGGCGAAATTGCAGCATTACCAGCTACCACTGTTGGTCCAGTTAAATTAAATAATTTTGTACCAACTGGTGCAGAACCAGCTGAAGTTATACCACTATTTAATTCAGACTTGCCAGTAGCAATCGAGCAGGAAATGCTAGCACAGGTAGAATTACTACGTGCATTTGGCATTGGCTTTGATCACTTAACTAATAGCTGGTACATTATCAGTGCTGATAACTTAAACGCAGACGGTGAGTTTAGTCTACTAAACGCAGGCTCAACTTCTAACACGAATGCAGATGCTAGCTGGATGGTTAAGTTTATACCAACACCAGAAGGATACACAGTGTCTTCAAGAACATTACACTATTTCTTCTCAAGCATATTAGAAACAAGATTCTTTTATGATAACAGTCGCAGAATATTTGATCCTAGAACAGGACAGATAGTTAATGATTTTATTAGAGTATTAAAAACAAACAGCAAACCAGACGGTACAAATCAGCCATTGTCGGGCGATGTGTTTATGGATATCATCGACCAAAGTGTTGAACCAGACGGTTATGTAAATGACTACAATGTAGAAGTTAGTTTTACTGACTTTGATAACGATGGCATTGCTGATGATCCAGATTACTTTAAGTTACTAGTTGATGAGACAGGCGAGAATCTAAACAAAAATGTTTACTTCCAGTCAACGGTTGACTTTGACAACTTAGAAAGATTTTTACCAGTATCGTCTAGCTTAATTAACGACGAATACGATACAGAAGGTGCTATTGCATTAGTTAAAACAGAGTACAGCGCAGGGCAGATATTTTATGCAACTACCGACGCTAAATTCTTTGAATTAATAGTTGATGGCGATACTTCTAGAGAGCTAGAAGAACGATTTGACTTTAGTGCAAAACTAGGACGTGGCGATTTACACTTCCAGTACAGACATAACAGTCCAGAAACTAGACGCATTAATCCAAGTGTAACAAACATCATTGATGTTTATGTTGTTACATCAGATTACTACGAATCGTACATAAGATACATACAGGACGTAACTGGATCAGTAACTGAACCAGCGATTCCAACAACAGACGAGTTATCAGTACAGTACGAAGAGTTACAGGATAGCAAAATGATTAGTGATAACATGGTACTAAACAGTGTTAGCTTTAAGCCATTATTTGGAGCTAAAGCAGATGCGAAATTGCAAGCATACATTAAGGTAGTTAAACTTAGTAATTCAAATACAAGTGATAGTGAAATTAAGAGTAAAGTAATATCATCTATTAATAACTATTTTGATATTGGCAATTGGGACTTCGGAGATACATTTTATTTCTCAGAAATGGCAGCGTACATACATTCAGAATTAGGTAGCATTTTGGGATCGGTTGTTATTACACCGAAAGACCCATCAATGGCGTTTGGTGATTTATACGAAATTAAGTCAGCACCGTACGAGATCTTTACTAGTGCGGCAACGGTTGATGATGTAAATATAATTGATGCATTAACAGCAAGCAACTTACAGAACAGGGCAGGTTAACAGATGGCACGAATTCGTAGTATAGATTTTCTACCAGAGATTTTTCAAACTCCAACCAACGAAAAGTTTTTAAACTCGACACTTGATCAATTAATTCAAGAACCGAAGTTAAAGCAAACACAAGGTTATATCGGTGCTAGAACAGCACCCGGTAAGTTAGAGACTGACGGTTATATAACAGAGATAACTGATAGAAGATCAAATTATCAACTTGAGCCAGGCGTTATTTTCAAAGATGAAAACGGTGGCACAGTTGATGCATTAACGTACATGGGTCTACTAGACGGACTTGACACTTCAGGTTCGAACGTAGAAAATCACGATCGTCTATTCAAATCAGAGACATACAGTTGGTCTCCATTTATTGAGTTTGATAAGTTTGTAAACTACAGCCAGTACTTTTGGTTACCTTCTGGACCAGACAGCGTTGACGTTGCCGCGTCTAGTGTTTTATTAACAAACGACTTTGATATAACTGCAAACGACGAAACATATTCAATTGATGGATTTACCATCGAGAACCCTGTAATTACAGTGTTACGTGGTGGTGCATATGATTTTAATGTTAACCAGAATGGTAGTCCATTTTATATCCAAACACATCCGGGCACTGATGGTACAGTGCCGTGGGCAGACAATATAAGCAGTCGTGAAATTATCGGCGTTACAAATAATGGCGACGATAACGGTACAATTACATTTAATGTGCCACAAAGCGATGCGCAGAGCTTCTACTATAATTTACCAGATATTGGTAATGTTGATTTAGCAACAACCGTCCGAATGGATTCAATTGCTGACCAGTTACTAAGTGACGTGGTCACTGTGTCTGGTATACAAAGTATCGATAATATGACTATTGTTTTCTTAGACGATACACCAGGTGATGCAGTTGACCTAGGTTGGGTTAACGGTGGCGTGCCTTTAACAGCACAAGAAGACAGATACCAAATATTTAGAATTTTCCTTGAAGATGTGCTTGGTGAGATATACATTAGATTAATTCCAATACAGCCAATTACTATTTTTGAGAAGTTCACTATACTATACGGTGCAGATTACAGTAACATAAGTTTCTTTAAAGACTCAGATGGTTACTTTGATCAAGTACCACTAGATACAGCTTCACTTGATACTTTATATTACCAAGACGCTGTTAACCCAGATCGTTTTGGCATCATTAACGTAGTTGATCAGGAATCATCTGCAACACTAGATGTCGATGCTATACTTGGAAGAACAGATTACACAAGTCCAAACGGTGTAATATTTACTAACGGACTTAAAGTAAAGTTCCGTGGCGAAGTATCACCTGCAGAGTACTCAGACGAAGAGTACTATGTTGAAGGTGTTGGTACATCAATACGCCTTGTATTAACATCGGACTTACAAGTTCCTGAAACGTATGCTAAGAGTTTCACATCACCGTGGGATATCTCAGGATGGGATACAGAAGGACTAGACGGAACATTAAATGCTCCACTTGACTTAGATTACATTACTATTAACAGATCTAGCTTAGATAAAAATGCTTGGTCTAGAAGTAACAGATGGTTCCACCTTGACGTTATTAAAGCGACAGCTGAATATAACAACACGGTAGTGAACGTTGATAACAATAATAGAGCTACACGCCCAATTATTGAATTTGATGCAGACTTACGTTTATTCAACTACGGTACAAACGGTAAGCAACTTGTTAACATCATTGACTTTGTTATAACTGACGCATTATCAACTATTAATGGTTCGTTAGGTTACACGGTTGACGGATACAAATTGTCAGAAGGCAGTCGTGTTATATTTGCTAACGACGCAGATCCATCTATTAGAGATAAAATTTTCGTAGTTGAATTAATTGATCCAACTAACTCAGGAACCGACACACTGAACCTTGTTGAGGCAGCTGATGCAGACAGTGAAGAAAATGACATTGTTATAGTAGCTACAGGTATTGAACAGCAGGGTAAGGTATTCACGTACGATGGCACATCATGGGTTGAATCACAAGCTAAGACATCAGTTAATCAGCCTCCATTATTTGATATATTTGATCGCGATGGATATTCACTAAGTGAATTTACTGCTTACCCAAGTACTACATTTACAGGATCTAAGTTATTCAGTTATAGTGAAGGAACAGGGTCAAGTGACCCAGTACTTGGATTCCCATTAAGCTATTTGAATATTGATAACTTAGGTGACATTGTTTTTGAGAATAACATGTACACTGATACCTTCTTATATGTAGAAGATAATGTATCTAACGAAAACAGTCCAATAAGCGAAGGCTTTGCTAGGAAGTACAACACTCGTACTGAATACACAAATGAAATTGGCTGGGTAACATCAATAGAAAACTCACGCCAGGCACAAGTTATTGAAATGGCATATGCAGGCGAGCCAATTGAATTAGACATTCTTCCAGAATCTGATTTATTAATCCCAGCGGTTAGGATCACAGCTGATGGTACCTTTATTACGCCAGGTGAATACACTGTAGTAGATAACATCATTACATTTATTAGTGATATTGCAGACGGTGCAGCATTAGAAATTAAAGTAATTAGTAACGAGATTAGTGCTAGTGGCTATTACGAAGTGCCAACTAACTTGTCAAGCAACATGTTCAATAAAAACACATCGTTATTAACACTTGGTACGATTCGTAACCACTATAATAACTTGTCGCAAAATGTACTAGACATAACAGGTGACATCAATGGCGCGAATAACTTACGTGACTTAGGCGACATAAGCAAGTACGGTAATCTTATTGTACAGCAGTCATCACCGCTTGCACTTGCAGCGATGTTCATGCGTAACAAAGAGTATAACTTCTTTGGTTCAGTTAAGTTTGCATCACGCCAGTACGATAAATTCAAAAGCCAATTAATTGACTGGGTTGAAAAGCATGATGTATATGATCTTACAGTAAGTGAGATACTCGATGCAGCATTTAAAGACATAAACACAGGCAAGAATTTTGAAAGTGCGTTTTATTGGTCAGACATGTTACCTACAGGGTCAGATTACGAGACTACTGAGTACACGGTAACAGCAATTAGCACAAATACATTTGCAACGCTTAAGTCATACGACTTCTTAAATGCTAACACTCTAGCATTATTAGTATACCACAATGGCACGTTGTTAATAAAAGACACAGACTACACAGTAGCAACAGACGGTGCGCGTATTGAAATATTAATCGACACTGACGTAGATGATGTTATAACCATAAACGAATACAATACAACACTTGGATCAAATGTACCAAGTACACCGACTAAGTTAGGATTGTATCCAAAATATAAACCAACTATTTTTACTGACAATACTTACGTTAACCCAATTGATGTTATCCGCGGCCACGATGGTAGCATTACTACATCATTTGGTAAAAACAGCGAAGGCGGAAACGATATTCGCGATTTAGTATTACTTGAGTTTGAAAAACGTGTTTATAATAACATCAAAGTAAATGATATTATACCAATTGAACCTTCGGACATTCTTCCGGGTGCATTCCGTGACACGGATTATGAAGGCTCTGAAGTAATAGACGTACTTTCACCGAGCTTATTATCGTGGTTAGGATGGAATCGAATTGATTTCAAAACACAAGACTATAATAAAGCAGAAGAAAAGACATGGAACTACAGTTCAAGTACTTCTAAGATAGATGGCGCACAGATTACACAAGGTAACTGGCGTGGTATTTACACGTACTTCTATGACACAGATGCTCCACATGAACGTCCATGGGAAATGGTTGGATTAACTGAGCGCCCGGATTGGTGGGAGCAACGTTATGGACCAGCACCGTACACAAGTGGTAACTTAGTACTTTGGGACGACATGGAAGCCGGCTTAATTAACGAGCCAGGCAATGAACGTGCAATTGACAAATATAAGCGTCCGGGTCTTACATCAATATTACCTGTAAACAGTGAAGGCATTTTAGTTATGCCACTTGAATCTGTTATAGCAGGTTACTCAGCGTATGACTTTAAGAAGACATGGAAGATTGGCGACATCGCTCCTGCTGAAGCAGCTTGGAGGAAGTCAAGTGCGTATCCGTTTGCAATGCAGACACTTTATGCATTAACTAAGCCAGCTCAGTACTTTGCATTAATGGCAGATAGAGACCGTTATGTTTACGATACAGATTTTGAGCAATACTTATACGACAGCCGTCACAGACTTGATGCACATAACATTGAAATACTAGACGAGAATTTAGTTAAGCATAGCTACATAAACTGGATAATCGATTATAACAAGTACTTCGGTTACGAAAGCTTAGGCAAATTAAAAACAGATTTATCAAATCTTGATGTAAATCTATGTCACCATATGGCATCGTTTACTGATAAGAATAACTTAAAGATATTCACAGACAAGAGCAGCCCAGATAGCACAAATAATAGTCTATTGCTGCCAGATGAGAGCTTTAACTTATTACTATATAAGAATCAGCCTGCAGAAGAAATTACATATTCGTCAATCATTGTACAAAAGGTTGATACTGGATACTCTGTAATTGGTAACAGTTTCACAGATCCGTACTTTAAGATACAAGCATCAATTGACACCGGACGATTTGACACAATTAAAGTTGGTAGAACTGAAACAACTTCAACAACCGTGCGTGTTCCATTGGACTTTAGAGATGAAGTGCAATACATTCCGTACGGTCACATATACACTAGCAAGCAGGCAGTAGCTGAGTTCATTGCAAGCTACAATCAATACCTAGTACGCTCTGGATTGAAGTTTGATACATATGAAAATACTCAACCAGTTGATTGGACACAGATGGTACAGGAATTTGTATACTGGTCTGACCAAGGATGGGATGTTAATAGTATTATTAACCTTAACCCGGCAGCATCAACGTTAGAGTTTGAACGTGAACTGCATATTGTTGACGACTTAAACAATTTAGAATTAACAGAGCAACCGCTTAATCAAAACAGAGAGCCACTTGACATTAGTGACTATGCCGTTGATCGTATTGACAATAACTTTAAGATAAGAATGCTTGATGACAATGTTATTAGCTACTTGAAATTCAACTTAACTAGCTTCGAACACTTGTTAGTACTAGATAACACTAGTATCTTTAATGATTTAATCTATGATCCAGTAACTGGTGTTAGACAGCATCGTGTTAAACTATTTGGTTTCACAACTTACGAGTGGAACGGACAATTAGATGCACAAGGCTTCTTATACAATGAAGATAATGTTACGGAATGGGTTACAACTGGTTCATATAACAAAGGCAACATTGTTAAGTTTAAGAATTCATACTGGAGCGCATCTGAGAAGGTACAGCCATCAGAAACGTTTGACTTTAGTCAATGGATAAAGACTGATTACAATAGCATTAACAAAGGTTTACTGCCTAACATAGCTACAAAGGCAGACCAACAGTTACAATACTACAATAATAAGACAGCTAACTTAGAAACTGATATCGACTTATTCGCTTATGGCTTAACAGGTTTCCGTTCACGTGATTACTTACAATCACTAGACTTAGACGACATTAGCCAAGTAAACATATACAGCGACATGATCGAGAATAAGGGAACGTCTAAGAGCCTGAACTTATTTAAAGATGTTGAATTAAACAACGAAGCAGTTGATTACACTATTTTTGAAAACTGGGCTATTAAACGTGCTCAGTACGGTGCTACTAGTAGCCGCTCATTCATAGAATTAAAACTAGACCAGGATGAGCTTACATCAAGCCCAGGTCTAATAGAGATTGTTGACTCAGTAGCTGATGAATCAGTAGCTGATTTATTAATTCCAGTATCGCAAATCTTTAAGCAAAGCGAGAAGAACACAGACAAAAACATATTGCCTGTAGTAGTTCAGAAGAATACTGATACTTCATTGCCATCTGCAGGCTTTGTAGATGAAGACGATGTAGATATTGCAGTCTTTAATATATCGGAAATAGATGTTACTGAAGACATAAGCGAAGGTACATTAATATGGGTAGCAAACGATACACCAACTGATTGGAATGTATACCGCATAGTTAAACTAGACCCATTGGTAGTTAGTGCAACTGACAACCTTAACGGTACGTTAACTCTTACAACTAACATCGCACATAATTTAGTAGTAGACGACACGGTTGTCGTTGCTGACTTCAGTGACGTAGTTGACGGCACTCACAAAGTATTAGGATACTACGACGATGTTAACATTGTTATTGCAGGCGAGTTAGATGTAAATCAAACTTGTATATTAGACAAGCATGGTTCGTTGTTACAATTTGAATCAGCGCGTGTTGATGTTCCTAGTGACATAGCAGGTTCTGTATTTGATAACATTATTTTCTCAACTGATAAAGTTTGGGTTTCGAATGATAACGATAAGACAGCAACATACGTTAAAACAAGTCCGTTCACATTAACTAGAGATGAAGTTAATCCAAATGGTACAGCGGCTGAGTTCGGCTATAGTGTGTCACAAGGCTATGCTAACACAGGCTTATTAGTTGGTGATCCAGTTAATGACATTGTACACCTGTACAAGAAAGAAGGCAGAGCTGACTACATACAAAGCGCGGCATTAACATTAAGCAATAACCCAAACATTTTACGTTACGGTAATGATGTAACATTAATAGAATCATGGGGTGCGGTAACTGCACCGGGCGATGCTAGCACACCGGGTATAGTAGCAATTATAAAACGTGATAGAGTCTTAGACTATATTGTTGAAACGCAGATACTTGTTAGCCCGACACCGGTTGTCAACGATGGCTTCGGCACAAGTGTCGCAATGAGCAAAGACGAGAATTGGGTGTACGTTGGTGAACCAGCAAGCAACCAAGTTCATGCATACCAGAAAAAAGATTACCAAGCGCAATCTGCTACATATGCAACTGATGGAGTTTCACAAGAGTACGACATATCAAATGATATTATAGTTGATGCAGCAAGTGAAGTTATTGTAATGTTAGATGATGTGTTAGTGCCTGTGGGCGATTACACATACAGCAGTCCAAATATTGTATTAAATGATTTACCAGACGACGGCAGTGTTGTTAGCATTGCACGAAGAGATGCAGTAGCTTACGACGGTGATACCATTGAAGACACATTCTCAGTAGCTGATCTTTATGCACTTGATGGAATAGACTCTGTAGTAGTTGCGGTAAGCGGTGCTATACAGCGTCCAGTATTAGACTATACATTAACAGGTACTGACATTGTATTTACAACACCACCAGCAGCTGGCACCACTAATGTTGTAATTTCGCTAGCTACTACGTTTAGATATGTTGATACAATAGACGACAGCATTGATGGAATTACATTAGCTGGCACTGATCGTTTTGGTGCTGAACTTGAAGTAACTGAGAACAGTAGTCACATTGTTATTACTGCACCGGGCACAGACTCAGATGCAGGCAATGCATATATCCTTAATAGGGTTGTTGAGCGTTTTGTAGTTACTCCAGATAATGTATCAGGCTTAACAGTTGGGCCAACTATTAGAACACCACTTGGTTCAGTGAACAACAATGGTACACAGTTAATTCCATCTGGTCCAACACTAAACCCAGATTATGAAATTACTGGTAATGATGTAACATTCCTTAATGCAGGTACTATTCAAACTGGTGACTTCTTAGATGTTGATACAACCGAGTTTAAATTAATTCAAGTTGTTGCCGCAGCTACACCAACAGCGGGTGCAACATTTGGTAACTCTGTAACTATATGTAAAACAAAATGTTCTGTTTACTTTGGTGCACCTGACGACTTAAGTGGTGCTGGTAGTGTTACACGATACATTAACGGTCCACGAATAACTAGCTACATTACAAGTACAGTGATAGATCCAACTATACCTGCTAGCAGTTCAATTAGAATTAATAACGTCGAAGTACCTATTAGTGGCACATCGCAGGATGTTGCTGACACTATTAATGCAACAACACTTCCAAACGTTTCTGCATCAGCACCAGGCGGTTACTTAACAATCGAATTGAATAATAAAGAAATACAATCAATTGCTAACAGATTGGATATACTACCGGGTGAAAATGTATCACTTGAAACATTAGGATTGGATCCGTACTACATCGGACAAACACTTACAAGTCCAGTTGAAGCTACACAGGATCAATATTTTGGTAGTTCGTTGCACATCGATCTTAATATAAATCAATTAGTTGTTGGTGCACCAGGCGGCAATGTATTGCACGATAACACAGCAACAGCAGACACCACTAAAACAACGTCTGACAGTGGCACGACAGCAGATGCAGCTACTACAGTCGTAGGCGGTGGTGCTGTTTATACATACGATTTATTAACAGACGGCTCTATCTTTACACCAGGTAAATTAGTATTCGGACAACAGCTATACGATACTAATATTACAACAGGTGATAGTTTTGGTAATGCGGTTAGTTTAGTAGACGGTATACTAGTTGTTGGATCGGTTGATTACGATACAGACATAGGCCGTGTTGTTATATTTGGTAACGAATCAAATGCATTTTCATGGCAGGCAACTAACGTTCAGAACGATACAGTTGATGTTGAATTAATTAATTCATCGTACATTTATGATTCTGCAACGCTTGGTGTGTCTCGTTACTTAGATTACATTGATCCGTTAAACGGCAAGATTTTAGGCGCAGCAAATCAGAATATTGATTATACTACAGCATACGATCCAACAGTGTACAATGATACGAACGTAGGATTACTTTGGGGACGTGAACAAGTTGGAAAGATTTGGTGGAACATTACATCAATTCGTTTCTTAGACTACAACCTAGGTGATGCTAAACATGCTAGCAGAGTGTGGGGTAAAATATTCCCAGGCAGCTCTGTTGATGTTTATCAGTGGGTTGAGAGCACCGTGCCACCAGAAGAATACACAGGCACAGGCACTGTATACGATACAACTAAATTTGTTACTATTGCAGAAATTGATAGATCAGGCATTATACAAAATAGTTACTTCTTCTGGGTTAACAAAGTTGAGACTATCAGCACCAACTCTGAAAAGACATTAAGTGCAAGTGCAATTGCATCGTACATTGAATCACCTGCAAGTTCAGGTATATCGTATGCGGCCTTTGTTGCACAGAATACAATTAGTTTATATAACTGCAAGGATATAATTCAAAACGCAGAAACCGTATTGTACATTGAATACGATAAGATTAAAAATGATAACAACGTATTTGTTGAATACGATCTCTACCGTGAAAGTCATCCAACAGATGTACTGTCAGATGGACTGTATAAGAAATTCCAAGACAGCCTATGTGGTGTTGACACACTAGGTAACTTAGTACCTGACACAGGGTTAAGCACCGCAGATAGATATGGTATTGATTTCCGTCCACGTAAGTCAATGTTTATTGATAGGTATGCAGCATTAGCAAGTTACATGAAAAAAGTAAACGGTATACTTGCCAAGCACACAATTGCAGAAGCACAATCATATCCACTACTTGATAGCGAAGAACCAATTCCAACAGAAGCATCGGGTGAATGGGATCAGCGTATATTCAATGAAGAAGAATTATCGTTCCAGGACTTAGCGATTGTTCCTGAAGGCTACACATATCTATTAGAAACAGATACAGCTAACGGTGGCCTGTGGGCTATATACGAAGTAACAGCGGCTAAGACACTACAGCTTAAGCGTGTACAGAGCTACGACACTAAACGTTTTTGGAGTCGCGAACACTGGTACGCAGAAGGCTTCAGCCCATTTGCTAAAGTAGATTATGTTGTTAACGAACTTAGCGATCTAACTACATTAAACGGTGTTGAAAATAATGCCGTTGCTAAGGTAGTTAGTAACAGTACAAGTGAATGGGAAATCCATCAATTTATCGACAGCGAGTGGGTTAGAGTAGCACTAGAGAATGGTACTATGCAATTCGACGAACGTCTTTGGAACTATGAACTAGGACGTTATGGTTGGGACGTTGAGGTGTTCGACGCACAGAACTCAGACGAAGAACCTGTTATTGAACTACGTCAAATCATTAGATCAATCAACGAAGAATTATTAGTTGGCAACTTATCAGTTGAGCGAAGCACTGCAACATTGTCTGTGTTTAGCTACATACTAGCAGAACAGCCACATGTTGATTGGTTATACAAAACAAGTTTAATTGACGTAACACAAAAAGTACGTAGCTTGTCGCAGTACGCGGTTTATCAGAAAGATAACCAGGATTACCTAAGCGACTATATTAAAGAGTCTAAGCCTTACCACACTAAAGTTAAAGACTTCTTACTAAGCTACAACGGCATCGACTATGTAAACGGTAATGTTTCAGACTTTGATTGTCCGTCTACTTACGACTCCGATCACGATCAGTTTATTAGTCCTATCTTAGACGATGGTGCAACTCTTGTAACTGATCCAAGCAACAAGTTAGCTACAGATGAGATATGGCAGACAGCTCCGTGGGACCAGTGGTACGATAATTACCGCTTAACTATCGACAGTGTATTAATTACTAATCCTGGTACAGGTTATACATCTGCACCAACTGTTACAGTAACAGGTACAAGTGTAGTGCCAGCAACGTTATCAGCTAGAGTTGGTAGCGGTGGTACAATAGCTGAAATCATTATCGACGATCCAGGCAGCGGTTACTTAGACACTCCTGTTATTACATTCAGCGGCGGTAACGGCACAGACGTTACCGCATTAGCCGTAATGGATAACAAGCTAGTAAGATCAATGGATGTAACTGTTAAGTACGACAGATATTGGGATTCAGATGAAGAAGGCCGTATCACCGAGCTTGGAGTTGTTACATGGGAAGCAGACGAAGCTTATACCGCTGGTCAACTTGTAAAAGTTATTAATGCAGTATACAGAATTGTAGACGAAGATCCAGCAGCAACATTTAACCCTGCGTTACATGAGTTAGTTGATATTGAATCACTTAGTGGTTTAGATCGTACCACTGGATACTATGTATCAGACGTTAACAAGCCTGGCTTAGATTTATCATTGCTTATTAAAGGCATTGCATACCCAGGTGTTGAAGTTGACGGTGTCGGCTTTGATCAAAACACAGGTATTGATATATCACCATTTGATACAAGTCCATTTGATAACTTTGATATCGGCCCAGAGGGCTTCCCCACTTACAGTGACGAGATAATCGATACTATATACGAAAGCTCATTCTTAGATACATATTTAGGAACACGCCCAACTGATATTAACGTAGGCGGCGGTGCATTCATAGACACTTATCATTCACATGCTCCTGAAGAGTTAGTGCCAGGTGCAATATTTGATACGCTTGATATTAAAGTGTTTGGCCGTCCTGGTTCGGATTACTTAAGTGACGGTCATGCGTTTGACATACAGGGCCAAGTATATAAAGCAAATGGTCCAATTCAATCGTTCTCGTTTGAGGATCTAGCAGCACATCCAATTAAGGTATTAGTTGCAAATGTTACGACTGGTACATCAATGTACGAAGGCATAGACTTTACAGTTGATTGGCCAAACCAGAATGTTCTAATTACGTCTGGTGTAGTAGCGGGCGACGATGTTAAGCTATTTGTATACGAAATAGGCGGCGGTAATCAATTACACAGAGGCGTATTACGAGGCACTGATATTGCAGCAGATACATTTAATGTACCAGTACGCAATAGTGAAATTTACGAATCAATTATATTTGTAAACGGAGTAGAGACTGCGGTAACTACAGCACACATTGACAACCAAACAGCGGCAGTGACATTACCGTCTGCTCCAGTTAACACTGACTTTATTACAGTAACTATATTTGGTACATCTGTTCCGCAGCGTGAGGAGAGCTATCCTGTTACTCAAACATTTGTTGCAGGCACTGACACTCCAGATGCAGGTGCAGAACTTGAAGGTAAGAACAGACACAATGCAATCGTTGAAGTTAACGGATTAAGATTGCGTCCAGCAGAAGTTGCAAGACACACAGCAGACGGCGTTGGAGCAGATTTCTTCATGCCATTAACAGGTGGATACTTATTTGACAATGTAGCAGACAACGAAGTTGACGTGTACGTTAACAATGAATTACTTACACAAACACTTGATTTTTCAGTTAGCCCTCCATCGCCAAGTCCATCATTATTTGGAACAGCGGTGTTTGGCACAGACGTATTTACTAGCCCATCAGGAAATACACCACGCTTTGTTACATTATTCACAACTCCAAGCGATGGAGACATAGTTGAAGTTTATGTTAGACATGCTGCTGATTATTGGTGGACTGGCGATGTAGTTGATTTTAATGTTGCTCCTACACCGGGCGATCTTATTGCAGTTACAACATTCAAGGATGTTAGCGAGCTAGGTATCTTTACACAAGTATTTGAAGGCCCAACACTTATACAAGAACAGCAACAAGATTTATTTGATGGACTTGGATTTGACACAGCGGCATTTGATCTAGAGTTAGGTGTTAATAGCAGTATAAACCTATTTACATCCGACAGAGATATTATTGCAAATGCAGGCCGCTTATGGGTAACAGTAAACGGAGAACGTCTACATTCGGGTACAGGATATGAGGTAGTCAATGACAACCAAATACTTCTTACTATTCCTGTGATACAACCAACTGATGTAGTAGCGGTAACAACCATTACAGATAACGTTATAACAAACGGTGCGAACTTTAGACTGTTTAAAGATATGCGTGATAGTGTTGGCATGTATAAAATGTCAGCTAGTACATCAACATACTTGACGCAGGATTTAGCAGAGACAGATGATATCATACATGTAGCAGATGCAAGTGTACTTGGGCAGCCAAGTCTAGCAATTGCAAAATTTGGTATCTTAATTGTTAACGGCGAGCGTATTACATACAGAGAACGTGACTTAGTAGCTAACACAGTTAGTGGTTTACGTCGTGGTACAGCTGGTACTGGTGTGCCAGAGTTACATACTGCTACAGATGTGGTAACGGACGTTAGTGCTAAGAGTTTCGTCCAATGGGATTATGATACAATATGGTACGAGCAGGGCTCAACAACGGCAAGCAACGGTATTCCGCTGCAAGACCAGACAACAAGCCCAGCATTGTTCATTAAAAAGTAGGGCTTTTAAAAGTAGGTAAATAATAGCTATTATGCAGAGTGATGAAACAGAAAACAAAGAAAACGAGAAGAAGCCGGACGACGAAGGCCAAATCTTAGTGGATGAACATATTAAGATTTTTGATCCAAATTCTGGCGAAGTGCTAGTTAACAAGAGAGAGACATAATGTTTGACAAAGGTAACTTAAAAATAACAGGGCACATCAAAGTATTTGACCCAGTCACGAAGGAAGTCTTTGAAGACAAAAAGAATGCTATTCATTATGAAAACTTCTCTGAGTCTTTAGCGTATTCTTTAGCGAACAAAGATAGTGGACAAATTTACCAAATGTCGTTTGGTAACGGTGGAACCAGCGTTGATCCAACAGGTGTAATTACATACTTGCCTGCTAACTCAACAGGTCAAAATGCCGATTTATACAACGAAACATATTCTAAAGTGGTTGATGATAATTCAACTGCTAATACAGATACAGCAAGAAACAACCTAACAGTTATGCATACAAGTGGTAAAGTTTACACTGACATACTAGTTAGCTGTTTACTTGACTACGGTGAGCCAAACGGCCAGCAAGCATTTGATAATAGCACCCAACTTGACGGTGATTTTGTGTTTGATGAACTAGGCCTTAAAAGCTGGTACGGTAGTGCTGAAGAATTGAAACTTATTACTCACGTAGTATTTCATCCAATTCAGAAGGCGTTAAACCGTCAAATACAAATAGACTATACAGTTCGTATTCAAACTCTTACAAACTTGAGTACTACCTAATGAAAATTTATAGTGACAATAGCATAAATACAAACAATATATTACAGGAAGCATAAATCATGGCGTATACCATAAATCTTACAAACGGTTCTATCTTTGCAACAGTTTCAGATGGAACAATCAATACCGACAGTAGCGTTACTGTTATTGGTAAAAACTACGCTGGTTATGGCGAATTCTTAGGTGAAAACTTTTTAAGAATGCTTGAAAACAGCGCAAACCCAACAGCACCAGCTAACCCTCTTAGAGGCCAGTTATGGTACGATTCAAGCGCGAGCTTGCTTAAGGTTTATAACGGTTCATCATTTAAGGACTTAGGCTCAACTACTTCACAATCATCAGCACCAGCATCAAACGTAGTTGGCGACATGTGGTTTGACACATTAAATTCACAATTAAATATTTGGGACGGAACTCAATTTATTTTAGTTGGTGGTAGTGCAGGTGTTGGTATTGGTGCTTCGGGTTCAATCGTTGACACTATTACAGACAGCATTGCAGTAGACCACGTTGTAGTTAAGATGTTCGTTGATGACGATCTTGTAGCTATAATGAGTAAAGATGCAGCGTTTACACCAGCAACACCAATTACAGGATTTGCTTCAACAATTTCCCCTGGCATGCAATTGGCTTTAACAATAGCAGGACAGGTTCCACTCTTTGTGGGCGACGCCACTAATGCTCAAACACTTGACGGCATTGATAGCACTGGATTTTTAAGTGCTGTCGGAGACGACAATACAAGTGGACAGATAGGCATTATCAACGATAACGGATTAACGGTTGGTGCAGACGGGGATGCAAAACTTAAGGTTGTTGCAGACGATGTAATACTTGGTAACATTACACTTAACGGTGATGTAGTTCTTCAAGTTAATGACGGTGGTGTAACAACTTCAGTTATTACTTGTGATGGAGCTAGCGGTCGTGCTAGAGTTGCTGCACCACTTGCATCAACTGATGTAGCTAATAAAGATTATGTTGATACTTCAGCAGTTAGACTAGACGGTAGCAACGATATCACTGGTGTAATAAATCCAGCAACAGATGGTCTTATTGATTTAGGTGAAGCTCTTAAACAGTTTGCTACTATACATGCTGTTACATTTAGCGGACAAGCTACTACAGCTCAGTACGCAGATTTGGCAGAACGCTTCCACGCAGATACAGCAATGGCGCCTGGTACAGTAGTACAGTTAGGCGGTATAGCAGAAATAACAAAAGCGGACAACGATTTATCTGATGATGTCTTCGGTGTTATAAGTACTAATGCTGCATTTTTAATGAATGCAGATGCAGGCCAAGACGAAACTCATCCTCCAGTAGCGATGAGTGGTAGGGTGCCAGTTAGGGTAATTGGTAAGATTGTTAAAGGCGAACGTTTAGTTTCTGCAGGTAACGGTCTTGCTAGAGCGGCGTTACTATCCGAAATGACTTCATTTAATGTGATTGGTAGAGCTTTAGAAAACAAAACAACAGATGGTGAAGGCGTAATTGAAGCGTTCGTTACTGTCAACTAAATAACAAAACAGGAAATTTAATCATGGCTTATACAGCAGGCAATACCATCTTAGATGACGAATACAATAACTTCGCAGCATCAGTGAACTCTATCCTAAGCACCGGTTCTGGAGATTCAGGGTATGGGCAGGGTGCAGTTTCGACAGTAGCCGCAGGCACTGTAATTTCAGCAACACAGTGGGCATCATTGTTGAATAAGATTACAACAGCGGCTAACCACCAGGGTACATCAATCACAGCAATTACTAACCCAGTGTCGACTGATACAATCACAGCTGAAGCAGCACTAGCTGGCAACATTACAGCTATTGATAATGCTAGATTTAATGCAGCAGCAAGTGGCACACCAATAACAGCTGGCGGCGTATCGTCAAGAACAGCTACATGGAACAACACAATTGATTCTGTGCAACGTGTTACTTTTGCGTCACTCGAAGCAATGCGTTTCTTTTTCAATGCAGGCGGTCGTATTACAGTAACGTATTCACGCACAGGCGGAACAGCATCAAACAAAAACACAGGTTGGTCAAACTTATGCACAGCATGTGGTACACTTAATATGACAGGCGCAGCGGCAGCAAAAACAATTGCAGCGGTTTCGTACACTGGCTTTTCAAAGAAAGGCGGCAGTGGCACACCGCAGACATTAGCAACGACTATTGGTGAAAATGCATTAACTACATCTAACCAGACAGTCTTCCGTCAATATGATGCTACGGCACAATATACAGCTAACTACATCCAGTTTGGCGCCCGAGTTGGATCTGGTACTCCGGAACTTATACTCACATCTACTGCTGTGGATGACGCAAATGCAAACACAGATGAAAATATCGACGGTACGTTTAGTAGTACTGTTACTATTATCCCACCAAGTACTACACAACTTACAAGTACATGGGGAACACCAACGTTATCAACAACAAACGCATATTAATATTTAAATATTAATCGTTATTACAATAAGGGGCTTCGGCCCTTTATTTTTGGTTGTTCAAACTCGTTTACATATTACTTTTAATCTGTTATACTACAACAGAGGTAATATATGCAAACTAATCAAATTGAAGCTGAAGTCGCGAATGTTAGAAAGAAATTCGATCACGACTCTGCAAAACAAGTCCTAAAAGAAAAATACGAAGCCAAAATGCTATTTGCAGCTTTTGGAGGTATGTGGAAAGCCGGTCCGGAATTACTATCCCTTTTAACTGCCGTAGGCACAACACCCGAAATAGTGCTAGTAGACGAATACGGAAATCCTTGTAAAGTTACATCGCTTGAGCTATACAACATGGTAGCTACACGCTGGCAAGAACAAATGAATGCCTGGTACGCAGAGTTTACAGAGATGCAATCAAAACGATGAGTAGAGGCGTTTTAATATTTGCGTTTAACAATGCTAAACTTAACTATTTTAAGCAAGCTGATTGGTTAGCTGATAGGGTAGAAAAGTTTTTAGGACTGCCTACTACTATAGTCACAGACGAAAAGAGTTCGGGTGATACTAGACACGATGTGATATTCAAGCGAGCAATCAATATGGGTACGCGCAATCTTGATATATCTAGAGAAGACTTTACTGACGACTGGTTCAACGCTAATAGGTTCCAAGCGTACGACATATCACCGTACGATGAGACTATAGTAATAGACAGTGACTACATTGTAAACAGTGATCAACTTAACTTATTATTTGACTCTCCGCATGATTTCCTGTGCCATAGACATGTTTACGATGTAGCTAATAAAGATAGTCTAGAAGCGTACAAAACATTTGGTGATACAAAGTTTCCGCATTATTGGGCAACGGTATTATTTTTCCGTGAATCAGATATAGCAGAATCAATGTTTAACTTAATTGAAATGGTGAAACAGAACTACGTGTTCTACAGTAAATTATATAAGTTTCCATCATCGCCGTTCCGTAATGATCATGCGGTTAGTATAGCGTTATCAATTGCATACGGTCACAGGATTAATTCAATACCAACCATTCCGTGGAAGTTACCTACAGCGGTAACTGATATTGATGTAAAGCAATTAAGCGAAACAGAGTTTGAATTACACTTTACTAAATGGTCTAGGAATAAGCAGAAAGAAATGAAATCAGTTATTAACGGTCACGATTTTCACTGCTTAAATAAAATAGCAATGGAGAAAATGATAGATGCAAAGTAAAGAAGACCGCGGCTATTTGATTTGGGCCATCGGTGATGACTATATTGATTGTGCCATTGCATGTGCAAGAAGTATTAAACTACATACACCAAGTGCTAAAATATGTTTATTAACAGATGAAGCAGGATCACTTTCAGTCTACGGACACGATGGTAATCATTGGGTATTCGAACATATTGTAAAGTTTCCGTTTCCAGTTAACTACGATAATATATTAGCTAATGACTGGCAAGTGTTTTTCGCTACACCGTTTAAAGAAACAATAAAAATTGAAGCCGACATGATTGTGCCACATAGTATCGAACACTGGTGGACAATGTTAAGACATAAGGATGTTGTGTTAACAACAGGCGCTCGTAACTACATGAACGAAAAAACCGACGAGCGATTCTATAGACAAATATTTGACGAAAACAATTTACCTGATGTCTACAATGCAATTACATACTGGCACGAAAGTGATTTAGCTAATGATTTTGGATCGCTTGTGAAGTACCTGTTTAACAGATGGGATATTGCACAGGCTAGACTTAAACTAGGACTAACTGATCCTGGCACCACAGATGTAGTGTATGCAGTAGCCGCAGTGATACTTGGGGTTGAGAACGTTACATTACCAAATACAAGTTACCCTACGTTAATACACATGAAGGGTAGAATAAATTGGTTAGTTGGAGAAGATTGGACTAAAGAAATGGTATGGGAACTAGATGAGAGTAACATACGCATCAATACAATCGACCAGCAATATCCATTTCATTATTATACAAAGGAATTTAGTAAGGTACTAAATGAACATTATGACAATATTTTTGGGTGAAGCAAATGACTAATTTCTTTGAATCATTGGAATTACTTGAAGAACAACCTAAGCAAAAGATCGAGTTTAGGTTGTACTACGATCCAAAGACAAACGAACCGTTGTTTTACACAATGGAAGATGAGCCCGGGGATTATATTTCAATTACCCCGGAAGAGTTTTCAGAAATGCGACTTGACGTATTTGTTAAGGATGGCAAAATTGAAAAGAAACGTGCAATTTCAATAGGTAAACTGGTACCTTCTGATGAAGGTTACCGAACAACAAAAAACGATATATCAATTATCGGCAACGAACAGTACTGGGATTTAAAAACATATGAGTAATCAAATAGACATAGCAGATTTAGATGTAATTTTTCTTAGTTACGATGAACCACAAAAAGAAGAGTTCTGGGTTAAGATTAAAAACATGGTGCCGTGGGCCGTCAGGGTAGACGGTGTTAAAGGTAGCGATGCGGCACACAAAGCCGCAGCTGATGCAAGTGAAACAGATCGCTTTGTATTAATAGATGGCGACAACATGCCGGACTTAGACTTCTTTAATCTAACACTTGACCTTAAAGACAACGAGTACGAAAATGCAGTTTTCCGTTGGAGAGCACGTAACCACATCAATGGATTAATGTACGGCAACGGTGGATTAAGTTGTTGGACAAAAGAGTTTGTGTACAATATGAAAACACACGAAGCAAGTGAGGGCAATGACGACACGGATGTAGAGTTTTGTTTTGATCCAATGTATTGGGCTATGCATGACTGCTACAGTACAACATATCCAAATGGTAGCAAGTTCCATGCATGGCGCGCTGGGTTCAGAGAAGGTGTAAAGATGTGCTTAGACCGAGGCAAGAAGCCTACTATCGGAGAGTTCAAAGATAGTGTACACAAGCGCAACATGGATAATTTAAGTATCTGGCACAACATAGGCAGCGATGCAGAATTTGGATGCTGGGCAATACTTGGTGCGCGTATGGGTACGCAAATGACAATGTTAACTGACTGGGATTATAAAGAAGTACAGAGCTTTGATAGCTTAGAAAAGATTTATAACACAATGGTACATGATGTTCCGTCGCAAGTGCAAAAAGTTGGACAAGAACTTAAAACTCAACTAGACTTGCCAATTATAACTCCTAACGCAGACCACAGCACATTCTTTAAACATCACTATCATGCTAGCTGGCACAACAAAGGTATAATGGTACGTGAGATAGATGTTATACGTAACCTAGAGGGCTGGTAGTGCAAATAGACATAGAAGAATTTGTTTGCAACGATGAGCTTTCAGATGTTGGTCGCTTATCTGCGATCATAATAGAAACTATGCGACACCACGGCACTATTACATTGCACACAGAAGAATTAATCTCCGGAGAAGAGATTGGCTTGTTTGATTTGCTAGATAGTCTGTGTAGTTACTACAACTGGGATCCAACACAAATACAACTATCGTATCAAAATTATAGAGAATTAGAAAACGAAACTCGCTATACAGTTAAAAGGATTGTCCATTCAGGTGAGCAGATATGGCCAGGTACACTCAACGATACTAAGAATGTACTTCAGTTACGTGATTGGAACAAAGAAGAAATGTTCGGTATGTTCACAGGCCGTATGAATTTTACAAGACTATATGCACACGATAAACTAAGAAAGTTCAGGTACAAAGACCAGTGCTTGTCAAGTATGAACCAAGCTCCTAGCGACTTTAGAGTTAATCAACGTGTGCTATTGCAGTACTTAAAAGAGTCTGGCACAAGCTGGGACGAAATAAAAGATATCGAACCGTATAGTGATATTAGCGAAGTGATAACTCCGCCGATAACATTAGCCCGTCAGCAGTTCATAGGTTGGGAAGATATATACGAAAAGATTGGAATTGAGATTGTATGCGAAACTGCTGAGTCACAGAACATTGTAGCATTTACAGAAAAATTAATACGCCCAATGGCGTATAAGCGACCATTTTTATTAATTGGCAGTCCAGGACTAGCACACGAGTTAGCTGATGAGAATTCGTTTATAATGCAGAAACTTAAAACATTGCCTATCCCTGTAGGACCAATACGTTTCTTTCAAAATGTAATACCGCTTAATTACGATAACCTAGCAGGGGCTGAGCGAGTTGATGCTGTATTTGAAATACTCGACGGTCTAATAGAATCAGGTATGATTGATACGATACTTGATGATTGCAAAGACGACATAGAGTGGAACCACAAGATTGCATACGATTGGTTAAAGAATGGTTACAACCCTGAGGGATTATTAAATGAGTAAAGGCGACGAAGTAGATAAAGATTTTAAAAGTAAGTTTCTCTCAGACGCAGAAATAATGAAGGAAAAACTAGATGAAGTTAGCCCTTCGATGTGTCTTGCTAAGTGGAAACAAGTGTCATTGCATTTACCAACAGGGTTAAACAACTCATGTTACCATCCGCCATTGCATCAAATTAGTATAGAAGATATTAAAAACAATCCTTCTGGCTTACACAACACAGCACAGAAAGCCATTGCACGTCAGCAAATGATCGACGGTGTTAGACCAGACGAGTGTAGCTATTGCTGGGCAATGGAAGATAACGGAGAACTGAGTGATCGTCACTATCGCAGTGGCGAACCGTGGGCCGCAAAGGACCTAAGTGCTATTGTTGCGAACCCAGACGCAAACGTCACTCCTTCATATGTTGAAGTGAACTTCAACCATGCGTGTAACTTAGCATGTTCGTATTGTTCCCCTCAGTTCTCCTCTTCATGGTTGCAGGAGGTTAAGAAGTACGGCGCATACCCTACAACACAACCTCATAACGATCCTGCATATTTTACAGGCACTAGACGTCCTATTCCAAACAGAGAAGAGAATCCATACGTAGATGCATTTTGGGAATGGTGGCCTGAGCTGTATAAAGACTTACAACATTTTAGAATGACTGGCGGTGAACCGCTTATGGATAAGAATACGTACAGGGTATTTGACTATGTACTTGAGCATCCAAAAAGTGATTTGCATTTAAACGTTACAAGTAACTTGTCTGTAGATCAAAAGCTTTGGGACAAGTACATGGGCTATGTTAAGCAATTAACAACAGGCAAGATAGAACACTTCATGCAGTACGTATCGGTAGACACATGGGGCAGACAGGCTGAGTACATACGACACGGATTAGATTTTAATCTATTAATAGAACGTGTAGAACAGTTTTTAACAGAGATACCTAGCTATAGTAGTGTCACATTTATTATCACAATGAACAATCTGTCTATACATAATTTAAGACAGCTAATGATGTGTATATTGCATTTAAGAAGGAAGTACAGCAAAGACTTCCAGCGTGTATGGTTCGATACTCCTGTACTACGCACACCTGAATGGCAAAGTATGCAAGTACTTCCAGATCATTTTGTTAGCAAGTTAGAAGATGCAAAAGCTTACATGGAAGATAATATAGAAACAGAAGAGTCTCGCTTCCATGGCTTTAAGGATTACGAAATACAACGTATGAGCAGAGACATTGCGTGGATGAAGCAAGGTACAAACAACGTGGAGCAAAAGAAAGCAGACTTCTATCGCTTCTTTAGCGAAGCAGATAAACGCCATGACACTAACTTCTTAGAAGTATTCCCAGAGCTTAAAGCTTTTTGGGAGGAATGTCAGTACTATGCTAAACGATAAAAACAAACACGCATTCTGTCCAGCGCATTGGGATGATATTCATTATGCTCCGTCACAAGGTTACTTGTACGGTTGCTGTAAAGCTACGCCTATTCCAATTGAAGACGTAAACGAATTAGATCAGCGTAAACAAAATGCATTAGACGGTGTTAGGAACCCAAGCTGTAATTACTGCTGGAAGACAGAGGATGCAGGCAATGAAAGCCTACGTCATAACAAGCTAAGGGAGTGGGACGGCACATCAAATTGTCGTAAATTAACGCTAGTACTTGGTAACCTTTGTAATCTACAATGCACTTACTGTAATGAAAAGTACAGTTCAAAGTGGCAAACAGATAAGAAAAGATTCGGTGAAATTAAAATGCAGTACGACACTGACATTTATTATGCTGGCAAGACTTGTGTTAACAAAGAGTCGCAAGTGTACATAGACTTCTACAATAAAACAAAGCCAAAGTCTTTAACAGTGTCAGGCGGTGAGCCACTTATAGGCAACGTGTTTAAAGACATCTTAACAGAGTGCGACTTGTCACAGCTACAAGACATAAGTGTTTCTACTAACCTAAACTATACAAAGCGTGATACAATTGACAAGCTACTAGAGTTCAAAGATAGCCATAATATAACACTTAATGCCAGTTTGGACACTGTAGATAGCAATGTGCAAGAGTACTTACGTTTTGGTTTCAATATGGATAGATTTAAAAGTAATCTCTATGATCTATTAGATAACACACCAGTTCGGATAAATTTCATTACACTTGTTACGGCTCAATCGGTAAAAGGTATTTACAATCTGTGCAAATTCGTGTATCATTTAAAGACAGTATATCCTAATAGGGTTAACTGGTACGCATCAACCTGCGTTACACCAGCGACACATACATTCGATATACTAACCGAAACAGAAAGAGCACAAGCTTTGGATGAAGCAAGGAAAGTACAGCAAGAGATACAGGACCAGTTAGAGTTAATTAATATTAACAAAGTAATTGCAACATTAGAGAATGCAAAGTACAATGAAGAACTTCGCAACGACCAATCAAATTTCTTTAAGCAGTTTAATGAAAGGCAAGACATACAAACACCGCAGGAACTAGGATTTTTAATAGATGCTAACAGATAAGAATAAGCACACATTTTGTCCTGCTAAATGGCAGGAGGTTGTTTTTCATCCGTCACGGAATCTTGTTTTTGCTTGCTGTAAATCAGAAAACTATGATGGCGGAACACTTGACGAACAAAGAGATAATTTACTAAATGGCGTTAAGGATCCAAGCTGTAATTACTGCTGGGACGCAGAAGAAAAAGGCGGTCGTAGTTTAAGGCACGAGAAGCTTGAAAACTGGGACGGCACAATAGAATTAAAACTACTTGATATCTTTATAAACAACGTATGTAATCTACAATGTACATACTGTTCTCCGGCTGCAAGTAGTAAGTGGTCAACTGACATTGAAAAGAATGGTCAGTACCCTATGTATCCATTGTACAATACAGTCGCAGATAAAATTACTAACGAACAGCTGGTAGAATATATTAACGATTATAGTCCAGCAAACAAGATTACACTAATTGGCGGCGAGTTACTTATTAACCCGCAAACAAACTTAATCCTTAATAATATTCCAGCTGGTATTCGTATTGAAGTCCCATCAAATATGTGCTATGACAAGTACGATGTATTAGACAAGCTGTCAGCACTAACAGAAACAAATGATGTTTGGGTTAAGCCGAGTATTGATACCATAAATAATAATGTTAAGCAGTACATACGACGCGGCTTCGACCCAGAGCTAGCGCAAACAAATATTCAATACATCTTAGAACATACTAACATAAATTTATGTTTCATGACATTAATATCACCGTACACTGTATGGGATCTAGTAGAAACGCAACGATACATTCAAGACTTAGAAGCACGTTACCCTAATAGAGTTATATGGAAGCTTTCGTATTTGCACTCTCCAGAGAACCAGTCTTTTGTTATTCTAACTGATAAAGAAAGAGCTCAAGCAATTGAAGTAACTAAAGCAGCACAGTTAGAATCTACAGAGAAAAATAAAAAGCTCGTAGCAGTTGTATTAAATGCTTTAAGCTGTTCAGAATTTAATCCGGCACTACGCCAAGAACAACAAACTTTCTTTAAGGAATTTAATAGAAGACACAATGTAATAACTCCTAATGAGTTACAATTTATAATAGAGGAAACACCATGTTAGACGATAGAGAAGATACACCAGGCGACTTAGTACACGACGGCAACGAAGCGCAATGGAGACAGAAGTTTTGTGATGAAACAGGCCATAGTATGGAATGCGTTGGCGAAACCGTAACTGGCATGGCCGAGATAGCCGCTGCCGCTGCTAATGCAGCAGATGCAGAATTGTACTTAGAGGATATCATTAACCAGATGGGCGTGGAACTGTTTGAAAAGCATCTACGTAACATCCTAGCCGCTAAGGATTGTGAGTGCAATAAGTGAGTACAATCTTTATAGGCGACTTCCATCCTGAGTCTTGGCTCACAGGGAAGTACGAGCAAGATGCGATTGCCACTATATTCAAAAATATAAACAGCAAGTACGCTGGGCAAACGAATCTCCTTATTAACGGCACTTGGTTCGGCCCACAGTTTACACACAACAGAGTATGGACAGACATTATCACGTTAACAGAGTCTGGCTTTAGAGTTGATAATGTGTTTTACTTAAACATTATTGATGCTGCGGTTATGGGACCACTAGACAGAGTACTGCCAGTACTTGGAGATCCTAATGTATTTTTAATGGGTAACTTCCCGGAAAGCGATCATTCGTTTTACGTGTTCTCTTACATGGTAGCAAATGAATTTAAACAGTACACAGATGATGAAGTACTGCCAGTAGACTTTAAGTACAAGTTTATAAACTACAACCGAAAACCTAAGCCTGCTAGAGTAAGCTTAGTTAATGCAATGTTTGACGCAAAGCTACACGAGCATGGTATCATTACACTAGGTGGCACTGAAACAAACGAGGCTTTAACTGTAGAGGAAGAAGTTGACCACTTAGATAACAGTGGCGAGAACGACGATTTAGAAATACCAAATGACATTATGTCCTTAGGTGATATAAAGCTTTGGAATAAGCATTTCCTGAATGTAGTTTCGGAGACTGAAACTAACCAAGACTCAAATGTGTTTATATCCGAAAAGATATTTAAACCAATGATTGGCTTACGTCCGTTTATAGTACACGGCAACGTTAACACATATAAATGGTTACGTGATAACGGATTCAAAACGTTTAACCACTTGTTTCCAGCTGATCTCGAAGATCCTAAGACAATGGAAGATGCTGTTATTACTGCATTGCAATGGCTGTCTGAGCAAACTGACGAAGCTTTAGCTCAAATATATAAAGACATTTTGCCTGATTTAATGTATAATAAACAACGGTTCTTTGAATTTGCCAAGGAACAAGAACAAAAAATGAAGGATACTGTATCCTGGAGAAACAATTTGTGAGCTTAAGAAAACCCGGGCGCGAAACTGATAAAGAAGTACTAGACTACATTAATTCGTTTAGTCCTTCAATGTGCATGGCAAAATGGTATAACGCTACTATATGGTTAGGCAGCGGTATGTCTACTAGTTGCCATCATCCACCAGCACATAAAATTTCAATTGATGAAATAGCTAAGAACCCAAGCGCAATACATAACACACCTGAAAAGAAAAACGACCGCGAACTGATGCTTAAGGGCGAACGTCCTGCAGGCTGTCAGTACTGTTGGAAAATTGAAGACATGGAACGCGATGCAATAAGTGATCGTGTATACAAGTCTGTAATCTATAATGATGAGGAAGTTGAACATGCAGTATCTCTCCCAGTATTGGAAAACGTCAATCTCAAAACCCTTGAAATTGCTTTTGATCGCACATGTAACCTTAGTTGTAGTTATTGCAATCCTGCTTTTAGCACATCTTGGGTAAAAGATATTAAGAACAATGGTCCGTACATAGAGTTACAAAGTGACGGCCGCAACCACTTTACACATACACACGATTCGGCAGAACCGTTTGGTCCAAAGGAAGTAAACCCTTATGTAGAAGCATTCTTTGAGTGGTGGGAAACCGACCTTAAAGATAGTCTACAGGAGTTACGTTTAACAGGTGGCGAACCACTAATGAGTGGCCACACCTGGCGTTTGTTTGACAAGTTTATACAAGATAAACCAGATATGCAGTTTGCTCTTAATAGCAATTTGTGTGCCAAGGATAACTTAATTGATAAGTTAATCGAAACCACACATAGCATATCTAACTTCCAATTGTACACAAGTAATGAAAGTGTTGGTGAACAAGCTGAATACATACGCGATGGACTGGACTTCCTGCAATGGAATAATAACATATATAAGATACTAACAGAGGGCAATGTTAAAGGCTTGCATATGATGTGTACTGTTAATGCACTGTGCCTTGACACGTTACCTGAGTTCTTAGATACGTTATTAGAAATGAAAAATGTACACGGAAAAGACTTCCCAACATTCTCATTAAACATATTAAGATTTCCATCTTTCCAAAGTCCATTGGTACTGTCAGATGAAATTAGAATGGAATATGCAACAGAGCTCCAGTACTGGTTAACTGAAAATAGATACAATGAAAACTTGCATCAAATGGAAATTAATCAGTTACAACGTCTAATAGATTATTTAGATGTAGTTAAGACACCACACGATGGAACGTTTGATATGCCATCGTTACATAATGATTTTAAAAAGTTCTACGCTCAGTACGATGCACGTCGTGGCAAGGACTTTTGTAAAACATTTCCAAGACTAGCGGATTGGTACAATGGGCTTTAAACGAGTTACTCCTGGTGTCACAGTACGCGAAGTTGATGTATCGTTTGTTATGCCGCCTGAACCGACGGTTAGTTTTGACGTAATAGACGACAGAACAATTGAAATTCGGAACTGGCCGTGGTGGTATTCTACTAGAGTTGCTAACAAGGTAAATGATTGGATGGATGCACACACTGAAAACGGGCGAAGCTTAATTGTTGACGACCGCATTATTTTTGACAAACCTGAGGAACTAACAATGTTTGTTTTAGCATGGAGTGGTAAATGAGTTACGATTATAACAGTTGGGAACCTGTAAAAATTTCCGTAGACGACTTAAATGAAGTTGAGACATACCTGCTTAAAAACAGTAAAACATTCTGTATGTATCCGTGGATACATTTACATGCATACCCTACAGGCGAAACGTATCCTTGTTGCCATGCTGATATGCACCAGTCCGTAGGTAGTACACGTAAGGACGCTATGAAAGATATTTGGAATAGCGATGGCATGAAAACAATGCGCCGTAATATGTTAAGTGGTGTTAAGTGCGGGGAGTGTACAGGTTGTTATGAACAAGAGAAAAGCGGTTTCTTTAGTGGCCGCAAGAGTGCTAACAAGCACCACGGACACCATATAACTAAAGTAGAAGAAACACATGCCGACGGGCAGTTAGACGAATTTCAAATGTCGTACTGGGATATAAGATTTAGTAATTTATGTAATCTTAGTTGTCGCAGTTGCGGACACATTTTCAGCAGTAGTTGGTACAAGGACCAAGTTGCGTTGAGCGGTACCCAGTGGGGTGCAGACAATAAAGCATTGCAGATAGCAGGTCGCTCCAAAACAGATATGTTTGAACAGCTTATGGAACATATCGACTACGTTGAACAAATATACTTTGCAGGCGGTGAGCCTCTGACAATGGAAGAGCACTATAAGATTCTTGACGAATTAGAACGTAGGGAGATGTTTCATGTTCGCCTGATATACAATACTAATTTCACACAGACCAAACTTAAAGATAGGGATGTCTTTGACTACTGGCGTAAGTTTGATTCTGTTAGTGTTGGAGCGAGTCTCGATGCAATGGGTGACCGAGCAGAGTATATAAGGAAAGGAACCAAATGGAGTGTAGTGGAAGAGAATAGACGTAGGATGTTAGAAATATGTCCGAACGTAGACTTTTATATAAGTCCAACAGTAAGCATTATGAATGCGTTACACGTAGTTGACTTCCACCGCGATTGGGTAGAGAAAGGATTCCTTAGGGCACAGGACCTGAACATTAATATTCTTCAGGATCCTATGCACTACAGAATAGATATAGCTCCGGAAGAGTATAAGCAGTTAATTCGATTTGCGTATAAGGATCACTTGTACTGGCTTAAAGATCGCGATTCGTTGAACCGTGCATCAACAGGCATACGTAGTGCATTACACTTCTTAGATGCAACAGACAATTCACACTTAGTAGATACTTTCTGGGCTAAGACAAAAGAGCTGGATGGAATACGTAACGAAAACTTACTTGATTTTATTCCTGAACTAGAGGCATTAAATGGAACTACCAAATAAATCATTCTGTGTACTTCCGTGGATTAGTATAGAAGCAAGTCCAATTGGAACCGTGCGTCCTTGTTGTCTTGCTGACGATGAGATCCTTAAAGACAACGGTGAGAAGTACAACCTAAACACTGACGGCATGCTAGGCATACAAGACAGCAAGTACATGGAGAAATTGCGCGAAGAATTCTTAGCAGGCAAACGTCCAGAGACTTGTCGTAAGTGTTGGGCAGAAGAAGATGTTGGCCGTACTAGTAAGCGAATGAATACTATTAAACGTCTAGGGTCTATGTTAAGTGATATTACCGAATGGGATAACAAGTCTATAGACTTACGTTTTGTAGATTTAAAGCTTGGTAACATATGTAATCTAAAATGCAGGATCTGCGGTAGTTGGAGCTCTAGTAAGTTTGCAGGTGAAGAGATAAAGTTCGCAGTAGACGGTACCTTCCATAGAGAAATGAATAAGAAAGGTGCGTGGCCACGCACAGCTGACAAGTTTTGGGATGAGCTTAACTGTGCATCTGGAGACATACGTTACTTGGAATTCACTGGCGGTGAACCGTTTATGATACGTGAGCATTTTGAGTTCCTAGAGGTTTTGGTACATAACGGACTTGCAAATCAAATTGAAATCCATTATAATACCAATGGTACACAATGGCCTGCGAAATACGTGCATCTTTGGAAAGAGTTCAAACATGTAGAAATTGCGTTCAGTATAGATAACACAGGCGCACGTTTTGAGTACGAGCGTACCAATGCTAAGTGGGACGAAGTAAACGAAAATATCCAAAAGTTCATTGGCTTACGAGCTGAAAGCAAGAACATTTCGTTGCAGCTATGCACAACGATTAACTTGTACAATGTTCTTTATTTGCCTGAAGTATTTCATTGGGAACACTTTAAAGACTTTGATTTTGTATTTTGGAATATGTTACATGATGCACCTGAAAACTGCATTAAGTCTTTACCACGTGGTGCCAAGGATGTAATTGCTGTTCAGTTATTAGGAATAGCAGACGTAGATGCAAAGACACGTGAAGAATTTAAAAACGTTGTTAACTTTATGCGGTCGGGCGAAGGCGTTGACCCGTATGAAAACATTGAACGATTAGACAGCAGGCGTGAAGTGTCATTAAAGGATACACACCCAGAACTATATGAGTTATTATTCCATGACAAGTGACGAAGAAGCAGTAGCAGCAATACACAAAAGTCTTGAAGAACGACTAAAAGAAAAAGAACAAGCCGAGTGCGACTTTTTCAACAAAGCCTCAGATGAGGTAAAAGAACAGTACTTCAAACGTTGGCGCGAAGTTAACGACCCAGGCACAGAACCGAGATTTATAAGAGAATATGCAGAAGCCAGACGAAAAGCCTGATACGCTTTGCCTAGCACCGTGGCTACACACGTACCTTTCTCCACAAACAGAAAGGCGTATGTGTTGCGCGAGTCGTGAACCAGCACAATCATTTGAGCAGTACATAGACACCAGTAAAGGCACTAGCACATACAATCCGATGACGCTTGATGAGCACATGAACAGTGATCACATGAAGTCTGTACGCAGGCGCATGATGGCAGGTGAAACATTAAGTGAATGTGATGTGTGCAATAACAAACTATTGAACACAGATGTATACAGAAGTTACTTCTGGAACATGTTTCAGCATCACTACGATGAGATATGGGATAAGACAGAGGAAGACGGAACCACAACATGTAAGCCAATAAGTTGGGATTACAGATTCAGTAACCTGTGCAATTTTAAATGTCGTATGTGTGGCGACATGTTATCGTCAAGTTGGGAAAGTGAACAACGTTCTAACGATATGATAGACTGGGGCAATCCGCAGAATAACTGGATGCAAAAAGATGTCCGTAAACAAATAAGCAAATTCCAAGACACTGAAATAGAAAAAGAATTTAGCGATGCAGTAGAAGATCATCGCATAGAAGAAATCTACTGGGTTGGCGGCGAGCCACTAATGTTCGAACAGCACTGGAAATACATGAAACGTATTGTAGAGCTAGGCGATGGGCATAAAGTGTATGCACGTTACAACACAAACCTGTCTCAAATAGTGTATAAAGGCATACACTTGTACACAGATATCTTACCGCATGTACGTGATTGGCAGATATGTGCAAGCATAGACGGCACAGGAGCAATAGGTGAATACATTAGAACTGGATTAAAATGGCCAGTATTCTTAGCAAATTATAAGGAAGGACTTGCAATTTCGCGCCATCCTAGGCAGATGAGACTGGACTTTACACTGACATTACCGGGCCTTTTTGAGCTGAAAAACATGTTTGACCTTAGTAAGGAGTTAAATACTACGTTACTTGCTAAAGTTACATTTGCATTCGGTTCGAACGTTTTAATGTCGCCTTTAGCATTGCCAAAAAGTATATTACATAGAATAGTAAATGACTTTTTAGTATATGCGAATGAGGAGGGATATGACCAAAATCAGCAGCCATTGATTGACGTTATGACCAATATTTTAAGCAGGCCTACTTTTGAAGAAGAATGGCCAAGCGACTACAAGCAAGGAGCGATTGACGGCAAACGCCGCATAGAGAAAGTTGAAAGCATTCGACTTGCTTCGTTGACGCTGGAAGAGATTTTACTAACAGAGGATGCAGAAGCATATGAGTGGTACCGAGCAATACCTTGACACGATTGTGATGTCATTGAGAAACAGTTCTACTGGGGATATACTTCCAGTATATATCAATGTATTTGATGATTCATTGAGTGAGAAATGGTACAACGCCCTTAATGAAATCATTAAGAATAAGTTGCACCTGGAAAAGAATTATCAATTTTTAGGGATTCCTGGTTACGAACGAAACGGAACGTACATCACTGACCAAATAAACAAATCGATCGACGCAATTAATAAAGCTGATATTGGATATCAGATAGACGACTTCTTCTCTCTTGAAAATACTATGCTCGACATAGATGGAGAAGTAGGAGAGGGTCTGCCTGGCCGCGAGCTAGTACATGACAAGTTCAATAAGTTACATCGTTACTTCGAAGACTTACAAGGTACTAGCGGTAACATGTCACCTTACTATAATAAAGCTGATGCTGATACACGCTGGCACATACGCCAGTTGAACTTACTGTGCCACGAATACGAGTCGTGGGCATTAAGCTATCGCAAAGAAGCACACGCTCCTGAATGGATGCGCCCATCGCAATTAATGTGTTATTTAAAAGCACCGCGCTTCACACTTACAGAAGATGACTTTGAAAGCTTTGGCATTGAAACAATTGCACGACCACTAGGCGGTGTCTTTGTTGGTGTTAACAAAGCAGTAGGCAAGCATCATTGGGAAGTGTTCCAAGATGAAGATGGTAGTAGAATAGATGAGTTAACAACGTCTGCAATGCGTTCACAAACAGAAGCAGCAGGCGACTTTGATATCGAGTGGGCAAACGATCCAGGTGCATATCAATTTATGAAAGATAGAATAACTAAGTTCAGAATTTGGTTAACGGAAAATGGATTCGACCCTGAAGACAAAGCATTAACAATAGGCCACCCGCAGGTAGCACAGGTAGATCTAAAGCGAACATTTGGCACAGAAGATTACACAGTAATTTGGGATCAATTGTTTGATTACTTAGATGTTGTTAGTATAGAAACTAAGGATGCCTACGTAGAATATAAATACCACTGGAGCGATTCAGATTACAAGGAGCAACAAATCAAATGTTTAAATGGTTAAGGAAAAAATGGTTAGATTGGAAGTTACACCGCCGTTACAAAAAGAAACTTAAAGAATTAAAAAAGCGCGATCCGTTCATATACAAATAAAAAGGTAGTACAATGACAACACGAAATATACTAGGGTTCAGCGCCGGGTTCCATGACGCAGGCATGTCAGTAGTAGATGGCAACAACGGTAAGATATTGTTTGCTAGTCATAGCGAACGTTTTAGCAAACGCAAACACGATCCGGATCTGTGTAGATCGATAATAAACGAAGCACTAAGTCACGGTACAGTTGCTAAAGTTGCGTACTACGAGAATCATTGGTTAAAGAAAGCTAGGCAGTTATTTGCAGGCCAGCCAACAGACGATTGGCATTGGACACTGCGAAGCGAAATAAGTCATCACTTTCCGCATCCTGATCACCAAGTACTGCTAGACAACGTAAAGTTAAAAGGTTACGGACACCACAAGTCACATGCCGCAGCAGGCTTCCAGACTAGTCCATTTGATCAAGCTACCGTTGTCGTTATTGATGCCATTGGTGAGTTTGATACTATTACTATATGGAATGCATACTACGATCATGCTGGCAATGCGAAGTACAAATTAAAGCATCGCCAACTATATCCACATAGCATTGGATTATTCTATAGCGCAATTACACACAATGTTGGCCTACGTCCACTAGACGAAGAGTACATTTTAATGGGCATGGCTGCATACGGCGATGCTAGTAAAACAGTAGATACTATTAAAGATAGATTAATTGAGTCTACTAACCCACCTAAGTTTAAAGAGAACTTGCACATTGGATATAATGAAAGCTTAACCAACGAGGATGTTACTGACTTTGATGTAGCAGCAGGCGCACAAGAACTAGTAGAAGAAATGATTGAAAATGTTATGAAGAAGTCTAAGCACTATGATTATTCTAATAACCTAGTGTTCATGGGCGGTGTTGCTTTAAACTGTTCTGCTAACAGACACTTAGGCAAGTACTACAATGACATTTGGATTATGCCTAACCCAGGCGATGCAGGTAGCTCATTAGGTGCTGCGGCATTAGCATACGGTAAGAAGCTGCAATGGAATGATGCTTACTTAGGCTATAATATAGAAGGTGAATACCCTGTACAAGAATTAGTTAATTCACTTAAGAAAGCTAAGATTGCAGGTGTTGCAAATGGCAAGGCTGAGTTCGGTCCACGCGCATTAGGTAATCGTTCATTGCTAGCTGACCCACGCGGTAAGGCTATTAAGGATATAGTAAACGATATAAAGCGTAGACAAAAGTTCCGTCCGTTCGCACCAGTGGTACTTGCAGAACATGCAAGTACTTACTTTGATATGCCAAATGGATTTGAACGAAGCGACTACATGCAAGTCACCGCACATTGTAAGAAGCCAGAAGAGTTCCCTGCTATAATACACAAAGACGGAACAAGCAGAGTGCAAACAGTACCTGCAAATGGTTCAGGTATTAGAAGACTTCTTGAAGCATGGTACAAGGAAACTGGTTGTCCAATGTTACTTAACACATCATTAAATATCAGAGGCGAGCCAATGGTAAACGATGAAAGCGATGCAAAACGCTTTGAAGAAGAGTACGGTATAAAAGTACTTACATCTGTGTTATAATTAACTATGTTCGATGTATTCTACATATCACTAAAGCCCGCTGATTTTCCCTGGGCAATAAAAGTTAAAGACAGAGAAGAGGCACGTGAACTATCGCGTACTCGTTTCTGCTGGATACTTGATGGTCATAACGATTACACAAAATTTGATTTAATGTGGGAACCATCACGTTTTGAAGCAAATCAAGTACACGTTTGGCCAAGTCAATGGCAAGATCACGGCGGCACTGAATTTATTCCAAAAGACTGGGATGGTTCCGTAAACTACCAATCACAGAGCGTACTCCGCGACACCCATCCATACATTGTGTACTTAGAACACGGCAATGACGATCAGTTTTATAATTCTGATGTCGCTATGTACTCACGAGCTAGGTTCATTAATGATTACTTAGGAACATTGAAGCGCGTAGTAAGTAAACACAAAGACGAAGACTTCATATGGGTAACGAGTTCTGTGTGTGATTACCGTACCTTTCATTTTTCTTGGCATCCGTCGGAATGGCAGAATGATATGTTGCATGTCTTTGCAAGCGACGAACAAAAGTTTGGTGATACATTTTACATTAATGTTAAAAACTTTTTAGCGCAATGTGATAACTTAGAACTACTTGAATGGTACGATACTATATGCTTCCATGACCATTCAATACCAAGGCATCCAATGCCAGAGATACTACACGATTGTGATTCACAAGTAGATGCAATTAAAGAACAGGTATTTGGTGCTATCAAAGGATCATCGCCGACGGCTCCGTTAGTCCTCTATACAACACGAGCAGTTGAACTAGAGCAAGAGCCTGTGCCTACTATAAACTTATGGCGCCCGAAAACAAGAACAATTACTCCGCTAACAGCATCCGGAAACACATGTATCGTTCCTAAGGATGCACTTATAGCAATTCAACACGAAGCGTACGACTATCCGCACATTAATAAAGATTACATGGACAGGTTCCTAGACACTCCATTGGACATTGTGTTTATGAGCAACGGAGAAGAATGTGCCGAAGCTAACTACAAACATCTATGTGATGTAGTCCCACCCGGGCACATCGTACATCATGTTCAAGGTGTTGAAGGTAGGATAGCATCAGCTAGAGCAGCCGCAGCAATTTCTGGCACTGACTGGTTCTTTTCAATTAATGCTAAACTTAAAGTTGACAAACAGTTCAACTGGAACTGGCAACCAGACCGCCTGCAACAGGCAAAGCATTATATCTTCCATGCATACAATCCGTATACGAAAGATACATATGGACACATGGCAGCAATCGCCTGGAACAAGAAACTAGTTAATACTGATACTGAATGGGGCTTAGACTTTACAATGAGTCACAAGCACGAGGTTGTTCCTGTCCTGTCAGGTGAAGCGGTATACGGTCCTAAAGAGTGGGATCTATGGCGTACAGCATTTCGCGAAGTAATCAAGTTAATGCAAGCTACTGATGCCGAGTCTAAAACGCGCCTACAGCATTGGGTAACCGCTGATGATGAATGGACTGCTATTGGTGCAGCTGATGCAAGGCACTTCTGCAATAACATAGCAATGGGCGATCAAGAGAAGCTTAAACTAAGCTTTGACTGGGAATGGCTAGGCCAGTACTTTGTTATAAAGTACGCAGAGTGGTCTAAGCCCGTATAACCCTGCATTGTGTAACAGTACGCTGGATCTGTGTATTGTATGCAAATTATTTTCCACTATTCCTAGCTAAATCAAGCACTTAACCGTTAATAAGAGCAATTCGCATATAGCAGAACGCCCTTATAAATCAATGACTTACAAGGGCGTCTAATGTTTCTATGTGTTGCGGAATATTGCAGTTATTTCACAATAATACCTGATTCTAGTACACGTTTAACAATAACACCGTCATCTACTTCGTTTACACGTACAATGTAGGTTTGGTGTCTGTATCCATCAACGTCAATAGTAACTAGCTTCATCGTTTCGGGATCGGTTACAGTCCATTCGGAAATCACAGCATCATCAATTTGACGCATGTAGCAACATTTAAGTGATCTTGTTCCTTCGTCAATCTCAGAATCTAAGTCAAATTCAACCTTGCTGTAATTTGCCTTAAGTTCGTTGATGATACCGTGTGGTACTTCGTGTTCTTTAAGTGGTGGTGTTAACATTTTGTTTCCTTATACTGCCATGGGAGCTTTAATAGCTTCATGTGGGTTGTAGTTTAATAGTTCAAAGTCTTCCATAGTGAAGTTATCGATATCCATTATCTCTGTGTTCATTTGTAACGTTGGTAATTCCAATGGAGTTCGTTGAAGCTGTTCTTCAACTTGATCGAAATGATTATTATAAATGTGTGCATCGCCTAATGTGTGAATAAACTCACCAACAGCTAATCCACAAACCTGTGCTATCATATGTGTTAACAGCGAATAGCTTGCAATGTTAAATGGCACGCCGAGGAACATGTCACAACTACGTTGATACATCTGACAACTTAGTGCATTGGTTGGGATATTGTATGCAGCAAATAGGGATTCTTTATTAATGTAACCACCGCCTGTAGTAGGCACAGTAGGATACTTCTTTGTAAAGATTTCTTCGCGTTCTTCTAATGAAAGCGGAGCAACATAAAACTGAGCAAGCAAATGACAAGGTGGTAGTGCCATTTGATCTAATTCACCTGGGTTCCAAGCTGTTAGTAAATGTCTGCGATCGAATGGATCGTTTTTAATACCATCTATAAGATTTGCAATTTGATCTGTTTCTTTTAACTTGCCAGTGGATACATCATCATTGCCTTCATCGTGTGCAAGACTATGGAATGTTTGCCAGTGGCGCCATTGCACACCGTACACACGACCTAAGTCTCCTGGGAATTTAGCTTTATGCTTCCAGTAACCTGCTTCGGCGTTTGCAGTCCAGATAGTTTTCTTGTCTGCATCAACTGAACCGTGTCGTATCTCACATAGTCTTCGTTCGTCACCGCTACCTTCAAGGAACCAAAGTAGTTCACTAACAACAGCCTTCCATGCTAACTTTTTAGTTGTCATTCCAGGAAAACCTTTGCGTAAATCGTAGCGAGTCTGTACACCAAATACACCACGTGTACCTGTACCAGTACGGTCGTCTCTATTAGTACCGTATTTTAAAATGTATTCTAGTGTGTCTAAATATGATCTCATTCTTTCCTTCTCCAAATCTCGTAAGTGTGTGTCATGCATAGCTGCGAACGTGTGCAATAGAAATCCTTGCGCAATGTATCTAAGTCTATGCTTACATCACAATCGTATTCGCTAAACAAATGCGATAGGTGTATTTCGGTGATACCTTCCCAAAGATTTTCAACTAAGCCAGCGCCACCAATGAGCCAGTCAACGTGAGTTAAGTCGGCTACAGTTAGTTCTTTGATTTGGTCAACATCGTTAGGCAAGTCTAGTTCTGAATTGCTTGCTACTATGTTTTTTCTGTTTGGTAATGGCTTTGGCATACCGGATGATTCCCATGTGCCTCTGCCCATTAATATTGTTGTGTTAAGCGTGAGTTCCTTAAACCTAGCAAGATCTTTGTCTTGCTTAGGCCATGGCATTGAACCTTCGTTACCAATGCCTCCATTTCTCTCACATGCTAAGATTGCTTTCATGATGTGCCTTCTAAGAACATATTAGTTTGTTGTTGTACTACTTCTGCGACATGTTGCACGTCTAAATAAAAATGCACAGTTTTAATATTATTGTGATTTTCCTTTAGTACTTGATCAACTATCTCTTCAAGTTCATGATCATCCCATCCATGTGTACGAAGTTTTTGTATGTTGATGTCCTGTTCATCATCACCGTCTACCGATACATTAAAAATAATATTAACATTACGAACAAACCTAATAGGTATATCCGTTTTGTCAATTGTGTTTATTAATGCTTCCCAACTATCTAACTTATCCTCGTCACTGATTACGAGCTTCATTTAGCTCGTAGTCTTAGACTTTTTAGGCGCAGCTTTCTTCTTAGGAGCAGCCTTTTTCTTAACGGTACGCTTTGGCTTTAATGCAGGGTTTAATTTAAAAGCTTCCTTCTCTAGTCGCTTACCTTCAGCAACCAGTGACGCACCTTCTGCAGACATTTGCTTAGATTGATCAAGCATCTGTGTTGCTAGTGTAGCATCGTCGATAACATCACCGGCATCAGCAATAACTTCTTCGTTGCGGCGTTGCTCAGCTGGGTCAACTAAGCCTGCATTCGCATCTAAGTCTTCCATCTGTTTAGTAGCATCTTCGCCAGCAGCCATACCATCAAATATCTTGTTAAGTTCATCTAAACGTACATGTGATGTAGCGTTAGGTGTAACAATGATTTGATTAGTTTGAACTTTCTTGATCTTACCTTCTTTGTGCAATGTTTGCAACATAGGGCGACCATCTGGCAGTAAACTTCTGAACATTGCGTCTGACAATTGTTCTGAACTTTGACCTACATCACCTTCGATAATTTTCATTACCGAATCGTGAAAGGCAGTTGACAATGTATCTGGGTAGATAACTAATGCCATATGCTCTTCGCCTGGTACAGTTCGATAAACAACAGCAACCTTACGATCGCCATGTTTACCTACGTGTTTGATAAACCCCATATTATTCTCCTGCGGTTACTGGTGCTTCGTCTTCGAATGATTCAGCAGTATCTGCTTCTGCGGCTGCTTCGTCTTCAGCTGGAGCTGGTGTGATAGCAGTAATGAAGTTAGCTAACTTAGTGTAGGTAGCACCAACCACTGTGAATTCATTAGTTTTGAATGCACCGCGCTGACTTGCAACGTCAATGATGTTACGTAGATTTGCAAGATCTTGTACGGTTAATGAAGCAGGTGCTTCTGTTGCTTCAACTTCTTCTACTGCATCAACAGTTGCTTCTTCTGTGTTTGTGTCATTGATCATTTAATTTTTCCTCGTATGTAAATTCTGATTCTAGCAGTATTTAATCACCGGGGCAATGACACAAGAATTTCAGTAACCGTTTTAACGGAAGAACATAGTGTACATGGTAGCTTCGGCAGGACTCTCAAAGCCAATTTGGTATTCCTCATTGACTATCCATGTATTAACTTTCTCTGTATCGATTATTGCTTCAATAGCAAATCGTCCAGTCGTATTTTGTTCAATCCAGCTTAGGACTTGGGCACGATCATGATGATGTCGGAACTTAACCCGAACAAAGTGCTCTGGGATAAACGACAGCATTTTGGTATTATGCCAGTCCATCGGATTAATTGATTCTAATAAATTCATAATCTACTCATTGTGTTTAATGTATTTTAACATAGTTTAGCTTATATGCCAAACTTTAGTTTGAATATAAGAGCATCAGTTTCGAGTTTAAACATTACTGATTGCATAAGGATAATATACGGACCTTCGCAATGCACTTCGCACCATCTAAATATATTATCTATTCTCTCGGCAATCTCCTGGTCAGTGTAATAAGATTCTAGCGGATCCATTAAATTAACATCAAATGATCCATCCTGGAATTTCATAATGTCAATAGTACGTAAGGTAGTTGGACCTACAAATGAATACTTTTCGTCTAACATCTATTTGCCCAACGCAAATGCAGTCGCATCATGCGGCTTATAAAATACAATTGAATTACTGCTCATGAAGTATTTGCCAGTTGTGTACTTTCCAATTCGCAGTAAAGTATCTTCTAACGAATGCTTTCTAATGTCATGCTTAACCCAAGCTACGTCAAAGTCGCGTATGTTCTGCGGTAGCATAGCTACACGACGATTCCGTGCTTCTTGTCTTAAGTTACGAGTCATAGTTTTTGTACCATAATGAAAACACAACAAAGTCTTTCTCATCTTCGAATGCAACTAGCTTTGGACCTAAATAAAATCTACCGCTAGTGTAGTCGGCAATCCAAACATGCAAATGCCTAACATGAATTTCCAATGGGTCCTCAGTGTTGTACCATTGTTTATACCAATCTACAACCTGATCTCTATGTATTTCTTTGCGGTCCCGTGTGCGTATAATAGCACCTAAGATTGGTATAAGAGTTTTACGAACCACGCTGGAAACCTAAATTGAAGTACGTAGCTTCCTGCGGAATCTCAAACCCAACATAGATTGGGGTTACTACATATTCGCCTTCGCAATTTGTATCAAGCCATTGAATAACTTCTTCACGGCACTTGCCACGATCGCCTAATTCAACAAGCGTCATTTCAATGCTGTCATCACAGTAGCACCACATTCTTGCGTCCGGGTGAATCATGGTTTCCATCCTAATTTAAACATTACTGCATCTGCATCATCTGCGAATGCTATATGGGAACCACCAACATAAAACTTACCACTAGTATGTCGATCGATCCAGGTTAAAATTTTGTTGTAGTCGCTGTCTTTAGCAAGTGTGTATGACATAAAAGTTAACTCACCGCTGGGCCATGTTAACCTGCGAGCACTCAGGCGTCTGTTTAATGCTTCAGTTGATTTCTGCTTTGTTTCGTACGTCATATAATGTATACGCCATTGCATCTTTATCGTTACAAAAATATAAAATATTAGGACCTAAGTAAAACTCGCCTTCTGTGTATGCAGCAAGCCAATCTAGTACTCTATTGCGTAGTCTGTAATCTAATGGAAATTGGAAAATGTTCCCTTCACGTGCGGCTTTAACAGGCCACAGCAATCTGCGTTCACGTAAGCTATCTCGTTGTGCTTTGGTTAATCCCATTGGCTCATCATTGCAATAAGACTAACTATAGCACCGCATAAACAAACAGCAATGCCAACGACTGATAAGGCCTGTGTGTAGCCGAGTGCTTTTTTCCACTCAAACATTTCAGGGGTACCACCACCTTTTTGCAATGTTGTTATAAGTTTAGCGAATACTTCGTTAACTTTAAATAACGAAAATATAGCAAACGCCCCTGCGGCAGCAAATAATACTACAAGAATAACGAAGATGCTCATACGTAGTTGCCTTCGTCTTGCTCTTTGTGTACTGCAATACGTTTCTTCTTAGCTTCAGGAGCTGCATTGTAAAGTTCAATATACTCTTCGAGGGTTTTGTCCTCTCCGAATATTTGGGCTGCAATTTCAATAAACTGTTCTGCGGTTAGGGTGTTGTTAATAACACCTTCTGTTCGTACAGTAATGTTCATACTATACCCCTCTAAATGTTAAGTTAAAAAATGTTGCGTCTGTTGTGTGTTGAAAGTAAAGCTTTGCAGGAGTAATATATAATTGTCCTGTACAATGTGTTCTAAACCAAGTTCTTAAATCACCTATTTCAAAACAATTGTAACCTACAACAGTCCAAGCAGTAGCATTAAGGCGCCCTGCTGTATGGACTGATGTAAAGGCTTCACCTTTCATTAGTTCTTCTTGTGCTCATCGTAGTAAGCAGTGGTACCAAACGGTGCTTCGATTGAAGTTGAACCGTGTATAACCCAAAGCGTATCAACGTAGTCTGGATCACCCCAGCTACCAAATGGGTAACCATCTGTGAATACAATTAAACGTTCTGGTGACACTTCGTTGGTCTTCATGTAGTTGAAGATTGGTTCGAAGTCAGTACCGCCAAATCCGCCCATTTCATATTCAGCGATGCTGTTAATGTCATCACTGTTAAACTGTTCTGGATTGTGAACTTGTGTATCAAAGCAGAACAAGTGGATCTTGTACGCTGTGAACGACTCCATACAACCTTGCACTTCACTAAGGAAGTCACGTAACATAGTCTGGCTAATTGAACCCGAAGTATCAATTGCTACTGCAATATCAATTTCTTCACCTGGGTTCATACCAGGCATGATTGCATCCATGTGCCAGCTACGACGGCTTGGACGCATCCAAGTATAGTCATCTTTGATTGCACTTGTAAGAGTTAAGTTTAACAGTTCACGCCAGTCCATCTGTGGTTCTGTTAAATCTTTAAGCATCTTCTTAACGTTGCCTGGAATGTTACCTGCGTTAGGTTCATTGCTTGCCGCGTTAATTACTGCTTCTTTAAATTCATCGCGTATTTCGTCACGGTCTGCTTGTGACAATTTAGGACGACCTTTGCCCTTGCCTTCACCCTCACCGTCTTCGCCATCACCATCGCCTTCGTCACCTTCACCATCAAGGTGTTCGTCAAGCATTTTATCGATGAGGTCTTGCATGTCGATGTACTCAACATTCTCTTTCAGTAAGTCATAAACTTCTTCTGAAGGCATGCCCTTGTACTTACGATCATATAGGATTTCAATAGTTGTAATTTTGCGACCAATGTTGTGATCAACTAAGTCAGTGTTCACACAGTAATCGTTCGCAATGTTCCACAGTTGAGGTTCGCGGTTGTCACGACGACCAAAGTGGTCATATACACAATGCAGCACTTCGTGACCAAAGCCGAACTCAATTTCTTTCTGGTCCAGCATGTTAACGAAGCGTGAATTGTAGTAAAAATGTCGACCATCTGTAGCAAGTGTAGGAAGCCATTCATCAGCATTAACTAGCTTCAAGCGAGTAGCAAGATTACCAAAGAACGCTTGCTTTAAAAGCAGCGATACACGAGCACCGATTAGCTTCTCCTTTGCCTCATAATCCACATTAGGATCAGTAGGACCAAGCAGGTCGCCGTGCTTCTTTTTATCGTCTTTGTTAGTTGTAGCATTATCTGTTGACATGGTGTTTTTCCTGTTTATTAACTCTATGTACTAATTATATGATGATCTGCCCTAAAGGTCAACCTTTATTTGGCATAATCATGGTTGTAAGTTGTTGATTTTGCAACACCTTCTTCACTTAATAGCGCGTATTCGCCATTATTAAGCTTAACAGGCATGGCCTTTTTGGTGGTAAATGCCCGCATTTTGCGCAAATATGCCTCATTTTCCATGAAATCATATAGTACTGCTGGGTAGGTTAGCTGGTTGCGCTTGATGTGATTTAGTATGTTTACTAGGTGACCATCGGTTAAATCCTTGATTAGGATCTGATCCCCGGCTTCTGTTTCCCACATTGTTCGATTTCTATCGTACATTAACAGCTCGCTATCTGATTATCTATTAGAAATGGTTTCACCTGGAAAGCCGGGTCTAGCCCGGCTTTCGCTTGGTTGGTGCTAGTGATTACTCACTAGCGTTAATGATGTACTTACCGTAACGCTTGTGGAACTCATCGAAGTTCTTAAGCTTAGTAGGCAACATTGGAAGGTTGTAAGTAGTAAGGGCTACTCGAGCACCCATAACAACCAACTCAGTTTCGAAGTTGTCCATCATAAAGCGGAAGAAGTTATCCGCCATCTTGTGGAAGTCGTTGTCTTTAACGCCGTTTGTGATAGCGTCCTTCAACTCATAACACATGGATACCACCAGCGAGTACATTGCTGATACTTCTTTAACTTCTAACGTGCTAACCTTACCTTCGAGTATGTCTGATGGGTTAGGCATTTTGCTTGCTACCTTACGGTGAGCAACAAACTTCACAGCCAGGCCTTCGCCAACTGTACCAGCAACTAAGTCAGTCACAGTCTTATTGTCCAGACCTTCGTCATCAATCAGGTCACTTACAAATACCCACGAACGAGGTGTTGCAAATGCACGGCTTGAGCTCTTAGGTTCGAAGTCATACAGATCCTGTTTAGCAAAGTTCAAGTAACCAACAACATCTTTGTGGACGCCGTTTTGTACTGCCCATTCAAACCAGTCGTCGAATGAAACTTTCATTTCAAAGTGAACGAAACGGTTAGCTAACGGAGTTGGCATGCGGAACGTAACACCTTTATCGCTTTCACGGTTACCGGCTGCTAACATTACAACATTGTCTGGAAGACGGTACTTACCAATACGACGGTTCAGGATTAGCTGGTATGCCGCAGCAAGAACTGATGGTGGAGCACTGTTCATTTCATCAAGGAACAATACTACAATTGGAAGGTCTTTAATTTTAGCACCTGTTTGTGCTTCAACTTCAAACTGGCCTGCTTCAATTGCATCAACTACAAGCTGTTCAGCCTGTGGTAAATCAACTGGTTGCGCCCAGTCCATAATTGCGTCGTCTTTATTGTAAAAAGGAATACCACGGATATCCGTTGGTTCCATTTGACCAAGACGTAAATCATACATGGCACCGCCTAAGTCTTTAGTAATACCTTCAACTAGTTCTGATTTACCAATACCTGGTGGACCCCAAATGAACGCTGGACGTTTAACTGCGAAACAACGCATAATTGAACGGCGTACTTCTTTGGATGTAAGTTGACGATGATCTGACATATTGTAACTCCTGGCTTATTGTATTAAATTGGGTTGTTTTGTTAACCTATGTACTAATTATAACATCATTAGAACAAAGGTCTACCTATTTTTTAAATTATTTTAAAAGTATTTCACTCTAGTACGGTCTGTATTAGCAAACCTTAATGTATACAGCTCCTCAGCGGTTGTGTAATTGCCAATTTGGCTATTGCCATCCTGGTTGATACCAACAGTAGTACCATGCAAAGAATCTTCCATATCACGCGCATCAAGGTATTGGAAACCACTGTAATTACCGCTTTCATGTAGTACTGATTCAACCAGCACTTGTAATGCATTGCGGGCAGCAACGTCCTCATCTGGCAGGTTTTTAAGCATGCCATTTACCTTGTTTTTTAACGCTTCTACTTCAAATGTCTTACGCATATTATGTACCTTTGCTCGTTATCTAACTGTTATATGTATTATATGATTATCTAGCTAAAAGGTCAACCTTTTTATTAACTAATTTGCTAATAATCTGCCGCAGAATAGCCCACTCTTTGTAAGTGCTTGTTTTATATAGATTTATTTTTTTAGCAGGGCTGCTAAGTTGTTGATTTATATAGGGGAAATAAATGCAAATTATCTGCGGTCTTTTACGCTGTACACGTATACTAGCCGCAGATCATGTGCTTAATGCTACTTAGGTGGTACTTTATTGCTAAAATTGCGTACTTTAGCCATAATCCATTCTTGGATCCACTTAGCATATGCTGGTTGTGGGAGATTCCACCCTGCAAACATACCAATAATTATGATGAATATTGTATCTAACATATCAAACTCCTTTTAGGTCATGAATATTTAGTCAAAAAAATAGCCCCGATAAACAGGGCTATTTCAAATATAGCTTATCGCTAATATTAGAAGTTTAGTCTAATACCAACAATATTGCGTTAGTCGTCGTTGGAAATAATTCTTATCATTTCGTATTTGACTATTTCAATTGATTGATAGCAGCCTTCGAATGTTTTAAGCAGATTAGCTTTTGCAGATTCAATGCTGACACCTTTATTTACCAGAGTTGTTACACTTCCTGGACCTTTGCTAGTTTCAAAGTAGAATTTAACTTCTCTTACATTGTCAATAGAAATGCTTGTGTCTGTATTCCAGGGTTTCATAAATCAATATCCTAATTCTGCGGTTAACAGCTCTAAGTCTGTCTTGCCTTCTCCGCGCAATATAAACAGTTTAACATCTTCTATGTAACATCGCAACTCCACTTCTATCTCTTCTGGAGACATTTCATTGTACATATGTTCAACGATTTCATCACCTACTTCGCATTTTCCTACACAGAACAGTTCGCAATCTTGATTGCATCTGCCAGACTGACCATTGTCAAAACATAAGCCGTGTACACTCATTTCTTATCCAGTGTTCGTTGAACTTGTAACATTGCCCAGTCTAGCTTGTCAGCTGGCATACCATCAACAACAGTTTCTATCGTGTCGTTAATGCCAAAACTACCATACATGCGAGCAAACAAATTTCGCTGAGCATCTGTGCATTTTGCGAGATCACTCCTAAGAGACTCTCTTGCCATTTTTTCAAGTTTTTCATTCATGCTCCTGCCTTGTAATTACGTACCTAGGTACATTTCGTTATCGTCGGATCGACGTTTGTGTATACTGTAAGCGAGTGCAGTTGCTAGCACCGCTTCTTCAAACGTGTCACGTTCACGGTAGTACTCACAGCGATGACTTAAATTATCTTCGGTGTTTTGTACATAAATTTCTGCGGCATAGCGATGGCTGCCGTAACATGGAGGGGAGATTCCGATGTGTAACTTTTTCATTAATGCTATAAGTTGATCAGAATTGTTCTCCGGGTCAAAGCCGTCTTTGTTGACCCTGGCGATTGATGCTATTATTTCTAAGTCTTCACTATTCACTTTTTAGTGTTCCCCAAACCTTATCTTCTTCCCCCTTAGTTATGAATTCTGTACGCTTGCCTTTAAAAATTCGTTCTATTAGACTTGGGCGAATATAGCGACCAACTATTTTTTTACTGTGCGTTATGAGGTAGTCATTGTGTCCACACTTAGGACAGACGCCGTCTGTGTCGAAGATATCGCTGTGCCCTAATTGTTCTTCAGTTTTGGGGCATACTTTAATATGCGAGTATTCTGTGTCAGCTTTCATTAGTCTTCCCAAGTAAATCCACATTTTATACATTGTGTAAGGTTTGAACCCATATAATGTCCTGCCAGTTCAAGTTCACTGTGATCACATTCGATAGCCTCACGCAACCTATCAACTAATTCACTAGCAGAGTCAAGTGTCTCCCTGGCTTGTTGCTCCTGTTTGATAGCGTTAGCTAATGCTCTTTCAACTTCCTTTAAACCATGTTCAGTAATCGGCATTTCAGTCGGTAAGTGTTCCAAGCTCTTTTGATTCAAGTAAAAACTTTTCCACTTTCTCTTTTTTGGCAGCGATGATATGAGGCATCTTATATACAACGATGCCTTCGTTTGCTAACATGTCTAACATAGCAAGTATCTCGTTGTACTCAGCTTGCAATCTGTCACGCTTTTCAGCAGTAAGGCCGAAGCGCAATATCTTACAAGTTTCTTTGTGTACCTCGGAGCATTCCTCTCCGAGTATTGTTAATAGGTGTTCTTTACGATTCATTTATATTCCTGGGTTTAAGGTACCCGAGTTGATAAGTTAGTGTTAATAATCCTAGGCCTACTATCCATAGTAAACCAAAAAATGATAGTGCATGACTGTCCGAGTACACTAATGTCACGCCTGGAAATAGCATTGCGAACAATGTGCATATACCATCGAACGTAGGCATGTGTTCGATGTCTCTCATTGCACTATGTATTCGACTCTTAATCATCGTTGAACATTCTCTTGACTGCTTCGTCAATTACTTCGTCCATGCTTGCACCACCGTTGTAATACATAACAGTATAATTTATAGAGCCGTCTTCGTTTTGATCTGCAACTGAAAACCCAAACGGATCTAGCTCAGTATCTTCGATTTTGTATATGACTTCGTCATGTACGTAAACTTCGCGGTAGCCATCGTCACGTAAACATTCTTCGTACGACGAATGAAAGTCGGACATTTTATATCCAAGTTTCTTACAAGCATCTTCGCATCGTTCCTCAAGGGTGACACCCGAAAGGACCATTGGTACTAGTTTGCCTGTGTGTGCTTCTGTGTCGCTCATGCTTTAGTCCTCTTCATAGCCAGGTAAGTCCTGTCCTTGTCAGTTAGTGAAATACGATCGTTAACAATAAGTGGTGAGTTAGTAACTGCGGCCCAACATGCAAGATGCTCTTCTTTGCCGTTTGCTGCATGGGCGCATTGATCGCGTGTTGAGCTAATGTAGGTGGTTGCTATAAGCAACTCATCTTCGAGCTCTTGTGTTTCTGTATCAAAGGTTGTAATACCCTCAGTCATATAAAAGAACTCACCAGCTGGGTAAAAGTTCTGGGTATCCTCATCTAGTATGAACATAGCGTACTCGTCCTCCACCCACTTAACTACATGGGGGAATTCGTCAGTATCCTTAACACAATGTGGATATTCGTCTAAATTGTTGGATATGTGTAGAACCCTAAATTTGCCCATACTGCTCAGTACCTTGTGATGTAATACATGTATTATACGTGATATTCTGGGCTAGGTCAAGCTAAATTAGGTGGTAAAATAGCTCAAATAAAGGTTGACCTTACGCCCAAAACCCATTATAATGTGTATATTAGTAAAGAGTAATGAGTACAGTAATATGAATGTTGAACTAATATATGCAGATATTGAGGAAATTGTAGTACTGCCTGTTGGCGGTGCTGCTCTTGAAGCTTATCCGCATGTTCTTAATAAGCTGAACTTATTCTGGGGTTACCCAGAGTTCCATAGCTATGTTAAGACGCTAATGCAGTCTGACAAAGCCCGCCAGGGCTTTCCAGTAGACGTATTGGTTGAGTTGGTATTCTTGTACGAACTGTACAAAGATAACTACAAGATCATTAACCGCAGTGCTATGTCTGAACTTGAAGAAATGGCATTTAAGGATACGTTAGGCGTAAACGATATCTGGGCTGGTTATTCTCCAGCATAGTTCACATACAATTAAATACGTATGTGAGCGATGAATACTTCCCGATAACAACCAAAACAGCATGTAAATCCAAATGGGCCTGGAGCACCATTTGGTTCTACGACGGCACTACCGCAAGCTGCCACAGATGCGATAGGCACGAAATAGACATAGATGATTTCGATAACTTCCACAATACACCACCTAAAATAGAACAGCGTGAAGCAATGCTTAACGGCGAATGGCCTGCTAGCGGCGGCTGTCACTATTGCCAGAAAACGGAAGATGCTGGCGGAACCAGTGATAGACAATTCCAGTTACAGATCCCAAACCAAACGCCCATTGAGGTGATTGCAGACCAAACAGTAACATCATGCACTCCAACTATATTAGAAATATTTCTATCCAATACATGTAACCTCGCTTGCACATATTGTAGACCGGCTAACAGTTCTAAAATTGAAGCTGAGTTTAACAAGCATGGTCCATTTAGTGTAGGCGATGTACACTTCAGAAGTAACTACGAAACAATAACAAAGAAGATTGACACAGAGCAACTCCTTAAGGATAAGTTCTGGGATTGGATGGCTAGGAATTCGGATGCATTACGTCGCTTCCATGTACTTGGTGGTGAGCCATTGTTTATGAAGGACTTCCAAAAATGTTTGGATCACTGGTGGGATCATCCTAATCCTCTAGTAGAGATAAACGTTGTGTCAAACTTAATGGTATCCGAAGAACGCTTTAAAGAATACATAGATTACATTAAGAAGCTTTACGACAACGGAAAGATCAAACGCTTTGATATGACAGCCAGCATTGATTGTTGGGGACCTGAGCA